CTTGGTCTGTGATAATGCCAGGGTCTCTGGTAATGCCATGGTCTATGGTAATGCCAAGGTCTGTGGTAATGCCGAGGTCTATGGTAAAGCCTGGGTCTCTGGTTATGCCGGGGTCTGTGGTAATGCCATGGTCTATGGTAATGCCAAGGTCTGTGGTAATGCCGAGGTCTATGGTAATGCCGTGGTCTGTGGTAATGCCTTGGTCTGTGGTAATGCCTTTGTCTGTGATAATGCCAAGGTCTCCGGTAAAAATAAAGATGAACTCCCTCCTGAATTATCAAATCTACCCGAAGAAATTACAGAGGTTAAAATGAACGGTCAGAGATATGTTAAAACAACTGTTGTAGAATGGAAAAAAGCTTAATAAGATGAATCATTCACCGGGTCGTAGAAGTCTTCATATTACCGACACTCTCAAGTATTCTCCAAGAATCAAGAAAAATAAGATTCGGAGAAAACCTACAGTGATAAAGATTCCTTTAATCATCCCGCTTATAATCCTTGCAATTTATTTTCTTATAATGTTATGAAACTAGCTTCCATTGAAAAGATTCACACTGCCACTAAACATCCCAATGCCGATGCTCTCGATATTGTAGGCGTTCTGGGCTACAAGTCAATTGTCAAGCGTGACCAATACAAGGTTGATGACCTGATTGTCTTTATTCAGCCCGACACTGTTCTACCTGACAACACTGCGTGGGCCGCCTTCTATAAGTCGAAGTCATCTCGTGTAAAAGCTGTAAAGCTTCGCGGTGAGTGGTCCATGGGTATTGTGGAACCCATCGAGAACATCTTTGGAGATAATGCTCAGACCTACCCAGTGATTCCTTCCGAGGGTCTGGAGATTTCCGCCTACATTGGTGTCATCAAATACGAACCGCCTGTTCCTGCTGATCTTTCAGCTAAGGGTCTCCTTCCTTATGGAATACCTAAGACAGACGAAGAGCGGTACCAGAACATCTCTGTACCTTATGGTAGTAAGGTTGATGTTACTCTAAAGATTGATGGGCAGTCTTGGACCGCCTATGTTAAGTTTGACCATGATAAGTCTATCAAAACTGGTATCTGTGGTCGTACTCTAGAATTCAAAGATGATATTACTAATAACTATACACTTCTTAACAAGAAATATAGTATACTTGAGAAGCTAACCAGATATGCTTTAAAACATAATGTATCTATTGCTATCCGTGGAGAGTCCTACGGTCAAGGTATTCAAGCTTTCAAACTCAATCCTCACTCAACTAAGAATAAAGACCTTGCTATATTCTCAATCTATCTGATTGATGAACATAGATATACTCGTAAAGGTGAACAGTTCTACTTCCTCAATGTTGCTAATGAACTTGGTATTCCAACTGTACCTTTCCTTGAGCAAGACGTAGTTCTTTCTCCAGAGCTAATTCAAAAGTATGATGAAGAACTTAAAGATATCAATGGTACACCTTTTGAAGGTGTTGTCATCAATGTAGAGAATCATCCCGATATTCGATCATTTAAGGTCATTAACAAATACTACGATTCTAATAAATGAAAACGACAGAAGAAAAAGCGATTAAAATTGAAAGTACAACCAACTTATCAGCAATTAATGACTATCTGTTAGATGGATGGAGTGTAAAGCATATGTGCGCTTTTAATCAATCATCTATCAATTATTCATCTATGATAATTATCTTAGAAAGAGAAATTAATACTTGAAAAATCAATTCCATCTGCTATAAATATAGTAGATGGAGTTTATCTTAACTGCGGAAGAACTTAATATCTGTTTATCTAACGCATTTAAAAAGAAGTATTCACACGCTTCCAAACAGAAGATCAATCTAGAAAATTTTATAGTCGGTAATCTTGGTGAAATGGCCTATAGTAAATACTCAGGCCTTCCAATGGATCTAACGATATACGAATCAGTAAAAGGTGACGGTGGTATAGATTTTCCAGATAACACGCAAGTTAAAACGGTGACTTGGACTGGTCCTAATAAACTTTTAAAAGTATCTAAGAAAGACTTAGAGAAATATAAAAAGATAGGTATTAAACAACTAGTATTAGCTGCAGTAGATGCTAAGAATATTAGCAAAATATTATTAGTAGGAGCAATAACACTAGAAAATTTTACTTTAAACATGCTTGAAGATGAAAGATTCGCTGATTGTTACGTCGTTTCAGAGCAACATCTCACACCTTTACATTAAGGAACAAAAACAAAATAGATTTATGAGCTCTCTAGAAAAAGCCATAGACTTTTATATGCTTCTACCAGAAGAATTTGAAGAAAAACAAACCCTTTTGGAAGAGATAGCCAAAACAGTAAACACAAATGAATAAGTTCTTATTTTTAGATTTAGATGAAACGCTAATCCATGCTGAATGGAATAACTTCGGTAAGGATAGAGTGCGTGTAGATTTTACTCTAGATGCCGGAGGTTGGGATATGCAACCAACTGAAAGCTATGGGGTAAGACTTCGCCCAAATGCGCACGAGTTTCTTAAAACTTTGAGGCGATTATATCCAAATGTATATATGCTCACTGCAGCTACATCAGAGTATGGTCAAGGGATGAATGATGCATTCAATCTAGGTTTTACTCAGAATCAAATTATTGGTAGAGATCTATGGCATGCATTATATATGAAAACACCAAGATCTCATAAGTTTACTGATGAGCCTTGTTACTCTGTTCTTGTAGATAATCAGCATCCAGGTTTTACTAACGCACGTGATAAGATAAGTTATTTACAAACATTTGGTAAAGCTCACTATGTAAAGATTAAAGACTATTATGGTCATTATAAAGACGAGTTAACAGAGAATGTAATAAATGATCTTGTCAGTAAGATCGAAGAAGGTTTTAACCTAATGTGTAAGTAATATGACACCTGAAGTGTATAATAAGTTAAAGGAAGAGTTTCCAGAGCTATTTGCAAATCTTGAGTATGGCTGTCAGTGTGGAGATGGATGGTATCAAATCGTTCATGCTTTTTGTTTAGCAACAAAATCTACACGCTTTTATGTTAAAGAAAGTGTAACGCTCGATATGCCAAATATCGAGCTCACTAGCGTAAAGCAAAAATTTGGTACTATTAGAATACATTACAATTTATCTTACGATGATAAATGGACTAAGCTACATGATATTGATATAAATCAATACATTAAACACGTAGATAAAGCTAAACAATTTCTTTTTGGCTGTGAGCAAATGGCTCACTATATGTCACTAATTACTTGCGAAAAGACTGGTAAGCCTGGTAAACTACATATAAGAGGTGGTTGGGTTAAGGTATTATGCCCTGAAGAAGCCGCAGCAAATAGTTACACTCCTTGGGAACAAAATAAAAATAAATAAATATACTATATGGCCATTATTAAATCTATTATCAAATTATTCAAATCATTATTTACTACTCAAAAGCAAGAGACTTATTTCTATTCATACAATAATGATAAGAATATCAATACAACTATTCAGCTTGACCCTATCCTAAAGAAGGCTCAAGATCAAAAGCTACCTAAAAAATATCTTGATAAAGAAGTAACTACAACTGTTCTTCTAGAGCCTGTAGTACTAACCAAGAAAAAAGGCCGCAAACCTTCTATCAAAAAGAAGTAACACCCGGAACAACCATACAATAAGGTGTGAACGAATATAACACACCTCTGATTGTCACTTGTAATATATCGGGACGTAAGCAAAAGCTTTATCATCGTCCTTACATTGATCTGCTTATAACTAAGCACGGATCACTAGAGAGCTTTCTTAAAAATTACACTGCAAAAGGTGCAAAGAAGAAAGAACCTGCTACTACCCCTACCTTTAAAGTAGAACCTGCTGCTAAAATTAGTTATAATGATATCAAACCAGAACCATCTAGTGTTACTGTGGTAGGTAAGACTATTGATGGAGATGTGCAAACCTGCACAGTGTATTCAAATTACGATAAGTAACGAATTTTTCAGTAGAATAAAATCAACAACCGGAACAAAAATAAAATCAACTCGCTATGAACAATACCATTATTAAATACATTCACGATCCCCGCACCAATGCTCATGTTGGTGTTGTTGCCGCTACTAAGCTTACCAATGATCCTGCTAAGGTTGGTATTGGTTGGTCTTTTACAGCTCTTAAGAAAGGAGATCGTTTTAATCGTGATAAGGGTAAAATGATTGCTCTTAATCGTGCCAATACCGGTACTGGGCCCGAGGTTGTTATTCCTCGCATTGTTCAGAGTGAACTTCTTGAGATGCGTTCTCGAGCTGTTCGTTATTTCAAACAATCTGAAGTCGTAGACTAATATGCAAATCGAAACTTTTGAAGTAGAAACCTCAACATCATTAGCCTCTCAAATGGCTAATGATGCAGTAGCAAATGAGCTTATTGAAAAGCTCGGTCTCAAGGGTCAGAAAAAGGCCATGAACGGTGAAACTATTACACGTAATCCATACCGTGTGATGGACGCACATGAGATGGTTGTGTATAAGACTCTTTGCCCTAAATCGTGTGTTATGGAAGATTATAGTGTAGATGCTATACCTGTACGAGTACTAGAAGCTGCAAACAGAGCTGTAGAGTGCGGACTATACTCCAAGTTTGAGATTTGGTATCCCGCAGAAGCACGCATCGATGATCCTATCCTAGTAGGTATCGTAAAGAATTGGCGTGAGTCTAACGGTTATAAATGGTCAGATGATATCTATCATATCATTGCACGCTGGGGTAAAGTACTACCATCGTTTGAGCAATGTGAAGCAATTGCTGTAAATATGCTGCGCAAAGCTAAAAAGGCGCATCTAGTTAAAGCTATTGCTAAAGCTAAGATGGAGTTAGACACAGTCGATAGTCATGATAATATCTTTGACTTATCTAAGACTGTTGATCTAACACCATATGGTCTGAACTTAGTACAATGAAAGGGTTTGCAATAGAGCATGATGTTAAAGATACTCGTAATGGTGTATCGATTGTAGCTACATGCTCTATGCAAAAGATACCTTATGTAATAGTTAGCGATCCAAAGAGCATTCCAGAAGGCTATACACCATTTGGTAATGCTCTTTGGATCGAATCTATTTTAGATCTTAAAATTGAGCCTAACTACTTTCCTCACTTTACGAAGTCTTTAGTTAAACGTAATACATGGGTACAGAACGAATGGCCCAATAACGGCATACATGTTAAGCCTGCTGATCGTTATAAGCGCTATCAAGGTAGAATGGCTGATGGTAGCGTAGAGGTTGGTCCACATCTTTGCTCTGAATTCGTAGAGTTTGAAAATGAGTGGAGGTATTACATCTCTAAAGGGAAGGTAATCTCCGCTTGGTGGTATTTAGGTAAAGAAGAGCTACCTGCTCCAAAGATACCAATTAAAATACCAAAGGATTGGAATGGTACACTAGATGTTGGAATGACACTTAATGGTCTTGAGCTTATAGAAGCGCATCATCCTTACTCTTGTGGATGGTATGGTGATACTTATAAAGCAGAAGATTACCTTAAATGGCTTAGTGATGGCTGGTTATATATGTTAAAGTATAAGGAACAACAATACAATCTATTATGAAATCATTCTTACGTTCAATCGCTGAACAAGTACAGAACGAGCCTGACTTTGAAAAAGCTCAGAGTATCACACTAGAACATATCCGTAATAGTAATATAACCGATAAAGATAAGAGAGCAATGATGGTAAGAGTACAATACAATATTAAAGACCATCAACGTTTAGTAAAGTTTATCTACGATAACATTTTAAAGTTTGAAGGTCTAGGCGTAATTTAATGAGCAGTAAGCTAATAATTTTAATCGCTACAATACAGCTATGTGTTGCTGCTGCCTCCTTATACAAGGGTGATAAGACTACCTTCCTTGTATTTATTGGCTTTGTAATAAGCAATATTGGCCTCTGTCTTCAAGCTAAATAATTTATATGTCTCCCACCGAAACTACTCAGTTAGAAACACCCCCAGAGATAGAAAAACAAGCTGAAAAAGCTTTTGAAGAAACAGTAGAATGGCCAGTTAGTATCGAGATTGATGGTAATACATTTCGAGATCTTAAGGCAGAAATTAAACGTGTATATGAAAAAGATACACTAACCGACGAAGAAGCTATTGATTTTAGTATACAGCTAATTAAAGATTGGATAACCTATAGATAATGCATAACTGTTTAAACGCTTCAATACCTCAGCATCTATACGGATTTGTAGATAAACAAATTCTATATGGTATGGATGCTTCTTATAAAGGACAATATGAACCTTGCGTTATTTTTGGTGTTACATCTATACCAAGCAGATGTCTACATTTTAGCATATTGTGTGAGAGTGGTGCACAATGGGCTCGTATACCTATACATATGCTTAGATGGGAGCTACCTAAGAGTAAAGTAGTTCATGAGCTGCATGAGTTACAGATGTGGGACAATCACGGATGGGACTTCTCTACTGTACAGTATGAATATATACGTGAGATGTGCTGCACTTATAAGCAGCGTAAAGGTAATCCTGTAGAAGGTCAGTACTGGTTTACTTTAGACCATACCGATAATGGCTTCAGTCAATATCCGCCAGAACATAAATGTTATCACGTACTATTACTTAGAGATGGATCTGGTCAAATAGCAGCTCAACCTAATAATAGAATTGTTTGGCGTGACTTCTCTTTTGTTAAGCCAAAGGAAATAAATTATAAAGTAATGAGCCCAATCACATGGCATGCAGAGAGCTCTAATATAAATCCACAAAATACAGCTTTAACACAGGACTAATTATGGTGATGAAAGATGTTTACATCTAACTAAAGATTAGGTTGAACATCGTTATTGATCTAAAACAGTCTCCAACCTGCAGCTATATATTCTTCTACCTTCTCAATTTTAATAAATTTATATCTCTGTTTATACATACTATGTTCTGGTGGTATTAATTTTTTGCAACCCTTTTTGGTTTGAGAGTTCTTACTGCGATGTTCTGCTGTTTGTATTTTAATTTTACCAGACTCCGACATCCGTTTTAGTGCTTCAGGCTTAAATCCCTTTAACCATCCTTTGTCCAAATAAGATTGTAATAAATCAGTCGATACTTTAGTTTGCTGCCCAGTTAAAGGGTTATGTATAATTACCTTACCTTTAGACCACTTATGTAGATTTTTCTGTCTTATATGTTCAAACCCACCACGACCACCTTCCTTTATATTATAACACTGCTTGCTCTCTAATAACTCCTTTGTTATAATTTCTCTTTCTTTATTATACGCATCTACACTATTTGTAAATACGTTTATTATTTCTTTTGTAAAATTCTCGATACCATATTTTGCAATAGCAGCCTTTATAAGATGACCAGAACCCATATAGTTATCGTGTATATCGACAGTCTTATGTACACCTATATAGAATTTATTATTGACTTTATTTACTATCTTATATAAAATATAAAAATGAGACATATAATTACTTATACTAAATCACATGTTATCGAACATTCACCATTAAACGGAGGGTACGATTTTGGGAATGTTTGATTCTATAACAATTGATAAGTCAGTTGACTTACCTAAACCAGATAACTTTGAGTCGTTTAATTTTCATGAACGATCATATCAGACTAAAGATTTGAATTGCTTACTTGCAGAGTATCGTTTTAAAGACGGAGAGATTCAAGAACGAAAGTCAGAACGTATCTTTGTAGAAGATAAAACACATCTATTAGGTGGATATTGTCAAGAGAAACCAGATACAGTAAAGTGGGTTAAGAGAGCAGATATAACTGACTACATCTGCTTCTATGACCTATGGAATGATATTACACCTGATTCAGATGTCTGGTTAGAATATTCAGCACATATTGTTGATGGTAACATTAAAGATATTAAGCTAGTAAAGTTTGATTTTAGTGACAACTCTGAAAGAAAGAAAAGAGAAAGAGAGTTCAGAGAAAAAACGATAAAGCATAATAATAGAAAATGGTTTGAGCGTACTATAGATAGTATTAGATACCATCTAAGATTAAGGTTGTCTTGGTTAGCTAATAAGCATATTGACTTTGCTCATTGGATTCTTTATCAGATATACAAACTATGAGTGATTATTCTATAGTGCCTCGAACTGTTAACTCTTTCTTAATAATTGAGAACAAATCAGGATGTACTAAATCGGTAATGCATACTGATGGTGATATAATTAATACTAATGTATCTGGAGATGTAGGTACAGTACTAGTTAAGAAAGGTAACCACAGGAAGCAATACGTTTACAATTTACGCCAGGGGAAATGTACTACAATATTTTCGATATGAAACAACACCTATTTTTGTTACCCAATAAAGGACTCAAGGCTATCTTTGATAATGAAATCAAAGGTCAACTTAGTGATGGTGCATGGGAAAATGCTCAACCATACAATCATTGGCAATTCTGGTGCATGCTAGATACTGCAGTGTCTTTGACAAGTGAGTTTGGTTTCGTAAAGAATGGAAGTTTAAATGAATTCGATGAAAAATACCATAAATGGTATCATAAGTCACCTGCAAAACGTACAGGCTATAATCTATCAACACTAGTAAGTAAAGATTGTGATTTATCATATCGTATGCGAGGTTACTACGTTGATAGTATGTATTACGATATAGGTCAACGTATTGAGTGTTTTATAGATAGTGATGGTACTGTAAAGACAGAAGCTTCGATTGTAGAGTTATGCAAACAAAGTGAATATTGGCAAAAGATTGTTAGTGCATCGCTTAAAGATCGACCCATTGCAGAGTTCTTGGCAGACTTTACAATTAAGTATAACTCTTATAACCGTAAGCAGCTCGTAAAAGATCTTAAAGATATTAAGGCCGGGATGAAGATGGTTATTGAATCATTCTAAAATGAATAATTTATGAATCCCAAACTAAGTCCCGAATCCCAAGCCAAGGTCGCTCAGGCGCTCAATGCGTCAGAAAAAAGCCGCGCTCTACCTGACTACCGATGAAAAACAACGCTTCCGATCAACCCGCGACCCGCAAAGGGCTTCGCGTCCAGTGCCTTGTTAGGCTCTGTGAAGGATACTATCCTATGGAGCGAAGGGGCGGCGCATGGATAAGCAGACCGTGCAAAGCGTCTGCGTGCGGGAACTTCAACGGAATGCACCTTTGCCGACTACACGCAGGACGGTTCCCCGTGCCTAACGACAAGTTCAGAAATGCGGGGCTAGCTGCTCCGCATGACCTGTGACATTTAACCGCATTTTCTGCAACGACTGGTTAGCCTCCGATTTCCTTTTCCCAATACTTTTATGGACACTCAAACAAATCAAGAGATAGATATCTCTTATACACGTGCTGAAGCTTCTTCCAAGATGGAAGAGATTATCAATTTATTAGAAGAAAATAATAATGAAGAATGGCCGCACGATGAGGTTAATGAGCTTACTCAGCTACTTATACACCTTAAGCAGTTAACTAAGAGCTTGCCTAGTAACTCAGAATATAAAACAAAATGAAAAGAATACTACGATACATCGCTTTAGATGGTACAGTACCTTGTATTATACTTGGATCAGTATCTGCACTTATATACAAGAATATGGGTGCAGGTTATGCAATCTGTACGTTTTTAACAGCTTTTTGGATGGCTTTATGTGCTTACTTTAGAGGTAAAGAGATTGGTTAATCCGCAGGAACTGATATAAAATAAAACATGGAAACAATTAGACCTTTTGAGAGTAAGGAGTTTAAATACCTAGATTCAACGCATGGTTTTATTAACCTTGCACTAGGCAATGGGACAATGTTTCAAGTAGGATTTATACGCAATGAAGGATCTTTCTTTATTGGTATCATGGGAAAAGGAGCATATACCTTTAGCCATTTTGCTCATTGGGATTATGTAGCTAATAAATTGAAACTACTGGAAGGTGATGCTCGTAACCTTGCTGACTTTATCAACACGCAGGTATTGGCTTCAGAAGGTTTTGATAAGCAAGGTTTCTATGATCTGGATTGCTGCATTAAATTGAGCTAATAAAAATTATAGCCTAGGAACTTTAATACAATTTAGGTGTTAAGAGAGTTCGTTAACAATTTCTAGATAGTAATTGATAGAAACTTATATATTGCAACACACCCGCAGGTGATTGTCTTAAGTGAAATGTATAATGAGTAGTTACCGATACTTTGAAAGCGCAGAGTGGTAATGAAAGCTAGAGTAGGCTGGTGAAGTACAGCTATTAGCGTTGGTAGCTCCTACGTACAACGCACTAATTTTGTTCTTTTCTCAATATAAGTGGTTACAAAATTCCGATGCTACGGATAATTGAACTACGCACGGTGCGATGTATACAATAGTACATTAGCAAAAGTATTGTATGAACGGCCTATATTGAGAATTATTTTTGTTCTTTGTAAGTTTTGTAAATCTTTCAGGCAGATAGCTTAGCCCGTTCCAAAGCGGAGTGCTCATAACACTCGGATCGTGGGTTAGAATCCCACTCTGCCTACCATTTTAATAGCTTAGGGTAACAAGGAAAGATTGACCTCTAACCGGAATTATCCAACGGTGAAATTCGTGGAAATTGGGCTGACTAGTCATCAAAAACAGCCATTGTAAAGTAACCGTAAACATTTTTGTTCTTTATTGATTTATCCAGTTCTTTCTAACGATAGATATATTCGTGGATGACTCACCTGCTGATGAAACGAATAATAGGTAACGCAGGTCAAACCTATCTGGGCTTTATTTTTTTGTTCTTTCATATAATCTTCACATAGCAATTTAAACTATCATGTATAAGTCTCGGATCGGAGGTAACCGGTAACCAGCGGCAGAAGATTACCTGATTGTTATGTGATTAGTTTTTTGAGGTGTTTGATGAAATGGTAAACATAGGCGGTGGTATATGACGTATACACTTAGCGGGCCGGTTGATTTAGTCACAACATATAAGTTCGAGTCTTATAACACTTCACTAATTTTGATAATCGATTCGTAAGAATGGCCTAGGATGATTAAGGTAGTCTTAGGATGCTCCAAATGTTGTGAGCAGCACAGCAGCAGTAGAGAGAAACCCTCCTGAAATAACTATAGCAGAATAACTACCATGGAGATTATCAAATCTTTTAACCTTGGAACTTCTATAAAATTATGTCATATAAAAGATAAGTTAATTGAAAATGCTAATCGCTTTCTAAGCGATACAAGGTGGTAATGGATATAACCTATGAGCTAACGCTGACTTCATTGAAGATAGGCTAAACCACTATAAAAGTTGATATCCTTCATTTAGTTCTTTTTTTAATTTTCTCTCAGGTGATAATGTTGTTTGTTAATAATTAGAGTAATGGGTTAATAGTTAGTGTCACCTGAGAGATTAATGCCGCAGTGGTGGAATGGTAGACACTACAGACTTAAAATCTGTTGCCTTAACGGCGTGCCGGTTCGAGTCCGGCCTGCGGCACCAATTTTTTAATTACATACATCCTGAATAGCATCAGGAACAAGAATAACATATACAAGTATGAAATACAATTTTACACCTTTACAAGAAGCTTGGATTAATGCTCTCGAAACTGGACGTTTTCGTCAAGGTAAAAATCACCTTGCAACACGCAATATAAAACGTAAGACGGTTAGTTATTGTTGTCTCGGTGTTGCTTGTGTTGTTGCACGTGAGAATGGAGTAAAGGTTTCAAAGAAAATGTCAGTATCAGCTGCATTAGGTAAACCTGTTGTGTCTTTTGATGGTGGGAGAAGTTATTTACCAAAATCAGTTCAAACTGCGCTTAACTTAGTAGATAAACGCGGAGATGATCTCGCAGTATTGAACGATATGGGTGAATCTCATAAATGTCTTGCTGCTAAAATTCGACAAAATCCTCAACGTTACTTCAATAATATAACATGAACAAACAACCATATAATTTTACACCATTTCAACGTCTCTGGATTGATGCTCTTAAATCTGGACGTTTTCGTCAAGGTAAGAGCCGACTACATACCGTTAATCGGTTAAATAAGACAGCTGTGTATTGCTGTCTTGGTCTAGCTTGCAAACTTGCTAACGAAACAGGTGAATTAAAGCTACCCAAAACGATAGAGGAGCCACATGGTGCATTACCCTTTATTAAATATGATATTGATGGTCATACATTACCTAATAGCGCAAGAACATTACTTAAATTACGCAATTGTGTTGGTAAGTTTAAGAAAGCTGCAACTGTTCAAGGTGATAAGTTTGGTAGTCTTGCAGATATGAACGACCGAGAGTTAACTTTTAAGCAAATCGGGGAGTATATTGAAGCTAATCCCGAGAACGTATTTGTCAGCTAACCATTCAAGAACCAAGCCCATAAAGCTTGGGGATATGATCGACTGAGGGAGAGCCAGCGACCACCTCAATAAAAACGGGCTGGTGGAACTTTCATAAAATTATAAAATGACCGAACAAGAATACATCAATGAGTTTGTAAAGGCTCATAGCCGCTTTGCTAGGTTTGGTATAACTCTTTATAAGATCACCAAAATTGAGGCACTTAACGAGTTTAGTAAAGCCTCTTCAATCACCGACGATTACTGGACTCTTGGTTCTCTTATAGAAGAGATTAAAGTAGGTTCACCTATTTGGCTTGCTCGTGTTGCGAATAAGAAACATCCAGCTGGTCGCGACGGTGTATTTTCTACCTCAAAGGTTATTGAGTATAAGGATGGCATTGCAACCACACAGAACTCTCGATACAAAATCGAAAAACTAGTTTAACATTTTATGTCACTGTAGCTCAGTTGTATAGAGCAAGCGCCTTGATTCGTTGCTCTATCCGATAAATAGTTACATGATAATATACTGTCCTACATGTGATAAAGATATAAGTGGACTTAAAGTTGGCGCCAAAAGAAATCATTTAAGATGGTGTAAAACATGTTCATATACTCGTTATGATGATATAAATTGGGAAGAAGTCCAAAACTATTATGATACTGGTAAAAGTTATGCTGAATGTGCGACTAAATTCAACTGCACAGCCTTAACTATATGCAAAGCATCTAAAAATGGGCTAATTAAAAAACGAAATCGAAAAGAGAATGCAGCATTGATTTATGTAAAATATGGAAAAAGATCACAATCTGAAGAGACAAAAATAAAATTACGAAATATAGCACTAAACTCACCACATAGACGGTTAAAGAAGAAAACTATTAAGTACAAAGGTGTACTGCTAGATTCTAGTTGGGAGTTAAATCTTGCTAATATACTTGATAATTTAAAAGTTTTATGGATACGTCCCAAACCAATAAGATGGAAAGATAGTGAAGGTATAGAACATAATTATTTTAGTGACTTTTTTTTACCAGATTATAACCTATTCCTAGATCCTAAGAACCCCTTTGCTAGGCAAGTACAGTCAACAAAAATTCAACATCTCAAGGAACAGTATAATAATATTATTTTTCTTACTAAAGAACAACTAACTGAGGAGTATATAAAATCACTTTTAGTAAAATGAATATGCCTTTGTCGTTCAATGGATTAGGACAACGCTCTTCTAAAGCGTTTATTTGGGTTCGAATCCCAACGAAGGCACCATTAAGCTTTTATTCTGGGTTAGAGTCCAACCGGAGGCGCCATTTTCAAACATGAACAACAAGCAATTCAATAGATTAATTGATATTGCTCGAGCTCTCAAGATTGAGAAGCACAAATCTGGCCCATGCTTTCATGTATCATTTCTAGTTAGAAAAGGAAAGATAATCGAGATCGGTACTAACCATTATAAGAAGACTAATCGTATCTCTGCTACTTATAAGTGTACTAGAGAGTATAAAAAGGATTATATTGCTGGTATCCACTCTGAAATGGATGCACTTGGTAAGGGTAAATCTATTGATGACTTTTCTAAGATTGAGATGATTAACATCCGCATTAACAACAATGGAGAAGTAGATAATAGTATTCCTTGCCCTAACTGCGCTTTTTATCTTGGACAATATAACTTGAAAAGGGTATGGTATACTGATGCCAAAGGAACTTTAACAAAATTCCCATAAACATATGAACGAAGATAAGACTAAGAAGTTAATTGAGATGGGTATCCTACCTAATCCGAACTTTCAGCCTCGTGAAACATCTAAGAATAGGTTTGGTCGTATGACGTTTGCTCATAAGACGGGAGGTGAGGTAGAGATCTTTACCGCTGACTCTTTTGAGTCTACTAAGAAGTATTATGTAGCAAACGGTGCAAGATCTGCAGTTAAAAACTTCTCTAAGAATACCTGTAAATGATAAAAGTATCTAATATAATTATAAATTGCGCAATAGCTTATATAGGTTTTCTTTTTGGTTGTGCATATAACTATGATAAAGTTGAAAGTATCCAAACACCTTGCAATGTTAAAATACACACAGAAGTAATAAACACACATAAAGAAGATAAACATGATGAGCTAGACTTATCTATGTGGAAGATGATTGAATACGATCATCGAAACTTTTACTTTACTGACAACCCAACACCAAATCACTTCGAGGAACAGATGAATTATATTTGGAATGAGAGAGGTTGTTATGCATTTCTTCCAGGAGAATTTACATTTGAAGAGATATATCAACTAGTAATGCGTACACCATATAAGGAAGAACTATCAGATCTTGAAAAATTCAGCGGAATAATCGAAAATATTTAATATGAACAATAAGCCACTAAAAAACATCAATCGTATCGACATCTCACTAACCAACCAGCATGGCTGGCAGGTTCGCTCACATATTGGAGGACAGGACCGCTCAAAGTGGTTCGGTGACAATCAACATGGTGGTACAGCATTTGCTTTGCAAAATGCAATTACGTATCGTAATGTAATGATGGACGTACTTACGAAGTAAATATCAAGTTTGCTTAAGATACGCTAACAACATAAGTATCAGGAACTAAAATATAATTTTGTCGCCAATAACGGCACTAAACAACAAACCAAAACATATGAGTACTGAAACTAAGGCCAAGTTTACGGCCGTCATGGTAAATGAAAAGACTAAGGACGCTCTTAAGGTCCTTCGTGATGAGACTAAGCTCTCTGAGAAGGAACTTATGGAGATTATTCTCGATAAGGCGTTGCTTGCTAAGGATGAAATCCTTGCTGAAGCTGCTGCGATTAATGAGCAGTATGAAGCTGAGAAGGCTGCTAAGAAGAAGGAGCGTTACGAGGCTCTTAAGCAGGCCCAGAAAGAGGTTCGGGCTGCTGCTCGGATTGCCGTCAAGGATAAGCAGGTAGCTGCTCAGCCTATTGAAGGCTAACCTACAAAGGAGTTATTAACTCCTTTTTTTATTTTCGTTGCTTAGGTAACGTGGTGGAGGTATTCATCAGAATACCCATACATAGTGTCTAAAGAGGTTTCTTTAGACACTATGTTAATTTTATGAATAGTAAACTTAAAATCGTAGAGTTGATCAAATCAATTCGCAAACCTATGCCCAAGCCTACATTTAAGTTTATATCTAAAAAGTTATATAAACGTAAGCAAAGGGAACAAACTTAAAATATAATTGCACCCAAACATTATGAATACTATTATTAACTCATTCATCGAAAACGTTACTAACGAGATTGTAGATCGTGTAGTTGCTAAGATCAATACTACGCTAGAGGATAAGATTCATGAGGCAGTTAAGCTTCATTTGCAGAATAACGGCACAAATAACAGTGCAGCTGTTAAGGATGAGGTTTTAAAGCTCATCAAAGAAGATAGAGATATCTCTGATGCTATTGTAGAAGCAGTATCGGATAGTGATGAGTTTGTTTGTGAGTCTGATCTTGATAATCGAATTTGTGATTACGTCGAGAACATGAGCTTTGAAGTTCGAGTTAGCGGTTAATATGTATAGTAATGCGCTAGAACATTCATTGATGGCTTCCCTAGCAATGCATGCATTGCTAGGGAAGCTTGATGAATTTAGTTTACAAGAAATAGAAGACTATATCTTTAATAAACTACCTGATTCACATAAAGACGTCATCCCTCGCGAAATAGTTACGAAAAATCATCAAATGTTAATAGATGTGGGTATTACTCATAATGTTTTTACTACTACAAATAATGGTAAGTATAAGCTAACTGAGCATGGTAAAGATTTAGCAGCTAGATTTATTATTGATACTGGTTCTCTATATACTGACCCTACTCAGAACTAAAATAATATAATATATGGATACGAAATATACAATCCAAGATCTTATTGAAACAGCAGCCACTTTACGATTTTTGCGGTCAGATCTCACAGACATGATGAACGATCTGTGTGAGGAATGGATTGATGAGGTAAAAGATCTCGTCAAACGAGCTCGTGCTAAAGAAAGTATTCCTCAAGCAGAGATTGATAATATGGTAGAGTGGCACAATGATATCTGCAAAGAAGAAGCATACCCTTCAATGCTTCCTATAAACAACAACAACTAAAGCAAATGAATACCGAAAATCGCAAGACTAATGTAGAGATGATTACTGATATGATGGAGTTCTCCAACAATGGTCCGCTTATGCAAGCATTCATTATTGAAGCCATTTACAACTATTCCTCACAAGTAGTCAAGGCCGGCCCTGAGGTATTCAATAATGGACTAATCGACGGTAATTGTTGGATTGCTTGTGCAGAAGAAGCGGTTAAGAAGATTAACAATCGCTAAGGAACAAATAGATAATATCGTTTGTACTAACATTAAACATCTTTATGAATTCTACATATAAATATGTCTGGGTTAATGATAAGCAGGCAGAAGTATTGAATGAGTACTTTATGCTTTCTAGTGATGATGATAATGCCTTTTATGACGGTTGTGAGCTTTTACTAGATTACGAATACAGTATCGAAGATACTTCTTTTGGTCATGAGTTCGGTAATGAAGAGTCGTATAGTGTAGAGATCGGAAACGTCTATGCAGTTATAGATGAAGAAAAGGTACATATCGACGACCTCTTTGATCTCACACCTGACCAACTGGATAAACTCCAAGATCATGCCTTTAAGGAGGCTGAAGACAGTTTTGAAGAATCCGATTACGAAGATGAAGAATAATACTACCGAAGCTATATATAACGTTCTGTTAAGTGCAGCATTTGAAGAGTGGAATGAAGAGGTATTTATTCCACATGTGGAAGGTGAAGAGAATTGTAAAAGCAAAGAGGGTATAGTAAAAGATTTAGAGGAGATGCTAAAAACATATGAGGTATTATAAGTGGGTTTACATAGCAACAGCAATTAATCTAATGGGTTCATCGCTAGCCTTAGTACTATCTATTAGTGCTAAAGATTGGTCAACCGCTACTTGGAGTGCAAATGCGTGGATATATACGTTTTTGCTAAGAGTAGTTATCCGAAGATTGAATAATAATACATATAAAGAAGACGATGAAACTGACGATCAGGGAACAAACAAATAATGTTAAGGTAAACATGAAACAAACAAACGTAAAGCTCATTGAGCTCACAACAGACGATCTGTTTAAGTCGCTTCGATCATATCAAATGGATTTGATTACTGACATTGTGATCTGTTATAAGGAGAACAATAAAAAGCTTACACCAGCATGTGTTGCAAAACTTATGATGGCTGTTAGTAATGGGTTTAGCTCAACTGGTTTTCAAGATCTCTTGGATGAGTATCCTGTACCGTTTGTTATTGCTAACACTCGCGATGAACTAATCGAGGAACTTTATTACAATCCTTCGTTGTTCATCGATCCTTCTATTCTAGATAGTGATGAACCTTTTCTTGTAAAAGTTGATGATACGTTTCTCGATCAAAACCGCATACTAAATAGCATCTAATATGTCACTACTTAAGCCTACTTACAATCTTCACAGTAACCTTGGTATTCAGGTTACTGCTCATCGCAAGCCTTCAATCAATGAAGGAGCAACTATTTGTTATGCAAAAGATCGCCATGCTGGTACTGTAGTTGCTTACGATCACATTCGCAAGATCGTAACAGTTCAGCAAGATAAAGCTACTCGTATCGATAATAACGGTATGAGTGATAGTCAAGATTACAAGTATGAGACTAATGAGAATGGTAACCTCTATCATTTCAAGTTTAAAAATGGTAAGTGGATTGAAGTGATGAAGAGTGATAAAGGTCGCTGGAAACAGATGCGATCCTCAAATGGTATCATTATCGGTGAACGCGATGAGTTCTACGACTTTACTTTTTAACAAATATGCATCTGAAAATCAATAATCCAGAACTTGCTAAGAAAGAGCTTGAAGAGATTCCTAAGAGGGTTAAAATTATCAAGGCTGCTCTTGAAGGTAAGGCTATTCAATATAGTACTATTACCGAGGATAAGTGGCATGATACTGATGAACCTATCTGGGCTTGGGATACTGATGAGTATCGAGTAAAGCCTGAACCTTTATATCGTCCGTTTACGAATACTGAGCTATGCAAGTATCTCGATTGCTATATTTTTGACGGTAAAAATAAGAGCAGCAAGTTTGTTGTATTTTCGATTAGTAAAAATTGGATAACACTACGACTAACAGGTGATATTGTTAAATATCATGTAACAAGAGAAACTCTACTCGAAGACTATACATTTTCTAATGGTACTAAATGTGGTGTAAAGCTATAAATGCAGCCTTAGGAACTAACACATAATTTAGGGGAAGCAACAAACATATGAAACTTGTATCTATCCAAACCCTAAAAGTAATCGAATACGTTGTTGAGCATCCTGAGTATGGTGAGCTCATTCTTAAGGACTTCTACGCGGCTGATAAGGATAAGATAGTTGATAGCCGGCTCTATACTCAGCACGGAGACGAGATTACATCAGAATCTCCAATTGCTAACCCTGTTGCACTCCTTGAAGAGATTCAAGAGTTTGTCGGTGTTAATACCAATACTAAGTAATATGAGCACTGATGTAGATCTTATCGCGGCTTGTAAAGCTGTTAATCTTGATAAGCGTGCGAAAGCTATAACTAGTAAGCCGCTTTCGTCTCAAGGCGTAGCTGCTATTAAAGCTGCACTAATGAGTAATGATCCTGATGAGCGTACTGCTGCTCGTGCTGTATGGAGAGCAATTAAAGCCAACTATAACTAGCAAATAAAACAGATTAAACCTTATTGGTTTATAAATAATATAAACCAATAAGGTTTCTTATTGTCTATATATGGCTAAATATCTTGTAATAAACAAAAATGGTGGTGATTACTTCTTCTATTTTAGTGATATACACACTAATGATATAGAAGAAGCTTACAACGTAGTATATAATAATACTTTGAATAATTCAGCAGAACACCTTGCTGATGCATTATATGACGAACAACCAAACGATTTTGAAGATATGGATACTGCTACAGATGTAGCTTACGATATGATTAAAAATCAATGGGCAGACCCATCAATGGTTGGTGTGAAAGGAGACTATGTTGTTTGTATCGACAAATATAAAGATTATGGGTTATTAATATTAAATAATAAAAACGAACTCTGGAATCAATTACAGAGAGTAGAGTTACTAAATGATCTTGATTACAAAATTAGCAATCATACTGTGGATATAGTCTTAGATAACATAAGAAAGTATCACGACGTATGATAATGTTAGCAATATATGCCAATAGTGGGTACGATAAGATGCATATCTTTAATGATGATGTAAAAGGTGTGTCTGATGAGCAGATACTAAAATGTATCGCAGACTCTTTAATAACTACTAAAGATGAAAATATTTGAAATTGTATGCCAGTTTGATGCAGAAAATTATAATGAGTTTAATATCATAACTCTACATCCAAGTTTAGGTGTTGCAGGTATGAGTGTGCAAGAATGGCATGATTATATAGTTGCAGAGTTACCGTACCATTATAAACCTATTAATCCACATGAAGAAGATAATAATAAGCATTGGATGAAATATGAGTACGATAATATACATCTGTATACTGTAAGGCAGGTAAACTATTTACATCCAGTTGATTTTGAAGGCATATTAATTTTTGGTATACTAGAAGTTAATCCATTATATCAAGTATTAATTAGTTTAGAAAAAATAGGTGACTACAGGTTAATACGCAATATAATGGCTATTGTTGCTGAACACGTATTGGCTAACAGTAATGGTACTAGAGTTTACCAACCTGTTTAGGAATGAAAAATACATCCTTAGGAACTAAGATATTATTTTTGTGCTAACCCAAACACAATATGCTTATTAAAAATACCAAAACTAACAAATACTACGTCCAAGGTGAAGGATTTGTAGGCACTCGCGAGACTGCCTCAGTCCTAGAAGGGATGTTTGCACTGGCAGTAGCCATTAGTTATCCTGATGTTGTAACTGAAGACCTTTAATATGACTACAGATGATCTTATGAAGCGTGTTAAACAACACGCTAAAGAATATAAGGCATATAAAAGTACTTCTAAGCACATCGATACAGCCTTAAATAAACTCTTTAAGGCTGGGTTTACTAAAGATGATAGCATAGTAGAAGCACTAGAAAAGGTCAAGAATTATATACCGTACGACGACGTACATTAAAATTAAAAAAAGGCTTTATAAGTATATAAAGCCTTTTTTTATGTATAAATAAATATATGTATTTGTTATGCTGTAATAATAATGGTTTCTTTTTACAATCAAGATATGTAAAAGGTAATTCATTAGAAAATTCTGGGTTTACGTTGGAGTATGACTTTGATATGAATCAGATGTTCTCTGTAGAACTTAAGTATGCAGCTTTAGGTTACTTTAAAGGTTTACCTGCTTTGATATATGGTAGATATAGTAATTTTTATACGCTAATCTGGCTAAACTGTACACCTAAAGAAGCATATGAAAAGGCTTTAGCTTTAAAACTTATGGATCAGCAAACCATTCAGTTATTCTTAATGTGGAGAAATAGTATAATGGACCCAGTATTAGAAACCTTTAAAGAATTACCCTTTGTACGTATAATTAATCGCCAATCTAAGATAATTGAACATGCCACTGACGTTATAGTAGATTATTACGAACAAAAAACAGGAGGTTTAATAGTAAAAAGTATATGATTAAAGACGCTATATATTGCAGAGTGCGTATTGGAGAGTTTGACCGTGAACTCGAGGATATGCACAGTGAAAATCGCAATGATTTAAGACTACTAAACAGCCGCCCAGGCTTAGATGGTGTATATAACTATGTAGCTAATAGCATTCTTAAAAAAGAAGGATATATACCTAAAAATGTATCATTTTTGGTGGTTGATGATGGTGTTATTGAAATTACAAGAGAAATATATAATGATGTATATATTATTCCTGATACATCTAAGTACTATAAAATCATGAAAATGGTGAGTAGTAATACCGATTGGATTGATATATACGAACACATATTAAAGCTTATACATGATAGTAATAATACTGAGCTTATTGTATATAGAGATGGAGAACGTATAAAATGAATAACAAGGCTATAATATGTGTTATAAGAACAACTACAAGTCTTGAGCACTTTTTTAATACACGTCTAGATCAGCTAGAAAATAGACATACACCAGAAGAGATATCAGATGGTATCTTTCAATACTATATAGACAATCTACAAAGTAAAGGACAGTTCGACCCAGATGAAGTAGATTGGTTGGCTTTTAAGAGTATAGATAACAATGTATTTATACTTACCTTTGATATTGTAGACTATGTTGTTATACTCGAAAGTTCAAAGTACTATAAATGGTTTAATAATATGTTTAGTAACGGTGTAATAATTACATATACAGAACAAGTAATTACTAATCATGTAATGGATATTATATTAGATAATCCAAATAAAAAACTAATTGTATATAAAAACGGGATACGCCAATAGTAAGCCCCGGGAACCAATATAATATATTGGTATGACTCAAAAAGAAAAACAAGAAACCTATATTGAGTGCGCAAAGGATAACTTAAGCGAAGCGCTACATAATGTAGACACTATTGAACAGCTTAAAGAGTTTGTAAAATCTGTCAATGAAGCTTTTGATAAAGCTCAGGATCGAGAGTATCTTGAAGCACTTTTCAAAGACGAAGAAGAGTAAGCAAAGGGAACAAATATATTATAATAACGTGAAACCAACATATACACCTATCTTAGAGCTAAGTGCCTTGTATGATGAAAAGTATATCAGTGATGAGCAATACGACTTCATCTGCGAAAGTAACAGTTTTAGTTTCGGCGACAATGATAAGACTCTTATCACTGTGCAGCGTATTATTGATGAGCTGAGTGATTGGGGTGTGGGTAAAGATCATAAGCTTAGTAAGCTTATTATGGATGAGAATGGTGATGAGATTTATATTGACTTGGAAGCTTAATTAGTAATTAGTTAGCCCTCGGAACAAACATATAATTATAGTGCACAGTAAAACAAATAACATCTAAAACATTATGAATATCTATAAAGTAGTCCTAGGCGGTGATGAAGGTCATGAAGTCTCTGATCCTGGTCCTTTTATTAGCAACATTAAAGAGGTTTCGGATGCTTTACGCACAAGTAATCCAGATGAGATGGATATGTATAAAGATCATATGGATTATATTAAGGGACGGGTAAAAGAACTTAAGAATGTTACTGTAGTAGCAAATATGCTTAACTTCCAGAAGTTAGCAAAGACAGGTTATGTAGCACTTTATACGGCGCCAAATGAGGTAGATGAAGAAGGAGAGTATATAGATGCAACTTGCGTAGATGGTGCATTGTTTGTAGCAGGTCCAGATAAGGCTAAGGTATTGGAAATTGTTAATGGTATTGAGCAAGGCTTCTGTGATGGTATATTTTAATTATTACTCATATGAACGATCAAAGCTTCCATATCGAACAAGACTATAAATGGGTGAGTGAACAAAACCCGGTAACAAAGCAATGGATGAAGAATAAGCAAGTAGCTCTTAATACATATACAGTATATGAATATGTAGGAGAGCCTCTATATCAAACACCTGTATTAGTAGGGGTAAGTAATAAGGAAGCTAAGGAATACGTTAATAAAATAGTTAAAAATCATAGTTAAATTAACGAAAAACCTAATGCGGCACCGGAAGGTTATAGGAGGATGGGAGAGGGATTTACAAGAGAGGTATGGGAGATCATAGAAATGTCAGAATGCTAACAAAATATAAACAAAAATAATGCTGCTTCAAGAGAGAATTCGAAGCCCAAGCTAAGATTCTCAAATCTATGAGCAGCGCTGAATAAATAAATATACCTATGAAAGACAAACATGATTATAAGTTAATTTCAGAAGCTTATGCTTCTATCTATAAAGAGAACACCGACGAGGACTACGGAACAAAAGTAGCTAACGCGGTAGTAAGGTGCGAAGATAACTATGATAGTCTTGGTGATGATCCAACCTGTTTTATAATTTTACCAGAAGATAATAATTCAGACATCTACACTAATTATGGGTTTGAAGACCTTATGCTACATATGCCTTATGAATTCGTCGACACTGGTAAACCAGGTCCAGATGCAGACGAGGCTAAATTAACTATCGAAGATGCTATTGCTAAAGGAGTATTCAAAACAAAAGACATCACACTCGTGGATGATCCATTATCATTCTTTAATTCAATTGCTAGTGGTAAGCTTACAATTTTGGCTTGCACTGAGATTTTGTATAAACAAAGTGGAGGTCCACGTTTCGTAGTAGGTTCAGGTGGGTTAACACTATTTATAGGTGGTCCAAATGCAGCAAAAGCTGGTAGAGCCTATTACAAAAACTGGTTAGACGAGATGAGTTAACCATTCACAGAACCCACTCACTGATATCATAGCCCCGCCCAGCTCTCAGAGACAAACAGCGCTCTGAGAGCCCCGAAACACATTGTTATTCTTGGATATAAGAACCTCATATACATATTAGATCATACTATATGCGTACAGCTATCAATCTACTACTAACACTATTCTTTCTAATACTGGCTATCTTAGAAGGAGCTACATTCAAGCAACAAACTACTCTAGTAATGCAAGTACTAGTAATCATTAAGATGGCAGTATTCGGTTATATCATGCTATACTTCTCAAATAAGGTCGATGATAAGATTAGTAAGTAATCAATAGTATCTAGGAACAGTTTTAGTTAGCTAGTATATAGGAACAAGGAGAGTCTGCTTTATGCGGCTCTCCTTTCTTATTGTTCCGATTCTTAGTACGGCTATATAGTACTCTGTTCCAGTTCCTGCTTACTAGGCACAAGTACTTGTTCCTGCGTACTTGTAAGCTTCTTTTATATTAGTATCATATAAAGCCTTGCATTTTAATGCGTACGAAACGCAGGAACTGAAATAGTATACAGGAAAAATATAGACCCTTAAACTTTATAATATCAAAGTTCCTCGAAAAGTGGTTTACGAATTGGAAGCAGCATTCAAAGCTTTTCAGAAAAGTCAGGTATGAAAGGTGTATTCTATTTTTTCAGAAAAGTGCGGCTTGCATTTTTTACTTTTCTGAAAAGCTTAGGACTTATTTTTCCTCGGATCCTCCTTCAACTCTTACAACGGAACTTTAGTAATATAAATGTAGGGCCGATAGAGCCCTTATTAACAACAACAACAAACTAACTACTAAAATGAAGACCCTAAAAGTGCCAGCCAAGTTCACCGCAGCTCTACTCCATGAAGCCGATAAGAATCGCATTATCGAAATCCGCAAGAAGCTTAACTTGACGGAAAAAGATACGATGACCGCAATTTTGGATGCGGCCATTCAGCATATGGAAGAGATGGAATTGGCAGCGGAAGCTAAGAATAAGATTGAGGCTGAGGAAAAGGAGGCTCGTCGCAAGGCTAAGTATGAAGAGTTTAAGGAGGCGCAAAAGGAAGCGCGTCGTTTGATTGCGGCAGGTAAGGTTAAGAAGAATGATATGGTGGAGGATGTAGAAGATGAAGATATGGATTCGGATGACGAAGATTCAGAACCCAGCATTGACTAAAAGTAATTAGCATAATAGTAGGCTGCTTAATATAAGCAGCCTACTATTATTTTCTCACTCATTTTTCAAATCCGTTTATTTCTGAAAAGTTTGTTGATCTGATATCCTCTTGTAGCTTTCAGAAACCGCTCTAGTACATATTTCATATAATACTTTTCTGAAACGGTTGATCACCTCTTTTGCATATAAGAGCGTTTCTGAAACGGTATTAAATAATGGTTTCATATAATAATGTTTCACTTTATAGGATGGAACAAGTATATACTTATTATGCACCCTAATTATTATGACAAATAAACATTTAGAACTTGCAAAGAAATATCTAGAAAAAGAACCTGTTAAAGGGCATCCTCTATTAAAGGAAGACGCCATTAAAGATAAAATAGATTTGCAACAACTAATTGATGACTTAAAAGATCTGGTATTAATATTAGAAAACGAGGATGAGCTAACTTGTTGGGAAGAATGTAATAAAGGATAAGTTAGCACTTATTAGGGCTGCATATTATTTGTAGCCTTAATTGGTCTTCATATTATACTTTTCAGAAACTGCTATATACTATCTTCATATTATACATTTCAGAAAAGCTTTGATATATAACTCCTAAAAGAATATTTCATATTATACATTTCGGATAAGCTAATGGTTGTCGCTTCATAATAAATAGTTACATTAATTATATAGATGTTCCTTTGGCTGCATAAAAGGAACCTTTTCAGAAAAGATAGTGGTTATATCGCAGATAACTTTTTTCGGAAAAGTCGGAACCTCTAGTTCAAAAAAGGTTTTCATATAAAAAGGTTTCAGAGACCAGGGCAAAGGAGTTTTCACTTATTAGTTAAAGGAACTTTCGTATAATGAGCCCCATGCCCAATTCTCTGCGCAGAGAGCGCTCGGAACCATAAATAGCGCTATTCTCGCCGCAAAAGTCGCGGGAAATTCTATATTCGCCGCAGAGAGCGCTCGGAACCATAAAAAGCTCGGAACCCTCGGAAATTCTCGCGACGCGCGCAGAAAAATAGAAACGCTATATAGGGCCCGGAACTTTCGGTAATATAGATAGTATTACGCCTTTCGGGAATTTTTGGGCGGCGTAAAAATATAAAGAGAGGTTTTCTTATAAATAATCTTATGAAGTTTAAAGATTTAGTTTTATTAGCAGAAGATAATGAAAATATTCGAGTTGAAAGAGTGTACTGGGATGATGCTGAGACAAAACCTAAGGAGGAGTATTGGTATAAAGATGGTAAACCTCATAGATTAGATTGTCCTGCTCGTCAAGGGTGGTATAAAAATGGTCAAAAAGAATTTGAAGAATGGTATAAAGATAACAAGCTTCATCGCTTAGATGGTCCTGCTGTTCAACTGTGGTATATAGATGGTCAAAAATATATTGAAGAATGGTTTAGAGATGATGAATTTCATAGATTAGATGGACCTGCTCGTCAATACTGGTATACAAATGGTCAAAAGATGATTGAAGAGTACTATATAGATGGTAGACCTCATCGCTTAGATGGACCTGCTCGTCAAGATTGGTATAAAAATGGTCAAAAAGAATTTGAAGAATGGTATAAAGATAGCAAGCTTCATCGCTTAGATGGTCCTGCTAGTCAAGAGTGGGATGAAGATGGTCAAAAGATGATTGAAGAGTACTATATAAACGGTAAAGAAATACCACCAAATGAGCTTAAACAACTAACTAAGCAATACGATAAAGAAGATATGGATATATTAGATAACTTAAATTCATAAATAATCTTATGAAGTTTGATCAATTGATTTTATTAGTAGAGAATATTGAAGATTACCAAGATATTAAAGTTATACATACGTATTGGGATGAGGATGATACAAAGCTTAAGTCTGAAGAATGGCTTAAAGATGGTGAATTTCATAGATTAGATGGTCCTGCTCGTCAATGGTGGTATAAAAATGGTCAAAAAGAATTTGAAGAGTGGTTTAAGAATAGCAAGCTTCATCGCTTAGATGGTCCTGCTGTTCAACTGTGGTATATAGATGGTCAAAAACATATTGAAGAATGGTTTAGAGATAATAAACGTTATAGGTTAGATAGACCTGCTTATCAATCATGGCATAAAAATGGTAAAAGGCGAAGTGAAGAATGGTATAAAGATAGCAAGCTTCATCGCTTAGATGGTCCTGCTAGTCAAGTGTGGAATCAAAATGGTGATAAAATAGAAGAAGAGTACTATATAGATGGTAAAGAACTAACACCAAATGAATTTAAACAGCTAACTAAGCAATATGATAAAGAAGACTTAGATATCTTAGATGACTTAAATTCATAAATAATAAATATTAACATATGAATTTCAACGCTCTTCTAGAAATCTTAAATGAAATGTCTGAGACTGGTAGTAATGCTTACACTTTAAATTGGGGTAATGGTGTAGTAGGTGTTAATGTCGTTTTTAAGCCAAGTACTAAAGTACTGCATAATGAGAGTGGTCCTGCTGTAGAGCTATTCTATAAAGATGGTAAGCCTAAACTTATATCTCATTATAGAGATGGTCAATTACACAATATAAAAGGTCCTGCTTTAGAAGAGTATGATCAAGACGGTTCTCTCATCGAGAAGAAATACTATATTAAAGGTAAAGAAGTCTTACCTAATGAAGTATCTCAAGCAGCTAAAGATTACACTGATGAAGATCTTGATATACTAAACGACCTTAATTCGTAATGTTATCGTTTAAAAAATTTTATTTACAGGAAGGCCTTAAGAGTAAGTATCTTATACCACCTACTGATGTAGAGAAAACTACTCGAACACACGTATCTAAAAGAGATAGTTCAGCATTCGACGAAGTATATACCAGAAAATCATGGAGAGATAAACAAGGTAGATTACATAGAGATGATGGACCTGCTATGATTTTAACTGATAATGAATGGTCTCTAGAGTTAAATCTTAATGAGATTATACAAGAGTATCCCAATATACATCATATTGAAGCTTGGTATACACACGGTAAGTTGAACAGGGAGAATGGCCCTGCTAAAACTACTATAAAAAATGGTAAGATAGAATCACAAGAATGGTACAAAAATGGCAAGTATCACCGTATAGGTGGACCTGCAAATGTATATATTTCACAAGGAAGCGGTAAGTTTAAAGATGAAGATTTTTATATTGAAGGTAAGTTACAATACAAGAAACAAACTTCTATAACAGCCAGCAATAGAGAACTTATACAGTATCGTGATCCTCAAAATAGATTACACAGAGAAGATGATAAACCTGCTTATATCTTACAGCCTTCTTCTTTTAGTAAAACTAAGGAAACAAAGTGGTTAAAACACGGTCAGCTTCACCGTCTAACAGGCCCTGCCATTATAATTAATTTTTATGGTATGACTAGTCCATCAGGCTCAGTTCTACCTGATATTATGGAGTATTACATTGATGGTAAACAAATATTACCTGGTGAGTTTAAGCAACTAACTAAGCAGTATAGTACAGAAGATATACAAATGTATAACGACTTAACCAGTCTTTAATTTTTCGCTAAGGTAGCTGGAAGTACTTTCAATTTCGCGTCTAAACTTTAATATAAAGGACGCTATAAATTTTTTAGCTGTTTGCTCGTTAGATAGCATCTTCTTAACAAAAACTGGATTGGTTTTTATATTGTTTAGTAGCGCTGCTGTAAAACTATTCCAAGCTGGTGCAGGCTCACCTTCATTAAATAATCCCATATCATTTCTGATAGTCTTGAGCATTTGTAATTTCTCTGGAGTTATTATTACGTCTTTTACACTTGTCGTACCCTTTTTACCGTATTTAGATATTAGACTTTTTCTATGAGCTGCTAAAGATTTTGTATCAAAAGCTTCATTTATATATTGTGTAAGAAAAATATTTTCCATTTATTCTATATCCTTATATTTATCACCGTTAAAGTCGTCCATTTGATCTTCGTACTCTGCCATTATTTGTTTTACCTGATCTAAAGCTGTATATACAGCTGATTTAGCTTTATCACCACCACCTAGAACATCAGCAATCTTATTTGTCTTTATTAATTGCATTACTGTCTGAGGTAGATATTTTGAATCTTTGAAAGGTATAAACTCAACGAATTTTGCGTATAATTCAGGTCCAGTCATTAACTCAACAGTTTCATCGTCTATTGTTCTTTCATCATGTTCTCCTTGACCTACAAGTGACATGGTTAGATATGTCCACAACCCCTTTACAATCTCATGTATCAATACCGGAAAGAAAGGTGATAAAGCATATACAGTATAAATATCGTCTTCTGGAACAACTTCAGATGAACCCATTTCAGATTCTGATGAACGCATATTAAGAGGTATATCAGGCATTGCATAGTATGCAACTTGTATTACTGATGATAATGTGCCATATAATTTTACTAAGTTTGGATCTATTTTATTTAGTTCATCAGAAACCATATTAAACAAGTATGTCTTATTAAATGCATTTCCTTGTTTTAACATATTTGCAAACTTCCATTTTAACTTATCATCGCTTGCATCTCCGAGATCTACGGCCAGGTTTAATGTAATTTCTTCAGCATTAGTTAGTTCGCCCTCTTCAGGTTCTTCTTCTTTATTTTCAAGATCCTCTTTTGTAATAGCATTACTTAAATCTGCTTGCTCTAATTTAGCAACTATTTTAAGCTGACCACGATCAATCATGTGCTTAAAAAACTCAAATTCTGGAAGACTTAAAACTGTATCTACTGCTAATTTTTCAAGATGTTGTTTGTGTGCGTGTTGTACCTGCTGTATCTTAGGTATAGCACTCATTGCAACTGTTAGTAGTTGCGGTAGACCTGTCCTAGCCGGATTTAACCCGGTATAATTTCTTAATCTTTCAATTGCCTTTTTATATGATGCACTTGTAACTGTTTCTATGTAATTTGATTCTTTTTGAGATAGAGAAGGCATTAACTTCTCTACATCTAAAGATGGTTTATATTTTTTCTCTTTATCACTGTGAAAGAGATTAGGTGCATCACCTTTATCTATAGCTTCGAATATTTTTTTATTAAATTTCATTTTTTACGACGGTGTGATAAAAATAACTTAACATCAGCATTTTCTTCATTCTCTTCACGTGATTTCTTCTTTGCATCAGGGCGTGGTTTTATACCTGGTTTAGGTGCAAAAGGATGTTCTGGTTTAGATGGTTTACTTGGTGTTTCTGGTTTTGTGCCAGGTTTTACTGTAGGTTTTTCTGGTGTAATAGCAGGTGCTGGTGATTCACTAAGTATGTGCTTTATTAAGTCGTCAAATTTTGCCATGTTAATATTTATGTTATTCGTTTTCTTCTTTAATCTTTTCTAAGACTTTTGAAGCGTATAATTTTCGTACAGGTATATCACCGCTCAAATTATTGAAGTTTAACAAATATGTAATCCCTTTACCTTTTTGTTTTTGTCCTTCTCTTGTAGCCATATCAATAACTTGTCTATATGTTACAGAGTTATTTTTCCATATATTTGTAATTGCTTGTTCATTAATTTCAGATGGTTTTAGAGATTCTATCTTTTTTATCATCTTAGGTGTAAAAAATAAATACACTAAATGTCTTAACGTTTTTCTACTATTAATATAGTTATTTTGTGATTTTTCAGGTAGGTTTATAAAATCAGAACTTGTTATGAAAATTTGAGGCAGTTCGCAAAGTGTATACTTTATCATATCTGGTAATGTTTTGAAATTTTTAATATTATACTCTGATATAAGTTTTGAAAGTAGTGTATTTTTTAATGCAGGTAAATACTTCTCACATTGTCTGCAGAATGTTTGTATTGCTTGAGGAAAGTTTTTAAGCTCAGGTGATATATAAAACAAGAGTTGTTTATAGATACTAAACTTATCTTCTATAGAAATATCTCCAAGTAGGCTGTTAAGTCGCTCTACAAACTCAGGTGATTGAATATTACCTTGAGGTAAATCTATCTCTTTGGGTCCAGGAATTGCAAATAGATTTTTACTATATGAATCGTATGTACTTTTATTGTACAGAGAAAAACCACCTCTATCAAATCTACCATTTATGTACATGGTTTGTAGATCTTTATCCATGTTTATAAAATCTTTTATAAATAATGGCTTACCTACTTGACAATATACCTGTTTTGCTCTATATCTTAGTTTGTCAAAACTTTCCGGTGTAGCTTTTGTGACAGCATATTCTTCTTGTTCTTTTTTCGATAATGGTATAAATTTTATATACTTCTCTTTATTTTTTAATGCAGGTATAAGATGTATTACCCTGCTCCATTCCATGCGTGTATCATCCCTGTTATCTTGAGAAGTTAAATAATACTCACCATCTTGTGATATCATCAATACTGCATTTTGATACTTAGGAGAAGGTGTAGGTACTTTGCTATGAATAAGATATTGTGACCAGAATTGTTCTGGTGAATATTGATTTAACTTTTTAATTCTATAAGAGTAATACATATTACTACCACCGGGGTTGCCTATACACCATGAAGAACCCTTAAATGGTGGTAACGCTGGTAATAATGTATTACGAATATATATCCACTCTTCTGCATCTCTACCTAGAATTATCTTTATTGTATCGTCTTCGTAAATTTCTTTATACTTAGTACTATCGACTTTAGTATCGGTACTTATCTGAATATCTTTTAAACTATCTATTACCTGTTCAAGTTGCTCCCAAGTGAATGAATATATATCCTTAGGGTTTTTAATTTTAGGATAAAATCTATTAACTACACCAATAAACCTAGGAGTGTTTTTTAGTTGTTCATATGCCTCTAAGTATGCTGTTATAGCATCATCAGTTAGTTCTGGTCTCTCTTTCTTGTATGTTACGCTCAATTTTTTAAGCGTAGCTTCATTAAACTCAAGAATGAGGTTATTAGTATATCTTGTGTATATGTGATAGTCTTCTAAAATATTACTCATATTAAAGTCCTGTTAAATCCGAGTATAAGTCAATGTCAGTAGAATCATAACCTTTAGCAAATGACTTGAATTCATTTTGTGTCAGCGCTTTACCGCCTATAAAAAATAGCTCTTGTGTATCTACATTAGAATCTTTACTCAATTTGAGGACTGCAGGTCCTGTTGAATTATGTAATTCACCGTTTCTATAATATTCTATCATATGATAGAAAGCAAAATCAATAACTGCAGGTCCGTTTTCATTATGTAGATTACCTCTTGAATTATATGTTTTTAATGACATATCACCGCTGTAATTTATTTTTATCTCAAGTATACCATTATTTACTAATCTGTAGCGTCCAGGTCCAACTATAGGTTGATTAGGATCTCTAAGCTGTAAATTTTTGATAAATTTAATAGCGTAGTGTCTACTATAATCAAACTCAGAATAAGCTTCATTATCAATAAAGAACATTTTTTTATTACCTCTTACGTGATAGAATGCAGGTCCGTTAAGATTATTTAGCTTATATACGTTACCATTTCTGTAAGCGTACATAATTATGTTATTCTCATCGACTATCTTAAAAGATGTAAAGTACTTACCTGAAGGTTCGATTTTATCAAACACCCAGCAGGATTCTTTATTTAATACTGCTCTACGTAAGTTTTCACGTACAGCAGTAGCAAGCTCGCTTGTAGGTGTAACGTACATTAATCTAGTCCGAGTAATTTATCTAGATTTTGTGCTGAGTACTTACCTAGACCTGCAGGATCTGTAATTGGTTTATCCTTTGGTTTGTTGCGTGGAAACTCGTCATCAGAGAAGTTTCTTAATATACCTGATTGTACTGCAGCATCGGTTATACCTCTTGCAATATACTCAACATATGTTTTACCTATCTTTACATCACCTTTTGTCATTTCAGGTATTGCTCTTGCAACAATAGGCTTAACTACTTGCTCTCTAAATTGAAGATTTGTACCCATAAATCTACCATCTGGGCTTTCAGATAGTTTATCAAGTATTTGTGTTAAAATTAAATTAGCAACTTTAACAGATGTTTCTGGTGACATTTCTCTAAATTTTGTTATAAACGCTAAATAGAAGCGCCATGTATGTGTACCAGGTTCTGCACCTTGATATGCAACACGTGGTCTTTCACCTTCTGGTGTTTCTTCATGTGTACTCTTTGCTAAAGCTAACATTTTTTCACGAGCAGTAGGATGTTCGGGGGCATATTCACCTGCTTCATAGGGTGGGAATGCTTCATTTACTGTCTTTTGACTATTTTCATTTACAAGTATAGATTTACCTGCTATTTGTTTTGCGTAAAGATTATTTAATTCTTCGTGAAAGCTCATATAATTATTTATTAAATTCAATAAATTCTGATCAAAAACAATAAATAATAATACATATGGCAAGCTTTACAGACGCAGTATACGATGTAACAAAAATGGGTAACCCAGCACCTTTAATCTACTCTCTGAGTGGTGTTAACAATGCAATAGTACTTTCTAGTGCTGGTACATTTAATGGTGTAGATGTAGAGGGTGTATTGTACAATTCTACAGAATTTACAGCATCGCTGTCTACCACACAAGTAGTAACAATTTCAAGCCCTGGAGATACATCTACAATAGTAAGACTACTATCCGGATCTGCTACAGGTGTAACACTCTGCCTTCAAGCGTCAAATAACTTTACAACCTCATTTACAGTACTAACTTCTAGCTCAACTATAATAGCAAGAGTTAGTGCTGGTGGGTTTGATAATATTGGTCCAGATAATAGACGTCGTTGGAATCTTAACGGATAATATATAAAAATTTTAAAAAAAGCTGGGTTGTTAACAACCCAGCTTTTTTTATGTAAATATAATTATGGATAAACTTAATGACATAAAGCAGATAGGTATGTTGTATGAAAGCGGTCTCAATATGTGGGCTATTGCTGATACACAGCAAAAAAATCAAGCACATAATAATATGCCAACATCTGACGTAAAGAACAGCTACGCTAATGCTAACAGTACTAGTAACTTACCAGGTAATTCAGCTAAAACAAACACTGCAGGTATTCCAGGAGCATCAGGTTCGTTTAGTGAAAGTGAAGAAATTATGGTAAAAGGATACGGTAAGATGACTAAAAATCAACTAAAAAATTTGATAGATAAAACTGTTGATTCTGTATCCGAAATGAAGAAGCTTAAAAAATATAGTCAGATTACAACAAAACTGGAAATGCTTGCGACTCTATTAAAGCATTATAACTAATAAATATTATAAGGAGGTGCAACATTAAATCAAAAACGTATTTTTTCGAAGTAAAAGATCTTATAACGCAGTTTATTGCTGCGTTTGACGATACTGTAATTCAGCGATATAATAGAGAAAGAAAAACAGAACAGTCAATTGAAGTAAGATATGTATATGCACCTAAACAGCGTGTATTATATGATATAATAAACCAAGCTAAAAACTTAACACTACCAGTAGTATCTGTATCTATAACAAATATATCTAGGGATGTTAATAGAGTTTTCAATAAACTTGATGGTTTCTATTATGGTAAAAACGATGGTACTCAAAATAGTGTATCTCATCTTTTATCACCTGTACCTATTAATATAAGTGTAAGTATGTCGATAATAACAAAATATCAGACAGACATGGATCAAATACTAAGTAACTTTGTACCTTATGCTAATCCATACATTATAATAGGTTGGAAGGTACCAGAGGATTTAGGTCTATCATTAAATCAAGAAATAAGAAGCGAAGTTCTCTGGGAAGGTGGTATTGCATTATCATACCCTACAGATATCTCAAGTACCGATAAATATAGATGTACAGCTGACACGTCTTTTACGATAAAAGGTTGGTTGTTTAAGACTCAGCAAAATCCAAAAGGATTAATATATTATATTAATAATAATTTTAATGTTGAGAGTAGGATAACAACCTATGATAGTCTCTCAGGTAATACCTATACATGGCCTGTATCTACAGGTATTTTAACAGAAACGGAATTTGTAGGAGTATCAGCAAATCCATGATAACCAGCATTACAGTCGATGGTATAAAATTATACGATACGTTAACCACAAACACAAATAATTTAAGTGTTGTAGGTTTACAGGGATATAATTTTGATAAGCTTTTAAATGTTATGTTATCGAGTAACGATACATTTTCTTTACCATCACTAACTAGTATAAACATATTCAAAAGACAGCAGCCTATTACAGGTTCTTTAGTTGATTATACTGTTATAGACAAAAATAATATTTTAATAAATGTACCTAGATTAATAGGTGATTGTGATATACAATTCATACCATATAATGTTGCTGGGTACTCAGAGAGCTCTAAAACGTTATTTTCACCATATTTATCTTCAAATAGTACTGTAATATCTGTAACAACACCATTAATAATAACCTATATTAGACCCGTATCATCTTTTACATATAGAAGACCAGATGGTAGATCGTTATTCCTAACGCCAGAGTCTTTATTAAGCATATGTGTAGATAACGATAATAATGTTTTTGTAGATAGCACAAGCGCTATTTATCTTATATAAATAATAACAATGAAATACAAACAGTTTATTGATTTATCTTCTATTACAACTCCAAGTGATAGTGATATTATTCCTATATCTACCACAGATGGTGTTGTTAATAAAATTACATTTTCAGATATAAAGTCTTCTATACCACAAGTTTTAACTATAAAAGACGAAGGTACAACAGTTTCAACTACTGTATCATCAATTAATTTTGTCGGAGCTACAGTACAAGCATCTATCTCTTCTCCTGGTAATATAACTGTAAGTGTTTCTGGATCAATTACAGATGGTGATAAAGGCGATATAACCGTGTCTAGTTCAGGAGCTACCTGGACTATTGATTCTAATGCAGTAACAAATACAAAATTAGCTACTATATCTGCTAATACTATTAAAGGTAGAATATCAACTGGTATGGGCGATGTACAAGACCTAACTACAGCACAGATAACTTCAATGCTTGATTTAGCCACTACCTCCACAAAAGGTTTAATAACATCTGCAGAGAAAATAGTATTAAATACTCTAAGTAGTTTCAATCCTAACCTTGCTGTATCATCGTTAACAATAAAGGATGAAGGTACTACTGTATCAACTTCTGTAACATCGATTAACTTTATTGGTGCAAGCGTTCAATCATCATTATCATCACCGAGTAATATTATAGTAAGTGTTTCTGGAGCAATTACCGATGGCGATAAAGGTGATATAACTGTATCTGGCTCAGGTACATCTTGGACAATTGATTCTAATGTAGTTAGTAACGCTAAATTATCACAAGTATCTTCAGGTGTTTTTAAAGGTAGAACAACAGCAGGTACAGGTAATCTAGAAGACTTAACGACTACACAAGCAACTTTAATGCTTGATCTAGCTACTACGTCTTCAAAAGGTTTAATAACATCTGCAGAGAAAATAGTATTAAATACTCTAAGTAGTTTCAACCCCAATATCATCTCACCATCTTTAACCGTAAAAGATGAAGGTATTACTATATCCACATCTGTATCATCTATTAATTTTATTGGTGCAAGTGTTCAATCATCATTATCTTCACCAGGTAATATTACAGTAAGTGTTTCAGGCAGTCTTACTGACGGTGATAAAGGTGATATAACTGTATCAGGTAGCGGTACATCTTGGACTGTTGATAGCGGTGTAATTGGTAATACTAAATTATCGCAAGTATCAACTAATGTCATTAAAGGTAGAATAACAGCAGGTACCGGTAATGTTGAGGATTTAACACCTACACAAGTAACTTCGATGCTTGATCTAGCTACTACCTCAACAAAAGGTTTAATAACATCTGCAGAGAAAATAGTATTAAATACTCTAAGTAGTTTTAATCCTAACCTTGCTGTATCATCGTTAACAATAAAGGATGAAGGTACTACCGTTGTTGTAGGTGTTACTGGTATTAATTTTGTTGGTACAACTATATCTGCTACCGATGCTGGTTCTCAAAATATAGATGTAACTGTCAATACAGCTAACGCTATAGATACTAATTTTACACTATACGTTTCAACTACAGGTAGTAATTTATCAGGTACCGGTACTGATGATAATCCTTTTTTAACTGTTCAAAAAGCATTTGACTACATTGGTGGTTTAGCTATACAAACATCAGTATCACCAACAATATTATTAAAACCAGGTACATATGAAATATCTAGTAATCTTCTTCTTGGACCAACGAATGTTAATTTAACGACACTAAGTGGTATTGGTGTCGGTACAGTTACACTAGGAAATAATACTAATCCATTTCGTATAGGTAGAGGTCAGGTAAGTATATCAAACTTATTAGTTACATTTGCATCTTGTGCAAGATCTACAGCAAGATTGTTAATAGGTACAGGTATAACGTTTATAGGTAGTAATTCTGCGTTAATTCATCTGTATGCTACAGAAGGTGGTGAAATATGGGTAAATGCTAGTTGGAATATAAGTGTCGTAAGTGGTTCGCAAATTTATGCACATATGTTAGCTGAAAACAATGGATATATACGTGTTAATCCAGGGTCTAATTTGGCTTATGGTGCTGGTAATTTGACATTAACAGATGCTTTTGCTGTTGCACGTAACCTTGCTACAATTAACCTTACACCAACATTTGGAACTAGACCTACCTTTTCTGGTGTCGCTGTTTATTCAGGTAAATATTATAATGTATGGAATAATTCATTAATTTATACAAATGGTGGTGCCAGTAATTATTTACTTGGTAATGCTCTTGGTGTAGCAGCAACGGGTGGTTTATATACTTAATATAAATTAAAATCTATAGATTTATTATAATTGATAAATCTATTTTTTATATTAAATATTTAAAATGGCTGCAGACGATAAAAATACAGTATCCGGTGGTTTCTTTAAAAACCTTGTAAATAAGTTACCATACCAAACTCTTGATCTAAATGGATACTTAAATCAGATAAATCCTAAGTATCAAATATTCCAGGACACAGGGTCTAAACGTTCCGAAGCTTTAGCTCGTAATAGCGTATTTTTTGATAATGATTATAATAACACACCATCTGGTTCTATAGCAAAAGGTGGCATATACAATGATATGGTATATGCCAATATACAGGCTGATAAGGGTGCGAGAATAATGGATTACAGAGTGATGGCGGCATTCTCTGAAATATCTGATTGTTTAGATGAGATTTGTGATGAAACAATCAATAAAGATCAAGCAGGTGATATTGTTAAGTTACAATTTAAAAATATTGACTTAAAAGATATAGATAAGGAACAGATAATTAAAGAGTTTCAAAAATACGTAGAATATTTTAATCTTGAAAGAAAAGGCTGGGAATATTTTAGACAGTTAATAGTGGAGGGTGAAGTTTACTTTGAACATGTAGTTCATAAAAAGTTTCCAGAAGAAGGTATACTTGGCGTGGTACAGTTGCCTACGGAGTTAATCGATCCTATTTTTGATAATATTCAGAATATGATTATTAAAGGTTATATTCTAAGAAAGCCTATTTTTGATCCTGCTAAGCCTAATAAAGTAATTAAGTATGAGTTTATCCCTATGGATAAAAACCAGGTTACATATATTAATTCTGGCATATGGAATCAAGATAAATCTTTTAGATTACCGTTTATTGAAAATTCAAGAAGAGCTTACAGACAGTTATCTCTTATAGAAGACTCTATAGTAATATATAGATTGGTAAGAGCTCCTGAACGTCTAGTATTTAATGTTGATGTTGGTAACATGCCACCACCAAAAGCTGAAGCTTATTTACGTAAATTAATTCAAGAGTACTGGAGCAAGAAGACTTTCGACGTCAATCAATCTGGTATAGTTCAGAAATTTAATCCACAATCAATGTTGGACTCTTTTTGGTTTGCAAAAAGACAAGGTAGCGAAGGCACATCTGTTACACAATTAGCTGGTGGTGCAAATCTTGGTGAGCTAACAGACTTAATGTACTTTGTAAACAAACTTTACAAATCATTAAAAGTACCTACTAATAGACTTAACTCTGAGAGTACTTTCAAAGATGGTGCAGAAATTTTAAGAGAAGAGCTCAAGTTTGCTAAGTTTATTATTCGCTTACAACAACAATTTGCAGGTGCATTAAAAAATGGATTTTTAACACACTTAAATCTTAAAGGTCTAGTAGAAAAATACGACATTAAAGAACAGCATATATCATTAGAATTTAATGTACCTACTAACTTTTATGAGTTAAGAGAGAGCCAAAAATTAGAACTTAAAACAAATAACTTTAATACCCTTGCGAGCAATCCTACTATCTCTCCTACATATTTACAAAAGAAAATTCTTGGTTGGAGTGATATTGACATTAAGGCAAATCGTGAATTCCTCCGTAAGGATAAAGAGCTTGAGTGGGAGCTTAATAATATTACAAATGCTGGTCCAAATTGGAGAGATCAACTACAGACAATGAGTCAACAAAATCAAGCAGCAGCAGGTAGTGAAATAGGTGGTGCGGGTGAGCAACAATCACCAGCAGGTTCACCACCGGAGTTTGGTGGAGGTCCCGCTGAAGTAGGTGGAGAAGCTCCAGTTGAAACTGGTGGTGCAGAAGCAGCACCAGCTGAAACACCCGCACCACAATAACGAAAACATTGACATCATAGACTCTTAATAAATAACTATATGTCACAGTGCGATATAACACCCATCTCTGCTTTTCAAAGTACTAATCTTTCAAACAAGATAACTTCTTTTAATAGATTATCAGAAAGAATTCTTAGAAGCCTTGGTTACCCATTTATAAATGTAGAGGTTCATAGAGACCAGTTATATGAAAATATTAGCATAGCTTGTGAAATGTTTACTAAATTTGCCGGTTATACCAGAGAGTATATATTATTCAATAGTAACCTTTATGAGAAAGATGTTGGTATTAGACTAGACTCTTTAGTAACATTAAACGATGCAAGTGTGTTAGATCAGACAAAAGGTAAAACTTCTAACCCTCAATATACAAATTACGTACCACAGCAAACTGTTGCATACGTAGTAAATACAGCAACAAATTCAGGTTACTTTAATACATCTACAAGTTTATCTGCAGCACTAAGTGGTGGTCTATTTGTAAATGAAATATTTGATACAACAATATATAGTCAAATTACTGCTTTTAATTCATCTCTATCAGCTAATTTTACACAAACATCTCAAAGACAGATAACACAATTAGGTACACCAGTATCATCTACAAAATATAATAACTCTTTTGATTATGACGTAATGGATTATCGTAAAGTAATCGCTATTACAGACTTTGAACAAGGATCTACAACAGGTATTAATACGCTGTTTACAATTGAACAAACATTAGCACAACAAACCTATTTCAGTTATGCGATGGGTAATTACGGCTTTGATTTAATAAGCTGGTATGTATTAAAGGACTGGTTAAACAATAGAGAGAAGTTACTGGCAATTAAACCTTCATACGACTTTAATGAAAGAACTCAGTTAATGAGAATATATCCTCAACCAAAAGCTGGTGAAAGCACTTCACAATATTATGGTGTTATAAGCTGTTATGTTGAAAAGCCTTTAAGAGATGTAATACAAGAGCAGTGGGTATATCAATATTCTCTTGCATTAACAAAAATAGTACTTGCAAGAGTGCGTGGTAAGTACCAAGGTACTACATTATTCGGTGGTGGATCTGTAAATGCAGACATGTTATCGGAAGGTCTTGCTGAGAAGGAAAAACTCGAAGAGCAACTATATACCGGTGCTACACCCGGGCTTGGTGATAATGAACCTCCTCTATTCTTTGTCGGCTAGGGACTAGGTCACATAATAATAATGATAACATTTAAGGACTATTTTTTAATTGAACGTAAACGTAGAGAGGAGTATCATACTGGGTTCTCTATCGAGAACAAACTTAAAGATAGAGAAAATTATATATCTATATTATCTAGACTTGGGGTGTTTGATAAATTAAATGCACAGCCAGTGGTTAGAATAGCATCTCTCCCAGATACCTATGATTTTGAACGTAAAATAATATCAAATCTACCTAATCCAACCATAGAGATATATGGTGTCGATTATACCCCTACTAAAGCTTTTGAACAAGGTCGAAGATTTATTAGAGATGCATCTAATAATAAATTAAGTGTGTATGTGCCTTTTACAAAAAGAAAAATTGTTAAGTTTGAAAATGTATTACAACAACCGCAAAAATTCATCAATGTTGTTGATAATAATATTGTAGACAAACCAATATTATTCGATATAGTCGATTATGATACTACTACTACAGCAATACCAGAGGCTATAGATGCGATAGCACATGTATTCAATAATCTTACACCTAATGGATTTATTCATGTTACATTCACTAATCTAATTAGATCTAAGTCTTATATAGATACCAGAATTAATAGGTCTAAGTATGATGAGAGTGATACAATAAACACTACTGAACCAGATGATGCTAATTTCTATGAGTTACCGGAAGACGCATATATAGATGAGTTTAACATAAACATAGGTAAAAATATTAAGAACAACCTACTACAAGTTAAAAATGCTAACTACACTACTGCTAATTTGATTAGCCATGGTCTCAAACATGTACATGTGTCTTTATATCCGAGTAAATGGGGTAATGCAATGATGTATAGTGGTGTGTTTGTAAAATGAAAACATTTAACTTTTTAAATAGTTAATTTATGGCCAATAAATATAAGCAAGGAATTTACCGACCGATTAATATAGAAAAATATCTAGGAAAGAACAATCCTGTATATCGTAGTGGTTGGGAGTTAAAATTCTTTAGATGGGCTGATACAAATCCTAATATATTAGCATGGGGTAGTGAAAATATAATTGTACCATATATCAACCCTTTAGATCAGAAAGTTCACAGATATTTTGTAGATAATTTTGTTGTCTTTAAAGATAAAGACGGTAATAAACAAAAACTTTTGATAGAAATTAAGCCTAGCAAACAAACGGTACAACCAGTACCTACAAAAGGTAAACATAAAAAAACAATACTATACGAACAAACTACCTGGATTACCAATCAAGCAAAATGGATAGCAGCTAAAGAATGGGCTAAAAGAAAGAATATGGAGTTTATTATACTAACAGAAAAAGAATTAAATATAAAAACTTAATGGATATGATACACCATCATATAAATAATATTAAATGAGTTTTAGACTAATAGTTGAGACACCTACTAATAACAACGATTTTTCTTATATCGTTGAAGAGCGTAATGCTAATGAACCTAGAACACTCTATATAAAGGGGCCATATATGATGGCAGAGGGTGTCAATAGAAATAAGCGTCTATATCCTATCGATGAAATGGTCCGTGAAGTTCAGCGCTACGAAGATGATATGATTAAGCCTGGTAGAGCAATGGGTGAACTTAATCACCCTACCACAGCTGACGTAGATCTATCTAGAGTCTGTCACTTAGTTACAGAACTAAAAAGAGATGGTAATGTATTTTACGGTAAAAGTAAAGTACTATCAACACCTACAGGTCTTATAGTTCGCTCACTTATTAACGACGGTGTTAAAGTTGGTATGAGTTCTAGAGCTTTAGGGCAATTAATACCTGAATCAAACGGTTGTAATAGAGTAAAAGATTTTAGACTAGTAGCAATCGATTGCGTTGCAGATCCAAGTTTCGGTAAAGCGTTTGTTAATGGTATTCTCGAATCTAAACAATATGTATTGAGAGAGAATGGACATTATGAAGAATTATATGATACTTTTGAAAAGAAGTTAATAACTTTACCTCGCTCCGATAAAGATCAATATCTACGTAGCGCGATTCTTAGTTTTATAAATAAATTATAATATGAGAAAAAAACATAAGATAAAAGAAAAGGTAAAAAAACACAGTAAGCGTTCTGTAGTTAAAGAGTCCTTGCATAATTTTATTGACAATATATTGAGTAATAAGCCTAAATCTGCTAAAGACTCAATAAAAGTTGCCATTGAACAAAAAATAAAGCAAAAAATAATAAATAATAATAACGCAAAACTTTTCTAATTTATGGAGAATATTAACGAACAATTAAAAGACCTCTCACCTGAATCTTTAAAAATGATTCAAGAGGCTATTGAATCAAAGGTAAAAGCAAAAGTTGAACTCCATGTTGAGAAAGCTCTTGCTGAACAAGATGAACTTTATACTAAGAAGCTCGAGCAACTACTCGAAGCTATTGATAAAGATCATACAATTAAATTAGAAAAGGTAGTAGAAGCTATTGAACTAGATAGAGCAAACAAACTTAAGAAGGTTGTTTCTAAGTATGAGAGAACACTAAATGAAGATGCTAAGAAGTTTAAACAAACCTTAGTTGAATCTATCAGTGACTATCTCGAAGCTTATCTTGAAGAGATAGTACCTGCTGCTGACATTCAAGAAGCTGTTAAAAACAAGAAAGCAGCCAAACTACTTGAATCACTACGAAACACTTTAGCTGTCACATCTGCACTTGAAAGAGATTCTATCAAAGATGCAGTGCTTGATGGTAAAAACCAAATAAATGAAGCTTCTAAAAAGCTTGAGTCTATCCAAAGCGAAAACGCTATGTTAAAAGAATCCCTACAGCAAATACAAGCTGGTTTGATTCTAGAACAAAAAACCGCCAAACTTAACGATCAAGAAAAATATTACGTTAAGAAAGTAATGGCTGGCAAATCGCTGGAATTTATAAATGAAAATTTTGATTACACAGTCAAACTCTTCAATAAGAAATTAACAGATAGACTCGAAGTCTTGAAAGAAGAAGCACTAAATGAGCGCCAAGATGTTGATCATGTTGTTACAGAACAGACAGAAGAAGTGATCACAGAAGGCGTGCAACAAATTTCTCCTTACCTAAAAGAATTAGGTAAGTACTAAGAGAAGAATTAGGCTATTTTTTCCTGAGTTACCTGGTAAAAAACCCTGGGGTCGAAGAAAAAAGGAATAAATAATTATCGATGAACACTATTCGTCCTACACAAGCATATATCAATGAATCAAGAGCAAAGGCGCTTCTTGAGAAGTGGGGTCCAGTTTTGGATTACTCTTCTAAGAACGTTGCTCCGATTGAAGACAACCACACCCGTTTAAATACAGCAATGCTATTGGAAAACCAAGAGCAATGGTGTATGGTTAACGAAGCTGGTCCTAACTACAACCCATCCGGTACAGTTAATACTGCCGGTTTCGGTGGTGCAGTTGGTGGCACAGCAGGTATGAACTCATGGAACTCTACCGGTACACCTGGTACAGATACATACGCACCTGGTGACTACCGTCTTCCAAAAATCTTGATCCCCATGATCCGCCGTACTTTCCCAGAGCTTATCTCTAACGAAATTGTCGGCGTTCAACCAATGGCTGGTCCAGTAGGTCTCGCATTCGCTCTTCGTTATCGCTACACAGGTAGCACTTTAGGTTCTAATGGCAACGCTCCTGCCGGTCAGTCTGGTATTCTTACCTCTGCAGCTGGTCAGGAAGCAGGCTATCAGTACCTTAACAGTGCTTACACCGGTACATCCGCAGCCTACCTTTCTGGTAGCTCTGCATTGCCCGTTAATTTTATTAATAACGGTCAAAATAACGGTGTAGCAGCTCTTCTATCAAGCTTTGAAATCTCGGAAAACATTCCGACATTTGAAGTTTCATTTGAAAAGACTGCTGTTGAAGCTGGTACAAGACGCTTAGGCGCCCGCTGGTCCGTAGAGCTTGAGCAAGACCTCAAGAACATGAACGGTATTGATATCGACACTGAATTAACAAACGCTATGAGCTATGAAATTCAGGCCGAAATCGACCGTGAAATGATTATTAGAATGATCCAAGTCGCCCTCAATGCAGGTGCTGGCGTTGGTTATTCTATCTGGTCTCCTGCTTCAGCAGATGGCCGTTGGTTGGTCGAACGTAACCGTGACTTCTATCAAAGACTAATTATCGAAGCTAACCGTATTGCTGTACGTAATCGTCGTGGCGCTGCAAACTTCATTGTTGCAACACCTCGCGTTTGCGCAATCCTTGAAATGCTACCTGAATTCCAATGGGTACCAGTTCAAGGCAATGTTAACACACAGCCAGTCGGTGTTGCTAAGGTAGGTAGCCTTGGTGGTCGTTTCCAGGTTTACAGAGACACCAGAACAGAAGGTCAATACGTTGATACTACAAATCGTCCAGAATATGCACTACTTGGCTACAAGGGTCCAGAATTCTACGATACCGGTATCATCTACTGCCCATACATACCTGTTATGGTACAACGCACCATTGGTCAGAACGACTTTGCACCACGTGTTGGTCTATTAACCCGTTACGGTGTTGTAGACAACATTTTCGGCGCAAACCTCTACTACCACGTTATTATAGTAAGCGGACTCGGTCAGGCATTCACACCTGGCAATCAGTCAGTTTACTTCTAAGCTTAACGCTAGTACAACGAATCATAAACAACTTCAGAGCTGCTCGAAAGAGCAGCTCTTTTTTATGTCTATATTTGTAATACAGACATAAAAAAAAAGCAGCTATAAAAAGCTGCTTTTTTAAACTAATGGTTAGATTTAATAGTTATACAGGTTCTACTTCTATACTTGAAAGTTTATTTTTTAGTACGCTATATAAATGATTATATATACCTGTTTCTGTTATTTCATTTACAATATAACAAGTAAAAGATTGTATACCTGGTGATATTTCATGGAGAGAAATCTTCATATTACTTCCTTGTTGTGCTAAATTAATTTCGTTTCCTAACTCATCAGAAATTAAAAAACGAAAGTTTTCTAAATCTGTAGCTGTCATTATGTCGATATATGTTGTCATGGTAATAACGAAACTGCTGATACGTATTGAGATATTCTATTTTCAATCTTTTGAAGATCTACGTTTCTACCGCATGAATAAAATTGTAGTCTTGTCATACCTATAGGTGTATTAGAAGCACCGCCTAGATTTCTTGTATATACGTAAATATTACTTGCTGTAGTTGTTGCTCTCGATCCACGCGTAAAAGAATTATTGGTGCTTGTAGCTCTCATATTAAATGTAGTGGATGATGCTCTTGTAATACCCAGCAGATTATTAGTGTAATCAAAACCAGTAGAAAAATATCCATCAGGGTTGGTAGCTCTGCAATAACTACCTAAACCTAATGTAGATCTAAATAATGTCATTCTAGAATTTGAATCTGTAATATCTCCCATTATATTACCAAAAGATCCGAAAGGTATTGATGAAGCATATGTTGCTATATGTATATCATCTAATCCAACGCTTTTTGAATCGAATCCTGTATCGATATAAGCATTTACAGAAGTTGATGGTGATTCTAATCCAGTTTTTCTATCATAATTAGATGAGGTAAAATTATAACTTATAGGTGCAGCACCTTTTAGTGGTACTAAAGCACCTTGAATAGTGTGTGGGCCACACAATAAACATGAATTGTTAATGTATTGCCAAGTGTTATCGCGTTTACAATTAAAGATAAAAGTTCGTATTGCATCTTTTACAATAGTTTCCAGTGGTTGACCATCTGCTTGTTCAACACTTTTTATATATTTTAGCGCATCATAATCATACGTTTGTGCGCAACATAATATCATGAAATCTTTAAGTATCATAGATCGAAGCCACCTATACCAAAAAGAATATTATTTGATTTATATATAAATAAGCTACCGAATTGTGTGGAGCATCTATTGGAGAATGCACAAATCATTGGCACTTGTGTTGATGATATGTATATAGTACCTGTACCTATATTTGTTATACCCATATTAAAACCGTTAGAAAGTTCTGATGGTAGTATAACACTTAAATTAGTAGAATTTGTATTTAAATTATATACTCTACTGTTATCATATGTATTATCAGCAGTTATAGATGTAACTGCCGTTAATGGAAAGAAGCCTGAGGTAATACTATCAAAATTACCAGAAGTTGCATTTATGTAAGACGTATTTATTGTATTACTCGTAAATGCTACTGCATTTACGTTAGTACCAGCTACCGTATTAGCTAATATAGAAGCTGCTGTAATCGTGCTACTCGTCTCTATAGAATCACTAAGATTGCCAAGAAAATCATTGACAGTGATTTTCTTGGATTCACCTGAAGGTAAAGTTTGTAGACTAACAACGTACAGTAAGTCGGTACTTTGCACTGATGAAAGTGCGTCTAACTCTGTTAATTTTGTATCTGCCATAATATTATTTATTAACTGATTTAGTTATTATTGCTTAGGTGTTTTAATATGTGGTATACAATTAAGTTGTAGATTAGTACTTAATAATACCTCTTTATTTGCACGCTCAGGGTTTATATCAATACCACCCCTACGTGCATACAAACATCTTACCGTAAGTTCATCAGGTGTTAGCTTATCATATATGCGTTTATAAATTGTCTCACATATCTCTTCATGAAAGTGGCACTCATCTCTAAATGATATTATATACTTTAGTAAAGAGATAGGGTCAATAGTTTTATCTTTTTTTGTGATGGTTATATATACATCACCCCAGTCTGGTTGTGATGTTACTCTACAATTACTCTTAAGTAGAGCACTATGATAGTGAACTGTATCGTTAACACTATCTACTACTTGTAGTAGTTCTGGTGTTTCCTTATAGATTTCAAAGGTTACATCATTAACATTATACTCATCCTCTATTGTTGAGTATTTTTTGTGATTCCATTCGGTATATGCAGTGCTTTGTTGACGTAGTACTTCAGCATTCGAATGTACGTAAACTTGTACATCTGTTTCGAGTAGTTTTGAGAGATCTTCTGAAGCAGTAATTGCTATTTTATCAAGAACTGCATCGCTATGAAACCCTAGTTTAGTCATATTAAAAGAATTAAAGTAAAGTTTAATAGACTTTGATTCTACGATATATTTGCTTGAAGCAGGGTAAACAATTTTAGCTACACCTGCAACAGGTAAACCACTATCTGTTAATGCACTAACTTCATATGCATTCCAAGTATCATAACCTACAAAGGGTAAGTTATCATCTTTAATATTAAGATGTACTCTATTAGATGATCTTGGCTCTCTTACCAAGAGAGAAGCATCATATGTTGATTTGTATTGTGATACCTTACCAAGGTGCTTGCTTATGTTTTTATTGTCGAGTTTTTTAAGTGCCATGTTTATATTATATTTTGTGCTTTTAAGTTTTCAATAGCTATATCTATTTGTTTCAATCTTTCTTCTACAGTACCTGTTAACTTTACTATCTTAGTTCTAACTACACTATTAGATTGTAAGGCTTCGTTTATCAATGAAGCTATAGTTGTTCTAAACTTTTCATCTATACTTCTTACACCATCATCAACAACAGGAAATTCAGGCTCAATATGAAATATTATATCATATTTATCTATAATAAGATCGAACATATACTTTGCATGCAAAAATACATCTGTATGAATCTTACCTGTCATATACTGATATGTTGTATATACAAGCCCATCAACTATACATCTATCTAAAATAACATTATTGTTCTTATGTTTTACTACATTTTCTAAATGCGAATTTAGAACGAATAACTGCGTTATTGAATCACCTGATTCATTTATATTCAGTCCAAACTTCTCTTTTAGACTACGCGTTATTTCCGGTTCAAACATCCAGTCTTTATATCTTTCATCTTTTTGAAGAGCTGAAAGCAAAGTACTTTTACCTACTGATTGTGTACCTGTAAATGTTATTATCATCTTTTTAATATGTTTTTAAATTGACGTGTATTATAATTAATAATTTCCAATTCATCAGTTGTTACTTCGTGGTCAATTAAGTCAGCAAGTTTAATCGAAGGTTTATCATTTAACCCTAAATCTCCATTATATCTCATGCCTTTGATACCAGCTACAACAGGGTTTGATGTATCAATCGATCTAATATTATAGATGTTATTATTCACGTAATAGCTAAACTCTTTTGCTAAAGAACAACCTAGTAAATGGTGTGGTTTATTCCAATCCCATACACCATCATTTATCAAAGATTTAATAAATCGCTTTCTACCATCACACCATCTATCTAATTTTGATAAACCAATACCTGTACCGATATAGTAGCTAAAATCAAAACTTATAGCAATATAGTCAGCATTTTGCGACATATACTTATAACAGTCAACTAATTCATCATAACATTTACCTTGTACTGCACCTATTTTTAATCCAGGTAGATCTTTGTATGTAGACGTAAACTTATTGAACGATTCTATCGTAGCATAACCATCTTCTAAAACATCTGGTACTATATACCAATTAGGTTGTAGTGATTCTACATACTTAGCAAATTTAGAAGGTTCGAACGATGTACCTAATTCAAATATACTATTATCTAGTAGGATTTCACGATTGAGTGCTTTACTCCTTTTAAAAAACTCAGCATATTCAGGTTTCTGTTCTAAAAGATGTACTAGACAGTAATCATAATCGTTAAACTGAAGGGAGTCGGTCAGTATTGATATAGGTGATTCATGTGAAATTAAAATCTTATGATTCATAGTTTCATTATATATGTAAATTTGAAAAATCAATATTTTCTTTAAATATTGATATGTCATGTAAAAATAAGTTATCCAACTTACCAGGCTTATCTAACATAAACGAACAGTTTAAGAAATTAACACCAAGTAGCTTAGAAGGCTTATCACCAAAATTAAAGGCAAAAAAAATTGCTGAAGGTTTTGGTGACATGGCTGGAGATCTTACAAGGCAGGTAGGAAACCAAATAGGTAATTTTGCAAATGATGCTACAGGTAAACTCTCTAATCTAGGTGGTTTAGTATCGGGATTAGGTACTGATTTAAAAGCAGGTATACCTGAAGATTTAAAGGGAATCAAAACAAGCATTGCAAATGGTATTATATCTGCAAAAAATGAGATATCCAAACAGTATCAAAATATGAAATCAGCTTTTGATTGCGAAGATGAAACAACTGCAGAAGCGTTACAATCGACTCAAGAAACTACAGCTATAAAATCTTCAGTTATGTCTACTAGCGTTTCTAGTACTAAAAATTTAACAAACAGTGAAATTAAAAAAGTATCAGAAAATACTGAATATAAAGATAAGAAAACGCAAGAGATAACAAGCGATACTATAAGTAAAGGTACAACAAAAGCTTCTGATTCACAAAGTAATAAACAAATAGTAAATACACAAACAACATCTCTAAGCGCTTTGCAAACTGTATCAGCACCTCAAGACGAAAAATTTGAAAAAGATACAGATAATCTTTATAACGAAAGTACTCTGTTGCTTAAGGACATACAAGCAGGTTTGGTTTTCTTATTTACTAATGCTAAACCATATATTGATGACGATAAGATTACTGCAGGTAATATCATAAAGAGAACGTATAGCACGTTAGTTGAAAACGTTAACGGTTTAGATAAATTATATACTCAGAATGAATTAGATCTAGATAATACAAAATTTAATCTCGATGTAAACAATAAACAGTGTATGATAGTTAAATTTGCAGTTCAAAAAACTAACGGTACGATGTCATCAGAAACATATATACAGAATATTAATAAAACACTACGAGAAAGACTTACTTTAATACAAGAAGGTGAAGCTAAAACACCTCCAAAAAAATTAGTAATTAAAACAATTAAAGGTTCATTGGTATGAAAAAATATTACGGCAATCATGTAGGTATAGTTATACAAAATAACGATCCAGACAAATCAGGTAAAGTTAAGGTATTCATACCTTATATTTCACCTACTGTGTACGAAAGATGGATACAACAGAAAACTAATAAATCATTTAAGTTTTTAGGTGATAATATACAATCTGTACTAACACAGATATTAAAGCAACAAACAGAGACAGGTGGTGAATCTTCGACTAGTTCTACAATCATAAACGTTGCTGAAGAATTAAAACGTATATTACCTTGGGCAGAATGTGCATGCCCATTAGTAGGTGAGAACACTAGTGGTAGGTATAATAATACAAGGCAAGTAGGTACTACTTCGGACTCTAATTTTGCAGATCAGCTATCGCCAGATATTGACTCAAAAGATATACCTGGGAAACCTGCTGCTTTCTACGAAGATCAAACATATAGACTTCAAGACGCGTTTGATTCTGCTTCAAATAATATTAATAGACCTAATCCTTTATCTTACGAGTATTTACCTTCATCATATTCTAATAAAGCAAAAGGCTCTTTCGCTATACCAAGTGTAGGTTCACATGTATGGGTATTTTTCAGAGATGGTAACCCTACAGCACCTATTTATTTTGCCACAACATACGGTAATATAGATTGGCAGGGAATTTTTAATTCTGAAAATGGTGGTATAGATTACCCTGGTAGTTTCGAAAATAAGATACAAACCGAATATAATAATAATGTAGATACGTACAGAAATAAATTTGTTATAAATCAAAAAGGTGGTACTATAGAGGTTGTTAATACAGACTTAAATGAGAAGTTAAAGTTTACGCATTTTTCAGGGTCGTTTAAAGAATTTAATAATCAATCTAATATAGAGCTCGCTACAAAGAATAGCCAAAAGCTAGTACTAAATGATCAGTATGAAACGGTAAGAGGTTTTAATAATGTATATACCGGTAAGAGCTTAGATGAAATAGTAATGCGTGATAAGTATAAAAAAGTCGGGTTATTAAATAGTGAACTATTTGATCAGTGGAAACTAACTTATGCTATAATACATGAAAATAAGCAACTATTTGAAATTAAGCGTACGGATAATAATAACGTTTTAGATGCAGACGGTAATATAAGACTAAAACGTAATAGTTTACTGCAAACAAGATCAGGTGCTTTTGCTGCACATCCAGTAACAGATGGATCAGTAACGTATGATACTATTACAGGTAGTCAATCATTTGACACATATAACACAACAACAAATGCATCATCTGACGGTGCTTATAATATTAATAATAATTTAGGTTCTACTGTTGATAGATCATTACCACCTACTTCAAGATATCTTGCTGAATCTAACACTGAATGGGGACCTGGTGGTGTAGGTAAGAGCACATCTTCACAAGGTGGTAATTGGGATGTAGAAGATCAAAAAGATATTTTAAACCAGTTAATAGAACTTAATATACAACAGCTAACAGAAATAGAAAAACAACTTGGTGTTGGTGGTAGTGAGATATCGCAAATTGCCAAGCATAAAATTGAAACTATAGGTTTAACGTTTAATGATTTCGGTAGTATACGATACGATGGTATCGGTAAAATGTTAAGCAATGAAGTACTTGTTGATGATTTTGGTGTATATGTAAACAAAAAAGAGAGTCCATTAGTAGAGTTGGTACACGTGCAAGACTTACCAGGTGGTAATTATACGATAACAGCATGTAATAGAATGAACGTTTTAGTAGGTGCTGGCGGCATCAATATTAAATCTCTTGGACAAACTAACATAACAGGCACTGTTACTAATATAGTAGGCGAGCAAGTAAATATTGCATCATCTAATGAAATTAATATAGATGCAAAAACAATTAACATATCTGCTGAAATCCTAAGATTAAGAAATAAAAATCAAAGACAAGTACTAATAAACGAAAGTCTCGGTGTTAATAATAATGTTATTATTGGTGGAGGTCTACACGTAGAAGGTGAAACTTACATACAGCATATAACAGCACCTAAGGAATATCAGGTGACTGAACAAGTTACACTATTTGGTAAATTTGTTACAGGTACAGTAGTAAATGTTAAAATAAACGGAAGTCCTGCAACATTGGAATATACCAGTACGGGTACTAATATAATTGAATGTTATCCGCATTCTCATGCATTTGCAAACTTACCTCTCACATTACTCGCAACTAATGATGCTGTAAGAGTTGCTGCTAAAGAATTAAACGATGGGTCACAACGATCAGTATCTGAAGGTATACACAACGAACGTAAGTGAAACTAATAAATAGATTATATGCCGTCATCAAGTAACTCTACATTATCAGAGTTGTTTACTACAATCAATATAGTTAAAGTTGTAGGTACTTTTTTTATAGCAACATGTGTTGTTTGGTTAAACAGTAACTACGTTAAACAAAACGAGTTTAAAGAGTTAACAAATAGAATAGTCGTGGTAGAATCTAAGACTAATAATCTTGAGAGACAGATGGGAGACATAGTACCGGTACTAAAAAATATTGAAAAGAGATTGAGCAATATCATTACCGAAGATGGTAAGATAATTTATGATAATAAAATCATAAATATGGAAAGAGATATAGGTTTGATACAAAAAGATATAGAATATATCAAAGATAATATTTCTAAAAAATAATAAAAAAAGATATCATTTAAATGATATCTTTTTTTTATTATTGTTATGATTGGCAGGACTGACAATTTAATATGTTTCTCGCCAGCTCCTGAGCTGGGTTAGCACTTCTTTGATAATAAAGCGCTTTAATACCTTCTCTCCACGCAAAGATCGTTAGTTCACTTACATCTTTAGGTTTGGTATCGGGTGGTATCATTATATTAAGGGATTGACCTTGGTCGATGTACTTTTGGCGTGTAGCAGCTTGTATTATAATTTCTTTTTGAGATATCTCTCCAAATGTTTTAAATACATTCTTTTCATCTTCCGTAAAGAAATCTAAATGCTGTACAGAACCACCTTTTACGAGAATAGATCTCCAAATATCCTCTTTGTTTTTATCTTTAGATTCTAATAGCTTTACTAATTGTGGATTCCTAAACGTAAATTTACCTTTTGCTAAGTCTTTTACAAAGTAATTTGAATTTAATGGTTCTATAGAAGGTGATACTTGACCTAAAATAAAAGAACTCGACGTTGTAGGTGCGATAGCAAGTGTAGTAGTATTTCTACGTCCATAACCTTTAAGTAGTTCTGGTTCTCCAAATAAATCAGCCAATTTCTGCGATGCATTATCTGCTTTAGTTCTTATATTTTTCCAGATTTGTGCATTTAATGATTTCGCTTGAACAGACTCAAATGCAATCATTTTAGATTGCAAATATGTATGCCAACCTAATACACCTATACCTAGTGCACGTTGATTGATAGCAAATTTACGTGCGTGAGATAAAAATAGGTCACCTTCTGTTTTATTAATAAAATCAGTCATTACGGCATCCAGAAAGAATGTAAGCACTTCTACAGCATCTGTATCTTTCCACTCATCCCATTTTTCAAGATTAAGAGATGATAGGTCACATACAAATGATTCATCAATACCATTTGCAAGCATAATTTCAGAGCATAAGTTAGAATGAGTTATTTTTAACCCTTTATCTTTATAAACCTTAGGAGCTTGATCATTTGCATTATCTGTAAAGAATATGTACGGGTAACCTGATTCGAATCTCTTCTTAATTACCTTACCCCAACGTTGACGTTTCTCGGTGTTGCCAGCAATCATATCCTCCATCCACTCATTTGTGATACAAACACCTATTGATAGATCCTGAATAGAATCACCGTCAGATCTTATATTTATAAACTCATCAAAGTCTCCATGATCAATTGGTAGATATGCAGCAAATGATCCTCTGCGCACGTTACCTTGTGAGATGTAGTTTGTAATAGCGTTGAAGACAGTCAACTGATGATGTACACCAGTTGATTCACCTCCAGAAGAGATCTTAGAACCTCTTGATCTAACTTTACCGAAATAACCGGAAGTACCTCCACCAGATTTAGACATTGATCCAACCTCACCTATTTTAAATAGAATATCATTGATGTCATCGTTTATGTACGAACCAAAACATGATATAGGTAGGCCACGTTTTCTGCCAAAATTACTCCAAATAGGGCTTGATAAGCTATAAAAACCTTTCTTTAAATAGTCTTCAAATTTATTCGCAAATCCTTGTATTTGTAATATACCTTCTGCAAAAACCGCAATATCTCTAATACGATTCTCTGCAGTCTCTCCAGGTAATAAATATCCCCGCTGCAAGTACGTTCTAGAGTCCTCGTTTAACCAATATATTGTTTCCATAAATTAAAATAAATCAGATTCAGAGAATGAATGCCCTTTTTTGCTGTATTCGACAGGTCGAGTATGAAAAAAGTCGGTCATATTATTACCAAGTAACTCTTCATCAAACCAGGTTGTTTTGCTTAGTAGATCTTGATCTATATCAAATATACTCTTAAAACCTATGTTTAATAATGATTGATTCATTCTGTTTTTAATAAACTCTTTAAGAATATCTGGTGATACATTTTCTTCACGTAGATCACCTACCATCCAATCGATTATGATTGATTCAGCCTTAATAGATTCGCGTGCTTCACTTAGTATTCTTTCTTCGAGTTCATTATCAAAAAGTTCCGGGTATTCTTCTCTCAATGTGTTAATTATTTTAATACCTACTAGTGCGTGTATATTTTCTTCGTTACGTGTATATTTGACTTGTTGATCAGTATCTTTTAAGAGATTTTTAAATCTTGCAAACCAGTTGACTATATAAAACTGAGAAAATAATGAAACGTTTTCAACATATAATGTGAATAGAATTATAGCGTATAAGTATTGTTTTTTAGAGTCTTTGTAAAATCTATGATTGTGCTTTTTTAGGTACTTAACTCTACCTTGAATCCAGTCTAGCTTGAGATTTTCTTGGAAAATATCTTCTAGTCCCAAAAGTGTTAAAAGTTTTTCATAAGCGTTATTATGAATAACTTCGGTGTTAGCCATAACAAACCCAAGATCTTTAATCGATGGGTGTGGTAGATTCTTACCAAGCTCTCCCCAGAATGTTTTTACTTCTACCTCTATTTGCCCTATAGCGGATAGAACTTTGATTATCATATCTTGTTCTTGTTTAGTTAAATTTACTTTAAATTGCTGTACATCAGATTTAAATGAGAATTCATCTTCTGTCCAAAAACCGTTATGCATTGCTTTGATAAATTCCTTTGTCCAAGGGTACAAGTTAGGTTTGCGTGATATTTGCTCTTCGAATAACATAAATTAGATTATTATTTATCTGCTATTATATGTTAAGAATTAATAATTTCAATGATGCAAAAGATTGGAAATCAAAATGTTTTTCATCTAATGATAGTAGGTGTTGAAATACTTTTTTATCTTCGTTAAATGTATCATCGCAAACTGATTTTAAATTTGTGAAATCAATTGGGTATATCATATCGCTGTATAATGAATATGTATTATCACATGAAAAATTATACTGAGAAAGTATGTTTCTGTATGTTATAAGCGGCATTTCTTTTACTTTTTCTTGTGATCGCACTGTCTTCATTAAGTTTACAATAGCACTATTAGGTGTTAATAATACACCATACAATGGTATACACTCTGTTATTTGATTATCTTTTCTTTTTACATGTAAAAACTTTACCGGCTTAAAATTTTCAGCTATTTTTAGCCTTTTGTTATCATATTCATTACGAATAATAAATCCTAAAAAGAGCGCGTACTTAGTTTCTGCTGGTGTTAAAATTTTAAATTCCTCCACATTAACAGGTGTATCTACTAAAGATATAGGTATCATTTTTGAATTATATACTTGTTGATAAATTCTTCAACATCTTTATCTGACTTATTGTATGTAAATTCTGTTATTGTTGTAGATGCTGAGTTCTCAGTATTAATACTGCTATTAAAATTCATTTCTAAAAAGACCAGAGTTTCATTATCAGGTAGTGGTATCTTATCATCCACAGATAATACTTTTCTAATATCTTTAATCTTATATCTCTTTTTAAGAAAGCTTTTTACTTCTTTACAAATATATCGTTTTTCTAAGTTTTCTTCAGAACCATACTCTTCAATTTTCTTTGCAAGGAATTCACCTGAGTAAACAGTAGTACTTCCTGTAACTACGCAGGTTAAAGTTTTAGTTTTAGTCATTCTGTTATTATATAAATAATAATATGGGGTTCAATAAATTAGTTAAATTTCTATTGGAGGGTGGTTTTAGAGCACCTATAGATACAAAAAGACCTGTAAAGGTTCCTAATATGCCTAATCATGGTACTGTGAACCCTCTTATTGGTAATAAGTCTACACCCTCTGCGTACAGTGGATTTAAAGGTGATAGACTAAATCCATCTATATCTACAGTAACATTCAGATTACCTAGAAAGAAGAAGAAAAAGTAGTCTACTTTTTATAATAAAAAATGTGATTACCTATAATTACTGTTTGGTAGCCGCTTTTCTTTAGTTTTGGTCCCCACGTTGGCTTTACAGCTAGTGTATGGTAATACTCAGCACCTTTAGTATGGTTTGTTAAATCATCAGATGCAATTTTCTTAGCTATTGAAAAACTTTTTGGATCTTTTTTAGCAATAGAGTCTATAACATCTTTTGTAGGTGCTATATTATTCCAGCATGAGAATTGCTTAGGTTCAGTACATATTTGAGATAGAGATTTTTTTTTCTTTTTAGATCTATTATGTATAACCTCATTTACAGCCTCCATACCTTTCTTACCTTCACCTCTAGCTTCCTTATATAACGTAGCAGCAACAATATCTATATCTGTCGCAGTTTTGGAAGCCGTCCTATTACGTTGCGACTGTGCGATAGTTGCAGGCATCTGAAAATTTACACTCATATCTGAAGCTTTAGTGTAAGGTGTTAAAGCAGCTAGACCTGCTAATCCTAATGCTTTTAGTTTAGTCTTGAGAGACTCATCCAATTTGTAATATGTAGAGAACTTCACAAATATATTTATACGAATCTATTGAGAAAGTACTTAGGTAGATTACGGTTATTTTTAATAATAGCATCATATATACACGCATCTAACACATACGTTATACAATGATCATCCTTACTTCTAACACCTCTACCACATGCTTGTACAAAATTACAAAGCATTTTATCAGTGTACCATTGTTTATCCATTTCAAATAACTTCTTTATTCTTGCATCACCTAAAGGTGGAAATGCTGCTTTTACTATTATCTGGAATCTAGCTAAATCATCTTTAAAGTCAACACCAAATGCAACTGATGGGCTTACAACAACAGTAGGTTCTGTAGATTCTGCATGTTGTGTTAATAGCACTTCATTCTTCTGACCTTCAGATCTAAAAAGGAATCTCTTACCTTTTATTGAACCTTGCAAGTAACTAGTAATTGCCATCGAATGTGTATGTATAATACCTTTATCGTTTTTATGTTTATCGCAAATAGCTTGTATTTGTTTAGCAATCGTAGGTAGATTATCTTTTAGATTGCCATGATTAAGCTTTAGCTTGGTATTAATAAAGATTGGAGCTTTAGCAGGATCAAAAGTACTATCAACCTCTACATACTTGTAATCAGTTATACCTAGAGTTTTAGCAAACGTCTTATGGTCAATTATAGTAGCAGACATTAATAACACTTTATCAGCATGTTCAAATATATGTTTAGATAAAGTATCTACCTTTAGAGGTGTTAATTTAACGACCTTATCCTCTTTCTGTACTACATATTCACATTCGTGCCATGTGTCTAAAATCATTTTAATACTACCGTGTATACTTCTTAAATAATTAAGTTTAATTTTATCCGATTGAGCATTTTTATCGTTCTTCTTTGAAAGGAGTTTAGAAAGTAATAGATCAGCTTCCTCACTTACCGTAATGCATATATTATTAAGCCATTTTTGAACTTGACTATAGTCTGTATGATTGATAAGAGGTGTTACTTTAGCTCCTGCTATTCTAAGCTTTTCAGGGTCAATCGTAGCTGAAAATTGACTAACCAATGTATCTTCCAATTCAGAAGCTTCATCACAGATGATAAATTGCTTCCTTTTTACATGACCTGGCAACGAAAGAAACATCTTATAATTTAAGATACCGAACCTACTTGTCAGTATATCATTTCTCGCATTATAATAAGGGCACATGTTTTTTTGCCAACATGTCTCTTTTAATTTAGGTGTCAATAAGCATGGTGCGGTGTCTACATCAAATTGATCATCTACTTGACATGTATAATTGGTTTTACCTTTTAAAATAGCATCTTCTTGAAATAGTTTTTGATACTGATCTTGAAGAGATTTTGTTATTGTTAATACAAAAGAACCGAAAGGTTCTTCTGCCATACAGTCAGGTTCATATTCATACGAACCATCGTATGTCTGTTTAAACGCATCATAACTTGTAATAAGCTGTTTAAATTCGGAAGAACATTCTGTAGAGTAATTACCTAATGTTTTAGATAAAAAACTCTTACCAGAACCCGTAGGTGCATTACATATTACAAACTTATTTTCTTCAAACGCTTTATCTATTTTTTCTAGGAGCGCTTGCTGCTGATTACTGGGTGTATAATTTTCGGGAAAGAAAGAGACTAGATTTTTTAACACCCGTTAATTATATTTCAATTGCAGATAAAACCACTACAGAATTATATAATTTATTTTTCTTTTCTGGTTTATATAGCATTAACTTGAATTGCAAATCTTCGTTCTCTGCAGCAAATTCTTCTACTTTATATGAGAACTTTAAACAATTATGCTCTTCTGTAATTTTAAAGGGATATGGAAGCTCTATAATCTTAGATGTTGTACTGTGCTTGATAGTAAAATTAAGATAAAACTCTTTAAATCTGAATATTAAAAATTTACCTTCTTTCATAGGCTTAGCACCTTCTACAAAGATGCTTATCTTTTTTTGTAAAAAAGAATTGATTTTATTTTCTATTAGCGGGTCTATCATAGGTCCATATAATTGATTTTATCTTGCGCTGACATAGTATATAGATTTTCGTTATAATGTTTCCAGAATGAATCATCTGCTTTTATTGTATTGAGAAGATTACAAGCATCCATATTTACCATTCTCCAATCTTGCATAAAGATGTCCCAAACCGGTAATAGATTTTTTGACTCTGCATTATATGGTAAACCATAAACTGGTGGTCTGTAGTTTAAGGATATTCTACCATTTGTTGAGTTTAAAAGATCATTACATAACGTACACATCATTTTCCTATACAAAGGGCGACCCGCTTTAGGTCTACGCCGTAAGAATTCTATCTCACAAACGTTAGACCTAAGCAGGTTTTTTAATGATGCTATAGTTACTTGCGGCATTACTCTTTCTTCTTACAAATACCGAAAAGTCTTTTTTCGTTTAGGAACATACCTTTCTTTAGAATACCATGACCTTCTATTTCAATATTAGACACTGATACACCCTTATCATTTGGAAATATAACTATATCTCCAACTTTAGCGTATTGTGCATTAGGGCCAGCTAGAATAACTTTAGCTTTTCTCCATGCTTTAGTTAAAGTATTGGTCGGTACAAAGATACCACCTCTCAGGATTGCATCACCATGACCATCATCTGCTTCATCGATAAATTCAACGAGTACAATGTCTTCAAACAAAAAAGACAACTTAAAGTCTTCGCCAAAACCAAAGTTACCATCACTATGTGATGTGAGATCGATAAGAGATCTCTGTGTTTCTAGAATATCTACACTTAGTGCCATATACGTTATATATTAGTCTCTTTTAATAGATCAACATACATATTATATTCTTTTTTACTCAAAAAGTCAGGTAATATTACTTCTTCCTCTTTTGTATCTTCTTTTTTAGCTTTTTTAATATAGTTTATTCTCTTAAACTTCAATCTAGGACATATGTTGAAGTAAAAATTGTAAGCCTCATGTTTATCAGAAAAGTGCTGGTACTTGTTTGCAGTATCATTTATGAATAATGTCATCTCACTACTATGAAAAGATAACCATCTATTTAACATAAAAGGACTAAACTGTGACTCATCATCACAGTTTAGTTCAATTTTCTTTTTTGTAAATAGAATACTATTAAGTTGATCGAATATTGTCATTTTTTTTTATACAAACGACGATGAAATCTTAATAGGGTGACTGTTACACGATAACTTTCGTCGTGGCAATGAAAATATCGTCTGTCGTAGCGTAAAATACGTCGATAACGTCTTTCATAAACTGTTCAGCTTGTTCATCAGTAAGCTTAGTACTATATGCAAAGTTAGGAGCTTTTCTACCAGCATCGATATTGATACCAGTATGCCCTAATGCAATACCATCTTTAGAATATGTAATGCTAACACTACACTTACCAACCTTTTGCAATGAACCATCTGAACCTTCAAACTCATCATGCACCATTAAGTCATCACCATCTACTTCAATGGGCTTTTTGAGATACTTTGATGATAGAATGTTTGCAATATATGTATTGAATAGTCTTTGAAAGGCTACTGCACCAAATGCGTCGAGATTAGGAATCTCCCAACAGAAGTTTATTGCATCTTCACTATGAATATAGTCGTTATTAAGTAGATCTTCGCTATCGATAAGATTAGTAGTTACATCCATTTCACCACGAAATGCTACTATATTACCGATAGGTAATGTTTTCTTTCTAAAGTATTCATAAGCAAATCTCTTATGAATCAAAGAACCATCGTATTTTTTGAGATTTTTAATGATCATTCGTTATAATAATATCAGTTTCAATAAAAACCAGTCTTTAAACCCCCAAGAAATTTACTATTGAATTGTTCCATTACTTTCTGTGGTGTATACTGACTTACTAGTGCTTTGTATGTGCCAGGTATAAGCTTAGTCTTATCAAACTCTAGTAACATAGATAAACAACTAGAATAATCGTCATACCAAAAACCTTTATCGCTTAACATATAACGGTGATTTTCATCGATACCTTGTGTTGATAGAATAACCGGTTTATCAAAGAATAAGAATTCACCTATTGCAAGTCCAAACGTTTCTCCTTGCTGTCTGCCATGGATCATACAATCACACATAGATATAAAGTTTGACTTATGTTGTAAATTATATGTACCTTCGATAAAAAATACACGTGGGTGATTAATAAACGGCCTTGTATTCATGAATACATAGTACAAATCCTGTCGCTTATTTAGTGACTCTACTACCGCTTGTATTGTGTAATAAAAATCAAATTCATCATAACCTCCGTGTCTACCCATTACTGTAGCTGTTTCAGGTATATTTAATTTCTGTCTTAAATTAGCATTAGATGGTGGTAAGTCTACTATATAAGGTATATAGTTATCACTATCTTTACACATTTTTTGCGCTAACCACTGTGATATGTATACATATTTTTCACCGTGCGGTTCGTAGTGTTGAAATACAGCATGTATAAGATTTTTTGCATTGTTTACTGTCTTACCATCTACACCACCAGCTTTTACAATATAAATAAACTCTATATTTTCTTTTTTTAGAAAGGCATCAACCTCAGAAAAGTTATCATAGAGAAATACACGAGAAGGCCATCTTTCAATAAACTTCTTATACGCAGACATGTCTGCATTTTTATTTGAAATAATATAAGAGGTATTATTGAGTATTTGTTCGTTGTAATGCGCGTAGTCGTATAATGCAACATTAGTGCCGCGTAAATTTAACTCATTTGTGTGGAACGCTATTTTTTTCATTTATTTAAAAAATTTAAAATGCTTATACATCTTTTTGTATATGTATGTTTCTTAGCTAACTCAATACCGTTTTTAGTAACCGTATCGTATTTGTTTACATCTAAAGGAAATAACGATACGATATCATCGACTGTTTTATACATAAGACAGTTTTCACCATGTTTAAATCCAAGATCATATAACGCAGGATTATCATCTGTAATAAGCAAAGAACCACACGCTATACTTTCAAAGTTTCTATAATTAGTATCATTAGATATATTTTTGTTAAAAGAAATCTTAAATCGATTTAGTAGATCAACCATAGCGTCACCGAAAACTTCAAGATTTACGGATAAGTTAAGTCTCGATTTTAATACCTGTAAATAATGGCTACGCTCAACAGTAGCAACATGACCTACAAATCCTATAGGTATATCACGTCTTATCTGTTTATTATAGAATAATTCTTCATCAATTGCAGGTGGTAGCCATGCTGTATTAGACTTTGTACAAAAATCATGAACAGCTACAAACATAAAATCAAAACCTTTATCACGTACAATAGCTTCGTATGGTTCAATACCTCTAACATGGGGGTCTATTGCATAAAATATTTTATATGGTTTTTTATACTTCGATAGATTAGGTATCCAATTATCTCCGTAATTCTCACAACAGAGTATTAAGTCGAAACTGTCAAAGTCTGGAGTTTTATCGAAATTAGGGTGTCCCAATCCCCAGCTATACGCTTCATGTCCGAGCCGTTTGAATGCGCGTTCAAAACATAGACACTCTCTATACTTAACGTTTTCAATGTGTCTGCTATATTCTTGTATGATGAGTATCTTCATATTATTTTATAATCTCAATTAGGAAAGAAGGACATCCATCATCTGTAACTATTTTTATTTTTTGATTAAAATTGATACAGAATCTATCAACTGCTATTTTAATTTGATGGTGATAGTCATGACCCATTAGCAGACCTCCTGCTTTCACTACTCTAAACGAATCTACCATATCTTGATACACTGCTTCCTCTGTATGATCACCATCAACATATACAGCATCAAAATAATTTTCAGAGCAACTCTTTAAGAAGTTATGTGAGGATGATCTTACTATATGAATATTTGGTTTGTTTTTTACTTGGTGAAATAGCTGTAGATAAATCTCTTCCATGTTTTCTATTTTAACATAGTTATTACCGTCTTTATCACCTGATCCCCAACTACCTTGCCATATATCGACTAGGTATAAATGTTCAGGTTGTGTTACTTGAATTATATACTTTGCAAACTCACCTCTAAATACACCAATCTCTGCTATAGTAGCGTTTTTCGGTACTAAATTTAGTAAATCGTTTCTTGTTTTTAATGTTTTCATATTTTAGATTTTTTTTACATTTTAGTATAACTTACTTAAAAATTCAAGATTTGTTTAATATGTTTAAACTTAAATCTAATAACTTTTGTATCTCACACTTGATATGATATTTGTCATATGCAAAATTGTAACATGCTTCAGTATTAAAATTATATTCCGTAATTGCTTTTGCTAACTCATCATTATCATTAGAACAAAAACCTATATTGGGATAGTTTACTAGCTCTGGTACTGCACCATGTAGTGAACCAATTACTGGTGTACCTTTTGATAAGGCCTCAATATTTGTTCTACCGAATGCTTCTGATGTTTTAGTAAGCATTGCAAATAATTTAGCATTCTTAAATGTATCTATATGTTCCTTACCTCTATTTAAATTACCTTTAAATTGAAAATTTGGTACTGTATCAGATAGAGCAATAAGTTTTTTTGCTAAGTTATCATCACCAGAACCGTATGCTACAAATTTTTCATTAGGTAGTCTCTTAGCAAGATTAACAAATGTATCTAGCCCTTTTCCTTCATACCCCCAACCAAGCCCAGCAACCCATAAAATATAATCTTGTTTTGTTTTTTGAAATTCAAATTCTGAATCATCTAAACCAACATGAAACCAAGTACTACGTTCTTTGACTTTACATATATTGTCATTTATTGCGGAGTCTTTAAATGTCAAATCATATATAAATTTAGAAATAAACCGATACGTAATGTTTTGATGGTTTATAAATTTATGATCCTCCCATGGGCCAGAATCCTGCATTGTTGTGATAACCGGTATATTAATATCTTTAAGTATGAGTGCTGACCAGTGACCAACTGACCAAATTATATCTGGTTTTATGTCTGCACTTAATATAATGTCTTTAGCAGCTGCTGCAAAGTGGGTAGGATATATGTTTGATATACTCATTGGAGTATATCCTGTCTCTACAATATTAAATCCGTATGTTTTTGTTATCTCCCGTTTTTCTAAAATTTTCGGTACAATAACTGTAAATGATACAGTATCTTTAAAGTGTTTATACAAACCTTTACAGAGATTTTCAATCGAAGCTTCTATACCACCATAACCTATATTTGGAAATTGCTGATAGTTGCAGCTACCTAACACACATACTCTTAACGGTCTATTCATTAATAATATAGATGTAATCGAGATTAAATCAACTTTGATTTCCAGTAGTTGATATTAAGTTGTTCTAAATTTGCACTAGCAATAAAATTGTCTAGCAAAGATTGAGTAACTTCTGAAAAATCATTTACTTGTAAAATCGGTAGATTCCAATTTTCGTAGATATAGTTTTTGATAACAATAGGTATGCATCCAACATATAAAGCCTCCCATGTTCTATGGCAATCTATACCGTTTCCAGGTGGAGATAGTACGAATTTATTTTGCGACATTCTTTCAATATATTCATTAAAAGGTATGTTAGAGTCATGGATATAACTAACGTTATTATTTTTGAGATTATCTATAATTCCTTTACGGTTTATATTAGTGATATTCCAGTTACAGTATACGTTATTTGACTTATTATTGTTTTGTAATCGTTTAAAGTTTTCAGCAAACCAACTTGTCATGTAAACAGGTTCTAAATAGGCACTCTTATGAGTTTTAAGACCTAACGGTATTGGTATGAGATCTGGATGCTTTATAGTGGGGTTTATAGCAAACCATTTTTTAATACAATGTGGTTTTATATTCCAACGAGATTCATCTATAGGGTAATCACTATGATGTGTAATTAGATTATATTTTTGTTTAGAGTCTTTAATATTACTAAACAGATATTCTATAAAATCTGTTTTGCAAAAAATAATAGCGTCTCTATTTAGAATCTCTGGGTTAAAGTATTTACCGTATGGTGGTATTATAGAATAATCGCAGATATCCTCGTAGTTAGCAGCGTTCAGAATATTGTTTATATGAAAATCCATTATTGTTTAAAGAATTATTAACGTTTATAAATAAACGCTATATTGTTTTCCAACTTAATTTCTAATACAATTTTATCAATAGCATTTTCGAGATAAGTATTTTCTTCTGCTGTTAAGTAAGGTGATTCAAATTTACCTGTCTTACTAAATTTATCTAAAACATTAAGTGTTACGTCTGTAAAGTTTTTTAAGTCTTTTATATTCCAACCACCTTGCGGGTAATACATATCTGCTAAATCTTCTATCATATACAGCCCACCTGATTTAACGGTTCTAAATAATCCAGCTAGAGATATTTGCTGATGGTCAACGCAGTGACTACCGTCATCTAAAATAAAATCAAGTTGATTATCACCAATCGTATCTGCAACTTCTTTGAGATGTATTCGATTAGATTGATCTGCGTGGAAAAACTTATACTTAGGATTTTCAGATTGAATTTGCTTTAGTTGATCTACAGAAATTTCAACACAATAGTCTAATCCGTAAATAGTCGATGCTTCTGGATAGTAATCTGACCACATCCTTATACTTGAGCCAAACCTTACACCTATCTCTAAAATTTTATTTACCTTTTCAGGTATATATTTAGGATATACTTCAGTATAACCGTGTCTTATATTAAATGTGGTACCTTTATCTGTACCGTGTTTATTTGCTAATTCTGTTAGTTTTGTTATCATAAAATTTTTGCACCTGTACCATTACTCTCCATATGTTTATGTTGGTAAGAATCCCAATCATGTTTAATATCTAATTGTTTTAAGGGTAAATTTCTAGATACTAAATAAAATCCCCACATTCTTTCTAAGATACCGCACATCCGGTGCGGGCAATGGTTCATGATATTCCATCTATTGTTTTTTAATATATCGAGAATTTCTAGATGGTGTTCATATAAAAATTTTGCGTATTTTTCGAAAACATACTTAGGTGTTAGGCTTAGAGCTTCACTTATCCATCCGTTATCCCAGGCAATGGATCCATCGACTTCTGTTTCCATTTTTTCACTCATAAATTCGCAAAGCTTAGATACTTCATACTTTGATAGAGAGAGTTGCTCTTTTGGTCTTATCATTTGGTAGAAAATTGTATCTGGATTTTTTGTTAGTTCTGAAATAACGCTTTGCACAGAGTTTGTATTAAAAATAACATCATAATGCATGATACCAACATGTGTTAGTTTTTCTATCAACTCTTTGTTTGTATATAAATGTACCATAGCACCATATTCATAGCATTGACTTCTTTGATAAAAATAGTCATTCCATGGTAATTCCCATTCATTAATTCTCTTAGCTACCTTGGTAGTTATTTGTTTTGGAACCTTTTTCTGTACAGTATAACAAGTTAACTTATCAAGCTCTTCTGGAGTGAGGTGTTGAACCGCTTTATCCAGTAGCATATTATAGGTAATTAAGAAAAAATTAATATTTACTTCCATATTATAGTAGTTAGATTACACCTCTATGATGTCTAAACAGCTGAACGTATGGTCTATCTTTTAAATAATTTCCCCACTCTGATGGTTCAGGTAGTAGTTCTATATTATGTTTAACTGCTAACAATGATAATATTGATTGATCGTGTCGATGATCCTTAAAGTCTTGTAGATTTTTTTCGGTTATGTTAGGTAGATCAGATATTATATTTTTATTGCAGCAATAATCTTTATATTCTTCTAGGAAAGCTATAGTCTTATCAGTCTTTTTATAAAATTGATATGATGCATCAACTTGAGAGGCTTCGTAGTATCTATCATTGTCGCAATTCATTAGTACAAAACAGTCACGCTTAGTCCATGTCTTGTTTTTATGTGTGGTGTTATTGAAATTACCGTCGCGATTGTCGAATAAGGTAATCTCGTTAGATGCGCAGTGATTGAATATATACTCTAAACTATTCACTATACTATTACCACTATCGATATATCCTACTATATCACCATTATTGAGTTTAGACATTACATCTAAAATAATTAAAGGTTTCCACATCCAATAACCATAACCTCTGGTACTGGAGATGTCATCGTAATCGTGTTTAAAGCTCCAGTTTCTATCTGTATAAGATATATAACCTGTGAAACCACCTTTTGCTGCGGTTTTATTTAGTAATGCTTGTGAAGCATACCATTTATTGTTTGTTGCAAATGATACTAATATTTTATCCATTTTGAAAATTGTTTAACGCTCTAATATTAAATGTTTTTGAGTCGTCAGATTCGAGTCTATCGTTTTTGATGTAAAGTTCGTCAGGCTTCTCTTTAGTAATAGAATATTGTTTATGTCTAATAATACAATCCTGTATATAGATTACTTTCTTTAAACTACGTGATACTACTGTAAACTCTTTATCACAATATAGTGACTTATATGCAGGGTTGTATATGTATCCAAATCTATCGTAATATTTTTTACCTAAAATGGATAGTGTGTTTAGATTCATCTGTTGAAACCCATCATTAAACCACAGTACTCCATCCATATCTGGAAAGTACTTAAACATCACTTTCTTTATTATTTCGTCATAACCTTTTATCTCAGGTACCATATCATCTGAAGCAAGTAAAATAATATCGAATTCTTTACCTGATATGTTTGCATTACAAGCTTCAACTTTTGATTTATTATTATCAAAGAAAAATGACAGGTTCTTATATGTCTTCATTTTACTTATAACGTCAGGATTATTCATTGAATAATCATCATTATCACAGGAAACTACAAACTCTACAGAGTCTGTAGTTAGCAGACTGTAGTACTTGTTAAGTGTGTTGAAGAATTTTTCCGGTCTAGATCTAGTCGGAAATTTTATTAGTAATTTTAAATTGTTCATAGCCCCTATGTGATGAAAAAATATTCTGTGTACGATGGCTGTCGTAACCTCTATGTTGCATATTATTGCATTCAATAATGTCAAAATCAACCGATTGCAAGAAACAAAATACACTGAGGTATCTTTCTAAGAAGTGTCCAGACATTTTATCGTTATTAAAATATACTAGTATTTCCTTCGTCATATCGTGATTAAAATATGCATGTAAAAAATCTGTACTGAAGACGACGTTATTAGTTGTTATCCATCTATTCTGTGTTGGTTTTATTTCTGTGATTTTATTCTTTATTAAAAAATCAATTAGCTTATCAGAAAAGTGATTACGTATAAACAACTCTTTAATATTATCTATAAATGTTATACCGTAGCATTTTTTATTTTTTGTTACAACTTCGTTACAAAATTCTGTGAGAGAGAAGTTTTCGTTGATATCTGTATCATACTCTAAGAGACATACATAATCATAACAATTTGTTATTTCTTTATTATGTGCAGCTGCATACCAACCTGTATATGCTAGATAATTAGCATTGTGTTCGATATTGTTCTGAAGTTTATTACATTGTATAATGATGTCGTTAGAGTAATCAGTATTGTGATTACCTACTAATAAATACTTGTAATTTGCTAACTTGTGGTACTTTTTAGTGGACTCAAATAAATCTATTATACTTTTATTATGCACAACGATTAAGAATAAAATTTTATTTTTCATATATACTTGTTTCCTATATTGACGTTTTCGAACTTTTTAACATATGGTTGATACATTAGTTCTTTCTGATTTGCTATATCTACATACGCACGATTATTGTGTGTACCTCCAAAATCTATGCCTGTATCCTCTTTAGAAGGATCGTATTTATTTTTATACCAACTCATACCTTCAAGATGAATGTAGTAATTATTCTCTACATCTATATGACCTATACCGAGTTTCACATTTTTAATATCTTCAAAAAAAGTAGAACCTATGTCGTAAATTTTATTTGTGTTAAAGCTATCTCTCATTTTTTGCATATTAAAGAATGTAATATTATGTTTTTTAATATTTTCAATATCTATAAAACAATGACATGGTGCTATTCTATCATGTATATTTTTACCACCTCTATCACCCTCTAATCTACCCATTAATGTTAGCTTTGATTGTATAAAATCATTGAGTAGTTTTTCGTGATGTTTTAGAAATATTACATCTGTATCCACAAGTAAAGCATATTTTGTTTTACACAATTCTATAGCTCGATTCACACCATTACCATGTGTATCACCAAAAACACGAGTCACTGGTATGTTATTTTCAATTAGTATTTTATGTGTTAATTCGTCAGTAGAGTTATCTACTAGTACAATTTTCGTTTGTGTATCATGGTAAAACGCCCATGACTTTAACAAGGTTGTAGTTATTATAGGTGTATTATAAGAACACGTTATTAACGTAAAGTCTTTATGCATTTTTTACTTTAATTTTTTTAAGAAAATTTACTACTTCCTCTGTACTTGCGTCTGGTACATGTAGAGGTGAGGTTTTGTGTTTCTCCATAAAATACTTCATAGAGTTATTCATTGTTTTTTCCCAGTCTGGTTTATGTCTTATAGATGAGTTAACATCAGGTGCACACTGCTCATCAATTAAATCTAAGCTATTTGCTATATCAGCCCACCACCAATAAGGTGTACTATAACCTTTCTTAGCTAATCTAAAAGAGTGATCTACATGTTCGAAAGCATTATAGAACTTATCGTCGTTTAACCCGACATCCTGTAATGAAGATTTGGTATAAAAACAGAAAGCACCAACACAATGTCTATTTAGTGATACCTTTACGTTATCATAATCTATGATAACTCTAGGTTTAGCAGATTTGGTATTATAATCTTTATTTGCATAACCATGATATGCAAACATAAAGTGATGTAAACCGGTAACATTATGTGCGTGTATATATTTTTGAAGTATATCTTTATCTTTTATAATCATATCATCTTCAATGATAAATAGAAAATCACAGTTTCTTGATAAAAGAATTGACATTGCTTTATTTTTAGATAAACCAACACCTAAGTTTTTTTCGTTGTTTATTATCTCGCAATCAAAATTATCGTTAATAGGTGCGCCATCGTTGATTACGATCAATTCATCGTATGAACATTTCTTTAGAGAATCTAAACAAACACTGAATAATGCTCGTCTATTACAAGTTATTACAGCTACACCTATTTTATTCATATAGTATTATATTAAATATTTTATATATGTCAACCGTAAACATAGGTATCAATCAGTTACCTGTAACAAATGAAATTATTAATGGAGATTATCTGATAGTAGATAATGGTATTGAGACCAGACGTCTAGATTTTAAAGATTTTATAGTAGGTTTAGATAATGTCACGTTTGCGTCTACTATTAGTAGCAACTCATCAGATATATTGTCGTTGTCCTCGGCTGTTACTACTAATACGTTGAATATATCGTCGTTATCTTCAACTTTTTACGGGCAAACTACGACTTCTGCTGTTTTAACAAGTTCTACACACTATATAAAAATAAGAATAAATGGTGCAAACTACGCAATAATGCTTAGTGCTACCAATTAACGTTTATTTTTCTTTACAAATTCCTTAATTTGTTTAATTTCTTTCTTATAGGCTTTTTCTTTCTTATCGATAGCTTTTTGGTCACTAAGAATTGAGCCTATTTGATCTACTAACAAATTATTAGGGTTTAGTATATTATTAGGGTTTAGTATATTATTGGGATCATTAACGTCTCCACCTATACATTCACCGTTCTGATTTAAGTATAGCTTGATCATTTGAATACGTTCTTGACGATTACCAAATATTTCTATAACCGCAGGGCAGTCATCTGTAGGAAAGAACGGTGTTTTACCTAAACCCAATCTATATTGCATATTAAGAGCTTTGAAAATATTGTCAATCTCTTTAATATAAACACCATCGGATTCTCTCAATCCGTCATTTTCAATCTTAACAGGTGATACCCTAGTAATGGGTATAAAAAAGATAATATCTAGATGTCTTAAACTTTCTCTTACAATAGGTATGCACTTATCGATAAATTCCTTATCAATATCACCTACGTTATTTTCAAAGCACCATAGTGAGTATACTAGATTATCTAGCGGACATCTGTCGAATATGACGTTATCAGTAAGTGTATATTTTTGGAGCTCATCCAACATAAAGTTCAATATCTTCCACTGGCTGTCTTTGGTAGCATTTTTACTATGAGGTAAATTTGCAGTTTTTATTAAGTCTCTATAAGTAGAGCTTTCAGATTTAAATAAAGGCCATTCTGTTAGAAAGTCTTTAATAAGAGTACTCTTCCCTTGTGAAGCCGTCCCTGAAATCGCGATACGCATAATTGATATTATATGCTTTAGACATAAAAAATCCACGAATTAAAAATTCGTGGATTTACATTAATTTTAATTATGGTGTACTAGTAGGTGCGGCTACTTTTGGTTTTGGCTTGGTTGTTGCCTTGGTTGTTGCCTTGGTTGTTGCCTTGCCAGATGTACCTTTGATGTTACTAATTACTTCATCAAATGCTTTGTTTAGATTGCTCTTAAAATTATTGAGACTTTGTGGAGATATTTTTTTCAAGTCAATACCTAGCTTTTGTAAATCAGTAAAGACTTCGTTTGAAACTTTGTCAAACTTTTTGATAGCTGTATTTCTATAAGATTGTACTTTAGCTACTGGACCTGCGGTCTTTCCTTGCTGAACTTGTATTGTAGCTTGTTTAACACCAGCTACATTACCTTTAGCACCTGCTATTGCACCTTTAACTTTACCAGATACTTGTTTACCCATACCTTGTACAGCACCTACAGCACCTGCTGCTTTTGACTTAATACGATCAATAAGACCTTCGTTTAAACTCTCAACCTGTTTATTAGTACCCATGTACTTTTCGAAAATAAGTTCGTTCTCTCTATTATTCATAATATTATTTATTGTTTTGCTTTTTTATCAAAGCCGAACCAATCTCTTTTCTTATAAAGAAAGAATATAATACCACCAATTATAATTACATTAAATATAGTACCTAGTATTTTCTTCCAAACAGGTGTTTCGTTAGATACAACAGGTTCTACTTTAGATATTTGTTGAGGTATAGGCTCTACAGTCACTATATTTGCATCTTTATCTTGTTTAGCAACGGCTTCTTTTACAACAGCAACAGACGGTTGTTTACCATCTTGTGCAGGTACAAAAATAGGTTTTGCATCTGTCCTGTTTTTAGTAAACATATTTTCTACTTTTTCATGTATAGGTAGAAGTACAACCCCTTGAGGTTGATCAGTTATTATAGGTACATATGTATTACCTTCTTTTATTATTACTGGTTGGTTTTTGTTTTTATTAAAAACAGTATTACAACCTGTTAGTAGTAAAAATAACAATATTATTGTTACTGCCTTTTTCATGACTTATTGCTTGCAGATGCAGAACCGAAGTAGAAACCGGTAATAGCAATCAATGATTGTCTAACCTCTGCTGTTATTAAGTTACCTGTAACCTGTACAAAAGATGTACGTGTAATATCATCAGTAAGTCCAAAGAAACCTTTTTCTATAAAAGGTACTTCTATATATGTAGGTATGCCTAATATAGCCATTATGAGTGGTGATGCAATTAATGAAAACATTACTGTTACAACTATAAATCTTCTTACTACCTTACCGGTATCACCATCTCTTGCTGCTGCTTTATCTGCTGATGCATCCTTTTTATCAATAGCTTGCATCATTCGTTCAAATCTGACTTTATCAGCCTCAGCTTTTGCTGCCAAGAATCTGAACACGAAACCTGTAAGCGCTCCACCAAATAGGCTTATGATTTCTGTAGGTATCATCTAATTATTTAATCAAAAATCACTTCAACCTTAAAAGATAAATAAGCTGATTAAATTCACCCTCTAACTCATCTATTATATTTAGTATATCCTTATCCCCTTCTGGGTTAAAAATACCTCTAAGATAAGTTATTAAAGAATTACGCATATTTTCATAATATTTATCGAGTGGTTCTGTTGGTGACCAACCGTTTACAGAAATATCATAATTTGATACAACGTTAGTACTTTTACCATTTTTACCTAAATACACTTCCACTAATCTATCGAATAATTCATCTAAATTATTATAAGCTTTTTGTAAAGCTTTATGTTCAGCATAAGAACCTGTAAACCAGTGATGTATCTTTATTTGATTGATACATCCCAAAATATATGATAACTTCATAATAATATTTATAATAAAAAAGAGCTCTATGATTAATCATAGAGCTCTTTTCTCAACAACCTAACATATGATATAATACTAAGATTATACACGTAAAGCTTGGTTCCAAAGAATTAAATGCAATCTTGGACTGAAATTAAATCCATGTTCCTTACATAACTCTGCAACCATTGGTGCTTTTAACTCATGTTCTTTACGAGAACCACAACAAGGCATTAACCAGATAAGATCTTTAGGTAGTAGAACATCCGTAGAGAGGATATACTTTGTATACAGTTCATCTAGATCAGATTGGTTGTTAATTACAAACTTAAAGCATGCATTTTTTGAAATGAGATACTTTAGTACTTCTGGTTTGTATCTTAGTTTCTCTTCATCACCGTTATTTGACATTTTAGGTGATGTAGTAAATGTAGCGTTTAAAACGCTTGACCATTTATCATCCGGTAAAATAGTACCGTTTGTTTCAAAGTCTATCTTTAGAATAGGTTCATCACCAAGATAGGTCTCTCTAAATCCAAATGTCTTCTTGAATTGTACAACCCATTCATATAGTCTTTTCTGTTGTAGAAATGGTTCTCCACCAGTTAACTTTAAGATTGCACCTTCTTTTAACTTTTCTACAAAACCATTATCACTAAAGTATTTGTTTAGATCTTCGTATGAGAAACGATTCTTAATTGACCAAGAGATATAAGAATCACAACCGTGTGGTGAGTCTTCAGATGCAAACCCTTTACACGTTAAATTACACATTGCCAACCTCAAGAAAACTGATGGTTGACCTACAAAGCGACCTTCTCCTTCAAGCGTATAGAATGCTTTATCGTCGGATATTGAAAGTATATCATTCATAATTTATATTATATAATTAAGTTCCTTAAATCAACAAATTTATTACAGTATTGATATCTGTTAAGGTTCATTAAATATAGTTGATGTCAAAACGTTCTAAAAAACTAAACACAGATAAAGAATTGTTAGCACTTAAAAAGGACATAACACCTAGGGTACACCAAAATAGTAAAATAGATTTCGAACTACAGATCATTGAAAGAAATGATTTTACTAATAAACAAAAAGAATTAATAGACTTAATAGAGGATAAATCCACTAGAGTTGTGTTTATTCAAGGACCTGCAGGTACTAGTAAAACTTTCACTGCTATGTACGCCGGTCTTAAGTTAATGAATAAAAAGACGGTAAGCGATATAGTATATGTAAGAAGTATTGCTGAGAGTGCTTCAAAATCACTGGGTTCATTACCTGGTGAGGCTAACGATAAGATGGAGCCGTTTTTAATGCCTTTATACGATAAATTAGAAGAATTATTACCTTTAAATCAAGTAAAACAGCTTGTAAAGGAAGAAAGAATAGAAGGTATTCCTGTTAATTATCTACGTGGTGCATCTATAAACGCAAAGTTTGTTCTTATAGATGAAGCACAAAATCTTACATTTGAAGAGATTACGACATCTATAACCAGAATAGGTAAGTTCAGCAAATTTATTATTGTTGGAGACCCTCTACAATCTGATATAGGTAAAAGGTCAGGATTTATGGACATGTTTGATCTTTTTAACGATGAAACAAGTAAATCACAAGGGATACATTGTTTCTCATTCACTAAAGAAGATATCGTAAGATCTGGTATATTGAAGTATATTGTTGAAAGAATAGAGACTAAACCAAGACATCAACATTCACACCACGTTAGTGATCAGATGTTTGTTAAATAGCACCTAATTCTCTAAGCTCTTTAAGAGCTTGCTCAACAGAAACAACCTCTACAGCTGTTTTAGACTGTAGAGGTTTTTCATTTGGTTCGAATTGCCTTTGTATTTGATTTAGTTGATTCAATACATTTATAGCTACTTCATCTTGTTTATTATTGGACTCTCTTGTAATTCCACTATTTGATGAGTAGTATAACGGCAGCATTTAATTATTTATTACCCCAAGAAGTGCCTTTAAATGGATCAGACCACCCAGTACTCTTTTTAGCATATAATGGATTTGCGGTTTGATTGGTTGTTTGTTGGGTTATATTTTCTACTGGTTTAACAGGCTCTTCAATCTTTACCTCTGTTTTGTTTTCGTTAGCAACTATATTATTAACTGCTTGTTTAATATCTTCTTTACAGAAGTTAATTGCCATTGCAGAGTTTTGCTCATGCTCCCATACTTCAACTTGAGACACCCAACAGCGACCATTTGTTGAATTCTTTATGTATGTGTTAGCCACTTCAAGTACATACTCTGCAAACTTCTCGATACCTACACCAGACATGACTCTTAGATCAATTATACCCTTTGCATGTAATTCTTTAAACGTATTGATATGAGGATCATTCTCAGCGACAACAGTAGTGTGATCAAATTGATCTTCTAGAATAGTTTTAATACTTTTAAAACCACCAAAATCAAAGACCCAGTTTTTATTATCTAATTTATCACAAGCAACCCAAATCTTTGCTTGTAATCTATAACCGTGTAAGAATTTACAATGTGACTCTGCAAATGGCTGTCTAAATGCACAAGAACCTAACGGTATTATTTTACTCGATTGATATATCATATCTGTTATATTATAACTTTTATTCGATTTTCAATACTCTAAATTATTTATTTTTGTTAAGTTGAAAATCAACTAACGTATTTTAACATTATTGAAAATATATGAAATCTACACAGATGGCTAAGAAGCTCTTCGACAAAAAGATGTGTGAAATTTATGAACTAATACCAGATAATATAGTTCCAATATTTCTGACAAGAAATAATCAAGTGAGATCGACAATCCTAAATGAACACCTAGGTATATATAAAAATGATATAGTAAAAAGACTACGAAAAGATGGTTATAACGTCATTTGTGGTGAAGACGCATTACTCGTAGAGTTTGACCCTTAAGGTGTGGTTTTATTTGGTGCAGTTGTAGCTGGCTTGGCTGGAGCAGCCACTGGTTTAGTAACCTTCTTAGGTGCTACAACTTTTGGTGTACTTGGTTTACTTACAGTTGGTTGTGTGTAAGGTTTTAGCCCAGGTTTAATACTAGACATTACAATAAAGTTTGTCTTTTTATCTGGAGTCTGATATGTGTTTAGCAAACCGTGAAATTGTTCTTTCGTCTGTGTATTAGTAAAATTAGCAAATTTACCTTCCTGTGTAGGTCCTTCTAATCTAAATAATTTCTCTCTTGGATGTATTAGCAATATACCTTTCTTTAGTAATTCTTTAGTTTGATCTATATCTTCAAAAGAGCGGTCTGTTAAAGATGAACCTATTTTATATAGTTTATCCTGTGGTGAATATTCAAATTTTACTTCTGTTTCTAATGATTGTATAAATTGATTTTCTAGATCATAAAACTGTAACTTACCTGAGTTATCATCAAATCTGACATTACCTACTATATTTTCTGGTGAGTTATTTGGATCACGTAGAAATGTTACAAACTTAATACCTTTATCATTAAGATATTGTTGCACTTCAGGTGTCTTAGGTGTTAACGTATATTGCTTACCATTTGTACCTAGATTTCTTTCTTTTGTTAGTTCAAATAAAAATTGAGGAGCAATAGCAACTTGCGGTTTTTGTTTTACAGCTGGTTTTGCTTCTTTTAACACTTGTAAGAATTTATTACCATTCAATAATCCGCTTTGTAAAATAATGTCTGCGCTCTCTGCTTTAACTTTTTTTGTCGGTGTTAGTAATCCAATTTTTGCTATCAACTCTTCATCGATAAGTAAAACATCTGTATATCCCTTTTTACCAAAAGCAGATATTTTATATGTATCTAAATCAAGTGCTCTATTGATTAGTTGTTGTCCAAGTTGTTGTAATACACTAAGATCACCTGTAGCTGTGAAGTCTTTTACAGCAGAGACTGCTCCTTTTACTTTTTGAAATCCAGAACCAATTTTTCTTAAAGCGCCACCTATTTGACCTAATGAACTTTTGTTCTGATAGTTTTGTGGGGTTGTGGGTTTAGGTGGAACAGGTTGCTGTGGCTTTATACCTTTACCTGTAGGTATACTACCAATTGGCATTTTACCTGTAGGAGCTTGTTCATTTATTGTTTGTAAAAATTTACTCATTTGTTAAGAAGTATTTTTTGAAAATGTTATACATATCTTCCATTGTACATCCACTTGAAAGTAATGTTGCTTCAATATCAGATAAATTATTTAAGTCTTTAATTTGACATGCAACACCTTTATCTATGCATCCAGCTATTATAAGCTTAATTTTATCTAAAGGTGTTAGTGATTGCTGTACATCAACCATATCAGGTGTTACTTGCATATAAGGATTTTCAGCACCTATTGCATATATCTGCATAGTGCCATCATCACATTCTTCTAATACATAACCTTCATAAGGAACTATGTTATTGTTAGGATCACTTTTAAGTCTGATTCTCTTTAAGTTTAATGTGTTAAAAGTATTCTCTATTACTTTATTGATACGCATATTAATATTTATTGATTTTCAGTTTATTTCACATATTTATATACGTCTAAATGGTGATGTGAACATTAAATAATAATATATGATATGTTTAATATGTGATAAAGAATTTAACGCAATAACTAACACCCATCTCAAACAACATAATCTAACAGCAGAGGAATATAAACAACGTTTTAATGTAAGTTGCTTAAAAAATAAGGAAACTATTGATAAGTATGTCAATACAGTTAAAGGTCTTACATATGAAGAGAGGTATGGTGTTGAGTTAGCCCAAAAAATGAAGAAAATAAGATCTGAAAAAGCTAAAAAACAGATGCTTTCTAGAGAACAACTAGAAATAAGAAAACAAAAGTGTGGTATTTATAAAAACCCTGAAGAGCGTAAATTAAACATAAAATTAGGAATAACATCTGAAACATCTATTAAACGCAGGAAAACTATGTTTGAGCGCTACGGTACTATAAACACTTTAAACATAAACGGTAGATTTTCTAAATCGGCATTTATTTTTATAAAAAAGTTTTGCAACGAAAATGGTATTGATGAAAAAATGTGTTATTTTAAAAATGGTGGTATAAATGGTAAAGAATATTATCAAGTTTTAGAAATAAATGGTATTAAGCGTTTTTGTAGTTATGATTTTGTTTGTCTAGACGAAGATGGTAGTATTAAGCTAATATTGGAATATCACGGACCATACCATTTTACCAAACAACAGGTAGATCTAGACCCAGATGGAAAATGTGTATATTTTCAACCACAATCCCTAACTAAAAAAGAATCTTTCGACAGAGATTGTGCAAAAATATCACACGCATTAAAAATATCAAAAAAAGTAGGAGTTTTTTGGATTTCTAAGAAAACAATTATATACTATAATGATCTCGATGAATACACAAGACAAGAATAAATTAGCAGAACAATTGATAGGAACACTATATTCAAGTCAATATATTGAACCTATCAAGGAATATGATGTAGATTTTAAAACATCTGCAGAGTATAAACAAACGTTACCAGATTTACAAAATGATATATATGGAGGTATACGTGAACACATAGAACATGTTGGTATACACGGTTTCAGATTACCTCTCAAATGGGACAGAAAAGACTACACACCCATAGAACTCGAAACTATTGTTACTGGTACAGTCTCTCTCGATGCAGAGTCAAGAGGTATTAATATGTCTCGCATAGTTAGATCATTTTATGAGTATAAAGAAGAACATTTTAATATCAATCTCGTCGAAAAAGTATTACAAGAATATAGAAATAAAATAGGTTCTTTCGATGCTAAAATAGCGCTACATATAAGCTATCCTATATTACAAGAATCACTAAGAACAGGGCTATCAGGATATCAATATTATGATGTCACGTTTGAGATATCTGTAAATCGCAATAATGAAATTAAAAAAGTAATCCATTTCGATTTCGTATATAGTAGTGCATGCCCTTGCTCTAATGAATTAAGTGAACATGCAAGAAAGTACAGGAATAGAGCTGCAATTCCACACTCACAAAGATCTACAGCGAGAGTATCTGTAATGTGTAACGATCTTATTTGGTTAGAAGATTTACAGCAACTCTGTTTATCTGCACTTAAGACAGAAACTCAAGTAATGGTATTACGTGAGGATGAACAAGCTTTTGCTGAATTAAACGGTGCGAACCCTAAGTTTGTTGAAGACGCAGCAAGACTTTTATACAAAGCACTCAATACAAACGATAAGATTTTAGATTTTAAAGTGGTATTAAGTCATCTTGAATCTCTACATTCACACGACGCGATAGCTGTTATTATAAAAGGTGTTAAAGACGGGTTTAATGCAGACGTCTCGTTTGAGACGTACAGAAGTCTCAAACGCTAGTAATCGTAAGTAACTTATTTATTTACGTCTATTAAACCACCAAGTGCTGCTATGAAGTCTTTACCTAGCAGCACTTTTTCTTCGTTCTGGGTTCTATCTGCAATGGAAAACCGTACATTTTCATGATCTTCTCCATTTATAGATACACTAAACTCTATAGTTGGTCTTTGTTCAATATTACCAGAACCAATATTGATATCTATATAGCCTTTAAAAGGTTTATTTAACTTCTTACCATTTACTGTAGTAAAAGTTACCTTATCACCTTTAACAGATACATCTGTACCGTGTAATACATTATAGGCACCGTTACCGCTATCTACTTTTGCAGCAATAGGTCCAATACCCTCGATATTAATCGTCTCGATTAGACCGAGGGCTTTTTGTTCAAAAAATATCTTAAATGTTATCACCAAATTATTTATTGGTAGTTTGAAGCTCTTTTTTTCTTTCTTGAATTTGCTTTCTTAGGACTTTTACTGTCTTTCCTATTTTAAGCAATGATTTGCGTGCTCTACTGGCAGCAGCAACAGTACCTTTTTCGGTAAATTTGCTAATATCTTCTATAAATGCTGAGTATTCTTGTTTTATTGTTTCAATGTTTTCGTTCATATTATTGTATCTCACCTTTACTTATTATGTGCACTACGCGATCAACTTCATGTTGTACGCTTTTTAGTAATAGTTTACGATCTGTTGTTTTTAATACAGGTTTCTTAGTTCTTATAAATTCTAGATTCTGAACAATATCATCTATTACTTGATCTAAGCTACCTTTATAGTTCTGAACTTCTTCGTTTTCACTCGCCGGTGTAAGATTACTCTTAGAAATATCCATATGTGATGTGCCTGGCTTACCTGTAGAGCCAATTGAAGTAACATTCATATTATCAGTACCCTTATGTTTAGGTCCAAGACCTACATCTTCGTTTAATATCCTTATATAACTTTCGAAAAGTTTTTGCTGATCATTATTGTTTGATGCCATAAATATATTTATGAGTTTTAACGTAATTGTCGAACAGTTATTAACACAATATGATGTATTAGAAGAAAAATCTTCAGCAAGATGCACGAAGGCAACTAAAAAGGCATCATCTACAAGGCCTGGTAAGAAGTGGATGCAATGTGTACGTAAGCCTGGTGGTGGATTTAAGCGCATACATTGGGGTCAAGCAGGTGTACGTGTTACAGGTAAATCAGGTAATACTAAACGTAAAAAGAGTTTTAGAGCTAGACATAAGTGCTCTACTGCAAAACCTGGTACAGCTAGATACATGGCTTGTAAGGACTGGTAAATCATGCCATATATAACAAAAGGTAAATGTGTCTATCGTAAGGACACTGGTAAAAAAGTTGGATGTACAAACGGTTCTGTTAAGAAATATATAACTGCTCTCAGAATTGCAACAGCCAATGAATCATTTAAGACATTTAAACAGTTCTTTTTTGAGAGTATAGATTTTAATAAGCTACCTGATGCATGTCCTTATGGTTTTGGATCAGTTTAGATCAAATTATACCTGTACTAGATAATCATATTACCACTGCAACGAGATATCTAGGTAAAAATAGAAATTTTGGTGAAGGTTCTATGTATACACAGATGTACAATAGAGGTTTTGTACGTGTAGTTGCAGATAAAGGTGAAGATATAATGTATGTACAATCATCTGTAAATAAACCTAACATCTCAGCAAGAAGGATAGCAAGGGATGTAGCATTACACTACGGTCTCTAACCTGTAATAGAAAACGATAAACTATTTGAATCAGTTCAATACGATCTACCAGTATCAGCACCATATGGTTTCTGGATTAAATATAATGAAATTATACCTGTAAGAGGTGGTCCAGGTGCTCATTGGAACACAGGTAGAGCGTATTTGCTTACAAAAGGTATCGATACAAGTTTTGTACACGAACAAATGTTTAAATTAGGGTTTGTTAGGTGCGTATTTGATGTTATAGATATAGATGCAGGTATGGACATAGAATATAAACCAGGTACAACACCTAAGGAATCTATTAAGAAAGCAGAGAGTGTTGCAGAGTATTACGGTTCTATACCTTATAGTACACCACTAAAAGATTAATTAATTGTAGGTGTTAATGTTCTACCTTCAGCACCATATGGTGGTTGATTTATATAATTTACAGTATTTCTATACTGATTATTAGAGTATGCAGGCTTCTTTTTTAATTTACGTTTTATAACCTTACGTTCTGTAAAAAACTCTTTAAATTTTTTCATTAATCGATATCTAACTCTATATCTGTAGAATATTTTTTCATTAAACCTATTATCTTAGATAGAGATTCTCTTGCATTATTTTCGTTGATATTATCAATATCAGACATCTGCTCTATATCCTCAGGTTTGGGTGATATTACGAATGCTTTCTTAAGTAACCTTATTAAAAGAACTTCACCTTCTGGTGTTAGCTCTTTAGTTTGTTGTTCAGGTTCAGCTGGTTGCTCTTCTGTTTGTTGAGCTTCTTGAGGTGTTGGATTCTCTTCAGTATTAGGAGGTAATGGGGCTTCCTCATCAGCTTCATTAATTAGCTGATTCTTATAAAAATTTAATTTACTTAAAAATTTCATTGTATTTTATTTGAAATATCTGTGACCTTTTTAGCAATTTTTCTCATTAATGTACCGTAAGCAGCATTCATTCTGTTTTGTGTTAGTGCTGCAGCACCAAGCCCGCCTGCTTTTGTTGCTAATTTACCTGCAACTGTTACAGCGGCAATTGCGTCTTTACCTAAACCCATTTTCTTAAGTTGTGGGTCTTCTACTTCTTCGCTCTCTTCTTTAGCACCTGCTACTGCCTCACCACGTGCTTTTTCATATGAAGATAATTTACCGTCTTTATCAAGATCAGCTTTCTTAAAATCAAACTCTTCATCTTCATCGGTAACAACTAGATCGGTAATATCGTCACCTTTATTAATATTTTCAACAACTTCATCAGCCACGTATGATAAACCTGAAGCCGTTTGTATACATTTTGCATTAATATCAACTTTACCTGTTGGTGTTGAAACTTTTACAACTGTGCATCCGGAATCTACACCTTCTAATAAAAATGATGAAATGATCTGGTTAGCTTTTTTATCGAAAATACTCATAATAATATTTATATTTATTAACGAATATAAAGATGTTTAGTTGCAAGCCTGGTAAAGTATTCTTGATTTAAGTATATCAATCCGTATTTCTTAGTAAATTTTTTAATATTCTCGAATGTTATATCAGATTTAACAGGTGAATTACTAATTTCCTTTATTAAATTCAAGGTATTTAGTATTTTACCATCATCAGAGTTAGATTTGTACTTTAGATGCTTGCCACTATACTTACTTAAGTAGCATCTAATAGGTAAAGTCTTTTGTATTTTTGCAAATACACTTGTTAATATGCCCAATATATCTTCTTCTGTAAAGTATTGAAAGATTAGACAGTCTTCTAACTGAGTATTATTGAATAATACCACAGGTTTTCTAAGAGGACTACATAAATAAAACTCACAAATATCATGTATTACATGATGATACATTATTCGCTTAACATCTGTAGTTATTTTAGGTTTCAATAGATCTAGCTTATATAAATCATTAACTATATCTACGTAGGTTTTTTCAACAAACATCGAATTAACGTCGATTATATTAATATCATCAGCAACATCGTATATAACAGACATACTGTATTATATACTGTATTTTATGTTTTCAACTTTTTTATAAAACAATTTTTACCTATTCTCAAATTTATGATACCGTTATAGTAATCCTCACGTAATAGTACGTTCTCTTCGAATTGTAATTTTGCTTCAAAGTATGCTAATTCACTTTTAGAATCACAAAATTTTATAATTGAGAACGAAAAGTTATCTTTTCCGTACTTTTCTATGTCACTATTAACCTCATTAGAAGAAGATGTATAAGTCTTCCAATCTGTCTCAACGTCAAAATGCCTTTTATTCTTCTTACCTTTTAATGGTTTAAGCTTTTTTACACTTTTAATTTGTTTTTTACCTATATACTTTTTATTTGTTACTTTATTCTCTATCAAATAGATAAAGCCATAGGGTAACTCCTCAACATTTAATGATGTGCAATTAATCCAATGACCAAAATCTGTTATCATTTTTTGTATTTACGTCTCTTTTTACGCTTTACAACACCACTGCGTCTATATACTCTACCACCTTTTGGTATTCTATAGTCACCAGGTGCATACCAATCGCTATTGGCTATTGCATTGTGAGATACATTTGCAGCAGGCCCTAATGTACCATCTGAGTAAGAGCTATCTTCTTTAAAAATAGCATAGAATTTTTTAAAACTTATCATTGATAATTGTATTATATATTTATAATATAATATGGAATTGTTAGAACGATATATAAAAGAAATCGAAGAAGATCTTAAGATTGACGAATTTAACATAAAAGAAGTAGGCCTAAGAATACCTGCTCGTAAACATTTTTGGGTTAGTAGACTGATCAATCATAAACGTAATCTATTAAAGCTCGAAAACGATAAGAATTTTTTTAAAAAAACTGTAATGACTGAACTACAAACACAGTCACCTGTTAAATTAAGTTTGATTACAGCAGAAAATGCTGCTGAAAACCATGATAAAATGAGAGAGATGAATATTAAAATAGGTGAAGAGAAAATAATCATAGAATTTCTTGAAAAGACAGAAAAGACATTTTCATCTATGACCTACGATGTTTCAAATATTATAAAAATAATGCAATTAGAGCAATTGTAATGAAAAGTATACGTATAGATTATCTAAAAAATCGTGGACTTTGTAGGTTATCTGGTGATTTTCTAACTGAAATAAGGGAACATTTCAGTGTAAAGAACGAAGGTGCCTTTTTTATGAGAAAAAAAGGGATGAGGTTTGTTGCTGATAGAAAATACTTTATAACACCTACAGGTATGTTTGAGCCGGGGCTATTTTTTGATATATGTAAATTTATATCTGTAAGTTTTACTGATGTAAACCTAGATATTGATAAAGATATACCAAAGGTAGTTAGACCAACAGTAACCGGTGTTGATGTTTATGATGATCTATCTCTTAAACTTAGAGATTTTCAAAGCGAAACAATAAAGAACGCGCTTTCATTCGGTAGAGGTATAATTAAAATAGGTACAGGTGGTGGTAAGACTTTAATCTCAGCAAGTTTATTGAGTACGTTTTATAATTATAAGGTTAAGAAACTAAAAGCACTAATGATAGTTCCAGATCTATCACTTGTAAACCAAACACACTCTGATTTTCTAAGCTATAAAGTACCATTTACTGTTACAAGATGGACTGGAAATATAGAACCTGATCTTAGCAGTGATGTTATCATAGCAAATATAGGTATATTACAAAGCAAATATGCAGAAAATCTATGGATAAACGATGTAGATTTAGTTATTGTTGATGAAACGCACAAATTAAAAGGTAAAAACAAAATATGTAAACTTGTAGATGAAATTAAAACATACCATAAATTTGGTCTTACAGGTACATTACCTGATGATAGAGGTGAAGAGCTAAATATTATAAGTAAATTAGGTACTATTATCTATGAAAAGAGTAGTTTTGAATTAAGAGAAGAGAAATATCTTACACAAGTATCTATTAAAGTATTAGATATAGATTATACTACTAAAGTTCCTCAAATACCTGGCACTAATAAGTATAAATCAGAATTAGAACACATCTATAATAATAAATTTAGAAACAATATAATTAATACACTATGCAAAAACTTTAATAACAATACTCTAATACTAGTAAATCATATATCACACGGCCAGTTAATTTACGATAATCTTAAAGCTAAATTACAAGATAAAATCGTATATTTTATACGAGGTGATGTAGATGTAGATGAGAGAGACAGAGTTATTAAGGAGATGGAAGTTAAAGATAATATAGTTTGCGTTGCAATAAGTGCCATATTTTCTACTGGTATTAATGTAAAAAATATACATATGATAGTTTTTGGATCAGGTGGTAAAAGCTTTATAAGAATTATACAATCGATTGGTAGAGGTTTAAGATTACACAACAACAAACAAAAATTGACTATTGTAGATATAGTAGATAATCTAAAATACGGTGGTGCTCACGGTATGCATCGCAAATCTATTTACGATAGAGAAAAAATTAATTATTCTTCAACAAAACTGGTTGAAAAACCTCTAGATTAAATATAATCTCACTATGGCAAAACGAGGTCCAAAACCTAAAAAGACAGAATATTATGTAGACCCTGAAGAGTTTAAACAGAAACTTGTTATATATTATAAATCTAATGAAATTACAAATGAGTTAGCTGAATATATTAATAAAATTGCAACAGGTCTAAGTTATTCCTCAAATTTTATTAACTATACATATAGAGATGAAATGGTAGGCGATGCAATAGTAAAGATGTATACTGCAGTTAAGAATAAAAAGTTCGATATTAAATCAGAATTTAACCCTTTCAGTTACTTTACAACAATAGCATTCAATGCATTCATTAATAGAATCAAAAAAGAAAAGAAGCATCACGATACGATAACAGAGTATAAAGAAAGAATGTATGAGCAAGAGTTAACAGAAAATTGCGATGTTGACCTCTACGTAAAGCCAATTAGTGATGATTATGACAGTGACTCCTCTGAATAATAAAATAGCAATATTTACGGACTTACATTTAGGGGTACATCAAAATAGCGATTTTTGGTTAAATGTTGCTTTAAACTGGGCAAATTGGTTTGTATCTGAGCTCGAATCTAATAATATAGATACTGTTATATTTTGTGGTGATTGGATGCATTATAGAGATGCAGTAGAAGTTAAAACTCTACATTATCACTCACTAATTTTACAAAAATTAAGTAAATTTAAGATTATTATGATACCAGGTAACCATTGCTGCTATTATAAGAACACATCAGATGTTCATAGCCTTTCAATAATGAAAGGTAATTCTAATATACAAATTTTTGATAATATAACCAGTGTAGATTTTAATGGTAAACGATTTACATTCTGCCCTTGGGGATGTGACATAAAAGATATTCCGCAAAGTGATGTAGTGTTTGGTCATTTTGAACTACAGAATTTTAGAATGAACGGTCATAAAATCTGCGAACATGGAGATAACCCAGATGATTTAACAGCAAAAAGTAAGCTAGTATTTTCAGGACACTTTCATCAACGAGATGAAAAGGTATTTTCAAACATCTGCAAAATAATTTACGTAGGTAACCCATTCCAGACAGACTTCGGTGATGCCTATCAAACAAAAGGTTATTATCTATTAGATACAGATACACTACAATTTGAATTTAAAGAAAACACATTAACACCTAAACATCTAAAAGTTTCTCTTTCAGAGATTATTACGAACAAAGACCCAATCACATATTTTAGCAATAACTTTAAAGGTAATATTATTAAGCTAATAGTAGATAAAAATATATCAACAGACCATCTAGATCTTTTAGTCGGTAAAATAACAACATTTAAACCTGCAGATCTTAAAATAGATTACGATGTTAACTACAATAAACTAAAAGTACACGAAGATGTAGTAGACTCTGACATAAAGGGCGCTGAAATAGAAAATATTGTAACAGAATTTGTAAGCATGTTAGATATAAATAACAAACAGGAAATTATAAAATATACTTTATCCTTATACAATAAGGTAATTACATGAAGTACGTAAACTTTAAAAACATAAAGATAAAAAACTTCCTATCAGTAGGTGATGATGTGGTTAGTTTAGACTTTAATACAGGTTTAAATATTATCACCGGTATTAATAGAGATAAGGAAGACAGAAGAAACGGTGTAGGTAAGTGTGTTGATCCGCAGACTGAAGTAACTATTCAAATAAAGGATGCAATGGTTTTGGAAAAGTTTAAAAAATTTATTGAGAATCAATAAATAATTATATGAGTTACAATTCACCACAACAATGGCAATTTTGGGTAACTAGAAAAAGAATCAACCCTGATACTGGAATAGTTTTTACAGAAGAAGAAGCAAAAAGGCATGTAAGCTCATTTAGAAAATCCTCAAAGTACTTTTGGATTAAAAAAGGGTATACAGAAGATGAGGCTATTAAAAAAGTATTAGAGCATCAACAAATATTATCGCAAAAAAGTAAAAGCAAAAATACAGGACGAAAGGATTGGAGAAATAATCAAGTTGGTTATTGGGTTAAAAAGGATTAACAACGCAAGATGCAATTAATAAGGTTAAGGAAAGGCAGTCTACGTTTTCACTTAAAAAATGTATTGAAAAGTATGGAGAATTAGAAGGTTTAAAAGTTTTTAATAACCGACAGAAAAAGTGGCAAATTACATTACTTTGTAAAAGTAGTAAAGAAATTGAGTTAATAAACAAACTTAAACAACATAGTTTAGAGTCGTTTATATTACGAAATTGTAATTTAGATGATTATTGTAAATTTAGGGTACAAAAAGGTTCAGATCAATACATCATACACAAAACAAAAAAGTATATTTTAGAAAACAAAATAGAACAAACAACAGAAAATTTTAACACACACTATTATAATTTTAAATATATTACATATAAGAAACGCGGCAAAGCCTCTAAAGAAAGTTTAAAGATTTTAATACCTTTATATAAGTTTTGTAGGAAATTAGGTATACAACGTAATGATATCATGATAGGAATTACAGGGTCTAAGGAGTTCTCATTAAGAGATAATAAAAAAATATTTTACTTTGATTTTACAATATCTTCTCTTAAGATTATTATCGAATACAACAGATATGAATTTCACCCAGATCCTGAAATTATGTCACATGATGAAATTAAAAATTTTAAATACCCATATAAAAACATCTCCATAACATCAAAAATAGAACATGAAAAAAAGAAACATTTAATTGCTAAAGACAATGGATATAATATTATTAAATTTTGGTCACACAAACCATATAACAGTCAAATAGAAAGTATAAAAAAAGAAATTAATGAAAGCTACTGTAAAACAAATAGCTGATTTTTATAAAGTATATCCTCAATATAAAGGTCATATTGATGTAGAGACAAGATTTGGGTTTAACCCTATCGATGAAGCAGATGTAACAGCATACAATGAACAAGTTTATGAAATTGAAACTGATGCCGGAAAAAACCTTAAATGTTCAGGTAACCATAGAGTATTTACAGGTGTAGAGTTTGTAAAGGTTCAACATTTAAATGTAAATGAAATTGTTCATACAAAGGACGGTTGTGAAACTATAAAATACGTAAGAGGTACTAATTTATTTAAAAATTTATATGATTTGCAAGTTAGAAACGTTAAGGAATATTATAGTAACGGTATTACATCACACAATTCCACTATAGCAGATGCATTATACTTTGCTATATTTGGTACTACATTAAGAGAACTTAAGAAAGAGTTTATATCAAACAATATAACTCAAAATACATGCGAAGTGCAATTAGAATTCGATGTTAATCAAAACGGTAATACAAACACATACAACATAATAAGAACATTATCACCGTCTAGATTGTTTCTTTATAAAGATGGTAATGATATAACATTAGATACTATTGCAAATACAAATTCGTATATTGAAACTGTACTATCATCATCACCTGAAGTATTTAGAAATTGTGTACTGATGACATTAAATGATACTCTACCTTTCATGTCAAAGTCTAAAGTAGAGAAAAGAAAGTTTATTGAACAAATATTCAATTTGCAGGTTTTCTCTGCAATGATGTCTTCTCTTAGAGAAGACCAAAACAGCACAAAGAGAGAACTAGACATAGAAAATGCCAGACTTAGTGAAATTAAAAACAGTGTATCTGCCTTTGAAAAGCAAAAGGAGTTAAAGTCTAAAGAAAAAGAGACCAAGATATTAGCGATTAATAAAAAAATCAAAGATAACGAGGCAGAGATACAAAAGATTGAAACTGATATTCAAAATGAAGTTATAATAAATCAGACTGAAAAGAATACAGAATTAGAAAAATATACTAAGGCTTTGGTTAAGGTAGAAGAACTATGCAATCAGACACTTGGAAATGTAGCAACAGTAAAAAACGAAATCAAAACCAAAAAAGAGCAATTACAAAAAGTAGGTACTACTGAACAGATTTGCCCTACATGCTTACGTCCAATATCAGAACACGATATAGAGGAGATAGAAAAAGAAAAGAAAAATATGCATAACGATGTGCTAAAATTAGTAGAGACATTATCTGCATATGTAAAAGAGGCAAATGGTTTAGAAGATAAAAAGTCCAAAATAAAGAAACACATAGATAGTCTTAATAAAGATATAAAGCTTGCAGCAGTGCAAGAAACTACAAGACAGTCAAATAAGAAAAGAATTACAGATTTACAGAATTTAAATAAACAGTTACAAGAAGGTAGCATAACTATATCAAACGATGTCACGACTTTTGATGAATTAATAAAAGAGGCAAATACAAAGATAGAAACATCCAATAATACAATTCAAAGTCTTAAAAAGAAAGCTGATATGCTTGAGGTTGTAAAGTTTGTAATAAGTGAAGAAGGTGTAAAGAGTTTCCTAGTAAAGAAAATTCTACAAAACTTTAACGCAAAATTAGCATTCTACCTCAAGAAGCTAGATAGTAATAGTATATGCATATTTAACGAGTATTTTGAAGAAGAGATATTAAACGAAAAAGGTAAGATATGCCTTTATAATAACTTCTCTGGTGCAGAAAGAAAAGCTATTGATTTAGCATGTCTTTTCTCATTTATTGATATGAGAAAGACTCACGGAGATGTATACTATAATGTAACTGTATATGATGAACTATTTGATACCAGCTTAGACCAACGTGGTGTAGAGCTAGTAGTAGATATTCTAAAAGAAAGAGTAGAAACGTTTAAAGAATCTATTTTAATTATCTCGCATAGAAAAGAGAGTGTAAAAGCTGTAAACGGAGATATAATCTTTCTTGAAAAGCATAACGGAATAACAAAACGTGTAAACTTTGTTGATTAATTAAGAATACAATAACCAAAACAATAAATATATATATGAACATAGATATTGTTTATGAAAGTAGGCATCAAAATACAAAAGGTAAAGCTAAAGAAATTATAATAAATTATATTGAAGGTTACTCAGCGTCAGAACTTGCTAACCTATATGCCGTTAATGTATCTGTAATTAGAGAAATAATAATTAAAAACGGTGTTTCGTTACGTAATAAAAAAGAATCCAGAAACATATTAAGATATAATGAAAAAAGAAACAATACAATTTACAAAAAATTTACAGAAGATGAGATAAAAGATATTATTCAGGAGTATTCCAACGGTAAGGGTGTCAATTATGTATCCAAAAAATACAGCGTAGATAATTGTGTTATTATTAGAGTTTTAAATGAAAATGGTATTAAAAAAAGAAACAGAAAAGAACAATATAATTATAAAAATGTTACTAACGAATTGTTTAAACAGACCATTATATTAAAATATAATGGTTGGGGTGAATTAATAAAGAGATATCAAGAAAAATTTAAAGAAGAGTATGGAGTTATTAACCCTATGCAAGTTGCAGAGTATTTTGAAAAACAACAAAATAGCGCTTTTTCTATAAAAACATTTATAGTAGGAGAGAAGGAATTTAAAACACAAGGCTATGAAAATAAAGCAATTAATTTATTATTAGCTAAAGGTTATACAGAAGATGATATCGAAACAGGTAAATGTAACATGCCTCCCTTTACGTATACATATAATGGTAAAGAGCATAGATATTATCCAGATATTTTTATAATTAAAGAAAAAAGAATAATTGAAGTTAAAAGTGAATACACATTTAAAATTGATTTGGAAAGAAATTTAGCAAAAAAGAAATGTGTAGAAGAAAACGGTTATAAATTTGATTTCTTAATATTTTAAAATAATATACTGTATATAAATTATGTTCGTACCTAATTCAATAAATAGACCTAGACTACCGTTTAGTGACCCTACACAGCAAATACAACAAACAGTACAGCCTCAACGACAGAGTGAAGAAATGCTTCCACCAGAACTATCTTTGCCAAGATTTTTAAACTACTACGCAGACTACTCAGGCTAAACCTTGGCCCATTATATAGTAATATATAATGCAAACTCCTTTAATTGCTGGAAACCTTAACTGGTAATCAGCAGCGAAGCCATAACGGAACGTTCAACGACTATCACAAAAGTGAGTACACATCAAGTGATGTGGAAATGGGGAGCACCTTACGAGGTGATGATATAGTCTAATCTATATAGAAATATATAGCAGCTTTAATAAGCGGGTTTTAATTAACGATTTAAACTGAATATAAATGGTGGTCACTGGAGAATGATCTGGCCTGAGCAAGTACTCAACGCTCATCAAAAGGCTGTTGTGCATGGTACAACAGTAATGAATCTAGATCCAAGATATTATACTATGGTAAAGTCCGTAAGAATTCAAAGACAAGCAACAAGACAACAGCTTGAATTTGTAAGATTCTTACGTGATGTTTCAAAACAAAACGGGATGAAAATAATTTATGAAATAGATGATATCTGTTTCAAAGAGGACATACCAGACTATAACAAGTTTAAGCCAGCTTTTGATAATCCAGAGATAAGAGAATCAGCATGTGCAATTATGGCTCTGTGTGATGAAATTACAGTTACTTGTGATTTCATGAAAGATTACTACAAGAGTAAGACAGGTAATAAGAATGTTACAGTAATTCCAAACTTCATGCCTAAGTTCTGGTTAGGTAATTATTACGATGGTACTGAAATAATGACAAGTTATGATAATAATAAGAAGAAGCCACGTATTCTCTATACAGGTTCAGGTGCACATTTCGATGTAGAAAACAGAACAGGAAATTATAACGATGACTTTTTCCATGTGAATAATGTAATTCGTAAGACTGTTGATAAGTTTCAGTGGATATTCTTAGGTGCATTTCCATTACCGTTAATGGATCTCGTAAAATCTGGTAAGATCGAATTTCATCCATGGTCTAAGTTATATAACTATGGTCAAGATATTGCTAATATTAAAGCAAATATGATGATAGCACCACTACAAGATAACAACTTTAATAAAGCTAAGAGCGATCTCAAGTATATTGAAGCGTGTGCTTTTGGTCTACCTATTGCATGTCAAGATATAGTAACATACTCAAATGCTCCTATTAAGTTCAAGACTGGTGATGAAATGATAGACAGAATCAACGAAACTCTTAAAGACCACAAACAATATAAGGCAATATCAAAACGTGCAAGACAGTATGCAGAAACACGCTGGCTTGAAACGGATACCAATATAGATTGTTACTTAGAGCTATACAGCACACCTTATGGTAGCAGTGCAAGAAAAAATATAACAAAATACAATCGGGAATAATTATAATATTTCTGCATGAGTTATAGGAACGCTTTTTATAACAGCAAAGAACAGAAGATAACTATATTAGGGTGGGATGAAAATGGTAAAAGAAATGTACAAGATTTTACCTATAAACCCCACCTCTATATAGAAGGTCCTGGTGAATATGATTCAATATTCGGTACTAAGCTAGTTAAACGTATATTTAATACTCAATTTGACAGAAGCTCTTTTATCACCAATACAGGTATAACAAGAGTATTCGATAATTTTCCATGTGTTCAACAGTTTCTTATAGAGCGATTCTATAAAGATAACGAAACACCCGACTTTAGTAAAAATGATGTAAGAGTAGTATTTATTGACATTGAAGTTATTGCAGAAGAGTTTCCTGACGCAAGATATTCGAAATACCCTATCAATGTCATTACTATATATGATTCAACTACAAAGAGATTTATATGCTGGGGCGAAAAACCTTTTAATGTAGTCGATAGTGATGTAGACTTTATATATTGTAAAAATGAAGTAGAATTACTTACTAAGTTTATAGATTGGTTTAAATCTGATCCACCCGATATTGTAAGTGGATGGAATAGTATGGGATTCGATATTCCATATATCATGAATAGGGTACAAAACCTTTTTGGTGATAATACACGTAATAGTTTATCACCAGCAGGTAAAACGTACTTCCGTGAAATACACAACGATAAAGGTCAAGACTTGCAGCGCTGGTTTATAGAAGGTGTATCTCTTATAGATTATCTTGACATATATAAGAGGTTCTCACCAGGTGAAAAAGAGAGTTACAAGCTAAACAGTATTGCTAAATTAGAACTAGGTGAATCAAAGGTAGATATTGGTACAGGTAATCTAATAGATCTATACAATGAAAATTGGCAGAAGTTTGTAGAGTACAATATTCAAGACGTAAGACTACTTAAGAACCTTGAGTTCAAACTAAGATATTTAAACCTAGTGAGAATGTTTGCATATATAGGACTAACTACATTTGAAGCAGCAATGGGTTCTATATCAGTTATAAATGGAGCAGCAGCAATACGCGCTAAACATAAGAATCAAATACTGCCTACATTTATACGCAATGTAGAGAGTGGCGTTAACCCCGGTGCGTTTGTTCGTGAACCATTACCTGGATTTAAAAAGCATATAGTATCATTTGACGCTAACTCTCTATATCCTAATGTGATGATTACTCTAAATACATCACCAGAGACAAAGATAGGTAAAATAATTAAACGAGAAGATGGTAATGTGGTAATACGACACGTTACAGGTCAAACATTTACACTTACTGAAGACAAGTTTGCTCTTTTTATACAAAAGGAGAGACTTACTATAAGTAAGGCAAATATTATATTCACACAGAAAAAGCGTGGTATATTTCCTGAGGTATTAGATTATTACTACAAGGAGCGTAAAAAGACGCAAGCTAAACTTAAGAAAGTAAAACTTCGTATTAAAGAATTAGAAGAACTAAATCAAACAGAATGCGAAGAGTATAATAATCTAAAGAACGAGAGTGTTCAATTAGACTCTAAGCAATTGGCTCAAAAGATATATATTAATGCAACTTATGGTGCATTTGGTAACAAAAACAATCCATTAGGTGACGACGATATAGCCTCATCTGTAACCTTAACCGGTCAAGAAGTAATTAAATTTGCAGGAGAGGTTGCTAAAAAGTTCGTAAAAGAGAATGTACCAAATATAACAGAGCAAGATAATAATGATATCGTAGTATATGGCGATACAGATTCTATTTATCTTACTTTAGATAATATTGTACAAAACGGTGTAATATTTTCTAACAAACCTGGCAAGATTAGTAAAGAGTTTTACGATAAAGTAAAAGAGCTAGGTGATATGCTCAATAACGAAATAAAAGTATGGGGTGAACGTGAATTATTCTCAGAAGATAGTAGGTTTGTATTTAAAAGAGAAGCAATAGCTGATACCGGTATCTTCTTACAGAAGAAAAGATATATAATACATGTCTTAGATATTGAAGAAATACCTTGTAATAAATACAAATACGTAGGTGTAGATGTTGTACGTAGTACAATACCATCTGCTGTTAAACCTTATATTAAAGATATAATTGAAACGATGCTCTCTACTCAGGATTATTCTAAAACGAATATATCAATTAATAACGTGTGGGAGATATTTAAGACACTACCGATCGAATCTATTGCAACGGTTAGTAATCTAAATAATTATGAAGCAAGAGAACAACTCAGTAATGGTTTCGAAATAGCCAAAGGTACACCGCATCATATTAAAGCAGCAATATTTTATAATAGACTTATTGAAAAGCTACAGTTAACTAACAAATACGAAAAGATATCATCCGGTGATAAAGTTAGATTATTACAACTACAGACACCTAACAAATATAATATCGAAAAAATTGCTTATAAATACTACTACCCTGAAGAATTTAAACAGATCTTTCAGCCAGACTACGAATTAATCTTTGAAAAGACTGTACTCGCAGCTGTAGAAAGACTATATGAAAATGTCAGATGGGAATTACAACGGCCAGGTTCTATTGTTCAAACTAATTTATTTGATTTATTCAGTTGAAAATCTCTTATTATAATATAATATACATATATGTCTAAATATATTACATTCATAGATCAAGTAGGTAGAAATATTCTAGGTATCAGCGCACCGAGTAAACAAGAAGGCACATTAACAGTCGTTAATCCTGTAATGATTGCGGTTCAACCAGCTAACGGTCAATTGCAAATTCAACTAGTTCCTCTATTCTTTGCTGAATTCGTTAAATATAGCGAAATTAACAAGAGAAATTTTGAATTTACATACTCATTAAATTCTATAGCCTTAGGCTCTAATTTTGAAGTTGATGAAAAGATTGCATCGCAATACGAAAGAATTGTATCAGGTACATTTAACGTTCAACCGGTGACACCAGTAACGGAAGAACCTAAAGTTATTAAGCTTTTTGAATAAAAAATAAAAAAAGCCCTCTTAAAAAGAGGGCTTTTTTATGTAATGAATAAAATATATTACGATTTAGCTATAAGAGAAGCTTACGAAAAAGGTAAAGCTGAGTATCAATATAAATACGATAAAGTTATAAAATTTTTAGAAGAACACAAGGGTAGAAATAATTATATCAGTAAAAAGATAAAATTATTACTTGAAGATCTCAAAAAATAGATATAATGCTTATCTATGATAGACAAAGAAATTTCAAAAGTATTAGAATCGATTAATAGTGTCAATCCGTTCGCAACTTATCTTAATGATAATACGTTAAGTACAGTAAAAGAGTATATCGACACTGGTAGTTATGTATTGAATGCGATTGTATCCGGCTCAGTACACGGTGGTATTCCAAAGGGAAGAGTAACAGTTTTAGCTGGACCTTCAATGTCTGGTAAATCCTTTTTCGTGCAGCAGATGGCTGCAAATGCACAGAAAAAAGGTATGACGGTTGTTATTTTTGATACAGAAAACGCTATTGACCCAGAAGGTGCACAACGTCTAGGTCTCGATATCTCAAAGGTAAAATACGTACCTTGTATTACGATTGAACAAACCAGAAATGCAATCTATAAGTTCTTAAATTCCGTAAGAGAAGCTAAAATGCATGGCAAATTCTTTATTGTTATAGATTCCCTTGGCAATCTACAGTCTGAGATGGATATAAACAGAATGGAAAAAGAAAGCACATCTCAAGATACCGGTACCAAAGCACGTGCAATGAAAACACTAATGCAGACTTGTACTAATCTTGGTGCAATGACCCAAACGACCATTGTAATGACCAATCACGTCTATGATGACCCAATGGCAATGTATCCATCACTAGAAAAGAATATGCCAGGTGGTCGATCAGTAGTCTATCTTCCATCAGTAACTATTCAGCTTGCAAGAAAACCTCAAAAGGATGACGGTAAGAATGAAAATGCAAAGCTTGCACCTGGTCAAAAGAACTATTCTGGTGTAATTCTGAGAGCTCTCACAGTAAAGAATAGATTTATCAAGCAATATCTTGAAGGTGAAATGTTCTTGTCATTCTCTACTGGTTTAGATAGATACTACGGGCTTGTAGAATTAGCTGTTGGGCTTGGTGTAATAAACCAATCTGGACCAACTTACTCGCTACTTGATGGTACTAAGCTTGGATACTTCTCTAAGTGGGGTAAAGATGAAGACATCTGGAATAAGATTATCTTACCTGGCATGGAAGAGAAAATGAAGATTGCGTGGTCTTACGGTTCACAACTACAAACTGAAGTACCTTCAGAGGTTGAAGATGGTGATGAACCGGAACAAAAGTAATCTAATAAAATGAGTAAATTAGTATTAACAGTTAGTGGAGGTGCAGATTCAACAGTGCTACTGTATATGGCAGTAGCACAGGGATTTAATGAAATACATACTATAACTTTTGATTATGGTCAGAGACACTCTAGAGAACTTGAGTGCGTACCTCACCATACTAATATGTTACAAGATGTTTATACTGTAACAATTACCAATAAAGTACTTGATGTTAGGTATATAAAAGATATCGCACCAGTTTCATCACTTACTAATCTTAATATTGATAATCCAAATGTTAAGAAAATGGCAGGAGATGCTCAACCCGTATCATACGTTCCATTTAGAAATCTGATGTTCTTATCTATATGTTCTGCATATGCAGAGTCCGTAGGTGCAGATACTGTTTGGTATGGTGCTGCTGAAGCGGACTCACTAGCTGGCTACTGGGATGGTAGCGGGGAATTTATTAATTCAGTTAATAATCTTATATCACTAAACCGTAAATCAAAGATAAAGATTGAAGCTCCTCTCATTGAGATGAGTAAGAAATCAATCATTGAAGAAGGTATTAGACTCGGTGTGGATTTTAGTAAGACTTGGACCTGCTACTCGAATAGAGAAGATAAATTAGCCGATGCTGATACACCTTCGAGTAGTCTAAGACTTAGAGGTTTTATTGAAGCCAAATATAAAGACCCCATCAAATACGTTCAACAAGAACGACTTGATGAGGTCTATAAACAAAAAGGTTGTAGAGATATACCTTATATAAATTAATATAGATATCTTTGCTGAGCAATAACCTTCTTTCTGATACTATTGCGATAGTTCTCAACGAGAAGGTTATTTACCTGTTTAGGTGTAATTTTTACAGATTCGGTATTGATATAGTCGCCGCTACCTGTATCAAATTTGCTATAGGTAATCCATCTTTCAGGAGAACTACCGTTTTCGTAAAACTCCTGTTCATTATACGAGCGGGTAAATAGATTCGTGATTATACTACCAGCATCATCAATTTTTGAAGAGATATTATTTAACCAAGCTAACATCTCAACAGCTATTTTGTTTTTCTTTACAGGTACTTCAATAGGATTGCCATTATCGTCAAGCTCAACCTCACCTCTTTCATTTCTCTTAGGTTTAGTGCGGTCACTAGACATATCGGCTATCTTTGACTTTGCTGCTTGGTAAGAACCACCTGATGTCCTCAATATATTAAATAGATTAGTCACGAAAGCTTCGTTCTTCTTCCAAGAATTCGCAACATCTTCTTCAGACGGTGTAGATAATTCTACCTTTGATTTAATTTCACTACTAGGTGATACAACAGCACTCAATTCATCACTTTTTAACTTTTTAGCGGTAGATATCTTATTTTTTATTGAATTGTATATACTTTCGAGCTTCTTTGCAAATCTTTGAATGGTAGGGTTACTGTGTGTAGGTAATACTTCTATACGACCTTCCAAATATGTCAATATTTCAGATATTGTATCCATATTTTCGATTTTTGCAATCATTTTATCAAAACTTGCAGCAAACTCTTCATTATTTTCTTTAAAGTCTTCAATACCATAAACAACATCATCCTTAATATCTTGTATTGAACCCAGTGCAATATCCGATGTTTCAGGTGTTGTTCTTAAAACACCAAAGAGCTTAAAGTGTGTGAAATTTTCGATAATATCGCTTAATATTTCATACAACTTTTTCGCACCTGCGTCACCTCCACGTTGAGCTAATTTATTATATTTACGAGCTTTACTTGTCACATATCCTTCTAAATCTTCTGCAGTTTCATTTCCATATACGCCAGATATTACATCATTAACTTCATCACTAATATACGGATCACCTTTTTCATCTTCTTTAAACGCTACGAGTGCTTGTATAAGAAAATCCTTAATCTCCTCTAAACTAACACGAGGCTCATCAGTTATTTGTTGTTCGAATCTCTCTTCAGGTGATTTAAATGCAGATAAAGGTGTAGCAAGAGCCGTTGTTATATCTGAAGTAGGTAAGAAAGAACCAGCATCTATTTTAAATCTTTCACCGCGCGTGGTTGCGGTAACGTTAATATAGTCCTGTATTGATTTATTATCTGTTTTTGCAATCAGCTCGTTTTTTACTTTATCATAAACTTCTCTACCATTTGGTAAACTTCTTAAAGTATTTCCAAACCACCAGTTAATTTCTGTAGCAGAAGGAATGCGCTTCTTTTGAACAATACCTTCAGCATCAATAGGTGTGACGTCTTGTGCACCCTCTCTCTTCTCTCTTGGCTTCTTTTTTTCAATCTCTGCTAATTTATTATTAACAAGCTCGGGGAAATTATCTTTAATAAATTGTAAAAAATAAATAGAGCGATCTCTATAAGGTGTAAGTTTAGCAGCCTTACCTTCTTCTTGAGATTTCTTAATATACGCCAACATTTTTTGATGAATGAATTTTAACATAGGACCAATAATAGCATCCTGTGAAAGTTCAGCACTCGGTGCGGGTGGTGTAGATTGTTTTATTTCTTCATCTTGTTCGAGTAAGAAACTGTAACCTATAATTGCTTTGTTAGCCCATCCTAATTTTGTAAAACTCATATTATTATTTAATCTTGAAAACCAAAAATAAGTTAATATCATTCAGTATGTTTAATCTAACAAGGAAGGTAGGGTAACTATATTTGCGGCATATTTGGATCGTTTAATACGAATAAATTTGAAATTTTAGATGAGGCGAATAAGCAACGTGGGAATTTTGCTTCTGGAGTATGTTATACTAATGGTGAATCATACGATATACAAAAGACAGAAGGTAGTTTTGATTGGAATACGATAAAACTACCAGAAGGCTTCCTATATTTAGGGCACAATCAAGCACCTACTTCATTTGAGCGAAAATGGAAATTACATAATTGTCACCCTTTTGAAAAAAATAATTGGATCGTCGCTCATAATGGGGTGTTAACTAACTTTAAGCAATTAAAAGACGAGAATATACCTGATCACGATAATTTAGTAGATACTAGTATAATACCAGCATTACTAGATCTTTTTGAAAATAGATTTGATAAATGCACAACTATTTCAAATGAAATACTCAATATCGAATATGTACTAAGTATGTTACAAGGAACATTTGGTTTATGGATAATGAATATTAAAACACTAAATGTATACCTTGCAAGGCAAGGTAGTACACTATTCTATGATCATAATAGTTTTTCCTCTATACCAGGAGAAGGGTTTAAAAAAATAGAAGAAGGTATCTTATATAGGATGACTAAAAAAGGTATCAAACCAGTTGGTGGCTTTGAGTGTAAGTCCCCTTTTCTAGAGCTATGACAAAATTTAGACTTGAATATATAACACCTAATACACAAGACCAAAAGTATAAACTAATGGAGTTTATGTATAATAACACAGACTCTTTTGTTATGAATACTTTTGGTTACTTATGGGAAACAAGAGGGTGGTGGAAGGAATTTCCAATATTAGTAGCTTTTTATGAAGCTACTGATATAATAGTAGGTTTACACGCGTTTACTTGTAATACAAAAGCTAATTGCACATTAAAAACTTATTATATCGTAACAGATGAAAAGTTTAAAGGTCAAGGTATAGCTAAAATGCTTACGAAACGAGCTCTGCAGGACAGTCAGCTTTGGTGTGGTACTTTTTATGTTAACTCAAATTCAGTAGAAGGAATAGCGTTTTATAAAAAATTAGTAGGTGAACCGTTTAGTAGAAAGTATAATGAATTTGGTGGTGAAGATTGTGAGTTTGAATGTAAGTTTAATCATATTTTAAAATGAATATAAAATTTGTAGTAGCAACAAAACATAAAGATAGAAGTGATACTATTTTAGGTGAATGTTTAGAAAAGAATTTACCTAGTATTTTTTATGGGCTATTTGGACATCATATTTCATGGGTATATCAGAACAATGAAAGTTTGGCATCTGTTTATAATAGACATATAAATTATGTCGAGACATTCAAAGAGTGTTATACACATGCTATTTTTATGCATGATGATATATTTGTAAATTGCTTAGATTTTCTTGAACGTATTTATAAAGGTTTCGAACAGTTTGATGTTATTGGTCTAGCTGGATCAAAAGTAGCAAATTTCGGATATCATAACAATCCTATGCTATGGCATCTTATGTCAGAAAGAAAAGATCATCTTGGTTGTGTTGGTCATGGATCCCCAGATGATTATATGTATACATCTTTTGGACCACTAAATAAGCAAGCACTTCTTATAGATGGTTTGTTTATTGGTGTTAATCTCAAAAAACTTGGAGATTTGAGATTCGATGAAAAAAATCCAGCTAGATTTCACTATTATGATCTCATCTTTAGTATGGATGCTGCTATCAAAAAGCTCAAGACAGGTGTAATCGATTTACCAGTAATACATCAATCACCAGGCCTCAGAGAGTTTACCGAAGAGTGGAGAGCCGGAGAGAAGTACTTCAAAGAAAAATACAAAGCTTACACTGGTAAATTATTAACAGTATAATATCATAAACTAATGCAGAAAATCAATTTAGATTTTTTCGAACAGATTTTAATTTACAAATCTCTTACAGATGAGAAGTATCTTTCTACTGTTATAAGTGCGGTTAACCCTGCACACTTTAAGGATAAGAATATAAAAACTATATATACTATCATTAAAGATTTTTATAACAAGAGAAATGTACCACCTACAATTACAGAACTAAAGACATATCTCATTGATTCAGATTCAAGAGAAGCATTTAAGACTGTAGTTAATAAGTTTTCTGAGATGGATAAGTCATTTAACAATGACGAACTTATTGAGAATACAGAAAGATATATTAAGGAGCGTTCTATATGGCATACAATGCTCGATATCTCTAAGGACGTTTCGAATGGCAAAATAGATACAGGTTTCATCTTAGATAAGTTTGAAAAGAGCTGTAATGTAAACTTAAAAACAAATATAGGTTTAGATCTATTCAAAGATATTAATATTCTAATAGATGATCTGAATACAGAACAACCTGTAATACCTACGGGTTATAAATTCTTAGATAGAAAGCTAGGTGGTGGCTGGTTGAAGAACGGAAGAGCAATTTATATTTTTGCTGGTGAAACAAACGTTGGTAAGAGTATATTCTTGGGTAATTTTGCAACTAATATCGCAAATAATGGTAAGACCGTATTACTGATAACTCTTGAAATGAGTGAGTTAGTATATGCTAAGAGATTAGCATCCAGTGTTAGTAAGATACCTATATCAGAACTCAAGGTTGAATCTCAAACATTAAAGACTCAAATACTTGAACACACTAAAGATAACCCTACTAGTAAACTTGTAATAAAAGAGTTTCCGCCTAGTACTATTACACCCTCGCAATTACAAGGTTACCTAAAAAATATACAAAGTACTGGTGTACATATAGATGCAATAGTATTGGATTATATTAATCTACTAAAAGGTCCTACAGGTGATAATTCATACGAACGTGTAAAGATTGTTACTGAACAAGTTAGAGCATTAAGTTATATCTTTAATTGCCCTATAATTACAGCCACACAGTTGAATCGTTCAGGCTATGATACCGATAAACCTGGATTAGAGAGTATAAGTGAGAGTATAGGTTTAGCTGCGACTGCTGATTTTATAGGGATAATAACACAATCTGACGAAGATCGAGAACTTAATATAACTAGAATGAATATAGCGAAAAATAGATTTGGTCCAAATTACGGTACAACTACACTGCGTATTGATTATAAAACCCTCACTATATATGAAGACGACAGTTTAGAGAGCGGTGGTGATTTAAGTGATAACGCAAGAGCACTTCAAATTCTAAGTAGTTGAATCCTGGTACATTATTCATAATATACAATATGAGTAATACATCTAAGCCTAAGTTACCTAGCGCAACGATTGAAGATACTGAATTTAACCATGCATTTTATTCTTTCTGCACCTTCTGTCATCTTTATTATGGTAAAAAAATAAATTTTGCAACAGTTTTTACTAAAATTATAACAAATCCCAAAATTAAAAAATTATATAAGATGGCTATAGGTGAAGATAGTGATTTCGAAGCTTTAAAGAAATTCATGATTATAGAGCCGTCAGTAACAAAAAGCAAATATATAACAAAAATAATAAACAAGAATAAAGTAAAACTAGATGGATAATCAAGAAAAGTACATATACAACTGCTATATAGAAACCATACGCAAGTTTAACGATAAGCCTTTTAGATATCGCAAAAACTTTGAAGGTTTTGAAAATACAACAGAGTATGTATGTGTAGCAAAACTCGGTAAATTCTTTGATAAATTCCAACATCTAGTGATAAAAGATTTTTTTGAAGCACCATATTTTGTATATGGTGAAAAATATTTTGATTTAGCTTTTTATCTATCACAAAGAGCGATAAAAGCATATACAATCTATCATAACACATTCATTCCGAACAATCCAGATCATGACCAGACGCTAGAAAAAATAAAAGATAGCTTTATTTTTATATACAAATTTTGTAAAGAACACGGTATAAACATGACAGATTACATTAAATATAAACAACAAGGCAGTAACTGTCATAGTTTTTTACTTCACCTAAAGGAGAGAAAAATTTGTCTTTACCCGTTGTTTTCATATGATGGTGTTGATAAAATAATATCAGAATATGAAAGTGATATTAAGAGGTTTATGTTTGGTAAAGAAATATCAAACTTAAATTTCTTTCGTACCAAATATTATACCAGTTCTAAATGTAAAAAAGCTTGTAATCTTATTTTTAATAAACTAATTTCCAATTTCTAAAATTTTCTTATGACAACATATAACAAAAATAACATAAACGATATATTCCAAAGTATTAAAGGTGCAATTGCACAAGACAAACAATCAGGAGGTACAGGTGACATCCTTAAGCTAGAGCCAGGCAATACTTACACAGTAAGATTGCTACCTGCAAAAGAACCAAAAAAGACATTTTTCCACTATTATCAACATGGGTGGACAAGCTTTTCAACAGGACAATACGTCTCTGCATTAAGCTTACAAACTTTTGGTGAAAGAGATCCAATTGCAGAAGAAAGATTCCGTATTCTCAAAACAGGTACAGAAGTACAAAAAAAGAAAGCCGAGACAGTTAAGAGAGCTGAAAAGTGGCTTGTAAATGTATACGTTATAAACGATCCTACCAATCCCGATAATAACGGTAAGGTAAAGATTGTACGTTACGGTAAGCAACTTCAAACAGTAATTGCTGATGCGATTGAAGGTGATGAATCTGAGAGCATCGGTCCTCGCATCTTCGATCTATCACCAAATGGTGTTAATCTAAGAATCAAAGTAGAAAAGCAAGGCGACTTTCCTTCATATGTAGCTTCAAAGTTTTCATTGCCATTTGAAATCAAAGATCTAGATGAAGATAAATACCAAAAAGTATACGATAGTGTATTTGAATTAGATAAAATCTTTACAGTTAAGAGTGCTGATGATCTAAGACTAATGTTAAAGGAACACTTCCATGCTGAGAAGACAGATAAAGCTCCTGTAGAAGAAAAACCAGTACAAGCTAAAGAAGCACCTGTAAGAGTATCGACAGATAATGATGATGAAGTATCTAAGTTGCTTGATGGTCTAGACCTAACTTAATAAAATGGCAAACGAGCAAGAAATTCTAGTTAATTTTATAGGCTCAAATTACGGATTAATGAAAAGTCTAGATGACCAGATCATAGGGTCGTCTAGTACTTTACAAAGACGTAGTGAAGATGTCAAAAAGGTACTAAGTGATGCTTTACGTCATAATATTGCACCACAAATACAGCAAAATCTACCACCTGTTCATCAAGTACAACCACAAGTACAAGTACAACCGCAAGTACAAGTGCAACAAGATGATGGCCAACTATGGTTATCTTTTGATGAAAGAGATAAGATTTATGATCTATTAGACACTGTTATTGAAAAACAAGATTTAATTTTGAAAAGACTTGATAAAATTGAATCTTCATATACTATATCTCGCAAAAGAGGTCTATGAAGATAAAAATTTTCGATAAAAAAGAGTTTATTCAAAATTTTCTATCACCAATCAGCACACTGAATTCAGTGTGCTGTATTGATGTACAGAATAATGAATTAAAAACGACATGCTCATCACCTGATAATACGTTATGTTTGATATCATCTCAACCTGTGTTAAGCGATGAAGTAAGAACATTAAACCTACCTGACGTCAAGAGATTAAGCGGAGCTTTATCTCTAATCAAAACGAAAGATATAGAGTTCAATGTAGTTGATAACAATATTAAGTATAATGATGGTACATTTAAGTTTTCTTATCATCTTTTAGAGAGCGGTATTATCAAAAAGACAACCATAAATGTAGATAAAGTAAATAAACTTGAGTATAATATCTGCTTTGATATATCAGAACAGAATTTAGACACACTGCTTAAAGGAACATCTTTTGCTGCAGCGACTAACAAAATCTATTTATATACTGAGAATGATAAAATATACGCAGAGTTAGGAGATAAAACAAAACATAATGTTGATAATTTTATAACCGTGGTTGCAGATAAGTATTCAGGTAATTTAATTAATAAACCACTACCGATTAATCTTGATACGTTTAGATTAATCTACTTTAATGGTGCTACTAGTATAAAATGCTCTATCAATACAAGTTATGGTATTATAAAAATGGATATAGTTAAAGGTAACACAAACTTGACTTATATAATGTCAGCATTAATTAACTAACATGAAACACAGACTCAAAGAGAGACGAATATCCAACAAAATAAAGACTGCTGGGTACTTCATCAAAAGACTCAAAGACAGTGGTTTTGTTGTTTTTAAAATCTTTAATGCGTACTCTATTACTGACCCACGTAGATGGACTGTGTTGGTAGATCCAGGACTAACTTCAGTATATGTTACTTGTTATCAAAACAAAGATGAAATGAATGAAATCTTGTTTGAATTTGACGATGGTGGTCGTAAGTTTACAAAAGGTTCATTTCTTAAAACAGAAAGTATAGAAACTATTGTTACATATTTAATCGAAAAAGGTGTTAACAATATACCAGCCAATAACCCTTTTGTAATGCATAAATAACTGTATGGAACCAGATAATATGGAAACACCAAAGCAAGAGCCTAAGAAAAAAGAAAAAAAGAAAACAAAAGCTCAGCAGGTTCCGCAACCGATAACTAATGAGCAATTATCAGATTTAATTAAAGACGCACTCGCGATTCAATTTAGAAAACAATTACAACGTAAAAAGTCTAAAGATGAATTAGAAGCTATGGTAGCTACATGTGAAGAATTCATGAACAGCTTCATTATATTAGGTTATGATTTTGATGGCAATGCAGTTGATCCTATCGTAGTGGCACACTCACAGCAGGAAGCTGATTCGCTAGGTGCCTACCTTAATAAGTTTATATCGTCTCAAATTCAAAGACAAGGTAGTTGAATATAAAGGAACATTCATTATATTTCTATAATGAATGTTCTAATCTTAGGTAAGGGGTTTGTAGGTAATGCTCTTAAAGAAGAAATGCCTGATGCTTTTATAGTTTCCAGGAAAGAGTTGAATTATTTTGATGAGATGACCCTTATAAGTTACCTATGTGAAAAGAAAATAAAATTGGTTATCAATTGTGCAGGATATACAGGTAACCCTAATGTTGATGCTTGCGAGAGTGATAAAGAAAACTGCTATAAACAGAATGTTGAGCTTGTAAGATCTTTACAGAGATCTTGTGTAGGTGTCAAGATTATACATATAAGTTCTGGTTGCATATATGATGGTTATGAAAAGGTCTTTAACGAAGAGGATATACCTAATTTTGGTATATTCAACGATAAGAGTAGTTTCTATAGTAAAACAAAGCATATTGCTGAGACAATTATAAATAAGACATTAGATGAGGTTGCAATAGTAAGACTACGCATACCATTCGATTACGTTAGTTCTAGAAAGAACTACTTCAATAAGTTACTTGGATATAATAATCTTATTGACTTTAGGAACAGCAAGACAGATTTACGTTATCTTTGTAGATTCATACATAAGTTAGCTCAAAACTTTACACCAGGTATCTTTAATGCAGTACATAGCAACGCTCTTACAACACAGCAAGTTTTAGATATTATGGTAGAGTATGACTTATATAATCCTAACTGGAAGATTGTAGAATATAAGGATATTCCAATTAAAGCTAATAGATCAAATTGTGTATTATCAAACAAAAAGGTAAGGAGTTGGGGTTTTGATTTTGGTGATGAAGAAGTAGCAATTAGAGAAGCACTAGAAAAATTTAAACTATGAATAACGAAATAAAGCTTTTAGGTTTTTACGGTAGTGATGAAGTACATGCATGTTCTGCGTGGACTTCAACAAGTAGAGAAATAACCAATGATAAGCGTGAAAGAATACCAAGTTTGTTAAAAATGTTAGCAGAAAATGGTCATCATACTCCTTTTGAAAAATCATCTCTACATTTCTTAGTAACTAGTGACATTGCATCACATATACATAAATTAAAGCACCGTATTGGAGTATCAATTAATGGTGAATCTGCACGCTACAAAGAGCTAAAAGAGGATAAGTTTTATTTACCTGAAGACTGGAAGAATATTAAAGCAGTGTCACTTACAGGAAAGTATTTAGAGAAGCATAATGGTAAAGATTGGTATGATATTCTGCAAATCCATACAGAGATTAGTAATGATCTTTATCACGCTGCACTCAAGGATTTAGAAAAGACTTTAGGACGTAAACGTGCTAAAGAATCTGCACGTTTCTTTAAAACGTATAATTCACAAATTGATTGCGATATAATGTTTAACTGGAGAAGTTTTTATCATTTCCTAAATCTTAGAAACAAACTCGATGCACAAGAAGAGATTAGAGATATTGCAGCAGAGATGCTTAAGTTAGTCAAAGAAATCCCTGGAGATCCATTCAAACATACTATTGCTGCTTTTAATCTATAAATTATTATGAATATTACAGTAGAGCAAAATAACGCTCTGGTAAATCTATCTAAAAATAATATACCATTCATTATCACTGGTAGATACTCGTATCAAAGTGATGTCGAGCCTTCTGATGTAGATTTGATAATATTAAAAAAACATGCAGCATCTGTAGATAAAATAATCGAAAGAGATGATGATAAAAAGAATGAAGGTTCTAAAATAGATCCTGAATTTAATGATCAGAGAGTATTTTACAAAAACAAAATAGATATACTATATATCGATAGTGAGATACACTGGGAGGAGCTTATATGTTTTTCACGTGTAAAGGAAGGTATAAGGTATTCACACCCTGCTCATTCCATGTTAGCAAAATTTAAAATGATAATGAAGAACGTTTCTTACAAATCAGCATCATCTTTCAAACATGGTAAAGATCTTGAAGAGTATATCATGAACACACTCAGCACAGAATGATATACGCTGGAATAGGTTCAAGAGAGACACCTGAAAATGTACTTGATGTAATGAGAAGTATAGGTAAATTACTTGCACTTAAAAACTGCATCTTGAGAAGTGGTGGAGCAAAAGGTGCTGATACTGCTTTTGAACAAGGTTGTGATTTAGTTTGTGGTAGAAAAGAAATATTTCTACCACAAAATTCTCTTGATAATGACGATAAAGCAAGAGAAATAACAAAACAATTTCATCCAAATTGGGAGGCTTGTAATGAATTCAGTAAGAGATTACATACAAGAAATGTATATCAAATACTAGGTAGTAATTTAACGACACCTAGCGATTTTGTAGTGTGCTGGACAGTAAATGGTGAACTACAGGGCGGTACTGCACAAGCTCTTCGTATTGCAGAGTACTATTGGATACCTATTTATAATCTAGGACGAGAAGGTGACTTAGACAAATTTAAACAATTTTTTAAATTATCTTTTATATAATGAGTAAATGGCCAACACTTGCAGACAGATTAAGGAATACTCTTAAAACTAGAGAAGAAGCAATCAGACAGCTCAAAGCGTTTAAAATGCAATTAACACCTCTCGCAGAAAAGTACTTGAAATCCGAAAAAAATAGCGTTAATAAAGAGATGAAAAGAAAAGGTATAATTTTAGCAGGAGGGCATGGCACTAGACTAAGACCACTTACCTATTGCACTTGTAAGCAGTTATTACCTGTTTATAATCATGTAATGGTAGAATACCCAATTAGTACATTACTAGCAGCTGGAGTTGAAGATATTACTTTTATAGTGAAAACTATAGATAAGCCGGCATTTCAAAATCTTCTAAATAATATAAACCCAGATAATATTAAGTTTACGTATAGGTTTGTTATTCAAGACGATCCAAAAGGTTTATCTGAAGCTTTTATTCTTGCAGAACAATATATTAAAGGTTGCCCTACTGCTCTCGTACTTGGAGATAATCTTTTTTACGGTTCGCAATTCGATACAGATATAAAAAATATAATGCCTAATGAGAATGTTATATTTGGTTATAAAGTAAAGAACCCATCTGCTTACGGTGTAGCAGTTTTAGATGAAAGTGGTGATATTGCAGGTGTTGTAGAAAAACCTGAGATACCACCGACTAATTACGCAATACCTGGTCTATACTTTTTTGATGAAACCTGCATAGAAAAAGCAAAAAATTGTAAACCATCTAAAAGAGGTGAACTTGAAATCGTTGATGTTATCAATCAATACATTAAAGAAAAAAATATAGCACTTCATTTACTCGATAACCACACAGCATGGTTTGATTGCGGTACACACGCAGATCTACTTGATGCTGCTAACTTTGTAAGAGCAATAGAAACTAGAACAAATACAACAGTATGCAAAATATGATGAAAAGATTTTTAGTAACAGGAGCATATGGCTTTATAGGTAGCCATTTTATAGATTTTCTCGATAATAAAGTCGATGCAGAGATTTATACCATTGATAAAAAAGGTTACGCATCTAATAAAAACAATTTAAAGAAACAATACGATACTATCGGCATGATAAACTTTGAGTTTGACCTTGCTACATGCTCAACTGATATTTTTTTCGAAAGCTGTAAGTATAAGCAGTTCGATGCTATCTTTCATTTCGCTGCAGAAAGTCATGTTGATAATAGTATTACAGGGCCACTTGTTTTTACAGAATCTAATGTCATAGGTACACACAAACTACTAGAAGGTTGGAGAAAAAACGGTGCACATGGTAGATTTATACATGTAAGTACGGATGAAGTCTATGGGCATTTACATGAAAATGATAAACCATTTACAGAATATACACCATTATCACCGAGATCACCATACTCTGCATCTAAAGCGAGTAGCGATCTTATAGTAAAATCATATAATGATACATACGGGTTAGATACAATAATAACAAGATGTAGCAATAATTACGGCTCAAAACAGCATCATGAAAAACTTATTCCGAAAACAATCACAAATATACTTAATGGTAAAAGCGTACCTGTTTATGGTACTGGTAAAAATGTACGAGAGTGGATTCATGTGGTTGATCATGTAGATGCAATATGGAATTTATATAATCAAGGTAAATCAGGTAATGTTTATAATATTGGGTCTGGGGAAGAGATGACTAACTTAGATGTTATTACGACCATATGTAAACATATGAACGTGTTACCTGAGGATACTATAAAGTTTGTAGAAGATAGAAAAGGACATGATTTTAGATACGCAATTGATTCTACAAAGATTAAACTACTAACAAACTGGAAGCCTAAGTATGAATTTAATAAAAGCATTCAAGAAACAATCGATTGGTACAAACAAAATACACCTAAAGTCTAAGGACATATATGCAGTCCAAACTGGGGACTATGCAGGAGAGATGTTTATATACATAGAAGATATTAACGATTCCCATTGTTTCCTTTCGATTCCGAATATGGTAAATAGGGTTATATCATTCGATAAATTTAAATTTGCAATAGACAATAATATTGTGGAAAAGGTAAATGAAGAATTACCTAAGCAAGTTTATAGTTTATGTACAGCTCAGTATAAAAGGAATCGAGAGAATAAATAATTGTATGTTCGTCCAACCTAAAAAAATCGTTTCACCAATATCAGGTAATATAGTAATACCTAAAATGGTAATAAGAGAGATAGAAGGTAAAATTGTTACTGAGGCTCATTACTATGACCCTAACAGTGGTACCTTTTTACATAAAGGTGTTGTTTCAGTAGTAGATAAGAATACAAAAGAAACCACCACGCTAAGTAACGCAAGAGTATAATCATCTCCGGCTGAACATGGAGACTATTAAGAAACTTTTTGCTGACAATACCTGGCTTTTCATAGTAGGTATTGTTGGTTTAATGTTTCAATCAACCATACAAAAAATAGTAGCAGCATTATTTGTCTTCATTGGTAATGATTATAATGAAGATGATATAATATTATTAAACGGTAAACCAGCCCGTATTGTACGTGTAGGTTTATGGAAATCTACATTTTTCCTTTATACCATTAAAAACGGCGTAGTTACCGGTGGTACAAAGTTAGTAATACAGAATGAAAGACTATCTTCAATGAATCTTGAGAAACCATTGCAAAAGATAGATATCGAAAGTATAAACGATAAATAAGAACTTGATATTCGGTAAAGGAACTATATTATTCTTTACTAAATATGATAGCGGTACCTGAACAATATGCTGTACAAGTATTTTATCAGCATGTAAGCCACACTAGTTATAGTAAAATTACTAGAACATATAACGGTTCATGCCCGTTCTGTAAAGAAGGTAAGAGCTTTGGTAAAAAGAAACGTTTCTTTTATATACCTAAAACTGAAACATGCTATTGTCATAACTGCGGGTATAGTAAAAAAGTATTAAATTTTGTCTTAGATATAACCGGTAAACCGTTTAATGTTGTTGTAGATGAGATACAAACGAATGGTTATGATGAGATAGAAATACCGAAACAACAAGAAAAGAAGGTAGAAATCGAGTTAAAAACTCTTCCAGAAGATTGTATAAATCTTTTAGATCCAACACAATTACAGTTTTATGATGGTAATGCAATAGTTAGAATTGCACTAGAGTTTATAGTAAAGCGTAGATTATATACTGCAGTAAATAGACCTAAAACTTTTTATTTATCATTAGTAGATAAAGTACATAAAAATAGATTAATTCTACCTTTTTATAATGCTCTTGATGATATAATCTTTTACCAGACGCGTACCTTACTTGATTCAGATAACTTTAAAAAGCCAAAATATCTTTCTAAAGTAGGTGGTGTTCGCAGCTTATACGGTGTTCATTCTGTAGATAAAGATAACGAAAATATTTTTCTTCTAGAGGGTCCTATAGATAGCTTCTTTATTAAAAACGGGTTAGCAGTTGGTGGTATTCAAGATGAATCAGACAAAATGTATAATGAGTTACAACAACAGCAATTGTTAGGTTTCTCTACATACAATAGAGTATGGGTACTCGATAATCAGTGGTGTGATGATGCTTCTCTTAAGAAGAGTGAGGTATTATTAAACTTAGGTGAGAATGTATTTATATGGCCTGAAAACTTAAGAAAATATAAAGATATCAATGAGTATTGTATAGACAAACAGATTGATGAATTTTCACAAAAAATAATCCTTGATAATGTATATCAAGGATTAGAAGGTCTGTTGATGTTACAGATGTTAAAATCTAATAATATTTAAAGTCGTTTTATCAAATTACCTTTTTTATCAAAAATTAAAGTAATATGTGTATAACCTATCTTTTCAGCAGCTTCTTTTTTAGCAATGTTGCGATCGATGTCTAGGTTATAAGTGTAATCACTTTTTACTTCAACCAAACAATTAAATTTCGGTATAAAAATATCAGGAAAATACACCCTATCTTTACCTTGATGGTTGTAAGGAATATTAAGATTATAAACATCATTACCTGCAAGTATATCAGTAACAATTACATCATCAAAATGCTCTAGGATATATCGGATACCATACTCTTCATAACCACGTAAATGTTGAAACTCTACACCTTCTATTATAGTGGTTTTATACTTGAACATAGATTTTTGAGCCTTCTCAAAAACTTCAGGTAGTTGCATAGTGCTAACCACACCGTATTTATTTAGATTTTTCTGTTTAATGTAGTTTTTAGTGTATTCAGAAGACTGTGTTTCTTTACATGTTCTAAACTTAATACCATTACGTTTTAATAGTAATCGAATAGTACCATGAACAACATTATATTTTTGTGCTAACTCAACACAACCTACACCTTGATTATATTCTTCTATAATTTTTTGAATTATGTCAGGACCTTTAATTTTCTGACCCCAAGGTCTAACTGATAATGCAGATTGAATTTCAGAACGTGTACGTAAAGGTATGCTATTTTCTTTAAGGAATTGCACTAATCTATACTCAGCAATGTTGAGTTGTTTAATGATTTTGTAAAGAGGTATACCTTGTTGATATAGCAAAGCTCCTTCTTTATATTTTTCTAAGATATTATCATTATAATATAATTTTTGAACTTTGAGATCATTAGCTTCCTCATATGTTCTTTTTTGGATGTTGTTTTTGATTAGAATTTGATCAACCACATATAGAGAAACAGCGTATTTGCGAGCTAAATCACCAATCGATTCTCCCTGCAAATACGCTGTTATAATTTCTTCTTCTTTATCTTTAACGTTTTTATGTTTTGCTTTATATATTATACTCACATAATTATTTATTTGCTTGTGAGTTGGAATCAACTTAAAAATAGTAAGTTAATTCCGCAGCAGGGGCTACTGACCCTTATATTTACTATCGGCTGCACCTGCTAGGTAACCCTTCATAATTTCTATTAAGGATCCTAATTCCATTGCAACTCTTGAAATCTTCTTTGTTTCAGCATCGCTGATCTTCTTAAAGAGTGTTTCAGGTGATGCTGAGTTTAGCTTAGTTTGAATACTTGCAGAATCGGTACCATTAAGAAATTCTTTAAAGTTTTCCATCTGACCTAACCAGTTTCTTAACTCATCATACATTTGCTTCTGGAATGCTGTTAATTCAGCAGGTACTTGACCGACTGCGCCTTTTGGTGCATCTACATCAAAATCTTCAGGTGATGTTCCTTTATCTAAAGTTGAAGCCATTGCATCTCTATCTGTGATCTCTGCTTCATCTTGCTCTAAAAGAAACTTTTGAAATCTTTTCTGATAATTATTCATATTATTATTTATATTTAATCAACAAAATATAAAGATGAGTAACTTATTATGTTTTATCACCTTTCTTCCAAGAAATTCTCTTCGTACCTTTTTTATACTTTGATCTTGAATTACATTGAGCCATTGTAGGCCTACATGCAGGGTACCCTTTTCTTTTTTCACCTTTTTGTCTACCACATGGTTTGCCAGTCTTGCAATCTATCCATCCCTTTCCTTTATTTCTTGAGAACCAACCATGTAACCCTTGCTTTTTCTCCTTTTCGAATTTTTCTAAAAGAAAATTAACAGCTACATCAAAATTTTTATTAATTTTGCTCATTTTTTCTTTTTCCATATTTTACCACCACGGCAACGAACAATAGCTCCAGATTTATAAGCAGAAGTTTTCTTACCATATACTCGATCTGCTTTTCTTGCGCATCGATCTTTTTTAGTTTTTTCCTCTAGAATTGACTCTACAAGACTATTAAACGCGTTCATATTTATATTTAATCGATTAAATATAAAGATGAGTAACTTTATTAGAGAAGACAGTACCATTTACAATGTGCAGCGTCAACAAGCAGGTATTAAAAAGAGTGAAGACTTACCACAACCTAATAAGGTAGGCAACTTAACTAATCAAGCTAGTGACTTCGCACCTCCTGTAAAACCTTACCCTTTAGATAGATTTGATGATATTTCAACAGATGTTTTTGTTGGTCTATTAAATTTACGTAAGATAATAGAAACAGCTAAAAACAATCCTTCTATTAAAAAGAAAAACAGTGAAAAGCTCTCTATTCTTAATAATCATTTAGAAAATATGGGTAAAACAATGGTTGAATTATCCAAAATTGTAGATACAATTAATTAATGAGAAACATTTTAATATCTTTTGTACTAACATGTCTAGTTAGTACCTTAGTAGGTGTACTGTCTAGCAATTTTATTGCTGGTTTTGTGTTGGCATTTTTTCTACAACTTGTAATATTCTATATAGGAAATACAGTATACAATAATCATATTATTACAAAAATTGAAGCAATTAAACTGGAGCAAATAAAAGAAATACAAAAACAACACGTAACTGTAACATGCCCTTGCTCAGAAGGTAATAAGCAAATAGTGGATATAAAAATCGATTCTGATATCATTTACAAATGTGATAAATGTGATAAAAATATTAAAGCAACCCACGAAGTAAAAAACTTTATAACAACTCAACCTATATACTTTCATGACAGAACTCCAAAAGATAACAACAGAGGTTAAACCTACATCATTTGAAACTCCAAAAATCGAAACAAACGAGGTAAAATACGATGATTGTTTACGTTTACTACAACAGCTACTAAAAACAAGTAGCGAACAGCAGAGAGTTTTTGATGAAGGTATTTTCACTGAAAAAAATAAAGTTAATAATTACTCAAAGATTCTAATAGATGTGATAACATTTGTCTTAGATCAAGATGATACTAAAGTAGATAATCCGAACGAGATTGTAATACATAGGCAAAATAAAAAATTCATCAAGGATTCACTAACACTACTTTTGAATAGTATTAAACATTATAGCATTGATGACAAAAAGGTTAAATTAATGCTAACAGGAAAATTGATACAATCATTATATGAATCAAAAAACTGAGAGATTGAAACAACTTGAACAAGAGCACGGTATAGAATTCTTAGCAAGGTTTGCATGTTTAATAGAAGCTGTAAATCTGACATGTGATAAAGCAGAACAGTTAGGTATGGATACTGAAACATCATCACTATGGATCAAACCTATAGCATTTCACCATTATATAGATGAGCGACAAAAGGACATGAGGTATAATATAGAAATGTTTCTAAAAGGTGAAAATATATGAAGTATATCCCAGGTACAACGATTTTAGTTGCTAATTTACCACTAAAGGGATCCATTAAAGGGTTTTTTGAACCAGGTAAATCATATTACCTTAAAAACGTACGTAAACTCTCAGAAAATGAAATAGAATATACTTTTGTAGGTAGTAGTAGTGAATTTACAATTCGACAACCTAACTTCGTATCCGGGGATACAATAATAGATTATCTAATAACTGGTCGTGTTATCCAACAGCAAAGTTATTGGGATAACGAAGAAAGAAAAGATTAATAGTATCCACCATATACGTCCGTTGCTTCATTTGCAGACATATCGAATACTACAGTTCTACTTGTTTCGTTAATGTCACCTGGGTAACGTTTTTCATCTGTAGGGTTATTACCCACTCCAGATAATACACCAGAGAATGCATTTTCGTACACTTGTGCATCTGCTTTCTCTGCAGATAATCCAGGCTCGAAACTGTATTCGAATCTCTTAGCTTTTAATCTCCAAACATAATGACCACCCAATTGATTTATTGAAGATATATCCTCATCAATTCTATCTGTAACTTCAAAATATTTTGCACCTCTACCGTTTAGTCTGCCTCTACCATATTCAGTAAGAGCAAATACATCGCCAGAGCGTGGTTCAATTAAATTAAACTGCGTTGCATAAACGCTGGACAAGATATTAAATGCAGAGTAGAAAGCAGATACATGAATTGTAGCTGTTATTTCATCATCACTTGAGAAACCGAATTTAGATAATGTATCAGCATTTTCATTCAATTCGATAGCCATTACAACCTCTACCGGCGGCGCAAATTGCTTTGCAGGACTCTCACCATAGAGATTATCAGCTGATAAAATATTATATGTATTAACATAGTATGTAACCTTTTGACCATACATGTTTAATATTTCTTGCCAATAATTACTATATAACATCTGTTCGTTGCTATTAGTATCTTTATCATTGAATCTAAAGCAAAAAGTACCGTCAGATGTCATTCCTGGATAACAATTATCGTTAAAATTAATTGTTGACATATTATTTCTTTAGTAGTAAGTTACCTGTTTTTGGACACTTTAGTAATGTCACCCCTGTTCTACCTAAACGCTTAGGTTTACCGTCAAAATTTATACCAAATGTTTGTTTGATATATTGTAGGTCTTGAGGGCCGCAAAGTTGCTGACCACCTCTTACTTTTAGCTGCTCTATTTTTTGATTTTTAGAGTTATCCTTTTTATATACATCAGCAACTAGATTCTGACGCTGGCGTCTGTAATATCTATCTGTATCTGTAAATCCATCTTTACGGTGTCTTGGCCCATTTACATAACGTCGTGTACCTGTTTTGGTAAACATATCGTTATAAAATGTCTTAAAATTGTTCATATTATTATTTATGTACAAAAAAATACCTGCTAAATTTTTAGCAGGTATTTTATTAAACTAAACTAATTCTTATTCAAAAGCTGATGCACCAGCTTTGATCTTAGAAGCTGAAACCTTATGATTTGAAGGCTTAATTAAAGACTCACCCTTTGAATCAGCAAGTGTACCGTCATTACCTACTTTATCGGTAACCTTTGCATCGGCCTTACCTTTTACGGCCTTTACGGTACCAACTTCGTTGTTCTTTGCCTTGTTTAAGCCTTTTTCGAGCTTTGCTTCATCTTTGATAGCATGTCCAATTTCTTCAACTTCAGTTGCTTCACCCATTGAGTGTTCTTCATCTTCGTACATTTCTTCATCTTCACTAGCACCTTCTTCGGTACCGACATCTTCTTCAGTTTCGGTAGAACCACCATCTACCTGTGCTAAAATATCTCTTAGAAGAGATACATGTTCAGGTGATAATGTAATTGTTACTGTGCCTTCGTCGGATGCTTCTGTATCAGATTCATCTGCCATATCTACACCAAGTGCCTCTGCATCTTGGAGCTCTTGATCATTCATTACCTCTTCAAACAATTTGTCGAAAATAGATTTCATATAATTATTTATCGTATTTGATGCTGTTTTTTCAATACCCTCATCGATTTTTTCATCACTCAATGAGAATTTAGCTATTTCTTTAGATTCTTTACTCGATTTTTTTCTAGGGTCTAATATATCCTTAACACCATCAGCATTTTCAGGACCTGAATCTTTGTGTTGAAACTTTTTATTTGCTTCGTCATTAAGCTCCTTTGCACCAGTACCAGGCTTTGTATTCATTTTTGCTGACTTTTTTTCTAAAATTACGGAATTCTTATATGTATCCCATATTTCAAGAAGATTATTTGATTTAGACATGTAAATATTTAATGCATCATGATAAAGAATAATCAAAATTACTTAAATAATCCGAATTTACCTGCAGAGGGTGCTGTTCATGAGTATGATGCTGAAAAGGTAAAAGAGTTAAAAAAATGTCAGCAAAACATATTACATTTTGCTGAGAACTACTTTTTTATACGTAACGTAGATGAAGGTAAAATAAAGATTAATTTACACAAATATCAAAAAAGGATATTAAGAAAATTAAGAGATAGTAGGTTCTTTGTTTTGTTATCAGGGAGACAGGCCGGAAAATCTACAATCATGACAATATATGCACTCTGGATAGCATGTTTTCAAGAGTGGCAGAATGTTTTAATTGTTGCCAATAAAGAATCTACAGCTATTGAAATTCTTAAGAGAATCAAACTTGCATATGAAGAATTACCTAACTGGTTAAAGCCGGGTGTTAAAAAATGGGCAGAAACATCTGTTGTCTTTGAAAATGGTTCAGAGATTTTAATATCTACCACAACCAGTTCAGCTGCAAGAGGTATGTCAATAAATGTTTTAATTATTGATGAAGCTGCGCATATTGAGCCTGCAAGTATGCTTGAAGCTTTTTGGAGATCTGTATTCCCAGTAGTTTCTTCTTCTAAGAAAGCTAAAATTTTTATGGTATCTACGCCAAATGGTACAGGTAACCTTTTTCATAAGACTTTTACTGAAGCTGAAGCAAGCATAAATGGTTGGGGGTTTGATAGAGTAGATTGGAAAGAAGTACCTGGAAGAGATGAGAGATGGAAGAGAGATCAAATATTAGCTATGGGTGACTATAATTCCTACCTTCAAGAGTTTGAAGCTGTATTTCTTGATAGTGGTGATAGTACTATTAATGAAGAGTTATACGATAGATTGAAGTCTTTTGTAAGAGACCCGCTATATATAATGGATGAAGGTTGCTACAAGATATTTGACGAACCTAAAGATAATAGAATATATGTAGCAGGTGTAGATGTAAGTGAAGGTGTTGGTGGAGATTACTCAGCTATTAATATATTTGATATAACTAACTTATTAGAGATCAAACAGGTAGCTTATTATGCCAACAATACTATTACACCACATCTTTTTACCAAAAAGCTTGATGAAGTGCTAACACAATGGGGTAAACCTCTAGTTTGTATTGAACGCAACAATCAAGGGGCACAAGTTGTAGATAATCTAAGGAACATATACAGTTACGAAAATATAGTATCTTGGGGTGCATCTGAAGCTGGTAGATCAAAATCACAACTAGGTATTATAAATCACACAAATACTAAGCAAAAAGGTGTGGGTAATATGAGATATTGGGTTAACACTCTAAGATGTGTGGAGTTTAGAGATATTAATATAGTTAAAGAACTTAAAGACTTTATCAGATACCCAAATGGTACTTGGGCAGCTAAAAAAGGTGCAAACTATCATGATGATTTAGTAATGTCAATGGTATGGGCACTAATTGTATTAGAAGATTCATTAGTTCAAAAATACTTTGAAGTTACACGTGTTGATGATAATAGACGCCCACTTGAGATTAAAGCTCTAGACTATGGTATCAAATATAATGTAATGTCGAATAGCATGTATAACGAAACAGATAATATAAATAGTGGTATGCCTACAATAATGGGCGGTTTAGTCAGTGATAATTCAGATGAAGTAAACTGGCTGCAAGCTCAAGGATGGAAAACTCTATAATGGATACATTTCAACAGTCACAATTAAACAAAAGCAGAAAAGATAAGTTTTTAATGGTATTAAGCCTACCTACTATCTTAAAGAAGATTAATACATCTAACTTGAGTGAGAGATCAAAGAGTATTCTAAACTTAAATTCGCTACAATTCTCCATATACGGTACTGTTATACCTTCAGTTATTGTACCACCTGCAGTTGCTGGATATGCAGGTCAAAATTATAAAGTATCAACACATAGCAGGCCGCCTTATGATGATTTAACAGTAAACTTTACTGTAGATAACCTATTTACAAACTACTGGGTAATATATAAATGGTTAGATCTACTAAATGATGACTCTAAATCTTATTATAATGCTGACGATTTAGCAGGTAAAAATATACCTGCTAATTATCAAACAGATATTGTAGTTTATGCAAAAGATGAATTTGATAAGAATATTATGAAGTTTACATATACTAAAGCATTTCCTACCGGGTTAGGTGGTTTTGACTATTCTTATAGAGATTCCGAAGAAATAGGATCTAACGTTACTTTCGCATTCTCCCAATTTATTTCTGAACCTCTATAAACTTTACAATAGTACCCTTTGGGTAGTTGTGTTTTGTGTTAGGTAAAATTCTTTTTACTACATGTATTCCATGCTGCTTTAATGTGCAAAGTGTAGAGGTTTCAAATCTTGTCTTTTTAAAAAAATCCTGCTCTGTATGGTATATATCTACACTAGGTCTTCCGCCAGGTATTGTTATTTCTAAATTAATAGGTGTATAATTTTTACGGTTTACTAAATTCTTTTTACGACCATCAGATTGCTTTTTATATATCTTTTCTTTTTCCTCTTCAGACTTAGCCTGTAACGTTTGTTTATGGGCTAAATTTCTTATTTGTTGTCTGCTGGGTGATAATCTTCTTTTGCTATGTATTTTTTGAATCTCTTCCGAGCTCTTAAACTTCATCCAACCACTACCACCTGAATAAGATAACGTTAAGTTAAGACATTTATCTTTTAATACGTTCATAGATTGCAATATAAATTCTTCCTCAATATGTATTAAGTGCTCTAATTTAAGACAGGAACATAAAACGGTATATCTAAAAGTTTGATGTTTATTAAAGACATTTTGCATCTTCTTGTTAACGTGTGTGCCCTTGATTAACCCTCTTACATGTTGTCTTCTTCTTTCTTCAGGGCCTTTTTTATTATATGTTGATCCTATGTATTCATAATCATCTATATTTATCTTATATATCCACATAATATTATTTATTGAAACACCCGGTGTTTTATTTTTAGTGTCATAAAAAAACAGGCAAGGGAGACATAAATAACTATAGAATGAAAACTATTGAGTCGCCAGGCGTACAAATTAATGAAATCGATCTATCTCTCAGAGCTACAACTCCAGTGGGTACAAATGTACTCGTTACTGGTTTCGCTCAAAAAGGTCCTTCAGATGAAATAATCCAAGTAACTACATTAAGTGAGTTTGAACAAATATATGGTATCCCACAAACTCCTGCAGAAAGATATTTTTATCACACTGCTAGACCATTATTTAACACAGCAGGTAAGATATTTACATATAGATTACCATACGGTGGGAATTCCGGTAATGGGTTCGGTGCAGCATATGGTGCCCTTGTTTATCCAGCATCCGCTGTAAGCATTAGAAGTGATAATTTTGGAACAGCATTATCAACATATACACAACAACAATCAGGTGCATTATATGTAATCGGTAGACCAACACACTTTGAGCTAAGCCGTGATCAATATAATGATATATTACAGCAAAAAACATTTAGCTGGTCAAATAATTTTACATCTACATTTGCATCCAGCGCTGATTTAGGTAAAGCTGCAATAATCATACTAAACAAATCACAAACTACAATTGATAATCTTTACCAAGGTTACTATGTGGGTGTTATTGATAATTCTAATCTTTCACCTGCTACTAACTTTGATGGTATATTAGATGTAAGATCTGTATCACAATCTGCAAATCAAACAACAAATTACACAACTATACCTGAAACCAGACTCGGTTTTGCACTATCAGCCATATCAGATGCTAATACAATAACATTTGGTCAAAATAACGATAGTATATCAGAAGTAATGGAGAACTTGAGCAAGTTCGACGTTTCAACTTCCGATTATGATGATACATTAAGTTTAGGTATGTTTAAACTTAGACAGTCAGTATTTGCACCTGATACTATTACACTAGATTATATTCTATCAGAACAATACGTTGCTTCCCTAGACTACTATAGACAAATAAATTCACAAACTGGTGGTGCTCCACTAAGCTTCTTCTTAGAAACATCAGAAGATCAATCACCAAATATTACATTACTTGTAAACGAAAATCTTTCACACAAGAATGGTTCTACATGGTTAGGTCTAGATGGTAAACCAACCAATAAAGTAAGAATGACTTCTAGAAAGTTTGTAGATGATACTTACTTCTCAACAGTATCTAGCAGATTTGGTATAACAACTAATCAGCAGTTATCCACTATGCGATATGCACTAACTGCAATTAGTAATAATTTAGGTAATGCTGATAGCTTATTTGCAGCTGGTTCTTTTCTAGATAGCAATCCAAAGACAGCAGAATTAGGAACAATTCCATCAAAAATCGATAGATTACTCGATGTTGTATCTAACGTTGAATTATTCAATTTTGATCTTGTAGTTGATGGTGGTATATCTACAATCAATGCTGTCAGCCAGTATTTATCTGCTACAACAGGTGTAAAATATTTTGATGACACAGTAAACGTATCAGCAATTTCTGGACTATACGTTACTGACCCTTCAAATGTAACAGGTGCAGGTCTAACATTTAGAGATGATTGGAAAACAATATTTGATAGATTTGCTAATTTTGCACAATTTGCAAGACAAGATTGCTTCTTTGTTGCTGATGCACCAAGACATGTATTTGTTCAAGGCGCAAACTTCAAGGTATTAGAAGATTCAAATGCTAATTTCTCACAAAATATGTTTAATCCATTACGTAACATTGTAAGCGTTTGTAATACAAGTTACGCAACAGTTTACGCTAACTGGGTTAAAGTATATGATACAGCTCTTGACGATCAGACATGGGTACCTTTCTCAGGTACAGCTGCATCTAATATGGTAAATACTGATACAAACTTCCAGCCATGGTTTGCACCAGCAGGCTTTACAAGAGGTTTAGTAACTGGTGTTAACGATATTGCAATATATCCAACACAAAAGCAAAGAGATCAGCTATACAGAGTATCAATAAACCCAGTAGCATTCTTCCCAAATGACGGTTTCGTTATATACGGTCAGAAGACACTACAAAAGAAACCAAGTGCATTTGATAGAATTAATGTACGTAGATTGTTCTTAAATCTTGAGAAGGCAGTACGTGATACAGTAAAGTACTTCGTATTTGAACCAAATACCCTCTTAACAAGAACAAGAGTAATCAATACATTAACACCTATATTTGAAAATGCTAAGAATACAGAAGGTGTTTATGATTACCTAATCGTATGTGATGAAAGAAATAATCCACCTGCTGTTATTGATAATAACGAGCTGGTTGTTGACATTTATTTAAAGCCTGTACGCGCTGCAGAGTTTATATTAGTAAACTTTTACGCTACACGTACCGATACCAACTTCCAAGAATTAGTTGGTTAACTATAAAATACATCTCATAAATTAAATTAAATCCCTTAGAATATTCTAAGGGATTTTTCATGGATATTTTTAGTTATATACTATTATATCATATAAATTTAATATAGTATTTACAACAAATACATAACAGCAATAGTATTGAAGTAGAACAATTTAAAAATTTTAAGAATATTTATGAGACCTTATAAACATGATCCTGATGCATGTCGTAATAAATCGAAACGGGAAAGAATAAAAGAAACAAGGGCTAAGCGCAATAGACGTAGATTTTATATACAAGGTTCCTATAGAAACGACTGGTCTGAACACGCCCGCAAATAAATATTATTAATATGAGCATATATACAGGACAAACAGTATACTTTTTTACAAAATTTAGCACAGAAGAAAAATCAGGTATTTTAGAAGAACAGACATCTTTAGGATTTAAGATTAGTGGAACATGGTACTCTACAGGTGATATAACTATTAAGAACGTTCTTTTAGATAGCAAAATTCATTCAAATAATAGTCAATTATTGTTCGGGTGATTAAATAATAATACATATGGCAGACGTCAAACAAGGTATACAAGACTTTTACACACAAGCCCAGGTTAAGGACTTTTCAAGAAATAACCTCTTTAGAGTATTGAATATTAACTTTGGTGATGGCAGCAGCACTGTAATTGGTGAAACAGATTTAGTTTACTGCAGAACAGCATCTTTACCTGCAAAATCAATCGTAAACTTCCAAGCACCTTATATGGGGTTGAATTTCAACATACCTGGTGTTGTCCAATACCCTGGCAGTGAATCATACTCAATAAACTTTTATTGTGATGCTGCACAGCAATTAAGAGAGAAATTCTTAAGAGTTGTTGACGATACATTTAACGATGCTAATTCGACAGGTAACTATTTTACACCTAAAAAGTCAGCAGTAATTGACTTAGTTCAATTAGACAAACAGCTTAATAAAATAGCACAATATCAACTCGTAGGTGTTAGTATTAGAGATGTTGCAGCACTTGAATATGATATGACTGCTACTGGTGAGTTGCAAAATTTTAACGTTACAGTAGCCTACCATTACTGGCGCAAAACAGGTTAATATACTTTTAATAAAAAAACCTTACGATATCGTAAGGTTTTTTAATATCTATATGAAATTTAAAACATATTATAATATAGAAGAACTATCAAAAAAGTACAATGTAGATAGAAACGAACTACAAAAAGGTATTAAGGTTGAAAAAGAACACACGACCGATGAAAAGATAGCGGCTAAAATTGCTTTAGATCACTTGTCAGAAGATCCAAAATATTATACAAAACTCATAAAAGCAGGTTTGTAACTAAATATTAGTATGTCCGGTATCTTAAATGCTACAGGTAATTTTATAACAGGTGCGTCCCAATTTGCTGGTGGTACACTAGCACAACCTAATGTACAGCTTTTTGGTATGAACATACCTGGTGTGCCATTAATAAGTTTTAGAGATTATTTTTTAACCTCTTTACAATCATGGGTAGGTACCATACCCTTAAGAACACAATTTATAGCTATATTCGATACATTTCCATCAGGCCTCAACACATCAATGATGAGAAGTTTAGAGTTCGTAGATGGTGATAAGAAAAACTTCGACATTGATAGAGCTAAAAAAATATTAACATCTACACCAATGCAAGGTGTAGTAGGTTGTATCTTTTTACAAGGTGCAGATATACCCTCCGAAAATCTTGGAGTAGAAACAGCAACTATTGATAATAATAGAGGATTTATACCTGGTAGTGTATTAACTAATAGATCACCATTTACTGATCAACAATTAACTCTTCAGTTCATGGAAACAAACACTTCATTTACTGATCTAGTTATCAGACCATGGCTAATAATGGCTTCACATTATGGTTATGTTGCAAGAGATCCCAATAATAAGGAAGAAATAAGAAAAAACCCTAAATGTAATATAACTCTTATACAATACTCCAGATCCTATCAAAACCTATCAATGATTCCAAGAAAAGTCTGGAGTTTTTATGATTGTGTACCGTTAAATCTGTCAACAAGAAACCTAAAATATGATACAGAAGGTATGGATACCTACAACGTATCTTTTACATATAGTAGATATGCTTTAAAAGATACACTTTATTTACCTTTACCAGATATAATTGACGCTATATCTAATAGAGGTATCAAAGGTATCGTTCCTCGTATATCTCCATTCCAGAAATAATGCACCTATATCCACACACAAAAGTTAGACTGTGCACTAAAGGTATAGATATAAAAATAAGAGAGTTGTCGTTTGTAGAATATAAGTCGTTTTGTAAGAGCTTATTTTCACACGAAAATATATCAGATCTTTCAGAACTATTTGATAATATAATACTAAAAACAACAGATATAACCTTTATACCTAACATTTTAGATAAAATAGTTATCCTAATTTTTATAAGAGAAATAACTATTGGTAAACACATATCCCTTCTGACTGATAATGTTACAGTAAATATTCCAACAGATATTATTCTAGATAAAATTAATAAAAAGATAGAGCCTATAGATGTAGCTGTAGATGGTATTATATATCATATAGAACTACCTACTAATTTTACTGACACATTAGCAAATCCAGTAAGATTTATACAAAATAGTATATCTTCAGTTACGCTAAAAGAAGGTACTACAGTAGATCTACGATCACTAACAGAAGATGAACGAGAAAAAATACTGTCGTATCTACCTACAATACCAGTAACAGACATACATTCAAAAATAACTTCCAAATATTCAAATTACTCAGTTACAATAAAATTAGATAAAGAATATGTAGTTCATTTACTTGATGGTTCATTTATTCACTTTTTTAAGTACATATACGACGAGAAGTATCAAAATGTACTCAACTTTGAATACGATCTAAGAAGGCATCTTAGATTTAATACTTATGATTTCGAAACAATGCCTTACCCTGAATGTAAAATTTTAATAGACAAATTTAAAGAAGAGATTAAAACACAAGAAAAACAACAGGATGATTGATTAATACAAAGCCAATCATAAAATAATACATGAGCGAAAAATTTGATAATATTCTAAATGAGGTAAAAAAGATAAAAAAGCCTATAAGCGGGTTTTTACCAACTCTCAACAAAAGCGTAGATATTCTACCTGTTAGCTTATCTCAACAAAAAACTATTATCGAATCTACTATAGACACAACTATATCTTTACTAAATTTTAACTCTAATATATATAAGATAATAAACCAAAATACACCTGATACACAGCAGATAACAACAATCGATAGAGTTAATCTAGTACTAACGCTAAGACAGCAAATGCAAGATGTAATAAAAATTGACGATAAATCTTTTAGTCTATCTAGTATAATTGATAAAAACTCTAGTGTAAAAATACCCTCTCTTACAAAGACTGTAGCAAGTAACAATTTTTTATTTACATTAAAAGTACCAACTATTGAGATAGATAATAAGGTAAATCAACATATCCTTAAAATACATAAAGATAACGATGAAAGGATTAAGGGGTTTATAAGTGATTTATACGTTGGAGAGATACTTAAATTCGTAGAATCAATAAAAATACTATCTTCTGATACTGTTATTACAACATCAACATCTTCTACTGCTAACAATTTTACAATACTAGAAGCTATAGATTCATCAGAGTTTATTAATATTATAAAATTTATAACAGATATAAGAGAATTAGAAAAAGAGCTAACCAGAATACCTAATACAGAATATTACGTAGATATTTTGCCTGATCTATTTGTAATATAATCTAGTATTAAATAATTACATGGCAGATAGAAGTCTAGCTGATGTATTATTATTACTAACACAAACAACAGGAAGATTGTCAGAACATATTGCTGCGTCTAAAGATAAGCCTATCTCTGATAAATCAAAAAAGGCACCTGAAAATGTAAAAAATGTCTTAGGTAACAATATTCGACAAAATCCTAAACAAGAAAGTGTTGTTAAGGAGTTGATACCGATGTCTTTAGATGATATCGGGGTTAAAGCTTTAAGAAAGTTAAAATCACTAATACCTACAGCAAAAACAATTAAAAAGGAAGAAGCTGTTAAGGAGGACAGTGGTTTTATGAAATTTATAAAAGGTTTAATAGGGCCTGCACTATTAATACTTAGCGGATTAGCGGCACTTATTATGGGGTTATTAAATGATGGCCCACTAAAAGGTTTACTCACACTACTAGGTAAAGGTGGTATATTAGCGGGTATAAAGTGGATGCGTAACGTTTTACTTAAAAAGGTTTCAGGGTTATTAAAGTTTATCAAAAATCTACTACCACTCGATTTGATTGAGAGTGGTTTTTCTGGACTAAAAGGTGCATTTAAGAAAGTTGCATTAACAGTAATGAAAGGTATAGGTTTTATTTTAAATAAAGTAAAGTCTATAATGCCTATAGATTTTTTCAAAAAAATATTTGGACCTATAAAAGAAGGTTTTAAAAGACTTACAACAGGACTATTAAAGCCTTTTATAGGTATCACTAAAGGTTTAGGTAAAGACCTTTTTACAAAAATTCTTAGTGGTGCTTCAAAAATACTTAAACCGATCTTGAGAAGAATACCAGGTATTGGAAGTTTAATTGATTGGTACTCTGCATATACTAGATTTAAAAAGGGTGATGTCGTTGGTGGGTTAATTGACGTAGCCTCGGGTATAGCAAGTATAGTACCTGGTTATGGAACCGCTTTAAGTATAGGTCTAGGCGTATTAAATGCTTTCTTGGATTATAAAGCAGGTGGTTCAGATGTAGCAGGAGGTAAAGCAAAACCAAAAGGTGTAATGTTAGTAGATTTCTTTAAAAAGATAAAAAATAAACTAGTACTAGGTCTTTGGAATATGATACCCGATTTTGAAATCTTTGGTGTTAGTGTCAAAGGTAAACTAGCGTCTGTAATGGGTCTGGATATACCAGGTATAGAAGCAGAGATTGCAAAGTCTGAAGCAGAAGAAAAAGCAGCTACAGAAAAACTTAAAATAGAAAAAGCAAAAGCAAATAAAGAAGAAAACATAGATGCACTAACCGATGAAGCATCTCCTAATCAAATACCCTTCCCGACTAAAATAGATATAGAAGATACTAACAAAGATCCTTTCCCTGAAGATGCAGACGAATCTATCAACCCAATCAATTACGAGTCTGTAGATGGTGGTGTAGATAGTAATAGTCAAGATTTAGTTAAACTAAAACAGGCAACAGATGAATCCAATAAGCTATTATATAAGCAATTAGAAATATTAGATGAAAGCAAGAGATTATTAGCTGAATTAGCTAATAAAATATCCAATATTAATAATAACAATAATAGCGTAGTATCTACAAATAATACTGTCACAAATGTATTTCAAACAACCTCTATAAGAGACCTACAACGAGCTTACACATAATATGAATCTTTGGACCTTAACATTACCACCGCAAGGAAACGGCGCTTTACCTATATTAACAAGAGGTAATTCTTCACCTGTTACATCTGCACAAGTAAATGGTGCAGATGTATCTCAGTTACGTTTTAAAAATTACGGAGCCGATGCCGCGTCTACAGACTACATAGATGTAATAAAAGATTTTCAATGGACTAAAAGTCCAAAAAATGCTAGATTAGACGTACCACCAATTTACATGTATGAAAAAAGAATTCTTGTAAATAATTCTATAGCTAATGCTGCTTATAGCGTTTTTGCAACATTGGACGGTGGTGCAACTATTGCAAAATCACTTACTGAGCTAGGTGGTATCGCAACAGGTGGGATAACTGATAAAGCAATACAGGCATTTAAAGAGTCAGAAATTGGTAAACAGTCTATAGAGTCGTTAAAAAGGGGGATTGATGGTATTAAATCAGCTGTAGGTACCTTTAATAATCCTGCACTCGAACCTTACTCTGGGTTGTATATAACCGAAGACACAGGATTCAAATATATCTTTCCTTACTTTGATAATAAGTACTTTGATTCAAATGCATCATACAATTTAGAGAGCAGTGGTGGTCTATTCACAGGTCTACTAGATATAGTTTCAGATGTAGGTGAGATATCAAAAAATCTTGCAGGTCTACTTAAACCAGGTACTTATATTGAAAAATCTCAGCAATTTGCATTCGGTCAAAGTGGTAGATCTATCACAGTAAAAATTCCATTATTAAATACAGGTACATTTTCAGATATATCGAATAATTGGCAATTATTATTTGCTTTAATATATCAAAATAGACCGGGTCGTTATGATAAAAATATAATAGACTTACCTGTAATATACAGTATTGATATACCAGGTGTAGTATCATTACCGTATGCATATATTCAGAATCTAAATATAGAATTTTTAGGTAATAGAAGATTAATGGTGATACCTGTACCCAATGTAGTAAGTAAAGATAACAGCATAATAGAAAATATTACAACTATTGTACCTGATGCTTATCAACTAACTATGACAATTACAGGTCTAAATGAAGAGACAAGAAACTTCTTATTCGCAGGATTACAACGAAACGTTGTAACCATAACAAAACAAACCTTATAATTAAATATACATATGGACGGTAACTATCAGAATAATATAGACGATTTACAAGAGTTAGAGCTATATCGTTATGAAAACATATTCAAATTATATCAAACAGGTGAAAAAGACTTTTATTTTTATAACATTATAAAAAAGATTACATTACCTAAAGATATCAATAATGATTATTTTTTCACATATAACATACAAAAAAATACACCATTCTCTGTATTGAGTTATCAAGCTTATGGTACCACGCAGTTGTGGTGGTTGATATGTGTGGTAAATGAAATTAAATACCCACAAGACCCTAAATTAGTAGGAAAAACAATTAAAATTATTAAAAAAGAATTTATAAAACCCATACTAGATAGTATTAAAGCACAATTACAATGAGGTATAAAGTAGGAGATACATCGTTATTCGATCAATTTAAATATATAATAGATAACAAATATTATATATTTAGAGCTATATTGTTTAATGCTGATTCAGCAGTTACACTAACAAAAACATCTATTAAAGAACTTTCATTAAGTGATAATATTTTTAATTTCTACTTAGATGGTTATATTATAGTAGATAACACCGACGACGTTATAGAAAGATACGTATCAGAAGACACAAATAAAGAGTTAAACAGTGACTTTGAGCGTAATTTTGGATTTAAGGTAAGAGGTGATGGTAGAGATATTTTATATATCACTATAATACCATTATTAGATGGTGAAGATCAATTTAACGCTCCCAATGATAAGTTCAATGAATTCTTCGGGTTAAACTATTACTTTGTATTGTCTAATGAAACTAATTTACCTTCGGATAAAGGTAAATTAAAGAGATATGATATAGTTGACTTAGATTATCAAATTCTAAAAGAACGTAAAGTATTCTTTACAACATCTGATTTAGTTAAAAATGTAAATACAGCACAGTCAAGTGATACGCTTAGAGAAGCTTATACAGGTGATTGCATAAAAGCAATACTTACAAAAGCGCTTGAAGAAGACAGTCTGTTTGAAACTGCAGCAGATGGATCAACTCCTAATTTTGAACAAGGATCGTATAAATTATTTTTCTCATCACCGTCAGATATGTCTGCAATGGATGATATTGACTACTTTTTAAGCTTACACGTATCTGGTGATAGTAGTAATGATTTTTCTTTATTTAAAAAGAACAGTTATACTGGTGAGTTTACTTTAAGAAGTACTGCTGATATATTTAGAAATGCTTATATTAAACGTGGAGATTTAGATGCAGGTGGTTCAGAGTTTATTGAAAATTTCAACATAACTGGTGCACAAAATAGTGATAACGTATCTATAAATGATATTAAAAAGCCAAGTTTAACACTTGAAATGGGTGATATGAGTGATGTAATTGAAGTAAATTTCTTCAACGTACCTGCAGATATATATACCAACAAAGTTAAAACTAAGATAGTGCATGCATATGATTTTGAAAATAAGTCGTTTATAATGGATTGTGTAGATGGTGATATTGAAGAAGTAAAAAGAGATTTTACTTCAAACTATGTTAATGTGCTTAAAGGTAAATTTCAAAAACCATACCCTAGCTTTATAAACAATATACTAAAGAAAACAAATCAAACATTTGACAATATATTTTCAACATATCACGACCCTTTAGTACTTTTAAGTCAAGGTAGAAATAAAGCACTATTTAACGCCCTTATTCTTAATATGGGTGTAGAGATATTAGTAAAAGGTAATTTAGCAAGAGGTGGTGGTAGGTTTTTTTCTATCGATAGAAGAGGTTCGTATATTGATAATGATTTTGATAATAAATTTCTTGGAATTTATTATACCATAGATGTAAAGCATGTATTTAAGGACAATTCATTTTACGATAAAATAATTGCAGTAAAGACATATCATTTTACTGACCCAAAGATAAATGAGGATATTATATGAGTTATAAAACCACACTTTTACCGGATTATATAGATGTTATTCAAAACACATCAATACAATATTACAACAACACAACAACAATATTAAGTGCGTTTAGTAACTATATTGCGGAGCTTAAACTTAGTATTGATTTTGAGCGGGCTAAAACAAGCACTAATGTACTATCAGAATACGGTAAAATATATAACCTACTAAACTCTACAAATTTTATTGTACCTCAATACGATAATACCGGTACTCCAATAAGTACTAAAAAAATAGACGACACTTTTAAATTGTTCTTTATTGAAAAATATCAGTCACTATCTGAACAATATAAAACAATAGTTTCTTCTATTATTCAGAATAATAATCTTTTCGTAGATTTTTCTGACGATGTAGGCATTATAGGTGATACTACATGTATACTTGATAATAATACCTCACCATATTACGATGTATATCAAGATAACTATTTTATTTTAAATAGCATTCCTACTACAATATTGAATAAGATATCCAAACCTGAATTATCTATTTTGAAAAGCGCTTCCTATACCACAGACTCTTTATTAAGATATTCTCTATCAGGTATCGTAAACAATACGAAAGACACTGCAACTACACCTCATGGTAATAACCTTGTTACAGATATATTATATTTCGATAGAATTAATTACTACCAACTAGATATACTAGACAAGTTGCAGTTAGTGTTAGGAAATTTATATGAGTTTATATCATTCTTCAAACAGCTTAATCCTAAAGATTTAGACCCTGAAAGAAAGTCCATATTTTATAAGTACACTATAACAAATATGGAAGGTATATCAAAAAATGTAGATATACTTAAAAACGACCTCAACATCGTTAAGAATACAATTAAGCAGACTCTTGCGTAACCGTTGTTACAGTAACATCGATTGTCTTAGCATCGTTTAACATTTGCTTAATAAGCTCTTCACGGTTTATCGTCAGTTTACCTTGAATTTCGACTTGCTGTAATTTTTGTCTATTATCGATATCCATTTGCTTTAGCATCTTAGCAGCTTCAACTTTACGATTTGTATTATAAACTTTATTAAGACTTTCTATTGCTGCAGCTGCAGCTGCTACTAATTTAGATAATGCCTCAACGTCTTCAGCATTTGGAGCTGTAAGTACAAGCTGTTTAAGATCATCTACAGCGTCTACGGAACCTTTTATTAATTTGGCACTTGAATCGATAATTAAAGATTCAATATCATCTGTGGATAACCTTTCTCTAACACTATCTTTTTGCTTCTTATCTATAATAGAAGCAGTAGTTTTCAACTGTTCTATAAGTTGTGAAACAACGTCACTAGTATCTGTATTGTTATCCATCAATAATACTTATCTGAAATACCCTTGAATTCAATATTTTTATTATATAATAGAATATATATGTATCCTGTTACAATTAAATTTATTAAAACGAATGAAAAGGCTGTATTACCTATGCCTAATCATAAAGAACCCTATGTAGGTGATTCTGGTTATGACGTTACAGCGGTTGAAGATATGGTAATTCCAGCAAAGGGGTGGGCTGTAGTACCTGTAGGTCTTAAGGTGGGCTATATAACGCCCGGATTCTGGTTTAAAGTAGAAGGTAGGTCTGGAATAGGTTTTAAGAAACACATATTCCCACACGCAGGAATTATCGATAACCCTTACAGAGGAGATTGCGGTATAAAGTTATATAATTTTGGAACTGAAGATCAGTCAATTAAAGCTGGTGATAAAATTGCCCAGTTTGTAATTTATCCACTAATACAAGCAAATACAGAATGGACAACTGAAGTAACCGAAACTAATCGAGGTGAAAAAGGTTTTGGATCATCTGATGTCAAAAAGTAAAAACAAAGAAATTTTATCGAGTAGCCAGATTTGTGATATGTGTGATTCCTGGATTATTATGGACATACTTAATAAAAATTGGGAAGGTTATTCGTTTAAAGTTGTAATACATCCAAACAGTGATATCACTGTTTGGATTAATGACAGTACTTTATCTCTTGATTTATTTGATTTACCAAAAGATGATAAGGAACGTGTAGATTATATATTAGGTTGCGTAGGTGAGTTTATCTTAGATAATAAAATAATATGATTGAAAATTTTGAAAAATTGTGGGTTGAAAAATTTAGACCTAAAACATTAGATGATATGGTACTTACCGACGAGAATAGAAAGTACTTCTCTTCTATTAAAGATGATATTCCTCATCTAATGTTTGTTGGCCCACCTGGTATTGGTAAGACAACACTTGCTAAAATAATTGTACAAGATATATTAAAATGTCAGTATCTATATATAAATGCGTCAGATGAAAATGGTATCGATACTATTAGAAATAAAGTAACAAACTTTGCACAAATACGATCCATAGATGGTGGTATTAAGGTTATTATATTAGATGAAGCTGATGGTATAACTCTCGAGGGTCAGAAATGTCTTCGTAACGCTATTGAAGAGCATGCATCTTATACAAGATTTATTTTAACAGCTAACTATAAACATAAAAATATAACAGCGATACAAAGTAGAACTCAATACTTTGACCTTACACCACCTATAAACGCAATAGGTAAGAAATTACTATCTATACTAGTTAGTGAAAAGATAAACGTACCACAAGAGCAAAAGCCATATTTAATCCAAGTAATAAAAGACAGTTATCCTGATTTAAGAAAAGCTATCAATAGTATTCAAAAATATTCGATAACAGGTACTCTTTCAATTCCTGATATCAAGTTAAATAATACACTCATACAAAAGATAGATGAACTATTAACATCTAAGAAAGTTTTAGATTTAAGAAAGCATCTAATAGAGAATGAATCTCTATTTCAAGGTGACTACAGTAATTTGCTTAAGTCGTACCTAAACTTTATATATAACAGTGAAAAACCTGACGATTTTAAACGTCAGGTTGTGTTAATAGTTAGTGAGTACTTATATAGAGATGCGTTTGTAGTTGATAAAGAGATAAATGCGTTTGCTTGCTTTTGTCAAATAGAAAAGGTTTAGAAACCATTCATATAGTTATTAACATAAGACTCCTTGATCGGTTTGATCTTGGGGTCTTTTGCTGTCTCAGAAGGAATAACTGTATTCTTTGTGGGTAATGTCTTTTGTGTTAAACCTAGTTTATCACCTTGCTGTGTTTTGCAAGTTTGGTTATGTGGTGAATTTATAGTCTCTTCATTCTCTTCATAAGCACCAACAGGTATAGGTTTCATGTTGATCTTTTCTTTTCTTCTTATTGAATCTGGTATTTTTGGTAAGTTAGGGTAATTATTATCTGGGATAAGTAATGAAGCACAAACTGTTACTTTATTTTGTCTATCTAGTAAACCTGGAGCTAACTCTGGGGCTATTTCGACATAAAAACAACCACCCCTATTTAATTCACTTGAAGTGTAGCTTGAAGGATATTCTGTTTTAATTGCTGTTATAAACAAGTTGAGATCACTTTTAGAAAAGTCTAATATTTTCTCCTTTGTAATATCAGGTAATTCCTTAAATTTTTCTTTAGTTTTAAAGCCATCAGCTAATTTTACAACATCACCAACAAGTAAGCCTCCATTAGTATTACGTACGATAGTGTTTTCTATAAGGGTGAGAAACTTTTTCTGCATATTATTATTTATTAAGTTTGATATTTTTCTCTCTATGTAAATATTTAAATGGCAAAGATTGTGCTAGATTTTTTACAAAATACAGATGCAAATAGAAGTAACACTAATATATACACCGATATTAGAATGGATTTACAGCTAAATAGAACGTTTAGTGATGAGCTAGCTAAAATACGTCAAATTGCTGATATACAAGTTGACAATAACGAAGGTGCAATTAAGAACTCAATAACGAGTATACTAACTACATCACCAGGGGAAAAAATATTAAATCCACCTTTTGGCTGCAACTTTGGGGACCTTCTATTCTTACCTGTAACAGAGCAACGTGCAAGACTCGTAGGTGAAACAATATTAAATGCAGTTACCAAGTTTGAACCTAGGATATCTATTAAAAATATAAATGTCACACCTCTTTTTGATGAATCTCAATATATTATCGATTTTACAATTGTAATACCAAGATTCAAAACACAACAAGTTAAATTTAAAGGTACTTTAGATAAATCCGGGTTCTTTACTAATTGATAATACTTACTAAATAATTACATGTCATCAGGTTTTTGTAGCAATATACTTTATAAACAAGCATTTAAAACAGATAATGATATAACTGTTTCGTTTTTGATACAAGACCCTGAAGAAAGAGTATCTTTAGGTAACTTATTATTGCAAACAGGTGACAGACTCTTATTGCAAAATGATGACTTTTTAGGTTTGCAGTTCTCCACAATATATGATGGTTTTGGTGTATTTCTATTAGATAGCAGAGTAACTACATTAACTGGTGGTGGTGCTGGTGGTGGTTTAGGTATTATTACGGATACTAACACAACACCTTTTTCAGCAGTTAGTGGTTTTTTTATGTGTGCGATGTATGATGTAGATGGTATTTTTACATCAAACGGTGGATTACAACAATTTAATACAGGTACTAATACATTACAGCCTAGTAGCTTTGTTGTAAGAAAACTATCCTCATTTGAATACGTTGGTTCGAATTATATACCTGGTTTTGCAAAACCATTCAATGATGAATGGAATGTATTTAGAGTTGCATTTAAAAACAATATGCAACAGGTAACGTTATATACGTATGAAGACGATATATATAAACAAGTTGTAACATATAATACGAATATAGATTTAAGTAAAGTACCTGATAGTGTGCGTGTAGGTATAACATGGTCTGGTAATTTTCCTATAAAGGTTAAAAATATAAATTTTAATGGTAGTATTGACGGTAACTTACTATTTTCATTAGGCAGTGCACCGGATCCTATAATATCCCTACCACCTATTATAATACCAGAACCTGAAATACCAATAACAACTACTACAACTACAACAACTCTACCACCGATCGACCCACCCGACCCCACAACAACCACAACGACCACAACTACAACGACAACGACCACAACTACTACACCCTCACCAACTACTACAGTTTATAGTATGTTGTTTACTTCAAGCTCTGTAGTTATAAACGTATCGTCTTTTAGTGGTGAATTTAGAACAGATCAATCATCAGGTAGTAATCCAACAATTACACTATCTGCTAACACTAATTACGACCTCATAGTAGGTACATCTATACCGTTTGCAATAAGAAATAGTGCACTTGACACATCGTCAATAACAGATATATACGGTAACAACAGTACCTCAGGTATAACCACAGGTACAATCATGTGGACACCATCATCTACAGGTACTATATGCTACGTAAACGCATTAACACCGTCAGTTTCAGGTAATATAAATATAATATAAAATGAATATAACGAGCTTAAAAGAGTTTCTAAACGCACAGAATTTTTCAGATCAATACCCTAACGTTGTAGGCTGGTGCATATCTACCAAAGAAGTAGATTTAATTGATACTGATGAGATATGTGTTAAGTTTTTTGTTACAAAAAAGAAATCAATCGAAGAGTTGTTACCTGAAGAGATATTACCTCTAACAATTACTTTAGATGGTACAGACGTTATTACAGATGTGTTAGAGACTGGTACGATTAGTACTTTAGATAGTTATAATAATGTAGAGAATTTGAGCGGTGAATTACCTATATACGTACCGCACCAAGTAGAAGATATTAAAATCCAAGCAACAACCTATTTTAATACCATGGACCCTCTTGTAATACCTCTAAGTATTTCAAGAAACATACATAGACCATTGAAAAGTGGTGTATCATCAATTCATACATTAGGTTCCGACGCTACATTAGGATTGATCGTTAAAGATAATACAGATAACTCGATTTGCTGTCTTTCAAACAACCACGTGTATGCGCAGAGTCAAATGTCTGGTTATCTATCTGTATCTGGTACAAATTTAAATACAGCTATTTTATCTGCAAGGCAGCCAGCATCTTCACAATACACACCTTATGGTGCTATATCAATATGGCCTCAACATACTATAGGTAGACATAAGAGGTGTCAAACATTTAATTTAGATAATAATTACATTGATGCAGCCCTTGTACATATACAAAATTATAACATTATAGATACATCTTCTAATCAAGTTATAGGGTTTAATGTACCTGGACCTTATCAATTTGCAACAACACAAGAGATTGATTCTTTACTTGACCCTAATTCACCTAATTTTCAATCACCTGTATTCAGAAGTGGTAGAACATTAGGGCCTATGGGGTTTCCTGGAAACATATATACAAAAGATACCCATGCAGTACCAATAGATCTTATAACCAATCAAACACAATTGTCTAGCATATTTACAAAGGTAAAACACTATAAAACATATTACGGTACAACTCTATTTGGTTTTAGTGGTACAGACGTATATCACTGTGGTCATGGTTCTTTTAATTTGCTTTTTTTTGGTAATATAAATATAGTACCAGGTGGTAGTAGATTAGAATTTGGTCTATTACCTATGAAGTTTAAAGACGTTTGGTTAGATAATACTTTTTTTGTAGGTTTAGGTGTAGATAATAAACTATACTCGTCAGGAACTAGCACTAGATACCAATATAATTATTCTGACAGGTACAGCGTACTACCGAATCAATTACCTAATTATGATAATATAGATTTAAAAATATATTCCGGAAATATTTATATCTTAAAAGACAAGAAGATAAATGTGATAGGAAACAATAGTACTAGTCAGACTATTGGTTATGGTCTATCTGCAGATAGTACAACTACTTGGGTTGAGTTACCTGGTGAGTGGGACCAAATAGCTTTATTTAACTACTCACTTGTTGCATTATCAGGTAATAAAATCTTTTATTCTATACCTTCTTACTATAACTACGCATCTTTTTCTTCATTTCCTGTTACTAATACCCCTTATTCATTAAATAGCAATATTTTAAATGTTGGTAATTTTAAAAAAATATTAGACTGTAATTTATTATCTTCGAGGTTATTTGCACTATCTACAAATGATGTATTATGTGAAATTTTTAGTTCATCTAGTCAAGGCACAAGTATAATATTTTATCCAAGTTTTAAAGGTAATATAAAAGCGGTAAATGATGGATACAATTCAGTTACAGGTATTCTATCTGGTGGTGAAATTTATGTTAAAAAGAATACAGATAGTAATAGTAATTACAATGTAACATACAGCACAAACCCTTTAACTGCTATACAAGCACAAGCTAACTCTAACACGTTTACGAAAATACCAGGGATTACAGCGGATGATGTATATGGTGTATTTTCTTCAAGTAACAGTAACAAGGAAACTCTACTTTTTAACTCCAATAGTAGTTTTAGTGTTTTAGGCTATAATGTAGATGGTTGTTTTGGTATTAATAATAGAACGAACGATAAGATTATAATTGATAGCATAGGTGCAAGTTCACTTGTAAATGTTTACACTAACACTAAACCTTTATTATTTAAAGACTGTATTACATTGAGAAGTAAAGAAAAAGCATTTCCAGTAACCCAGGGTGGAGATTCTGGAACAGCTGTATTTGCTTTATTAAGCTCAACTATACCTTCATTATCAACATGGAAATGTGTGGGTTTGATATTTGCGGGTAGAACGCCTACTAACGATGCAAGTGGATTTATTTGTAGAATAGACCGTATAGTAGACTCATTAAATATATCACCTTGGTCTGGAACGATACCATCTCATATACCTGTTATAAAAAACATAAGTGTAGAGACTCAAACTGAGACACCACATACAATAACATTATCCGGTAGACAATTTTACAATATTGGATTAAACACAATAGCATTATCTACAGCACCTACCACAACTACTAGCACAACGACTACTACAACTCAATCAAACACACCTACCACAACTACTAGCACAACGACTACTACAACTCAATCAAACACACCTCAATATCTTGAATTTAACTCACCCTTACAATTTACGTCTAGACGGGATATTATACCAGGAAATACAACGCATACTTTCCCGGCATGTGCCACAAATATAACAGTAAACGGTATAGATTACTACCTTTATAGAGTGTGGCAACTTATAATATGTAATGATGTAGCAGTAGATATATTACCTTTAAATACCCGTACACCTTCATTATCAGACGGGTGCCATGTGATGGCGTTTTATAATAGTGGGTTAACAAATTCTTTTGCATTAACCTCCAGAACTTATTACCCAGCACCTAATGTATACAGTACACCAATATCTAATAGAGTACCTATAGAAGAAATATATTTCAACCAATCACTTAGTGTTGTATACCCACCTAATCCAACTTCTAGACTAGATGGTATTAATTATTATTCAAGCAGAGTATTTTCCTATTATAGTAGAGATATAACTGTAAATGAACTCGAAATTGTAGAAGTTGAAAATAAACTACAACAGGTATTAATAGATACATACAATGAAGCTAACAATTGGAATTCCAACGTTTGATGATTATGATGGTGTGTACTTTACGATACAGTCGATTAGACTATATCATTCTGAAGTACTTAACGATATTGAAATAATTGTTGTTGATAACAATCCAGATAGTAAGCATGGTGAGGCATTAAGAAGTTTTATATCCTCAGTTCCAAATGGTAAAGTTATACCTTTTAGGGAGTACTCATCAACTTTCGTAAAAGGTAAAATATTTGAATATGCAAATACACCGTATGTTATGTGTATCGATAGTCACGTACTACTATATCCAGGATCAATAAAAATATTAATAGATTTTTTTGTTAAAGGGTTAGATGAAGGAAATCTATTACACGGTCCACTGTTATATGATGATATAAAACACATTTCCACACATTTTGACTTAGTTTGGAGAGGTCAAATGTGGGGTACCTGGGGTACAGATCCTCGTGGATTGAATATAAATAATCAACCGTTTGAAATACCTGCTCAAGGAATGGGTCTATTTGCTTGCAGAAAAGACGCATGGTTAGGATTTAACTCTAAATTTAGAGGTTTTGGTGGTGAAGAAGGTTATATACATGAAAAATATCGTAAAAATGGTAAAAAAGTTTTATGTCTACCATTTTTACGATGGTTACATAGATTTGCAAGACCTAACGGTGTACCATATAGGCTAACACTTGAAGATAAGGTAAAAAATTATTTTATAGGTCATAAAGAATTAAACTTAGATACAAAGCCTGTTTTTGATCATTTTAGCGAATTTATCTCAACTGAAGTTTTACAAAAATGGTATTCTGATGTAGATAGCTAATACTATTTTGTAAATATTGTTAAATGGCTATTGGTATTGAATATTATAGTACGCTTAAACCTGTAAATCTCACGCTTACAGATGATACCGCTAATCTTGATAGTGTTACGTATGGTACACAGCAAGGTAGTATATTGACAGAATACAATTTTCTCTTAAGTTCTAACGACTGTATAATAAAGAATTATACAGATAACTATCTCACATTTAATTTTTCTAAAGAAGATATAATGGATGAGATCTTACCTGAGCGTTTAAACAACTCTATTGTTACACAACTTTATATAGAAGATACACCAAATCAATACGTTACATTAATACCAAACAGTTTGGTTTCAGCATCGCAAGCAACTATAACAGCAAGTAATTCAAGTTATGCTCAAAATTTCGTAATTGATTTTTATACATTAACTAGTGGTGAAAATATATGCTTACTTTGGAGTTATGATAAGTATTACAAAAAATATCTATTTGTACGAGAGAATATTAGCAACACCTTAATATTTTCACCAGCATCAGCAACATATTTTAATTATCTATACGACTCTGATAATAATATCATTAACCTATTCTGCACACTTACAAGTGGCACTGGGTGGTTAGTTTACGGTGCACCTTCAAGCGCTGTCTATAGTTTAAGTGTAGGTACACCTTCAGCGCTAAATAAAACTAGAATAAATTTTTTAACTAATCGACAAGCAAGAGACACAAATGTATATAATACTCAAAATTTTGTATTATATACATCAGGTGTTAATATAGATAATAATAATTCGTTAACCAATATAAAAAATAACTTCTTAGTATATTCACCTTACGAAACCTGGACACCATCTGCAACATCAGTCGATGGTAATGTAGATCTTTTTAACTTAAAAAATTATACTTCTAAAAATAACTTTGTAAATAGAGTACCTTTCTTTAAAAACAAGCAACAACGTAATTATAATGCAATTATAACAAACGACTATCAAGAAACATCTAACGAAAAATTACAGCTTGGTTTTAATTTTTTTACAAAAGAGTACTTAATAACACCTGATAAGTATACCAAATTTACATTGCCTGATACAATAGCACCTTTTACAAGAATTAATATAAACGATTCCGGGTTAAAAGAAGCTGGTGCTTACGCTGCAACTTCTCCTTACTTTAGTGATAGGGTTTATAAATTACTTGATAATAACAAAAATGTTAATACTGCTAACGAGTCAAATGGTATATTTTTATGCTCATGGTTTAATATCATAGATGGTATTTGGTACGATAGATATTATATACCACAAAATACATCATACATAAATGCACTCAGTTCTAGTACATCGCAGGTGTTTACATTTAAATCAGAGCTAGATAGTTTTGTAGAAAATATCGGACTAACTAAATTAAATTTTTATGATATACAGTCAGCACTAATGTTCGAACCAAATAGTACTTACTACTATGCAAGAATAGGTAATAAATATATAGAAAATGTTTTAAGTGGTAAAGACGTTAATTTACTTAGACAAACTATTATACCTTACGATATAAATACAGGTAATGAAGAACCTGAAACTGAACAACTATTACTTAACGGTTCTGTATATGATAGCTTTGATATAGGTAGTATAGGTACTGGTAGATTTAACGTATCCTTTAGGATAAAAGCAAAAGATTTCGAAAATGCAAAAGCATATCAGTTATTAGGTAACAATTATAATATAGGTTTTGCATTACGTAAAAATTTTTACTTTACACCTTTCATAATTATACAGCAAAACAATGCGGTGTATTTTTATGATACTGATTTCAATCTTATAAAAAAGAATACATATGACCCTGTTGCTGTAGGTAACATATCTGATATCTGTTATGTTTCACAAACAACAGATATAGTATTACGCACATCTAACGGGTTATTTAGAACTGACATTACCGGTCAAATAATTAATTACAATACAGATATACCTGACGGAATTAAAACATCGGTTGCTAGCAGACACTTTTATGGTAAAGGTAATAAAGCTATATTTACCACCAAAAATGTATCACCATGCCCTGTCTACATTACAGATCTACAGACACTCGTAACTGCTCTCTCAACAACACTATCTAACGGGGCAAGTTCAGTAATTACCACATCAACAGATAGTACCTTTACATTACCTGGAGAAAAAGGTATAAATATTAACGATACTTTTGGTGCAAGTCTGTCATCAGACAAATATGTATTGTTTACTAATCTACCTACAAATACCTCGTATGTCGGGTTGAGTACAGTCTATAAAATAGACGATATAAGTAGTCACGATAATAATCTCTATATTCAGAGTAACAATAGCTTAAAGATTTTTAATACAGATAGAGAGCTATTATCTACTATAAGCCTTTCAGAGTCAGCTGTCAACGGTTTCAAAATAGACTTTATATCCGAAGATTATAAAACTCTACCTTTAATCTTTTCAAGAGACACTAATAATAATATTATTGCTGATAAGATATCCCTTACTACAGGTAAGATTCTATCAACATATAGCCTATCAATTTCTTCAGTGTCTGGAAATAACGCGTTTGTTAACTGTACTGGATTTTACTTCGCAGAAAATACGTATAAAAATTACGAAGATAAGCTTTGTTTAACAGTAAACTTACCAAATACATTTATTACACAAACATCTGCAAGAGTATGGAGTACATATGCTCACAGTTGGTCTGCAATCACACCTGTATCGTATTGGGCGTTTAATTACTCTTCAGTTAATGTACTGAACGATAATTCAATTATTGACGTAATACCATTACAATACCTAGATAACCATATTGATATGGACTTTAATTTACTCGACGGTGTAATTAATGTTTACGTTAATGGTGTACTAACTAATTCCATTAGTACACCTACTAATTTATTATCTATTGACACTATAGTTAAAAATATTCTATACTTAGGTAATCAGAATTATAGTGACAAGTCAATAACAGACTACATAACAAATCAAAAAATAATTGCAACAGGTTTCGATGTATCAGATTTTAATATATACAACATATCCTTATCAGATGACTTTATTAAGTATCTCTATATGAGAGGTATAACTATAGACAATATAAACATCGACTTCACTTGTGATGATAGAAATTCTATAGAAACCGTAGATAATATCTTCAAGTATAACATACCTGGTAGATTATCTAATAAAGTATTAGTTTATATTAAAGGATTAGACGTTGATAGTACAACCGCAAGCTCTTTGACAAGTGTAGTTAATGATAGAGTTAGATCTATACTACCTTCAAATATAAGCGATATTACATACAATCTTGACATACGATGAACATTTATAATTACACAGAAGGTGATACGTTTACCTATAACGGGTCTGCATATACAGGTTTTTATAACCTGAAAGACAATATTGCATATGTTAATAGATATTATACAAATACTTCCGCACAATTACAGAACCAATCTAACATTTTAAATGATTTTATTATCAACGAAGGATATTTTAACTATACCCCGCTCACAGATACATCGTTACCGTATAACGAACAGGATATAACCTTTAGCAGTAATGAAATCGTAAATTCGAATTCGATTAATTTAAAAATTGGTAAAATCATTAGTAATTTTTTCGATTTATACAGACGATGCTCTGCATTAACTAATAACTTACCGAATGGTTATACCGCCTATGCGTCTGTTACTTCAAACGGAGGCACCTTATTAAACTGGAAATCATCAGCTAACTCCGGTGCATATGGTATACAGTCTGTAAACCCGCAACTAACTGCAATAAGTGATATATTATTAGTAAAGAATTTTTACGGTGATAATCTAAACGTAGTAACACAGACACCAAGCGCATATTTCATATTTAATTTTAATAATCAATTTAATACATTTAGAGCAGTTGCATCTGCAACTGCGGTAGACGCAACTTCAAAAATAAACTTCTTAAATATATCTTCAATAGATGCAGATAGCAACGGTAACTTATATATTGCAGATAAGGATAATAAACAGGTTTATAAGATTAGTATTAACTCAACACTCAATAATAGTAGAGTTTCTTTAAATAACCCGAAATTAGTGCACATAATAGGTGGTTTGATTGAACCATCTGTTGTACGTTATATTGACGATTTATTATACGTCTATGATAGATCTTCTTTTACAGTATACATATACAACTCAAAGATGACGTTTACTACAAAATACGTTAATAGTAAAGTATTTCAAACAAACGAACCCTGTTATATAGAGAAAGATGTAAATGGAAACTTATATATACTGACCAAAACAGGTGTAATTGTAAAATCGTCACCTTTATTAGATACTACAGCAGAGGTTGTTAGTACGAATATCATTCTTGATATAGGCGAATATTGTAATAAAATCAAAATATCATATAATGATAGTAACATTGTATATGTTAGTACAACTAAAAATGTATATAAGCTATTCTTAAACAAATTACAGAATAAAATAGGCAAATTTATATGGGGTAATACCACCATATCTTCTGTATCAAGCCTTTCATTTTCTAGTATAATTACAGATAATAATTACGATTATATCATGATATATGATACCAATAGATTTATGCTGTTTCAAGAGCAAAATGATCTAACAAGTACATTACAAAAGAACCATTTTAGTATATACAATGAGAGTAATATTTTACTACAAAAAGATTACGTTAATAACATAACGTTTAATAGAATGTTATATAAGTTGCTATACAATCATGATATATTTGTATCTTTTATTCAGTCTAAGTTATCATATAATTATACAAATTATGATCTACTACTCGATAGCGTTTCTGTACTATCTGTAGACGATGTATCTAATATAAGAAAAGAAAAGACACTCGATTATTTTGTAGGTGTAAATGAAAATATATCACCCCAAGTTGTAAATCGTGTTTTTAAGAAAATACTTGATTATCAACATACAATATTAAGTATTATTGAACCAACAATTATTAATACCAAGTATTCAACAACACAAGTTATACCATTTAATTAAATAATATTATGAGTAATTTATCGACCAAAACAATCGAACAAACATACAAATCTGTTTTAAATATCGGTACTGAAGCAGCACCTAATAACACATTAACATCGAAGCTTTCAGTTATAACCGATGGTATGGGTAATGAAAGTTCTTTTTCTATAAGTACGATAAATAACGGTGCTAGAGTTACAGGTCCCTTTAACGTGGTTGGTACTATCTCTGCCAGTAATTTTGATATACCCACGTCATCCGGTGCGTTTCAGTCGATATTAAATACTATATATCCTATAAATAGTGTATACTTTACTACTTCTAACTCAAGTTTTGCTAGCTTTTTGGGGTTTACATGGGTTCAAATTTCTCAAGGTAGATTTATAGCAGGTGTAGGTACTGGTACTGATAAAAATGGGAATACATTTAGCGTCAGTGTATGTGCAGGTAGTGATACCGTAGGTGAATATACTCACGGATTATCCGCTAGTGAACTACCACCACACAACCACGCAATACAAGCTACAGAACGTGTAACTAGTGATGATGCTGCAAGTGGTAGTAGAGTACTTACTGCTAATCGTAACATAAGCTACTCTACTATTACTATAACTGGGTTAAGTGCTATAGGTGGATTAACACCCGCAGTACCGCACAATAATATACCACCATATTTTGGTCTGTATATTTGGCGCCGTGTTGCTTAACACAATAGCTGTGTGTTTCGTGCAAAAAATACTCTGTTAGTATCTGTTATTGTACCTGCACCCCATCTACATTTACCTGTAATGTATGTCTGACCATCCGCTGTTAAGATAGTTGTTGTACCACCTATTGCATCAGTAAAGTTGCAATATATATCAACGATTGATGATGTTATATTGAAGTTTACCGGTGTAAATGAATTACGCTGAACGTAATCTCCAAGACCTAGCTGACCTTGAGCGTTGTAACCTGTAGCAAATATTCTATTAGTATTTTTTTCTTTAGCAAATACATGTGGTTCTGGACTATTTACCCCGGAGATATATATTTGCTCAATATCTATACCATCTAAAGATGTTATAGCTGATAGTTGTCTTGCATTTGTAGTAACACCTGTACCTAACTGGCCACTGCTATTCTCACCACAACCATAAATACGAGTACTACCGTTAGCCTCACGTCTCTTAACAATTAAAAAAGGAGGTTGACCATTACCACCACCCACCCATGCACTTAGTACATTTGTTGTTACTAGTACAGGTATACTATTTGTTTCGGTGACAGAATTGTTACCAAAGTTACCCCATTCACCGCGCCCCCAGCCATATAATCTACCACCACTAAGTGAAAGGTTATTACCAGCGCTTAATGCATAGAATGCAGTGGATGCATCATAACCTCCTGCATAAACAGCTACTATACCTGATAATGGTTGTGTAGTCGCTAGAGGATTAACGACAGATAACCAGGTTGTATTTGTACTGGTTGTTGTATTGTTACCCATTTGACCGTAACCACCATAACCTACCATGCGTACTTGACTATTCGCAAGCAATGCGCAGTATGTTTCAGGTACAGTACTAAGATTATAACCACCCGCAGCAACTACATCAACAACCGGTATAACTGACCCAAGCACTAAACCTGGATTACCTATACCAGTATTTGTTGTTGTTCCATTACCTAGTTGGCCAAAACCATTATGGCCAAAGCTATAAAGGCGTCCATTTGAATCTAATGCCATGGTTGATAGATTTCGGTCATCGTAAGATAATATCATTTTTGTAATATTAGAGAGATTACATTGCGTAGGGTATGATATAGTACTGGTTGTACCTCCTACACCCAACTGACCGTAATCGTTTCTACCCATAGCATAAACATTTCCAGCTGTTGTTAAAATAAATGTTTTATCGTCAGTTGTAAATAATTTACTAACTTTTACGTTATTTGGTAGTGGGACTATAGCACCTGGTGCATATACATTTAGTGTACCAAATCTATTATAAGCAGAATTTTCACCTATCACTCTAGCATTACCTTCGTAATCAACAAAAGCAAAACCATCACCTACAAATCTGCGATTGTTAGAATTTTCAGGAAATTGTCTTACAATTTGCGGTACCGGTTGATTTACTAAAGTTAGTCTATTTAGACCATCAAAACCTATTGATGTATTATCAACACGTACTTGTAATGTACCACCTGAAAGATCTATATTACCTGTGGCTGTATTAGCAGATAAACCAGGTCCTACAATTAAATTAAAGTTTACTTTTGGATCTGGTAGTGCTTTTATAATGTAGTTTGTTACTAAATATGGCTGAGTATTTGTATGTGATTCACCACCACCTGTTAATCCCATAGTTATTGATGAATCTGCATTACCTGTAGTACCAGAATTATTAAGACCCCAAGGTACCGTACTATCTCCTTGAGAACCAGTAGTCCTAATTGTTAAATCGTGTTTGTGGGGTGGTATCTCTGCAATAGTTAGTGTATGAACGTATTCACCACCTGAAGTGCCTAATGTAAATGTGGCTGTATTTCCGGATACGTCACGTACATTAGTACCAGAACCTACCGCTATTTTACCTCTTAAATCAGGTAGTTTATAAAGATCACCAACTTTTGGACCATATGTTTCACCTAAAATTGATGATAACCCTGGATATTGAGTACCATTAAAAGTACCACCATTACATAGAAGATAGTTTGAAGGAGTAGATGCAGAAGCCCATGGCATTATAGCACCAATCGGTATAGCATCAGCAAACACTAGTGATGTTCCAGACCCCTGTATAGGTTGAGACCATGAAAGATTACCTGCACCATCAACTCTTAAATATCTATCACCCGTATAAGAACTTGGCCATGTATACTGTTTTGTATTAAACGTTGTATTACCTGTAACATTTAGTGTACTACCTTGTAATGTTGTTGCGTTTAGAGAGTTAACAGTAATACTTGTTGTTGTAGATATTTTTGAACCTAATAATGTACCATCAGCTATGTTTGTATTTGTTATAGTACTGTTAGCTATTTTAGAACCTGTAACAGATTGACTTGCAATTTTCGACTCTGTTATTGCGCTATCTCTTATAACATTAGTATTTACAGCTTCAGAACCCGGAGACTGTTGTGTTGATATTAACTGTTCATTACCTACTATTGCCCTTCTACTTGAATCAGCTGCGTTATAGGTAGGTAACAGATTACTGATTGAAATCTTTCTTGTTATTCCAGGATCTGAACTATTAGCCCTATCATTAACAATCAACTGATTAATAGTTTTATTAACACTAATCTCGTTAAGTTCTGAAATCTTGATATCTGTTGACATAAGAATATTTATACTCCTACAATACGCTCTGAATTTTCAGTATTAATAAAGTTGGATGCACTGAGACCATAAAATGTTGTTTCTGATACAGATGTGTCTATTTCAGGGTCTGTCTTTAAATAAATAACTGCCGATGATGTTTGCTGTTGTACTAGTACTGTTGAGTATGCAACAGGGTATATGATATTTTCATTACTTTCAAAATTAAAGAATGGTATATAAACACCGCTATAATAAAGCATTTGCGTGTTTAGTAACGTTAAGTCCTTGTCTAGTATATTCTCTGCAACTGTGCATAGAGTAATACCAAATGTAGTTTTATATCCGTTTCTGTATAAAACATCTACAGTGATATAATCGTTTTTATTTTTAGGATAATATGTATAGTTTATTATAGGATTAGATATGAAAACCGTATTACCAGAAATAGATGTTGTAATATCAAAAATATTTAATTCAGGTGTAGTACATTTTACTCTATATACACCGTATGTGCCTATATCAATACCAGTAAGATTGAATATTAAATTTGTACTACCCTGTATACTGTGTGTTTGGTAGAGAGTATACGACATAGATACAGGTTCATATCCTGATATGTATATGGTATATGTTGGTTTAGAAGTTAATTGTTCCATCTGTAAAAGTTTGAGTTGGTGTAGATACTATTGTTTGGGTTGCAAAATCACTAGATAATACATTTTCAGTGTAAAAGTTTTCCGTAACATTGTGGTTTAAAGGGCTGAAATATCGGTTAGTAAATATACTAAGCTCGCTATTCTTTATTCTAAATATCAGCACATGTATTAGAGGCATGAAATTAAGATCCACGTAATTTGTAACCAAACAAAACGCATTAGTTTTTGTGTTAAATATTAACTTTGACTGTCTTATCTTTACAATATTCGTAGTCATACTATCAAACGTAAATATTTCAGCAAAAGTACTTTCATTTGTTGTTCTGTTATCCAGTATTGTAAACCTTGTAGCCGTCTTTAGATTATATTTGTATATAGAATGAATAACATATTTGGTGTTTACGTTATTTTTTGTTTCTAATTTAATATAATATATATCATCACCTACTCTATATGGGTTGGTAATAGCAGTTATATCGGCACCGACACTTGGTTGTCTGTTGTATTCTAATATTACAGGTATATCACCTGTTGCTTTTAATTTTGTATCATATGTAAATCTATCTATGACAACATAATTCAACGTCTTAATAAAATATACATTACCGAACATTGCTAAGTCTAAGACAGAATTATTCAACTGCTCATACAATACTGAGTTACCTACGTATTTTTTAAAGACATTTTCAAAACCACCTGATAAAGGTGTTACATTTTCAGTAGTTATGTCGATAATAAAATAGTTTTTAGTAGATAACTGTTTAAAAGACAGTGTTTCTTTACCATCAGGTGTTTCGGTTGTAAACTGTGTAGTTGTGTTATTAAAGTTTAAATTAGAGGGTGTACCACCTATAAAGCTACCTTCAACGTCTTGTTTAAAATAAGAGTCCTGTGCAAAACTAATAAAGATATTACCAAAAATATCCGTATCTTTACTATATATATCACCTTTATCTGTAAATTGTTCTATACTATTAAAATTACCACTATAGTCAGGAATAAAGTTTTTATTTTCTAAGGCTGTATAAGAAGTAAACTGTTGAGTACCTACATATGTTTTAGGTAAATTAGAACCAAAAGAGGTAGATATATTTCTAGCAACGCTAGCATCATCTAATATAAACGTTAGTGGTATATAGTTTTGTGTTTTTGATGTATTACTTATATTACCATACTTCGATGGGTCAGGGAATACATAGATCTTATTTGATTCTATTTGAGACTTATCTATAAAATAATCAAAATGCGAATCCATCTTAATTATACCTTGATACGTTGGTTTAAAAAATAATCCAATTTGTCTCTCTGTTAATATTTCATCATTATCTACTGTTAAAGTTGAGGGATTAAAAATGTTTAAGAGGTTACGATGATACTTGCCATTACTAAAGAGTTTACCTGACAATACCTCACCTAGTGAGTTGGATGATACGTAGTAAAAATCTGTACCAATATAATTTTTTACTAATTCGACATCAATGTTGTATTTTAAGTTAGTTCTAGTTGGTTGGGTATAATCAATAGTATCTGTAATATCTAAGTATGATAATTCTGTAGAATTTATATTTACTGCTAAACTAGTCAATTCTTTTAAGGTTATTACTTTACTAGATATTAACTTTCTTATAGCAGTATCTATATCAAAAAAATACTCAGAAACGATATTATTTGTATTTGACGTAAAGTATTGCTTACGTTTGCCTGTAGCATTATAAAAGTCTGGTGTTTTATTGGGATCTAAATCATAGTAATCATTAAAAACGTCATATTGTCTCTCTACTTCTATTACTAAATCTCGTATTATTGAAGATAGGGATTGAGTAGTTGTTAGATTTAATGAGTTATCATCAGTTGAGAATAAAGAAATTACAGTATCTTTTATAACCTCTTCTATACTCTGTACGTTGCCTTTTTGAGATACAAAACTTAAATTTTTATTAAAAGTTTTCTTTTTATTTGCAAAATATAAACATATTTCTTTTATTTTTCTTGCAAAAAACGGTATAATAATTTCTAGATTTTCTGGGTTATTAACATCTAAATTAGATATGTATTTCTTTTCTTCAGCAGAAGTATATTTTATTTTTATTTCTGTTAGAAGATTTAAGAACTGGTTCTGTGTATCAGAAAATGTAGAGTCATTATTTTGCTTTATTTTTTCGTTCCAGTTTTTAATGTAAATAGTATATTGATCAAAATTTATTACACTATTTGTAACAGCTTTTGCATAATTGAGAAACTCAATAAACGAAAATAGCTTTACAGAATCATATTTTTGATCATCTATATCATTTGTGATACTATTAAGTACCTCAAACGTAGTAATATTTTTTTGTGTCAATGACATTACAAATATATTTATCAGGTAGATATGATACCTGTATTCGTGTATAGATGATAAACTAATATATTATCTATAATACCACCATCTTCTGCATATTGTCTATATGAGCTGCAGTTATTTAGATATGTATTCTTTGGGTTGTCGAAATCTATGTATTTTTGTAAAAGAGTATTATCAACTCTATCTATATACTCATAAAATTCATAATACTTAGGTATATCTACGTTTTCAAAGTCGTTAGGTAATATTAATCCCCAGCCCCAATCTGTGTTGTATGAAGATAATGCGTAAGATTTAAGAACCGGGTCTATATAAACCACATTTAAAGCATCGGGAATTAAAGGTGATACTAATGTATAGTTACCGCTAAATTTTTCGTGAGCTATTACAGGTTTATAGTAACTTGGGTTCGTATTTCTGTATAAAACACCAGTAAGAAAATCTATTTTATTACCTTTATTTAGACCGTAAACAGTGCTATTTACAAAACCTTTATTATCAAAATTAAAGTTATATTGATTTTTACCACCTATTTGATATGATAATGGTACGCAAAATATATTGATAAGTCTTTGAAGGCTTGGTGGGTATTGTAGGTTATAGTTTGTATAAACGTCTTTTATACTGTCTAGCATTGATGTAAACTGAGGCAAGTTAGAATAAACAACATCGCTATTATTTTGTACAAAATTCGATATCTTTTCATATATCTCTATTCCTAGCGTATTTGGATCGCTAGAAGAATCACCTACTATTTGACCTAAAAAGTCTCTAAAAAATGATGTTTTGTCTTGTAATATCTGCTGTAATGCAAGAGACTCATATTGTGCGCTTTGATTATTATCTTCATTTATAATTCTTATATTATATATACCTGCGCTAGGATATATATTAAATGTATTTGAATAACCAGTAAGTGAATACGTGTCATTATATATAGCCTGTATTTTTACATCACTACCTGTTAAAGTAGATACAAAATAACCCTTAAAGAAACCACCATACTCTTCAGAAGATAAATCTTGAAAATTGCTATTAAATGTTGCACTTAAATCAGTACCGTTGCTGTCTACAATTTTAAGATCTATAGATGATAGTGGTATTAAAGGTATACTCTTTATAGGTACGTCGTTAGCAGTTTTAACTCTCACTACAAAATATACTTTTGTGTTATTAAACTTATTAATATCAATATTAAAGGTATTATCAGTATAACCTACACCGTCTATACCGTTCGATGTTATAACTAACTTACTATCTGCAGAAATAACGTTCTCTACTATTTTAAATGTGGTGTAGTAGTATGTAGGATTTATTACTTCACTGTTATCGTAATTTATAAAATATGATTCAGCATCTTTTATTTTAGATGTATTGAGATGTGCAAATATTATTACTGGATAAGCGCTGGTCATTCTAATATTTAAGGTTTAAAATCTTCATAGTAGTATATGCTTGCAATTCCTGATGTACCTACAAACACAGTAGTTACACCTGCAAACCCAGATGCTTCATTACTAAATAGTACTACTTGATTTGTTAATGGGTTTAGCTGTGCATATATTTTATCACAAGTAGTTGTTACTTCACTTATAGGAAATAAATCACCACTTAATGTAAACATCGAAAATAATTTTAAGTGTGAGTATTGATCTGTCTCATATGAAGATATAGATTGTAGTTGTGATTTATTTCCTGATACTGATAACCGTACACTATAACCTTCAGCAGACAGAGATGTATATGTCTGAAATGAATTCATACGTGTTATCTGGAGAGGTATACTTGCACTCGAAGAATAAGCAGAATTACCACTTAAGTACGTAAAGGTTAGTTTATCAGGTATTAAATTATATGCTTCTAAAGTAGGTATTATAGCCGATTTGTATAGGTTACCACCACTATCAGCAACAACGAGTGTTATATTATATGTACCTGGAACCTGATATTTATGTGTAGCTGTTAAGCTATTGCTTATGGTACCATCTCCAAAATCTATATAATACCCCCAATTTTCAATAAAATTCAACTGAGACGGTAAATTGTCAAATATCGGGTAACACACAACTGTATCTATATCACCACAGTAACATGATGTTGTGTTTTGATAAGTATAGTTTAATACACATAAAGGTATAGTAACAACAGATAGATTATCATAACTATTAACAAAATTATATTGCAAATTAGGCATTTACGTTCTCCACTACTATTTTATTTAAAATTGAACTGTTGAGTAAGAATGGATACTTAAAATAAGGTAATTGTGTGCTGTTGGACGTTGATACTATATCAACGTCCGGATAAACTGGGTTATATATAATTAAGTTTATGTATGGTACTTCAAATATACGGCCATTTGAAACTTTTCTAGTTTTAATACCTACAACACCTGGTAGCTGTAGTATCTTAGTTTGTAATGCAGTTGTATCTATTAATAAACCGAGCTGTGTGTTAGTTTTATTAAAGTATTCAACGAATATATTATTAACATTTTCTATTATTTTCTGTGTACTAATCTTATTTGTGAGTGATTTTTCAACCACTAATACTGTATCATTAACGTCTTGTTGTGTAGGTATATCACCTAAAAAGGTTAGTCCAATAGTTACTGCTGTATAAACAGGGTCCTGTGGTATTATTTCCATGTTTAACATTTTGATACTCTCTGCACCGTTCAGTATTTCAGACTTCTGTGATTGTGATAAGAAAAACAGGTTGTTATTTTCATCTACAGCCTTTATACCAGGTACCATAAAGACATAAACGTTGTTGGTTTGTCCACATGTCGAGAAGTTTACTTCATTGAACAACACCCTTGAATCATCATTAGGTCTATCTAATCCTAAACTATAATAGTACTTGATTACATTATCGATATAGCTTAGATTATTAACAACCTTTATACTTGATACTATATTGGAGTAATTTTTATTTATATATGTTTCAAGATCTTCTGATGTCACTATTCTATTTTGAGAAAATAACATCTTAGGTGCATTTTGTCTTATTTTATCGACTGATTCAGGTTCTGCAGATGAAGATGAACCTGAATTATTTGAAAATATAATATTTGTAACATCAACACCGTTCAATAATGTTGTGTTATTGTATGTATTCTTAGTTAAGTCATTAAATTGAGGTGTTGCGTATGTATTTAGTGAGTTATTGTTTAATTGATTAGCTGAAACTATACCGGTTAACCCATCGCTTTTTAAATAATAGATATATACTGTATCTCCTGCATTTAATCTTCTACCATAAACACCGTTACCGAATTTTATTTCATAAAATCCATTTTCATTTATACGTTTTTCGAAAGAAAATGATGTAGTTTTAGCATTAAAAATTGAATCAACTTCTGAAAAACTAATACCATCCGCGTCTGGTGAGCCAAATTTAACAAAAACACCTATGCTGCTGTCTTCTATATTAATGGGTTTATTGGTTATTGTATCTTTAACTACTAATGTAATTGTTTCAAAATCTTCACCTATTGCAGTTTGAGGTGTATATTCAAATACCGAACCCTGATATAATATGTTATCCGTTGATAGACCTTCAAGATACTCTGCATCATTGGTATTTTTTGCAAATGTTATATCTTTTAAGAATGAATATTTAATACCGTTTATATTAAAAAATGAGTATCTTTTTATAGTGTAAACACCTTGTGTTAAGTTTGCATTAGCATTTGCTTGAAAGCTTAATAGCGCTGTTTTGTAACCTGTAGGTTTATAACCTATAAGCTTAACAATTCTATTCATATTTTCATAAATAGAGCTTTCTGAAAATGTAGATTCAGAAGAAGTTTGGTTTAGATAAAATAAAAGAGTATGGTAAGAATATGCAATAACGTCTATTATTGCAGAGAGATTACTACCTTCGTAATTTTGATCCGTAAAAACGCCTCCTTTTGTTAGCCTATCTTTTATAAGCTGCTTGAGGGTTAAAGCATCAAAAGTAGCGTAACTGTTTCTAGGTAACGTGAAATCGGTATTGTCCAGAGCCATATTAATTATTTATGTTAGGTGGTTTGCTATAGTGTTTTAATAATACACTTACATCCCAAAACATATACGGTGTGTAGTACCTTTCAAAAGAAACCTTATTCCAATATAAAACCACTAACTGTCTAGGTTTCTTACCTGTCATTATAGAGTATATATATGCATATAATGATAATTGAAGGCTGTATGTAGTATACTTACAGTTGTGCAGGTGTTCTAGAGGTTTTAACAAAGTTTCATTGTATTTGTTATAAAAATCAAACTTCTTATTCGTTTTAAGGTCTAAGACATCAAAAGATTTATCATCAATATCTACGATAATATCCGACGTTCCCGCTATTTTGTATGTATCATTCCACAACATAACTTCACTACGCACATCTATTCTTTTATATGGGAATACTTTTTGGAACTCATTTATAATATTCTGTTCGTCAACAGTACCGTTCTTTAAGTAGTTCTCTACGACTGAGTGAACATCTTTACCAAAAGCACAAGCGTTTTCTGTATTTTGTTTCCACTCCTCTTTTACTACTTGCTGTGATACACCTCGTTTCTTAGCTACTATTCTACTAAAAAAATCAACATCAAACGGTTTCTTATATTTACCTAAAAGTTGCGAAACAGATTGGTATACTTCACCATTATTATTCGAATAAGTATGTGTTTGAGGATCAAAATTAATCACATATATATTGTAATTTCAAATGATTTTTAATCAACTTTGAATTTGATTTTATGTTTTCATATATTATTATAATTGAGATGACAAAGAAAAATTGGTTTGATGCAAATTCGGTATTTGGTTAAATCAACAAAAATCATCAAAGGAACAAGATAATAATAACTAATTATGACAGTCGGTGACTTTTTAATCAAAAACGTAAGAAACGGTAATTTGCCTACCACTAGTGTTAGTGAGGTAATTGGAATGGATGAAATATGGTTTTTTCATCCTGATAAAAAATATCAACCAGGAATTCTAATCAATTCACATAGCGGTACTATTCTAGGTACGGTTGAATTATTTGATAGAGACGTAGATGACTCTTGGAGAACTTGAAATTAATCATCATCAAATTCATCCATAAGTTCAAGTATAGGTTCGTATCCTAAAACAATACAAATTAACTTACCGTCAATTGGTAACTTAAACATTATATCATAAGGTGTCTTATCTATTTTTACAAGAAAATCCTGTAAAAACTTTTCTTGTAAAAATAGAAGAACCGTACCCCGATCATAGTCGATATGAACATCTTTAGTATACTCTTTAACGATATCCACAATCTTGACAAGATTCTCCATAATATTATTTAATCATGGCACGTGATAAAAAGTTCATAAACTACACTTTTGACGATGGAGAGTATAAAATACCTGCAACGTATACTGCTACATGTATAGTTTCAGGTGAAAAGGTTGTGTATTACCATAAAAATCTTGTCAAACTAATAGAAACTAAGTATAAAAATAACTTCAAGTTGTTTGTAGATACTTTTATATCACCTTCTGCTAAAAAAGAAGAGCAAGAATTACATAATCAAGATAAATATAAATTGAACATATATGCATACTATTTGATTATATGTTACAATGATGCAGTTAAAAAGAATGATGAATATTCTAAGTTTGTTTGCTCAGAACGCTTTGAAAAGCATTTTAATAAAGACATATTAAATCACTTAAATGATACATATAAAGCCTGATAAGCTTATTAAAACAAAATACAAAACAGTAGATTTTCATCTACTGGAACATATATGTAATATATTGTATACGTCTAATAAGACTAATAAAAGAAATTATACGATTCATGTCAAAGGAGTTAAGGGAAGCGAGTGTCAGTATCAACGTGGTGCGAGAGGTAGATTAACAATTAAAATAGTAACAAATTTAAAAAACGATAGTTCTTTTATTAAATATTTCTTACATGAGTTTAGACATTTTTTACAAGATAAAATATTTCATGTAGTATTTGACGATACTACATACAATGATGCAACTTATGAAGATTATATTAACAGCCCTCTAGAAGTAGATGTAAAAAACTTTCTAGACGATCACTTGACTAATTCATGCAAACTTTACGGTAAAATGAAGATATTTAAAGATAAACTACTAACATCAAAAACTGGTAAGTTATTTACAGGTTTTAAAGATAATAATGAATAAGGAAGATATTGTTTATAGACATAACGTTAATGGTTATGTATATGTATATGATCGATACGGGTTTATACATGTATATGACAACAATAACATTGAAGACCCAACTGTTCAATGTATTAAGAGTGTAAAATGTACTTGCAGTTCTAAGAAAGACTTTGATTTAGAAGTACTATATATACATTCAAGTGAAAAATACAAAAACATAAACCTAGACGAAGATATTAGTTGATTTTTGTATTCTTCACTTACTATAGACCTGTTTATGAAAGACGCAAAAGTAACATGGAATGAGTACCTAAATAACCCAAATGTCCGGCCAAAGTGTTTCAATGTAACATTTGAAAGAAACGATGACGGTACATTTAGAATCATAGGAAACTCAGCAATCATGCTCGAGGCTGTAAATCAGCATCAAGCAAAGGTAGTTAAGGTTGATGCACGGAACTTAGCATCAACCTTAAATAAGAGCAGAATTACAGCTCTTTAACAAAAAGGCTAGGTTTGCAAACCTAGCCTTTTTTTATTAAATATTTTTGTGAAAATTCGCATTAGAGATCGTAGATATGAAGATATTGGTTTAAAAAATAATAAAGTAACCGGTAAACCAATTGCAACTATACAAGATAGTCTAGGTCAACGCGTTATTAATTTTGTTAAAAAATTATCCATAACACCTATTGAGATAAATAAGGCTTACGATCCAAAAAAAGAAACTGAATTAGTACAATATTTAGATAGATATATAACAAATAAGTTTATTAATGCTAACCCAAACTTACGTGACAAATTTGGTATTATTAAATCTGTTGTTTATAAATATTTTAATTATGAGTTAGTTGAAGATAATCCTAAAACTCAAAGTAATCAAGATAAAATTGAGAGTAAACCAGTTACAGCAAAACAACTTGAACTCAGTTTTGAGCAGTTTTATAATAGGGTTTTTGAGAAATATAGGAACTAATATATACTTGGCTGTATGAAAGTAGTACAACCAGAAACAAAGACAACCTTATTACTTAATAAGAATTATCAAGCATTTGCATTCTGTAATGCTCGGGCTGCCTTACGTCATCTTATAACTGGTAGAGCCTCTGGTATCGATGCATCCGGTAACTTAGTTTCATGGTCTGGTGCTGATCACGATAAAAACGGTGCTATAAGAGCTACATTATCTTGGTATGGTAATAGAGTAGAACTATTTGAAGATCAACCTTGTCTTAGATCTGCACCTAATCCCGTTACCGGTGAAGATACTAATTGGGCTATACCAACTATACTGAGATGTACACACCACTTCGGTTTTCACGTAAGAAAGAACGGTAATACATCATTAAAAATGTTATACAATTTATATAAAGGTGTGTGTCAATATTGTTTAGAGCGTATACCATATCACACAGCAACAAAAGATCATGCATTTCCAAAATCAAAAGGTGGTACTAACGATGATTTTAATCTTGTTTTAGCTTGTAAGCAATGTAATAACGAAAAGGATAATATTTTCCCCTTTTTTAATGTAAATGGTGAAGAAGTAAAACCTAGACGTATTGCACCTCAGGCAATTTTAGTACAAAATACACCTATCTTAAGAGAAGAGTGGCGACCTTATTTATATCTTGAATAATACCCACACAATTACATCGGACATATAATAAATAAATTATATGTCCGATGTAATTGTATCTCAAGATATCGATAACTTTATGCAAGCAGCTAATAAAGCTGCAGCGCGCACTAACCTTGGGGTTGGAGCTAATGATGATGTTACATTTAATACGCTTTATATACCAGGTAGCGCTGTTGTAAGTGGTGTTGTTCAGGCCGGGCTTATACAAATATACGGTCAGGCTCAGTTTTTAACTGCCCAAATAGGTCTTAATGCTACTCAATTATATGGTTCAGCAAACAGTAGTGTTGAAGTTACTCTCCCAACTGAAAGTGGTACTTTAGTAACAACAGATCAATTAGCTCTCAAAGCACCAATTCTGAACCCTGTATTAAGCGGTACTACAATTACTAACAATTTATCTACCCAAACACTTACAGCAACTAATATAAATGTAAGGAGCCTATCTGCTCAAACCCTTACAGTAGATGGTGAAGTAATTGCATTAAGTAGCGTTTACACACCGGCAGTATTGACCAATTTTTTATCTCTATATGGACAGGCTGATATATTAAGTATAAGGCTTGGACTTAATGTCACAGAATTATATGGTTCAGCAAATAGTAATGTCGTAGTTACTCTCCCAACTGAAAGTGGTACTTTAGCAACAACAGAGCAATTAGCTCTCAAAGCACCAATTTTAAATCCTGTATTAAGCGGCACTACAATTACTAACAATTTATCTACCCAAACACTTACAGCAACTAATATAAATGTAAAAAGTCTATCCGCTCAGACACTTACAGCAACTAATATAAATGTAAAAAGTCTATCCGCTCAGACACTTACAGCAACTAATATAAATGTAGGAAGGGATTTAGAATGGAACGGATATAATAGGTTTTCACCTAAAATTAGTGCAAATGCATATAATCTTCAAGATGGCCAAATATATATAGATGGACCAACATTATTTGATACCACAACACTATCAGAACTAACAGATGTAACATATACTATTTTTGTAAACGGTAATACGTATAGTATAGGTGTTTCATCTAAAGGTTTGACAGCATTTGATGCAAATATAAATAGATTAGTAGCTTCATCTGTAGATACCAATAATCTAACAACTACTAATGCAAATGTAAGTGTAATAACAGCTGCTAATGCAAATATAAATACATTAACAGCACGAGAGGTTATATCTGACGTAAACGTAACCAATATAACAACCACTAAAACATTTAGCTATTCTGCAGACAACTCTAAGATATTCAACTTTAACACTGCATCTGGATCAATATCAGCAATCTTTCCAGGTATCTTGCCAAACGGATTTAACGTGGGAATAACAAATATTGGTACAAATACAGTTTACATATCATCTACACAAGTAAATAATTTATGTGCTACAAGTAATAAAAATAGTACACAATTTAGCGGTATATACATATATAAAACAAATAATGCTCTATACGGTATCGGAAAGTTTAATTAAGAATTTTATGATACCTAAAGAATTTTTTATAATCTGTCGTGGTCAAGTATTAAAAACAATACTAACAGCTATATCATAAATATTTTAATCACATGACTATTAAAGACTTTTATGTTTTCTGTTGTAACCAACAAGATTCTACAGTGGAATATACATATATCATGGTATCAGGTGCTGGTGTTGCTTTAGGAAATGGTTTATATACTCTTACTGGGACACGCAATGATAAACCTTATTACACTAATTTATCAAATTATGAAATTTATTACAGATCATTTGATGCAAAATGGGTAATAGAGGTATCAACAGAAATATTGTATGTAACCACACAACCAAATTTAACAACTCCATTGAATACTACATGGCAATCTACTTTAGATGCATTCAACCCACCACCAGTTGAAGTATCAGTTGCATATTCTGTTCAAGTATCTGGAGCAGGAACAGCCGCGGCAAATGGAATATACATTTTTGACGGTGTCTATAATAATTTTCCTTTTTATGTTATGGATGGAAACGTATTTTACAGTATCTATAAGTCTGATTCAGGAGCAAATGGCGTATGGATTATAGCTTCTGAAGCTACACAACTATATGAAAACAATTTGTCTGGATTGATTTCTCCATATAATATAATCAACCCATGGACTAGATCTTTTACTTCAGTATTTGGCGCCTCTCCTGCACCTACTGTTACTCCATATCCAATACAATAATAAATTTTCAAAGAAGGAACTTTTTTTAAAATAGTGGTGTTGAAAGTTAGTTCTTTTGAATAAATAATTAAACATATGACAACAATATGGTCCATTACAAGTAAATTACAAAGACGCCCAAGTGAAGCGTTTTATGGTAATCTACCTATATGCGATTACCTAGGGTTAGAATAAAGAATTTCCATATTCTATATGATAACCCTAAGCCTAAGAAAAGCTTAGGGTTTTTTATTTAGCCAAGGAACATACTTAAAATATTTTTACAATTTAGTTAATACAACGCTTTAAAGTTGAGCGAAGGTAAATCAACGAACGCTGAAGAAAATCCATCAGCATCCTAAACCACACCTGAGAAAGGTAAGTGAGAGAGGTTGAGAGTAGAGTTCTTTGTTTGGTTTGACGACATTATTAAACGTCGTTAGCGGCCCCGGACGCTATAAATAGCCGGGTTATAGGAGTAAGGTAGCTGCTGGGTCGTGCTGCACTTGACTGTAAATCAAGTCCCTCTGGGTAAACATCGCAGGTTCAATTCCTGCTACTCCTACCATTTTTCGCCGCTGTGACAATAATACAAATTGGTACAGTTACTACGTTGAGAACGTAGAGTTTTTGCAGATTCGAATTCTGCCAGCGGCACCATTTTTTTGGGAGCGACTACACCGCTTTTAGCTGAATATGCGACGAATATTGTCGATAAAACTCTCAAAAATTCATTTCTTGCCTTTTTGTTCCCTCATAACTTTAATTGGTAGAGTACCCGCCTTGTAAGCGGGAAGTTGTCAGTTCGAACCTGACTGGGGGATCCACTTATTACTATCTCTTGAAAGCTCCATTTTATGAATAAATAATTAAATGTATAAATTCAACCAAGAAGAATTCGATAACGCGACAAATAAAGATTCAGTTACTTGCTGGTGTAAAGATTGTGGAACAGAAACCAAAAGACTTAAAATTTATATTAAGCATAATATAAAACATAACGTAGATAAATTTGATTGTCCTTCTTGTAAAGAAAAAGAAAAGCAAAAAATAATAGAAGAAAATACAAAAGTATGCCTGACATGTAACATTTCCTTTTTTAGTTACGAAAATAAATTTTGCTCTAATAGTTGTGCTGCTACAACAATCAACAAGACAAGAGTTTGTAACAAAGTTCATAAAAATACAGAAAATTTTATTAGCAATAATCGCTTCCTTAAAAGAGGTCCTGCATTAAGATATAAAGAATACAAAAAGTGTTTAAATTGTGAACGAGACTTCTTACCGGTAGCAAAAACGTCAATATTTTGTGAACAAATATGCTCTTCTGAACACAGAAAAAACCAGCGTGAAAAAGAATTAGAACCACTATTAATCGAAGGAAAGGTTATTTCTCAAAATATTGAAACAAATAACACAATATATAGAAGATACTTAATTCGCAAATTTGGACCAAGGTGTATGAAATGTGGTTGGTCCGAAGTAAATCCTTTTTCAGGTAAAGTACCGATCGAGTTAGAACATAAAGATGGTAATTGCATTAATAACATTCCAGATAATTTAGAGTTGTTGTGTCCAAACTGCCATTCACTATCTCAATTTTATAAAGGTGCTAATAAACGAGAAGGTGGATCTCCAAGATATAAACAATGGAAAAAATACTTCTCTATCAAATAATTTTTAAGTCCAGACAGCAACCATTAAAATACTACAATAAGGTAAATAAATGGACTTAGTTTTTACGATGGTATAGTGTAAAGGTTTGCACAGAACACTGTCACTGTTCAAGTCGGGGTTCAATTTCCCCGTACCATCGCCATTTTTATCCTTCACAGGTGTTATAGTAGCATTTCCCGTTTGGGGCGGAAAGGACTCGGAGCGTAACCGAGGTGGAGGACCATTTTATTACGGTGTTGGTTAAGCTGGAATTTGGCAGACAGTATGCATTTAGACTGCATGAGCCTTGAAGGTTCAACTCCTTCACACCGTACCAATTTTATTGAGATGTCGTATAAAAGTATTACCTCGGACTTTGACCCCGAAGAAGTTGGAGCGTTACCAGCCATCTCAGCCATTTTATAGTCAGGTAATGTAATTGGAAGCATCGACGGCCTTATAAACCGTGAGCACTAGATTGGTGCCGAGCGAGGGTTCAATTCCCTCCCTGACTACCATGGTAGAGAGGCCGAACGGTTTAGGCAAGAGTTTCATAAGCTCTTATTTGTGAGTTCAAGTCTCACCTCTACCACCATATTTAATAATGTAACGGTAAGAACGCTTACAAGTCAATATTTCAGATTAGTTACATCGCCAATTTATTGCAGTGAGGCAGGTTGCCCAAGGAGTCTCATAAGCTACCTTCTCTGGTTTCGAGTACCAGCGCTGCACCCAATTTAAGTTCATCCAGCAATACTAAATGTCATTGAATACAACAAAAAGCTGAACTTAGTAATAAAAGTCCGCACAGCAATCAAAAGCAATTGAATATTAATCAATACAAGCTAAAAACGGACTTTGAAATTTTTTATGCCGATGTCGTCTAATTGGTTAGGACACCTCCCTTTCACGGAGAAGCTTGGCGGTTCGATCCCGCTCATCGGTACCATTTTATGTCTCGTTGGTCGAGTGGTTACAGGCTTTTCTCTGCAAAAGAAATTACATAGGTTCAATTCCTATACGAGACTCCATTTTTTTACGCCCTAGTAGCCCAATTGGTAGTATGGCCAGAGTCTTAAACACTCTTCAGTGTGAGTTCGAATCTCACCTAGGGTACCACTTTAAGTATATACAGCAAAAATAAAACGCAATCATCATATACAGATGCTAGTGTGGGTTCAATTCCCACCTCTCCACCCAATTTATACTTTATTGGAGAGTAGTGTAACGGTAGCACAGTAAACGCAAAAAATATACTTAGTTTTTTACGCGTCGGTTCCCTTAGCGGCGAAAGGTCGAGCCTTTTAAGCTCACGGTTTAAACCCATCGAGGGTTCGAGTCCCTCCCGACGCACCATTTTTGCTCCTATAGTCTAATGGATAGGCACCGGTCTTCTAAGCCGTATTATGTAGGTTCGAGCCCTACTGGGAGCGCCATTTTTGTTCATGTACCAAGCGTACAGTGAGCTTTCGGGTCTGTTATGCAGACCCAGTCTCTTTATCTAAAGATGCGGGTTCAAGGTCCGCTCCTCTCTTACCCAATAGAACAAGGAGGATAGTTCAACATGGTAGAACATTAGATATAAATTTTTATTGCCTGCTCGTATTCTGGCGAGTACCCCTGACTGTTAATCAGGTGAGCGTGGATCGTAACCACGGCGGGCAGCCATTTTTATGGAGAGTTGGCCGAGTACGGTTTATGGCATCTATCTTGAAAATAGAAGGGTCCTCAAAAGCCCCGACGGGTTCAAATCCCTCACTCTCCTCCACTTTAACATACGTACTATACCTCTTGTTATCAATGTGAATAATGGGTACGTGTAATTTATGCATCGTTCGCATAGTGGTTAGTGCGCCTCTCTTCCAAAGAGGATTCCGTGAGTTCGAATCTCACACGATGCTCCATTTTGCGAAAGCAACTAACCTATAATACTCAGCGCTAAGTCAGGTATAAGGAAATTATAGGAAAGCAAAGACCTAATGTTGCTACCTTTATGCATCAGTGCCCGGAGTTCGTTTAACGGTCCTCGCTCTTAACGAGATTTACATGGGTTAAAATCCCATCTGATGCACCAATTTACAGGAGATGGGACTGCAGGGTTGGTCACCGCTTTTACATAGCGATTAACAGAAGGGTTCGAGCCCCTTATCTCCTACCATTTTCTCAGGTTGTACGGTAGAAATCCGGAAAAACTAGACCCTTTTCGATTGGGCTCTGGTAGAGGGCATCCAAACGTAATAGTAGGATTGTAAGATTGACGACCCTTACTTGGGACCAATTTATGGGGGTGTACAGGATTCGACTTAATTCGATACAGCTCTATTTGCAAGCAGAGATTGATATTATCTCTATAACTAGTATCAAAACTACAAATGGCAACATTGTAAATTACATCAAGAACTTCTTCAAGAGCGCTGCTCCTGTTGAGGCCCTTGCATTCGCTGCTTAATAAACAGCGATCGAAACTAGATTTGATTCTCACTAAAATTTAATTTCGTTATATAGTGAGATTAGAGAGTCAGTTATACATTGGGATTCTCTAGTATATAAATGTATACCACTATCTACAGGTTGTAGTATACCTTAAAATAGTTATTAAATACTACTAAGCTTGTAGATAATAGTGAGGTTTGGGTTAAACACGCGGGTTCAATTCCCGCCACCTCCACCATTTTATGAATAGAAACGAAACGCTTGAACGTATTAAAGTCAAAATGAAGGAAAAAAATCCATCTATAAAAGATGTTGAATTCGTTGCAAAACGAGATCCTATAAATTTTGGAGCAATAACATATTCCGTTTTTATAAATGGAGAAAAAAGTCAGGATAGATTACTTGGTGAATTAATAGATGATTTAGAGTTTGTTGGATGTCATTATGCTCCAATAAACGAAAAAAGAATAGATGTAGTAGAAGAACTTGCTACATTATTATGTAATGTATATGATAGTTCGGAATTTAAATAATTTTTGTTAACAAAGAAAACACATCGATTTCCAATAGTCGTGATGATCAAAGAGTGCAGTAAAAGTCTGAATATTGGAATAATTTAGGGAAAGCCGCCGTTGATCCAACGAAGAGAAGGCTTGACAGTTCGGAGAGATTGAACGACATTGCAGTGGATGAGTTGACACTGTAGATTATTAAATAACTCATATTGGAGTTTGGTGAAGCAGGTGCTCACGTCTGCATGAAGAGCAGAAGATCTCGGATCGATACCGAGAGCTCCAGCCACTGGCCTATAACACAATGATAGTGTGCTTGCCTGATTAGCGAGAAATGGGGGTTTAATTCCCTCTAGGCCAACCATTTATCCAGCCATGTTCCAAGGTAGGCGATAGAGTCTCCAAAACTCAATGCGGTAAGTTCGATTCTTACGCTGGATGTTTTTATTTCTTAACTAAATATAATAGTGGGTAAACACATGATACAAAGTATGTTATCACGCGAAGGTAGCGTACTTAAAAAGTATGAAGATTATATAACACCTGATAGTAATCTTTATATTAACCCTGATAATCCGGATTCTAATATAATCAGAAGTTTAGCTAAACGTAAAAATAAAGAAGAGACAGTTAAAAAGCATTATGCAGTTGCTGCAAAAGCAGGTAATTTATATACAAAAAATATACTTAAATTAGCTGAAGAGCAAGGAGTGAAACTAAAGGTAATACATCTTAATATATACCCTGGCGGTGCAACATCTTTCATGTATAGAATAGCTTTGCAAAAGATAGATTAATAAATAATTAAATGAATTTTGATCTTCTAATAGAAAAGACTCTATCCAACCTTGATGCAAAGAATCAAGAATTTTTCAATGTTAGATCTAAAGGTGCAAAAAAGATAGAAGCATCTGCAAGAGCAAAAGGTGGTCCATCACTGCTTACAGCTCAACACTTTAAAGCAAAAGAAATACCATACAAAGAATGTATTAAAAATATAGAGAATCCAAAATTTATTGAATCTAAAGCAGATCAATGCTTTTCTAAACTGAGAAGTTGGAAGAGTATGACACAGGCTGAATTTCAAAAAGTAACAGGTGAACTTGAAGCATACGGTGAGTGCCTTATTAAGCTAAAATAATTTGGAGGGTAGGTAGATATTGTTCTTGCTACATTTGTTTGCTAAACAAAACCGGACCTTAAAAGCCGGTGAGGGTTAAATTCCCTCACCCTCCGCCATTTTTGTATTGATACTGTATCTAATAAATAATAGTATGGAAGACAAGATTATAAGTGAAAAGTATCTAACTGAAATAGCGTTTACAAAAAGATACGATACAACAGATGATTATTATATAATGTTCTGGATGGCTGATGATTACGACAACACTATACAACGTCTTTTTAGTAAAAGTTTAGAAGATACAGTAAGTATTGTCGGTTTGAATAGACACGATAAAAAGCAAGCAATCATTAAAAAACTAGAAGAAAAACCTCTAAACATATTTTACGCTATAGATACTTTTGAAGATAGTAGAGAGATAACGATGATATTAGTAGGTACAAACCCTAAGACTACAGATAAGATGAGTATAGAAATTAACGATAAATATGAAAACGATGCACCCAGTTTCTTTAAATTTCTAAGAGCAGAAGGTCTAAGAATAAAATGATCACGTTTAGTTTATTTTTTGAAGCCAATATACATAAAGCTAGACATCCTGGAAGATTTAAAGCAAAGGTAACTAAACGCTTTGGTAAAGGTAAGATAACTTGTTCTAAAGCAAGATCTTTTACTTCAAGTAGAGACACACTTACTAAGAAACAAGCAAATAGATTTATTAATTACCACTGTTAGAAGGAACAAAAATAAAATTTGGTATGGGAAAAGCTAGATACAGATGTCCTTTACTCGATAAACCAAATCAATGGCATGTTGTTCTTGATATAGAACAACAACCTTTCAATTGGGTGTATCCAGATTATAAATGTCGACGTCTCTCTGTTACAAAAAAAGATGATGGTACGTACTTACCTTTGGTCAATGGATCTAATGATTTCCGTAACGTGCCATATGGTGAGACGTTTACAACAAGTAGCTTAGAAGAAGCTCAAAAGTTTTTATTTACATATATAGATAATATAATCGAGAGAGATAAAAGGCAAGACAAATCTCAATTAAAAGAGTATCTTAAAACGTATGTTGATAGAAAGCTTAAAGAGCAATAATTTTTAGTAGTCTCTCTGTGCCTCTCATGCATAATATAATGTAAGTAATTGCGCAATTACTTACATTATAGCATTGAAGCATAATTCAGGGAGAGTTTATTGGGGAGTTAGCTCATTCAGTAGAGCAATTGCTTTGCAAGCAATAGGTGACCGGAGCAAAGCCGGTATTCTCCACCACTTTATGTCTCGTTAGTTCAATGGATCAGAACCTTCGGCTACGGACCGAACGATGGAAGTTCGACTCTTCCACGGGACACCACTTTCTCGAAGACTAATTATCTTCGAGTATGTTCGATCGTGACGCCGTTTAGTAAGGCAGAGAAGCTGGCAAAGTGTCTGCCCGCGGGTGCGAATCCCGTCGGTCGAACTACAAATTTGAGAATAGAACAATGGTAGGTGAAACCAAGATGTATATCTTTAGATTTAAGTCTGTTCTTTCTTTTCAGAAAGTCTAATCACCGATACTACTGAAAAGTTCTCAATTTATGGGGACATCGTCTAAAAACGTAAAGGACATACCTCTCTCACAGGTAAAATGCCGGCTCGCATTCCGGTTGCCCCCACCACTTTCTTTCGGCCATCTGGCACCAAGGCATGCTGCCGTTGAGTTCGGCGGATGGAATTGCAATCCGAAAGAATATGCACCAGTGACCGGAAAGGCTACGGCTCAGATTGCAACCCTGATTCATGTCGGTTCAAATCCGACCTGGTGCTCCACTTTCGGACCAGAATTGAAGCTGGTGGTGTAAACCTTGGAACAACTGAATGACTTCAATTTCAGCCGTATAGGGGAAGAAACTTACCGAAAGCTTTTATCAGGAGATGATGTAGTGATTAGCATACTAGGCTGTGAACCTGGGTGGCAGAGTTTGATTCTCTGGCTCCTGACCAATTTGACGGTAATGGCTGAGTTCGACTCAACAAGGCAAGTCCAGCAGTTCGCCTTCTGTAACCGTAACCTCCAAGCCTTATGGCTTCGGATATGGCCTTCGTTCCGTTCGCCCGATAAGTAACGGATATGCTCAGGTAGCCCAACGGTAGAGGCGTCGGTCTTAGAAGCCGAATAGTGATGGGTTCAAATCCCTCCCTGAGCACCAAACAAAGAATAAATTATCTACTTACCTCTTCCCAATCAACAGAACCGTAAACAACCTCAACATCAGTACTTGCTGTTACAGCAAGTGTTAGTTCATAAGATTCACCGGTAAAACTATTTCTCTCAAGTTGGAACTTAAATAAAGCTTCTTTCAATATATCTATTGTTGTAGAACCTTGAGCGTTAGAACTAAAGTAACCAGATGCTAGTACCCTACCACCTGTTATACTAGTGGCGTCAAGTTTATACTGTACAGAAGAGCTACCACCTGCATCTATCCATGTACCGGTACCACCTGCTGAAACACCACTAGCAATAACCTTCCAACTATAAATACCTGTACCATCACCCATTAACGATATTGCTGTTAGAATGACAATAGCATCTAATCTACTTGGTCTCAATCTTATGGTTATTACAGGATAGTATGTGCCTGCTGTAACAAGACTCTTTGGTGCGGTTATTAATGTACCAACAGATTGTTGTAAACCTCTTAATTCGTAACCACCTTCAGATATTACTGTGCTACATACTTGCTTCAATTTACTAGGACTTGCTGTAGCAGCTTTATTTTCTATCTCATATCTAAGAGGTAGTGAAGCTGTAGTTATATAAGTGACATCAATTACGTTAGCATGATGAAAATAGTGACAAGGTATAAACTGACCATTTATAATAAAGCCTGTTCTAACTGTACCTAAACCAAGCCACTCTATATCTACAAACAAAATTTGTGATTTAGTAATATCTAAAATAATACCTGATGGACCTGTACCATCAAGTCGATCTACATTCCATTGTGATTGTGATATACGATTAGATACAACTGAACCGCTTGTAATGCTACGTTCAACCATATAAAGCGTACTATCATCTAATTCTAGATATATACCGTTATCATTACCAAAATAACCAGTGCGCTGTCTTAAATTAGATTTAGCTTGATTGAAACTAAATGAATTCATTATTTGAAGACTCTTACCCGGTTGATAAGAAAATACTTTTGTTGTCTCTCTATATATTTTTGAACCACTTAATGCATCGACTCTTAACTCTATTAATCCTTGAGCTTGAATAAATTGAGCAGAAGCAGATGTCGATGTAGTACCACCTGTAAGATTAGACCAAAGACTGTTATCACCATATCTAAATGATGAATCAAAAAGAGTTAATGGACTAGATGTTCTTGTACGACCAAACGCATCACTTGCCATATTCAAGTTACCGGTATAATTTGCAGTAGTGTTATCAACATTTTTAACCAGAACAGCGTATTTAGAATATACATCCATTGAACTAACTGGTTGTACCCCTACTGTATCAGGCGAACTAAATCGTACTACAGAAACAGGAGGGAATTGAGTATTGTTAGTTATTTGTATAAACTTATTATATTCTAAAGTCTGATAATTTACCACTACATTTGAATCAAATGATCCCATAGTATTATTTAATCAAATAACTAATAATATGTATTATTAGGTTAAAGTTCCACTAAATATACGTATGAAGAAATTACTTACATTTATAACTCTACTCATACTAGTTATATCTTTAAGCTCATGCTCAAAGAAATCTACTAATGCTTTACCTTATACAAACGACTCTATACCTGCGTACTTTATAGATACACAATGGAAATTGTTATCAAAAGTTCAGAACAGCGGATCATTTCCTTTTACTGGTGATAAAGACTACGCTGTTGTTAATTATGATTGGTTATTTGAATTTTATGAAGTATGGAGAGATGAAATATTTGCGCAGAATGTTATAAAATGGGATGATAAATTTGATTGTAACAAATTTGCAACATCTTATATTGCTCGAGCACAGATCGAATATTTTAAAATAACATGGGGAAATAATAAACCTCAAGCTCTCGCTTTAGCAGAAATATGGTTTACAGAAAAGGAAACAAAAACAGCAAAATATAATCATGCTATAGTTGCTGCATTAACTAATAAAGGTTTAGTATTTTTTGAACCTCAGACTGGAAAACAAATAATACTAACAGAAAAACAACAGGCAAGTATCTATTTGAAAAAGTTCTAAATATAGTAAATAACATATATGGTAAAGTTTAACAATCAGAGCCTGGCTATAGTACCTAGAACACAAGGATCGAGTGTACCGCCACCTCTAGGAAGAACAACACCACCAGGTGGTTTAAAAAAATTTAAGATAGCTCTTAATAAAGATATAGATACACGCCCTTATTTGCTTGTAAAAGGAGCTTATATTGATGATGGACTAGATTTTAGTGGTAGATATTACTTACAAAGTGGTCTAACCAATGAGAAACCTTTTTATAAAAATAACGACGGTACTGTAACTATATTTTGGAGATTCTATCCAGATCCACCTATAGAAGAGAGACCAGGTTTTTGGACTATAGGGGATTTAATAGATTCTCAGACACTGGACGGAAATAGTCCTGAATCAAATGTATGGAACGTATATGAATGGTTCCTTGCTTCTGGTGGTTACCCTATGCCAATAACAATAACAAGAGTGGGTCTATAAATATTATTATTATTACAAATGCAACACTATTTAAAAGAATTACAAAGACAACCATACTATTCTTCTGGAAAGACAATAGCAATACCACGTAGTTTGCAACAAAAGTTAGCGTTTGATGCTGCTGCACAATTTGAAGCTGAGCAACGTACTATTTTTGAAAAAAGAAGAGCAGAATATGATCTATTAGAAAAACATGGTGGAGATTTAAACGCTGGTGATTCTAATAAGAGAGTGATACCACCGCCTAGTCTTATATCTTACACATACACAGTAACACTTGCTCAGGCTGGAAATGATACTAGGATGACTGAACAATACTTTACTTTAGAAATTGGTATACCAGGGGTAATTTGGGGAATTTCATTAGGTTGGGATGGTAGTGGCGCTATAGAACCAGTACCAGGTGCAGAAGATTATTACATTGCTGACCCTGGAGATGTAAGTGATAGTGATTTTACAAATAGAATACAAAGCATCGTAGGTACAATCAATACATATTCTGAAGGTTACGGGTATACCGCAACCTTCTTAGTCGGAAGCGCAGGCGTGGGCTCTTTTAAGATTACACCAACAAATGATGTAGTTAGGTCATCTCCTACGGCTAGTGTAGGTACCTGGGCTGTATCAACTTAAAGTTAACATTGCGGGTTTTCTTACAAGTGAATAAATATTAACATGTCATTTACAAATCTAAACCTTTGTTATTCATTTAATCTTATAGCAACAACAGCATTAAAGAAACTGTCTAGCTTTGAATGTAGTGAAATCCTTATAACTAATAAAACAGGTCAAGATATTATTATATATGATGCTAATACTACTGACGCTAGTAGATCCTTTCTTTTAGGTAGCCTTGAAGGTGTAGTATTTAGAGGTATTACTAATAGTGATCAATTAAGTGTATTAACTACAGCAGGTTCAGGTACAATATATTGTCGCACTGCATATTATAGTAATTTAAATCAGAGATGAGAATATTTCCTACAGTACCGGGATTTAATGGTCTAAGCTTTAACAATACCGATGGTGGTATTGGTTACGATGACTATCTTTCTTTAGATTTAAATTTTGCTCTAACAAAAACGTTAGAACCTAGAGTAACATTCTCACGCTCAAGTGGAGCAACAAACATCGGCCCTGCAGGTTTGGTTGAGTGGGCTCCTGAGAATCTACTAACACGAAGCGGGGAGTTTAATACCGCGCCTTGGGCTACATTAAACGGAACTGCGACACCAACTACCGTCTTAGATCCTACCGACGGTCTTGCTGCCTATAGTTTTGTAGAAAACACCGCGAGTGGTAATCATCAAATTTTTCAGACACTAAACACCGCCATAGGTGTTCAAACTTTTTCGATCTTTATTAAAGCTGCGGGGCGGACTAGCTGCCAACTTTTGTTGTTTAACGCCACTAATGGCAGCTTTGGAAGAGTAAACGTAGACCTAAGCACGGGCGCTTTAAGCTCGGTTATTGGTAGTGCGTCTGTGCAGCAGTTTTCAAACGATTGGTGGAGGGTATCCGTTACCGGGACTTCCACTGTTTTGGCTTCAAGTGTAAACATACTCCTTGTTAATAATGATACCACTTCTTATACAGGTAATGGGGTGTCGGGAGTTTTACTTTATGGTGCACAGATTCAAAGGGGTACATCACCAACTGCATATATAATAACAACTACCTCTGCTGTGTATGGCCCACGATTTGCACATAATCCCGTTACGCTTGCGTCTCAAGGCCTGCTTATCGAGGAGGCGCGGACAAACCTTTTTGCCAGAAGCGAAGAGTTTAGTGACGCCTACTGGACAAAAACAAGGTTGTCGATTTCTGCAAATGCTACAACAGCACCAGACGGGGTGGTTACGGCGGACAAGTTGGTTGAGGACACGTCAACAGGTAGCCATGAAATTAGCCGAGCAATAAATGTAACATCTGGGCAAGCATACACGTTTTCTATTTTCATAAAGAAGGCTGAACGATCACGCGTCTCAATGGAGCTTCCGTTTAGCTTCCCAGCGGGGGCTTCTGCTGTTTTTGACGCGGACGCTGGGACGGTTGTTTCAACGGGGGCGGCTGCAACGGCGTCCATTAGTGCTCTACCCAATGGGTTTTATCGCTGCGTTCTAACCGCAACAGCAAATGCAACAGCAACCGGAACGCTATACTTAAAGCTGGTTGACACCGGAACTAATACCAGTTACACGGGCGACGGAACTAGCGGCCTTTTTATTTGGGGAGCGGGCGCGGAAGCAGGGTCGTTCGTAACTTCTTACATCGCTACAACCACCGCATCAGCCACCCGCGCCGCCGACGTGGCCACGATTACGGGCCCCAACTTCTCATCATGGTTTAAGCAGGCAGCTGGAACCATAGCAGTTAATTATGCCCCGCCACCTATTCCGTTTCCTTCGTCGCCTCGTTTTGAGTCCGTCTTTAGATTTGGCCCTAGCGCCGAACGCTGGGGCTTACTCAATGGCGGCAGCACTTTGAATTATCAAACTCAGGTTTTTCGAGGTGGCGTGTTTATCGGATCTAGCGCGGCAGTTCCGCAGTCGTCCAGCATGGCGTATGCCTTTGCGTGGGATGTGTCTGGGCATGCACAATCATACAATGCGACTGCCGCTACGACTAGCTCAGTTTCGCCGACGACAAACGTAAACACGGAGCTTTTGATCGGCACCAGCAATTTGTGCGGCACCATTGCTCGTATCCGTTTTTACAACCGCCGCTTACCCAACGCTAGCATTCAAATTATCTCAACATGAACGATTATTGCCTAAAATTTAATTCAGAAGATACATTTATTGGTATATTACAATCTATTAGTAACCTTGACACTGTAGGAAGTGTAAGCTTCAATCATAAATATGCATTTGATGTTATCGGCAACATCGACGGTGTTGTTGGGTGGCATGTTAATTTACGTATAATAGATGGTTCAGAACTACCTGAAGTATTTCAGCAATACACCATTACACCAGCAACACCGTGTAGGGTTTGGCTATAATATTTTTAAATCGCGGGAACTTTAATAATATGTTTTTACAACCAAACATATTATTATGGCTCACCATATTACAAAACGAGACAAACAACAAGGCATCAAGCAAGCTTGGCATGGTCTGACGCAAGTATTAGAACATATCGATCTTGATAATTGCTTTTTATCTGAATGGGAGATTAAATCATCTCGTCTATTCATTGGTGATGGTATTGAAACCGATTTTTATATTCTGACTGCAACCGATGATAATAAAGTTATCGGTAAGCCGTTTGCAGAAACTTATAAGCCTATCTCGAATACGCAGTTTTTGAAGATGATCAAAGATGTGCTTAAAGAGATCGATGGTGCAAAGATTGAATCGGTGGGTTCAGTTTGTAATCGAGGAAGGGTATTTGTATCTATCTCTCTAAAAGATACATCAGTTTATAAAATCGGTAACAGAGAGTTTAACGACTACTTAAACTTTGGTAATGGTCATGACCAGTCATCTGTTCTCTGGGCAAATAATACAAATATATGCACGGTATGCAATAACACATTCTCTGCAAATCTCAATAATAAATCTGGAGATATCAATCTCAGAATCCCTCACAAAGGTAACATTGAAGTAAGAATTGAAAACTTTAAAGAGGTTATTGATATTCATCTAGGCTCACAAGCTAATTTCAAGCTTGAATTTGAACGATTGATGGCTGAACCACTTACACAGCGTGATGCAAAATATCTATTTACTGGCTGGTTGAACCGTACAACACCTGAAAAAGAACCCTCTACAAAGTTCTTGAACAAGGTAAATCGTCTTACTGAACTATTCTCATCTGGTGCTGGTAATCGTGGTGAAAATTGTGCTGATGCATTTAGCGCTGTAACAGACTATTATACTCATGAATCAACACGCGGTAGTGGTGTTAACGTTGGTGCACAGTTTGTATCATCTGAGTTTGGTCTTGGACGCGCTGCCAAGAATAACTTCTGGGATGTAATCACCGACAAAGATCTAACAGCTGATTATATTAGCTCAGGAAGTAATATACTTTCTAAGGTATGATAAAACGCATTTGGATAATATGGGTTAAAACAATGGGTAATAAAATAAGCGAAGATGATAGAGAAGCAGATATTGCTGCTATTATCAGAACGTTCTGGTGGTTAGTACATATTATTACATGCTTTTTTATTATCGCAAATAATGGAAGAAATCTTAAGCTATGGTAAAAGAAAATAAACCTGCTACATATCTATTTCTAGACCCTGATTATAAGAGATTTGTATTTGAAACATGGAAGAAATGTATAGATGAAGGTTGGTCATCTCAGGATGCACGCGAATACGCAAATATGCTTTGGAACGAAAATAAAATATCAATATGAGTAAAAAAGATATATACTTAATGTGGTCTCTCTAAAAGTAGAAAAAACAAATCTACCTATAGATCTCACGTTTAGAGGAAAAATGGAGAGATTGGATTACAAAAATACAATCTTTGGATTACTTGTATTAATGAGCCTGCTAAATAATTATTCAAATTTATGAACAAAGACAATTCACAAGAAAAAAATAGTTTCGCAAAACAAAAAAGATTTGCCTCACATGGATTTAAACGCATACTTAAACGTATGATAGAGTCTATGGTGGTTTACAACATAGACTATCGTAAGAATGAGTTAAAAGCTCATGAAATGCGAGATCTTGCAAAATATTTTGCAGTTAAAATCGATACAAGCAATTCTAAGAGTCGAGAGAGTACTGGAGTGGTAGCTGTTCTTGAAAAAATAGATTCTTTAAATACTAAAGCTACTAAGAAATCTAAATGAGATTTACGCAAAAAGTTACAGATGATGCAGTTAAGGACTGTTTAACGGTTGTACCTCCTAATGAATACATAGTTACACTAGTTAATTGTACATCTAGAATCGATGATTTTGTTGCAAGTGTTACAGGTAACCCTTATGTAAAAGGTAGCACTTTTTACATGTTAACTAAGCAAGAGATCATACAAAAACATAAGCAGATTTTTATTCAAAATAAAAAAACTAAAGATGTGTTTCAAGGTGTATATGCTCGATCCCTTTTAGGTATATCTGAAGAAACTACAAGAGTAACACCACTACATACCGTAGATTACGATATCTTTATTCAGAGCACATCTTTAAATAGGAAACTTGTATCTGGTACAAAAGTACTTATCATAACCGGATGAAATATACACCAGAGAATGTTAATAGGTTAGAACCGAATCAGGTGTTTGTATTCGGTTCTAACCTCGCTGGTAGGCACGGAAAGGGTGCTGCTAAAATTGCACTTAATAAATATGGTGCAAGATATGGTGTAGGTAGAGGATTACAAGGGCAATCTTATGCTTTACCTACAAAAGACTTTGAAGTAAATACATTATCTCTTGTAGATATAGAAGCGGAGATCTTTACTTTCTTGAATTTCGCTGACAATAATAGACAGTATGAATTTATTGTTACTAAGATAGGCTGTGGATTAGCTGGTTATAAAGTGGAACAAATTGCAAAGCTTTTTGCAAAGTGGTGTATTCCAATTAATGTAATCCTTCCAGAGGAATTCTGGAAGGTAATTTTAGAAACAGGAAATACAATATAATATGCAAATTACAAAAACTAAAACAATTAAATTAGTCGCAGATACTGGTTCAGAACATATCGAGTATGTTATAACAACAAACCCTGATAATAATAAGTATGTCAATCTATCCAGTGATGATGCTACTATAACTGTACCTGTACAAGCACTATATAATTTAAGTCAAGCTCTACAAGAATTTGAATGTTGATGTATGAACCAACAAGAACAAAACTTAGCCATCACTCACGCCTGCGGGTGGAAGTTTCTGAAGCACCGAGAAGACTATAGTTGGTATCACTCCGGTAGCGGAGGTTATCTAAAAGAACCACCGGATTATTTCAACAGTCTGGATGCCATGCACGAGGCGGAGAAGGTGCTCGATCCTATGCAACGTGAACGATACCGAACAGAACTTGTTTATGTTCTTGCAGGTGCAGATATATTTGCCACCGCCACCCAACGCGCCGAGGCTTTTCTTAAAACTTTAAATCTTTGGGAGGATGGTAAATGACAAAAGAACCTAAATATAGTTGTCCGCATCTCGATGAGGCTATCAGTGCAGCTGAACAAGCAGCTAATACAGTAAGGCATGAAGTAGAAAAGGCACGAAGTATTCATGAAGAATTACGGGAATGGGGACGTGAATGGGAAGTAGAAGCTGGAAGACTTGAAAGCAAGTTAAGTGATGTTACCGATGAACGTGATAAACTTGATGAAGAAAATAGTGAACTGAGAAGTCAAATAGAAAAATTAGAGCAAGCTCTTGCTCAAGCCGAAGCTGAAATTATTGAACACTCAAATTATGTTCAAGTCACGGCTTAAAAATGTAACCTGGAACAATATTATTATACATTATGCTACAATTCAATAAAGTAAATGCTACCCCTGCTAAACTCGATCAATGGGTTCAACTTGGTGTAAATGTTCTTCTTATTGGCGAGAAGGGTGTTGGCAAGACACAGCGCGTTATAGATGCATTTAAACGCAATAATCTTAAGTTTGCTTATTTTTCTGGTTCTACTCTTGATCCTTGGATTCATTTGATTGGTATCCCAAAAGTAAGAGGTGCAGAAGGTCAAGAGAAGATGGATTTTATTCTACCTTCTAACCTTGATGAAGATATTGAAGCATTATTTATTGACGAATATAATAGAACTCATAAACTTGTAAAGAACGCTCTTCTTGAGCTTCAACAGTTTAAGTCAATTAACGGTCGTAAGTTTCCTAAGCTTAAGATGGTTTGGGCTGCTATTAATCCACCTAAGTCTGATAGCGATGCTAACTCACAAGACTATGATGTAGAGCAACTTGATCCTGCACAACTCGACCGTTTTCATGTTATTGTTGAGCTTCCAAATGCTCCTGATAAGAAATACTTTGTAGATAAGTATGGTGATCATCATGGTAATATTCTTATTAACTGGTGGAAAGATCAATCAGATGATGCTAAGAAGATTCTAAGTCCTCGTAGATTAGATTATATTGGAGAGTTTTTCAATAAAGGAGGAGATGTATATGATCTTCTACCGGTATCAGCTAATACAAAAGATCTTGTAACTAAACTTGCTACCAAGAAAGAAGACGCATTGTTACATAGTGTATTTGCTAATCCTACAGAAGATGTAATGAAGCTATTCTTACTCGGTGATCAGAACTATCTCAAGTATAAGGATAAGTTGAATGAGCCTCGTTTCTGGAAATTCCATAAATACCTCAAGCAAGAGTATATCTGTGCTAATATAAAGAATAGTGGTATTTATAAGAACTATGCTATATTACAGGGGTTAAAGAAGGATGTAACCTTTACTGCTGCAATTACAGCGGTATCAAATTCAACTATGAATAATGATTTATTAAAGGTTCTTAAGCTACTAGAAGCGCAAAATCTCGATATTAGTAAGTTTGAGATTACAACTCAATCTACCAACAACCTACTTACATCTTTACCACCTTCAGTCACAACAAACGATTTATTCTCAGTTAATCCTGCTATATTAGTAGCAGGCAAAACTAAGAAGATAGATTTTACTGTATATAGAAGTCTAGGTACTAACGTTTATATAAGTCTAATGGAGGACTTAGTTAAGTCTTGGAGTAATGTACCCAATCATTATGATGTAATTAACTTTACATGTACTATGGTTGGATCGTTTCAAACCACCACATTTACTAAATATAAATCTAAACTACTACCTCTAATTGGTACATGCTGTATGTTAGCTAAACAAAAGCTAAATACAGATGAGCAAAAGCAAATAAGATCCCAGATACATATTAATAAGGCTAAGATTGGAGATACACACTATAACGAATTTATAAACTATTTACGGGGTGATTCAGATGAAACGAGTGTTATTATATCTGAAGACTTTGAAAAGAAAGTAAACGAGGCTAGTATGCTTGTTGCTCTATCTTCTAATATAAAATGAACTATCAAGAACGGTTAGAAATATCTCAAAAGCTCCAAAGTTATCACTATTTCTTTAGAGCTTTTTGGGATATAGGTAACCCCATAGTAGGTAAGTTTGATGATTTACCTACTGCTGCGATTACCTTTGATGATCAAGGCAATCATCTTAACTTGATGATAAATGAAGATTTTTGGAATTCTCTAAACGAAGAAACTAAACTCTTTTTAGTTTGTCATGAGATTTTACACATTCTATTAGAGCATGGTTATAGATTCTCTGAGTATATAGGTACACAAGAATTTAGTAATATGAATATAGCTGCCGATGTAGTTATTAACGAGACTTTAGTAAGTTCATTTAGTTTTAAGAGAATTGAACTGAATAATGATCTAAGTGAAAAAGGTTGCTGGATGGATACGGTATTCAAAAATGATAAAAATTGCTTACCTAATCAATCTACAGAATACTATTTTAATAGACTACCTAAAGATAAAGAGAACAAATACTTTGCTATAGACTCTCATAAAGTATTAACTCCCGAACAGCAACAACAGATGAAAGATTTGATAGATGCTTCTGGTATTCTTGATAAACTAGATGAATCATTTACCAATAAACTACCATCAACTGTTGATACGCAAAAATTAAAGAACTCTGCTGCAGGTAAAGGCACAGGTTCATGGCTTACTGTAAATTCGTTAAGAAAAAAGAAGTACAAGTGGGAGACTGTTATTAAGAAATGGGAAAGTCAGTTTAATAAAGATACTATCAATACGTTAGAACGATGGGAGAGAGTAACTCCTAAATACTCTCAATTACTATCTAGTGATATATCACTACCTACTGAGAATTGGATCTTAGATGATTTTAAAGACAATCATAAGATTGATGTATGGTTCTTTTTAGATACATCTGGTTCTTGTATTGGGTTAAAAGATCGCTTCTTTACTGCTGCACGTAGTTTAAATCCTAATAGGTTTAATGTTCGTTTATTTTGCTTTGATACCTCTGTTGTAGAGATTGATATCAAACAGAATAAAGTGTACGGCGGTGGAGGTACTTCTTTTAGTATTATAGAATCTAAGATACAAAATACTATTAAATCTGAAAAGATTAAATACCCTAAAGCTGTATTTTTAATCACTGATGGTTATGGTGATACAGTTAAACCAGAGAAGCCAGAACGTTGGTACTGGTTTTTATCTGATAATTATAGACATTATATACCAAAAGAGTCTAAAATATTTAAGTTATCTGACTACGAATAATTATGAATCAAAAACAACAAAGTAAAGAATTAACATCGCTTAAAGAGAATTATAGAGCTCATCTGAATTCTCTTATAGAAATTGAAGATAAAGCATGTAAACTACTCAATATTGATCCTAATAACAGTAATGAATATGATAGTGATTGGGTATTAGATTATCTTAATGGTCATTGCTCACAATCCGTTCTTAGAAAGAAAATTAAACAATGAATATTGAATTTCTAACACACGCACCACCTATTCCAGATTGGTTCGAACGACTTGTATGGTATGAAAATGTTGTGGAAGATATGCCTGGTAAGCCAGGTTGGAAACATCAAGTTACAAAGAAGATGTTCGAGCCACAGATGGACTATTTAGTCCGCTGGAGATTTGCATATTCTAAAGCTATGCAAGATGAATACAGTAAACGTATTAACGAAAATTTCTTCAACAAAAGCACTTGATTAATAAGGAACATATATAAAATAAAACTGAAGTATCGACAGCAAACAAAAAATATACTTAGAATTATGGCAACTAAAAAAACAATCAAAAAGACAGCTCCTAAGCAAAACGCACTTATCAGTGCTTTAACTACAGGAGATATCAAGACGCATAATGGTGCGGTAAGTCATTCGACTACTGGTACTTCTTTGCTCGATTTTTTTGGTAAAGGTGGTTCAATGCGTTCACAACCAGATGATGCATCTATTACACTTTTCCGCTCCGCTTATAATGAGGATAAGACTATCGCTCTTAAGATTCTCTTCTATCTAGTAGATGTACGTGAAGGTCAAGGTGAGCGTAAGCTCTTCCGTAACTGCTTTAAGTGGCTTGCGCAAAACGATGAGAAAGTAGCTAAGAACCTCTTGATCCAGATCCCTGAGTTTACTCGTTGGGACAACGTACTTGAGACGCTTGAAGGTACATCTCTTGAAAAAATCGCACTTAAATTTGTTGCTGATAAACTTATTGAAGATGCATCTGAAAAGAATCCTTCACTATGTGCTAAATGGGCACCAAGTGAACAGGCTTCATCTTCTGTAACCAAACGTCTTGCAAAGAAAGTACGTACTACTTTAGATTACTCTCCAAAGCAATATCGTAAGCTTCTATCAGCTCTTCGTAAAAAGATCGATGTAGTGGAACGCAAAATGTGTGTAGGTGAATGGGACAAGATCAATTATCCTGCGGTACCTTCAAAGGCTGCAAGCACTTACCGTAAAGCATTCAAAGAACATGACGGTGACCGTTACTCAAAGTTTTTAACTAATGTCGAGAAAGGTGAAGAAAAGATTAACGCTTCAGTATTGTACCCATATGATATTGTACGTTCAGTTCGTAATATACGGTCCGTAGATCGTACTCTAGAGGCCCAATGGAAGGCCTTACCAGATTATCTTGCCGGTAATAAGCATAATGGTATTGTTGTAGCTGACGTTTCAGCTTCAATGGACTCTTGTAACTATTATAATGCTAATATTGGTAATAACATAGCACCTATTGATGTTGCTGTATCAATTGCAATTTATTTTGCTGAACGAAACGAAGGTGCATTCAAAGATCATTTTATGATCTTCTCCCATAATGCTAAACTTTTAAAGATTACAGGTACAAGTCTAATACAAAATGTAACTGATGTTCTTGGTAGACGTGAGGTTGCTAATACTAATCTACAATCTGTATTTGATCTTATACTTGATAAAGGCGTAAGTAATAAAGTGCCGCAATCTGAAATGCCATCCCATGTATATATTATCTCAGATATGCAATTTGATTGTGCTACCGGGCCAGACTCTCTTAATAGCGGTGAAGTAACTAATCATGCTGCTATTAAGGCAAAGTACGCTGCAGCTGGTTACAACGTGCCTCAAATTGTATATTGGAATGTTAACTCTTATAGTGATGTACCGGTTAAATATGACGATAAAGGTACTTGCTTAGTATCAGGCTGTTCACCTTCAATCTTGAAGAGTGTTTTGTCTAACAAATCAACAACACCTTATAACATGATGATCGATACAGTTTGTAGTGACCGTTATGAAGTAATCAAAGCTTAATTAGATTTGAGGAGAGCTATACTATAGCTCTCCTCTTTTATTTTATGAAAATCGCCAGAGTTACAGATGAAGAATTGATAGAGTTACAAGAAGATATTGTCTTTAACCCTGATAGATATACAGGTCGTATTGGTAGACTCCTTCAGAAGACAATATACGGTTATCAAGTATTGGTAGATCATGCTGCTGATAAATCAAAAGACTATCTCGAATACAGATCAGATATTAAGGAATTCTTAGATTCAAATAAAAATGTGTTTAACAGTTAAAGAACAACTTATAGAATACTGCTACAAGTTTAAAAAAGACTATATCTATGATGTAGGTTCGCGTGAGTTTGATTGTTTAATTTCTCTTATTGATGATAACGAGGTGACTTCGTTTGAAGATTTAGCTAAGTATGGGATGGATTATGGTATGCACTATGAAAAGTAAAATAATTGAACAGTATACTGATAAAGAGCTTGATGAAAGCTTTTGTAGAGATGTAGCTAATATACCTTACGAGTATACTGAGCAGGTAGATATAGACTCTCGATGTATATATGAATTTCCTCCACCTAGCTTTTGCCATAACTATATCAGTGGTGAATTATGGAAGCAGTTAAATGTCTGTGAAAGATATGAGTTTTTCAAGCAAGGGAAGTTGTATACAATAAGACTGTACGAAAATAGTAATGTTTATGAATATCAACATGAAACTGTAGGTAGAGCTGTTGTAATTGCATTACTTAAAAAAGAATATAAAATCGCATGAAAGAAGCACTTTATTATAATCAAGTAACACTTATACCTAATAAGTGTGTAGTTAACTCACGCTCTCAATGTGATACTACGATTAATTTTTGTGGTTACATATTTAACTTACCAGTAGTACCTGCAAACATGGCATCGGTTATCGACATAAATAATGCTAAATGGTTAGCGTTTAATAAGCATTTCTATATCTATCATCGCTTTGGAGATACTCGTGATTTTATTAGTCGTTCTAATTTTGAGCGTTGGCCTCTCGTAAGTATTTCTATTGGTGTACAACCTAGTGATACTATGCTAATTGATTGGCTTGAGATTACTAAATATAAAGTAGACTTTATTACAATTGATATTGCTCACGGTTTTGCAGAGTCTGTTGCAGTGATGGTTAGGTATATCAAAAATAAGTTACCCAATACTAAAGTAATCGCTGGTAATATATGGGGTGATAAACAGTCTATAGAATTTCTACAAAACGCAGGAGCAGATGCAATTAAAGTAGGTTTAAGTTGCGGTGCAGGATGCTCTACATTTAATGAGACTGGATTTGGTTCACCAATGTTTAGTGCTGCTTTTGAAGCTGGTGTTAACGCAAAGGTACCAGTAATTCTTGATGGAGGTATTAGACATAATGGAGATATTGCAAAAGCTATTGTTGCATTCTTATCCAATCAGTTTCAAGCTGTTTATGGAAATCCTTTTAAATGCGGTAATAAACAATGGAGAGAACCACTTAACGTTCCGATGATTATGGCTGGTAGTATCTTTGCTGCTTGTATTGATGCTCCTGGTGATGATATTATTATTAATGGAAGAGTATGGAAAAATTACTACGGATCAGCTTCTGCTGAATCCAAAAAGAAGACCGGTCAAGAAGTAAAACACGTTGAAGGTAAGAGCATTGTTCTTGAGGGTAATAGTTTAACTTATGCAGAAAAATATGATCAAATTAAAGATGCTGTTCAAAGTCAAATTTCATATGCAGGTGGTAATGATTTAACTGCTTTAAAAGATGTTCAATGGAGAAAGATATGAGTAATAGAGAAATTAAGTTTAGAGTATGGGATGTACCTGCACATCAATACACTGATAATTACCATATTACAATAGATCTAAATGGGTCTGTGTATAACCTACAAAACGGGGCAGGTGGTAAAGACTATATTCTACAACAATATACTGGATTTAAGGATAAGAACGATATAGAGATATATGAAGGTGATATAGTAAAATTTACTGAAAAGCTTCATGAACATGGAGATATACAAACATTAGTTGCAGAAGTTATTTATGATAGCAAAAATGCAGCATTTGGTGTAGGTAAAAATAATGTAGTGTGGAATTGGTTTACTGATTACGGTATTTCGAATATCGAAGTTATAGGTAATAAATTCGAAACACCTGAAAGAATGTTGATTTCAAAATAAACTAATTTAAAATTTTAATATGGCAATAAACATCGACGATATTCAAGAAGTACTAATTCAAAACGGAATTGAACCAGAAAAGCGCTCTGCTATCATTAAAGATATCAAAGAGGCTGCTGATGCAGAAAAAGAAGATAAAGAGAAGGCACCTAGACAGAAGTCTAAGTTTACTGTATTAATTCGTGGTGATGCTGAAGTAGCGAAAGTTATTCAACAAGCCTGGATTGTACAGACACCAGAAGAGCAAGATGACTCTACTTTAGTAGATAGACTCAAGATTGCTACAGCAAAACACAATAATAACCTTAAGAAAAAGAAGTGGGCTGTTGAGCTTTGGAGAGATGTATTTGCTTATATTAAGTCAAAGACTACTAAAGAGCAAGAAGTAAACGTAAAAATTAAAACAAAAGAACCTGTACGGGTAATTGTACTTGAAACCGAAAAGGTAATTGAAAATGACCAAAAGACCAACTAAGCTTGATAAAGAGATTTTAGAGCCTGCAATGAAAGAGCTCTATACAAAGCATCTAGCAAAACTCGATGACTTTGGAGAAGAAGATGAAGCTATTGACTCACTAATTAAATCTTACCATCAAGATGCATATGATTTTGCCAAGGCATTAGATTACGATGGTTGGATTGTAGATTTTCCATTATGCGAGGCACTTGACAATGGTTGGTCTATTTTAGACAAACATTATAAACAAGCGCTCGAACAATGGTTTATTAATAACCCTATACAACCATATACTGTTGGTACAAAGGTAGTCGTTACCAGACCGTATAGTAGTGTTAAGGGTAAAAAATGCATCATTACTTCGTTTAAAGAAAATACTGGTGAATATACAGTACGTGAAGAAGAAAAATACAAACAAGGTGATTCTGGTGGTTATGTATTAAATCACGAAGACCTACAAATAGTTAATGGCTAAACAAAAGAAAAGCTATTACAAATCTAAAAAAGAAAAGGATTATGAGGCTGCTCAATCAAAGGCAGCCTCAGTACCTTCTTTATCTGCAGTACCTGAAAAACGCAGACATATTATACGTAAACATGCAGATGGTACAAATATAAACATATATGAGTCGTATATCGATACCTAAAATTCGCATTCGTAAAATCGTACATAATAGTCACTGTGAATATCTCGGTGAGTTTGATTGCACTGATATCTTATATTTCTTTAAGAGGTATACCGGTATATGGTTTAAAGAGCATACCGATGTAGAAGGTACTATTACAGATGATGTGATTGGTAAATATATAGATAGTTCAGATGAATTTAATATTCTTGAAGAAGATTATTTTATAATCGGTTATCCTGTTACACATATGTATGAGGGTAAGTTAACAGATTCGTCTAGTATGTTTATCCAGCATCCAGACGAATATGGTTTTGAAACAATAAAGGACAGTAAAGGAACAGAATTAACATACAACTATGCAAACAAAAGTAAGATTTAAACAGAACGCTATTCATATACCACATAAGAACTTATTCTTAGTTTCTTATCATCGGCATGACTTTATAACATATACACACGATGATGGTAGATATATATTTATAGATGGTGGTAGTGATTATATCCGTGTTGGTGGTAACTTGGAACTATATAAAGAAGGTATAGTTATGAACTGGTGTACTGATAGTGATTTTAACAATCTAGATGAAATACGTACTATGGCACTTTGGGGTACTCGTGGTAAAGATGGTAAACAACCTCTAGCTTGGAAACCTATCTTTACGTTTAAAAGAGCACATCTACGTGCAATAAAGAAGAATTGCGCACATTATATGCACCCTATTTTATTAGATGTGGTTAAATATTGGCTGAAAATGAAGTATAGCGAATGAACATCTTTTGTATACACGAAGAGGCTGCTAAGTCAGCATACGAATTACCAGATCAGTATATCAAATCAAAAATGATTATTGAATCTGCTATAATGTTACAGCATTGTTTTTCTAATGAAACGCTTGCATCCTCTTCATGCCCAAGAACTCTTGCAGGTAGTGTAAGAAAAAGTGGAGGAGGATATTATAACCATCCATGTTCTAAATGGGTTAGAGAGTCGGTAACAAATTATGTATGGCTTTGCTTACATGCAAAAGCTATGTGTGATGAGAGGCGTAATAGATTTCCCAATAGTAAAAAGCACTTTACAGAAGATTTTATAGATTGGTGCTTATGTAATAATACATCAACAAAATTATCTGACAAAGGGTTGACTCCTTTCGCTGAAGCATTTACTAAAAATTCTAAATGCACATCATTACCTACCTTTAAAGATTCTAATACTCAGCAAAGATATCGCCTATACATTAAACACGATAAAGAATTTGCTACCTGGACAAATACTACAACGCCTGAATGGTACTTGAACTAAAAAGTACTCAACGGAACTTAATTAACATATACACATGATCTTCAACGAACAACCTGAAGTTTTTACAGACTTCCCTACTCTGTTACCTATCGATGCCGCTAAAATTGACAGTCATGAGTTTCCTGCTTTATTCTTAATTTCTAGTTTAACAAATAAGTTTGCAAGTTCTTATAAGCCAGATACAAAGTATAAGGTTAAACTATTAGATTATCTTTGTGAGCGAGCTAAGCTTATTAGATATCGTGTATATGAACAAGATGGAAGAGATAACTCATACTACTTTCACTATAAAAACTATATCATCTACGTAGGTGCAAATGATGAAATTACTATAAACTTATTTTTCGCAACAGATGTTATACCAGATATAACCGAATTTGATAAGTTTAAGATTACTGATAACTCATCTAGAGTTTCGATTCTAATTAAAGGTGCGTATGGACTCGAAGCACGCTCTATCAAAGTTGATCCGATTAAAGTAGAAGATATTAATATCAACTATGGTCCTAACTTTAATAAGATTCATGAGAATGTAGTCTCAAAGCTTAATAAGCCGCAGTCTTCTATTATGTTCTTCCATGGACCTCCAGGATGCGGTAAAAGCTCATATATCAAGTATCTGACCAATGCTGTTGATAAAGAGTTTATTTTTATTCCAGTAGCATTTGCAGGTGAATTGAGCTCTCCAGACTTTATGTCTCTTCTACTCGAACATAAAGATTCGGTACTTATTCTTGAAGATTCAGAGAAGGTTGTGCAGAGTCGTGAACAAGATGATCATAATGTAAGCACTGTATCTACTTTGCTTAATATCTCTGATGGTATTCTTGGATCGATGCTCAATATTAAAATTGTTGCTACGTATAACGGTGATAAAGATAAGGTTGATAAAGCACTTCTTCGCCCAGGACGTCTTGCAATCGACCATACTTTTGGTAAACTCGATGCTGCTACTGCAACTAAACTTGCAAAGTCGCTTGGTAGAGATGTAGTCTTTGATAAAGAAATGACTCTTGCTGAAGTGTATAATCTCGGTGATGATACTGGATACAAAGAGAAGCAAGTTCGTAAGATTGGATTCGGTGTTTAATTTTATATAAACATATGAGCGAATTTTACTACAAAGACGAAAAAGGTAAATATCATAAAAGGCATGAAACACCTCGGTTTCTATCTGATGGTGTTTGGGTTGTTCAAACTAAACCTGGAGTGCACTCTCAGCAATGTATAATGAAGATAGGTGAGTTGTCTTCGGTGTTTCCTTTTGCTGATCTTGCACAACATAGTGATAGGTTAGCTGAATTTATTAGACTATGGAATATCTCGATCAATAGGTATAACCCATATGGTGTGCATTCTTTAGCTATTCTTAAATTTATTAGCATGACTGAAGAGGAAAAGAAGAGTTGGTTAAAACAGTTAAGAGAAGAAACTAAAGACGAAATTTCAAAATATGATGGCTGCTGAATCATTTATTAGAATAAGTACAACTAAAGTAAACAAAAGATGTAAAGAGATATTACAATCTAAACCTAAATTCTATCATTCTAATACACATAAGTTGGCTAAAACATTAACCCTTATGTGTATTCTTACCGAAGAGTCTGGTGATGATACTATTTACATGACTATTTCGGATGTACGGATTATATTTGAAATCAAATAAGGAACAAATTTAAATTTTTTTATGAAATCTATATACTTTATATTTTGTGTATTGACAGGTATTATTGGATATAATGTCAATGTGCATCTAAACTCATCATTTCCATTATTTTGGGCGTGTATGGACTTTCTCCTCAGTCCAATTGCTTGGGCTAAGTGGCTTATTTGTCAAGATGTGAATATTACTATAATCAAAGAGTCGTTTAGCTTCTTTTTTGTATAATGAATACACCTCTACATGCTTCTATTAATGTCGGTGAAACGGTACCACATAGATATTTTGCACCTCCATCCACACCAGATCGACCTATTACTAAAGTAAAAGCTTACTTTAATGGTAAAAATTATCTATTTGATCGATCTACGCATGGTGAGCCCTGGACATTATTAAAGGTAGTATGAGTAAAACCAAACAAGTAATTATCATTAGAAAAGACCTCAAAATGCGTAGAGGTAAAGAAATATCTCAGGGTGCACATGCTTCTATGGGTGTTTTTACCAAACGAGCTAATTTTCAGGAAGATCCTTTTAACACATCTTGTCACTACATGATTTGTGATATAGATAGAGCGATGAGAGCCTGGTTAGAAGGTTCATTTGCAAAAGTAGTTGTAACAGTTCAAACCGAGCAAGAACTTATTGATCTTGAAATTAAAGCTAAAGAAGCTAAAATACCTTGCTGTCTAATTGAGGATAACGGTATTACAGAATTTAATGGAGTTAAAACTAAAACTGCATTAGCAATTGGGCCTTGGTGGCCTGAAGAAATTGATAAGATTACTGGAACATTACCATTATATTAAAATGCCAAATAATTACAAACTCTATTTTACATTTCATCAGTGGGCCGCTACAGGTGAAGGCGTTAAATTTCAATTTATGATTTGTGGTAGCAAAACACCAGATGGTGCTAAAAAGAAACATCTCGAAGAGTTTATGCCTGTTTTTAAAGAGGTTGTTAAGATTGGTTTGCCAACAGCAGATCTTTATTACCTTAAATCACAAATTGCAGCAATACCACTCAGAACAAACGGTAAACTTAATAAGAAAGTAGCAGCTATTCTAAACGATTTTCTTAACCACAGCATGATTGAGTACGTTACTAAAATGATAGAAGAAGAAGGTTTAATGAGTTTAAAATTTGAGAGCTATGCAAACTTATCATAAGATATACAATTAAATCTAAGGAACTTTAATAAAATTAAAATGTAACAAATTATTATCATTATGAAGCTACACGAACTACTCGCAGTCGAGAATTCTCTCGAAAATCAGACAAACAAGGTACGTAACGAACTCGCCACGACCTTTGAAAAGAAGCGTCATCTCTTCGAAGAGAAGAAGATTGTATTTACACCTTCCGGTGAAGGTCAGTCAACGGTCGAGTCTCAGCTTGATATTCAGACCACTGTTGATAAGGAATTGAAGCTTATTGCTGGGTTTATTACCAAGGCTCTCGATGCTTCGTATCAGGTTGCTGAAACTAATACTGCAGCTCGCGGTGATATTACTCTTGAAGATGGCACTGTAATTGCTAAGGATGTACCTGCTACCGCTCTTCTTGAACTTGAGAAGCGTCTAATTGAGATTAATTCTTTAATCCTTTCTATTCCTACTCTCGACCCTGCTAAAGGATTTACACATGATGCTGCTCGTGGTGGTGGTATCTATCAAGCCCGTACAATTAATAAGACTCGTACGAAGAAGGAAAAGTCAGTAATCGTTCTATATCCTGCGACCGACAAGCACCCTGCCCAGACTCAGCTTGTTGATGAAGACAAGGTTATCGGTAATATTCAAGAGCAAGAGTGGTCTGGTCTTATTACTCCTGCGCAAAAGTCTGAGTATCTTAGTCGAGTTGATACTTTGACTCGTGCAGTTAAGCAGGCCCGTTCTCGTGCTAACGATACCGAGGTCGATAAGAATAAGAAGATCGGTGCTAAGTTGATTAGCTATATCTTCAACTAAAACAATTTCGGGTGGCTCCTTCGGGAGTATCCAGGCTCAAAGTGAAATCCGGGTCTAAACCGGTCATGCTCAAGTTCAAACTAAGGCTATTCACTCGAGGCTCAAAACCCGACTAAGAAGGTTCTTTAAAAGATAGTGTCTATTTAAACCAGATGCGGCTGTTCAAATCAGCTCCTGACCCCCAATTTCCGGTTAGTATATATGGTCAGGTAACTTAGTGGTAGAGTGCTGGTATTAAGCTAAAAACACAAAGCATTTTAAAGAACAGAGCTAAAAAACGCTCTTTGTCACATATTATGAAAATATGACAACAGGCAGGGCATTCGCGAGGTAGCGGGCCCTGCCACCTTTTTTTATAATTCAGCTTACTCTGTGTTAGTTTTAACTAATCCAAGGGAACAATATTACAATATCTTACATGAACTTTCGAACATATAAAGGAACACATGAACTTGTGATTAAGCAAGCTACCTTCCCAGGTGGTGAGGTTCTTATACAAACTCAACCAAACTTTGGGTTTTTTAATACGCAAGATACAATTCGTATTGAAGCGCGTATTCGTAATAGCGATGACTTATTTGCCCTTGCTCTCATTAAGGATGCTATCGAGAATGAACAGATAACTTATGGTGATAAATCGAGTATTGAGCTTATTATACCTTATGTACCATATGCCCGACAAGATCGTACATGCTGTAAAGGTGAACCACATAGCCTAAAGGTATTTGCTAAATTTATTAATAATTTGAATTTTGATCGTGTAATCGTATGTGATCCTCATAGCGATGTTACTGGTGCATTAATCGATCGAGTTAAAATTATCGACCAGGTACAAATAATTAATGATTTTACAGCGTTTTGTAAACGTGTATTACAGGGTGTACTATTTGTAAGTCCAGATGCAGGTGCAAATAAAAAGACTGCAAATGTTGCTAAGTATTTTGACCATATTCGATTTATTCGTGCTGATAAACTTCGTGACCTTGCAACAGGTAAAATTATTGAAACCTCTATATTTGCGGATGATCTTAATGGTGCTGATATAGTAATTGCAGATGATATTTGCGATGGTGGTCGCACCTTTATCGAACTCGCTAAATCTCTTAAGAAAAAGAATGCAGGTAATGTGATTCTATACGTTACTCATGGTATTTTTAGTCAAGGTGTTGATACTCTATTTGCAAATGGTATAGATGAGATTTATACAACTAATAGCTACAGTACCGATTTAAATATCGAAGAGAAGAATAAAAATAAGTTATATATCCATAATCTTACATTTTAATGAAAATAACTGATAAATTTATATTCTTTGATATAGATGTTAGACGTAAAATTACACAAAATTTATGACCAAAAGCGACCCATATCTTTCTAATGAACTTTGTATAGAACGTCTATACAAAGAATATCAAAAGCATAATAGACTCATCATAGCAGTTGATTATGATGATACCTTATATGATTGGCACGGTAAAGGCACGACACATGAGTTTGTAATTGATCTCATGAAGAGATGCAAAGCTCTTGGATTTTACGTAGTGATATTTACTGCTAGTAAAGTAGAGAGACATACATCGATCAGAGTTTATTGTGCTGAAAAGGGTATCGAGATAGACTCTATCAATAAGAATCCTATCGCTCTCCCATATGGAAACGAAGGTAAGATATATTATAACATCTTCCTTTGTGACCGTGCCGGTCTTCGCTCTAGCTATTATATACTAGAGCAGGTTGTTACTCGAATCGAAAAAGAGAGACGCGAAAAGGTTTATCTTAAACCTACAGATATCTATAATGGTCATCTCTCTGATCTCGATTCTATTTTCTTAGCTGGTTCTATATCTAATGCAGTCGATTGGCAACAAATTGCTGCTGATAAACTTACTCCTCATTTCGATGTATTTAATCCTCGTCGATATGACTTTAACGTACTTGATAGCACGATGGAAGAAGAACAAATTAAATGGGAGTTCGAACATTTAGTTGCAGCCAAGCAAGTAATATTCTGGTTTAGTAATGAAACACTAGCACCGATTTCTTTATATGGACTTGGATTGTTTGGATATAAAGCACACTTTATTGGCATACACCCAGAATTTAAACGTAAACGTGATGTAGAAATTCAAACCAAACTCAGAAACCCAGATGCGAAGATATTCTACGATCTTAATGAAATGTTAGATGCTGTTATTGCATCCAAAGATGTACTACCAGGAAATAAATTAAAATTATAATACAATTATGAGCCATTATATTATCACCGGTTCCAGTGTTTCAGTCAAAAACGAAGCTGCTCTTTCGATTGAAAAGAAACTTCCTGTCGGAAACTATGCCGTAAAGGAACACCCTCAGACCGGGCTTTACCTTGAAATAGTTGATCGATTTAAAATGCCAAGCCACATTTTTGGCAATACTCCTGATCGTTCTAAACGTATTATCAATACGTTTCTTGACCGCGAATGCAGCACAGGAGTTTTACTCGCTGGAGAAAAAGGCAGTGGTAAAACTCTTCTTGCTAAGAGTCTTTCGATTGAGTGTGCTAAACTTGGTTATCCTACCATAATCATTAATAACGATTGGTGCGGTGATGAGTTTAATCAGCTTATTCAGAATATTGATGAACCTGCAGTTGTAATGTTTGATGAGTTTGAGAAGATATACGATGACGAAAAACAAGAGCAAGTATTGACGCTTCTTGATGGGGTATACCCTACGAAGAAGCTTTTTGTAATTACTTGTAATGATAAATGGCGTATTAACCAGCATATGCGCAATCGCCCTGGTCGTTTGTATTATATGCTCGATTATCGTGGACTTGATCAAAACTTCATCGTCGAGTATTGTAATGCGATGCTTAATGAGAAGAAACACATTCAGCTTATCTGTCGTATCTCTGGGTTGTTTGATTCATTCAACTTCGATATTCTTAAAGCACTTGTCGAAGAGATGAATCGATATAAAGAAGACCCTATCAAAGCTCTTGAGATGCTCAATGCTAAACCTGGTAGTGATAGTGAAGCTAACTTTAGTATTACGTTTGCTGTTAAAGGTAAAATTCAAGATAAAAACGCAATTTATCCGAATATTATCGAAGGTCTACCGCTTGGTAAGACCCACCATTTTACAGTTTATAGTAAAGCTGACAAAAAACCTGACCGCCGTGTTGAAGTTGGTGAAGATAATATTATCAATGTTGATACCGAAAAAGGTATTTTTATATATAAACTAGATGATATGACGTTTACCATGACGCGTGATAACGGCAATCAGATTGACTTCTATAGACATCTATAAAGTCACGCTTGGGTAGTTGATTCCAAATGAACTTTAATAAAATAATTTTGTTAGATCGATGCGTATATATGAATCATTCAAGTGATTTGATTCTGTAAAAGCATCGAGACTCAACACAAACATATGAAAACTAATCCGCTAAATCTAATCGATGGCTATAAAGCCGACCATCGTCGTCAATATCCAGTAGGTACTGAGTTGGTTTACTCTAACTTTACCCCGCGTTCTACTAGACACGCTGCAAAAGTAAAAGGAGTTGATAATAAAGTAGTATTCTTTGGCCTTCAATATCTTCTAAAGTGGTTGCTTATTGATACCTTTAATCAGGAGTTCTTCAATCAGCCTAAAGAAAAGGTTATAAAGAAGTATAAGCGCCGTCTTGATAACTACCTAGGTACTGGAGCTGTACCTATTGATCATATCGAACAGTTACACGACATCGGTTATCTTCCAATCTCTATTAGTGCCCTACCTGAGGGTGCTGTAGTTGATGAGAAGATTCCGGTGTTTGTTATCGAAAATACCACCTCAGGTGCTTTTTGGCTTACTAATTATCTCGAGACTATCTTGAGTAATATGATTTGGAAGCCTTGTACCAGTGCTACAACCGCTCGTAAGTATCGTATTCTTCTTAAGAGATATGCAAAGCTTACCGGTGCTGATGTTAATTTCGTTGACTTCCAAGCTCACGATTTTAGCTTCCGTGGTATGTCTAGCCCTCAGGACGCGGTAATGTCTGGTGCTGCTCACCTTGCAGCTGGTAATCTCGGTACCGATACGATCCCTGCGATCGATCTACTCGAAGATTACTATAATGCTAACTCTGATAAGGAGCTAGTCGGTTGTTCGGTACCTGCGACTGAACACTCTGTAATGTGTGCTGGTGGTCAAGGTGATGAACTCTATACCTTTAAACGTCTTATTACTGAGTTATATCCACAAGGTATTGTCTCAATTGTATCCGACACTTGGGACTTCTGGCAGGTTATCACAGTATTCTTACCTGCTCTTAAGAACGAGATTCTCGCTCGTAAAGGTGGACCTGTTGGAGATAAGGTTGTAATCCGACCTGACTCTGGCGATCCTATTCGAATCATCTGTGGTTACAATGAAGACGAAGTCATTCGAAAGGACAGTAAGATTTTCCTTGACGATAACACATCACTGATTAAAGCGATACCAGGAAAAGAGATCACCGAAGCTGAATTCAAAGGAGCTATCCAGTGCCTTTGGGACACGTTCGGTGGTACTGTAACTGAGAAAGGATTCAAAGTTCTTGACTCTCACATTGGTTTGATTTATGGTGACTCGATTACACTCGAGCGCGCCTATCAAATCATGGAAGGGTTGATGAAGAAAGGGTTCGCAAGTACTAACGTCGTTCTCGGTGTTGGTTCTTATACCTATCAGTATTGTACTCGTGATACTCTTGGATTTGCAATGAAGGCAACATCGGTAACCGTAAATGGTGAAGAGCGTGCGATCTTTAAGGATCCTAAGACTGATGGTGGTATGAAGAAGTCTGCTAAGGGTTATCTTGCAGTGTTTAAGAACGACAAAGGTGATTATGTCCTCCACGACGAAGTTACCAAGGTCGTTGCTGATAACTGCGATCTTAAAGAGGTCTTCCGAGATGGTAAGCTGTTGATTGATTATACTCTAGCCGATATTCGAGCGCGAGTAAATGAGAGCATTAATAAAGCTCTCTGATTATATAGGCTCAGATCATAAAAGGTCTGAGCCTTTTTTTTTGGAACTAAAATATCATTCTGTATGTTAATATTTCTATCTATTTTATTTCTTCTTATATGGAGTATAGTTGGAGTTTGTATACTAAAGCATCTGTCTAATACAAAACCATTCCCTACAAACACTTTACAGTTTTTAGCTGTATTTATCGCATGCGGCCCTGTTGCATGGGTACTACTTATTATCTGCCTTGTTATTGACATAGCAACTAAAGGACAATACCTTGAATAACCTCGATCGATTTAATACTCCAGTAGTAACTGGTAACTATAAAACATTGAATGATACTGTAAAGTCTTTTGGATGTAAAAACATTCAATTTAGTATCTTTGATACAGTATCATACGGTGATGGCGCGGGTCAAGAATGGATAATTATATATCCAGATATTACTTCAAGTCAACCTGTATTCAAAGGTGAATGTAGATTTTGTGTTGATTACTGGAGAATATCTGAGCGGCCTATATACTTTACTTTAGAAAACCCTACTTGGAAAGATATTATAATAGAGTTAGATAATATTATGAAGCAAGGCGATGGTTGTGGTATCTTTCTAGAGAATATTAACGTTAGAAAAGATAAATTTGGATTACAATATTATGAATTTGTAATAGGAAGCTAATATGACAAAACAAGAATTTGAGCGAGCCTTGATATTAGACTATCTGGCTAACAGAGAGAATGCGCTAGTATTCTCTATATACGCTAACTTTAAAATAATTTATATTCAAGTACTTGAAACGTATGTAGGTATAATGATGAGTGATTTTAATAACATAACGAAAAGCTATACATGTAGTATTGAAGTATTAGATTCTAAAGGTAAAATTGACTTTGATATTGCATACACAAAATTAGAAAGTATGATCAATGAGTGATATCTATACTATTACACACCCTGAAAATGATATATTCTTTGTAAGTGATTGCCACTTTCATCATGATAAAGACTTTGTATATAAACCAAGAGGTTATACTTCTTGTAATGACGCACTTGAAGGTATAATCGGTAAATGGAATGAAACATGTACTTATGACTCTATAGCTTTTCATCTTGGAGACTTTGTATTTGGTGATCCAGATGGTAAGAAGATTCAAAATCTATTTAGACGTCTAAAATTTCATACTCTTTTTCTTCTACCTGGTAACCATACATCAGGTTGGAGGCAGATGTATAAAACTAATAAGCTTAAGCTTTACCCATATATTGCACCTGAAGTGGATATCTTTCCATTGGTTACTGAGTTTGAAGGACGTAGAGTAATATATATACCAAACTATATTGAACTAAGGATAAATAAAGATACGCATATGGTATTGAGTCATTACCCTATTGGCTCTTGGAATTGTCAAAATAAAGGCTCTATTCATCTTTCTGGTCATTGTCATGGTAATTACCCTATATCAAATAAGAATACTGGTAACGGTAGACAACTTGACGTTGGTATAGAATCATTTGGAAAGCCCATTAGTTTAACTGAAGTAAAAGCTCATCTCAAAAATAGACCACATGGTCTTGTAGATCATCACGGTAAAAGAGAAGGATTTACTTCTGAGTTTATGAACGGACCCGAAGACTCACCTTATAAAGACTACAACAACGATAAGAAAGTACTATGATCAAACTAACATTTCAAACTGAACATGATTATATTAAATTTGTAAGAACTGCTTGCATCTTTACTCATTTGCGTGCATATAATGCGGCAGCACATGTATGGAAAAAAGAAGATATGCCGTTTATCTCTAAGGTAGATGATAAGGAGTTCAGAGAAGAAAACTTCCAAGAGTGGAAGAAATGTTTTGAAGTTTATGAAAAGGCAGAGAAAGAATACGGAGAAGATATGTTTTATTGGAGAGGTATATTTGAGGGCTATTCTGCTGAAACACTTCTTTATAGTTTGGGATTGGTTTACAATCCAGACGAAGATGGTGATGGTGTTACATATATTGCTTCTGATTTGGATGTTGATTTAAATACGTTAAAGCGTAACGAGGATTTTCCAAAATCTTTTCCATGTGTAACTTGTGTTGAAGATGGTAATAAGTACGATGGTCTATTTATAAATCATGTTTATTTAGAAGACTTTAAAGACGAATCTCCACTCCTAAAATTTGATTGGCTTGAAGAGAATGTTCGAGCTTTTTGGGTTGAAGGTAAGGGTAGTTATTACGGAGGATAACAAGATGAAAAAACATCTCAAATGGTTTGCTAAATATGGTGGATTGGTAATCTTTGCTATTTTTCTATATTTATGTGTATGCTGGTGGTTGCCATTGTATGAATTACAAATCGGATTAAAAGCTGTTTTTGTTAGTCATGCAATTATAGGAATAATTCTTTGGATTGCATACGGTGCTGGAGCGCTTGATGGTGATTAATAATCGTGTATTCAAATATGAAATTAAATAAAAAACTAATAAGTGGATGGAGGTGTCGTTTATATGGAACGGATGGAGTTGAGGTTGAAGAAATTGAATTAAAACATCTGGACGGTATAAATTTTCAACGTAGCGGTAAAGTTGAAGATAACGACTGGTTTATGCAGAATAACTCTGCTGAATTTATTGTTGACAGTGATAAATTTTTCATTATTGAAAATGGAACTAGACATGATGCCGAAGATTGGTTATATCATTGTCATTTAGACGGAGATTTAGGTTATGACGCGATTTATATTAAAAGATTTAGACAATGAAAACTGAAATTCCCATGAAAACTTATTGCTACGAAGTCTGTTTTGCTCCATCTGGTTATCTTAATTGTATTAGAAAACTAGAGGTTGAAAAACTTATCACACCTAATTCATTCAATAGATATCTCGCCACGGAAAAGATTGATGAGGATAGCTTTAACATTGTTTGTGAAGTCGAACAGTCTTGGGATGGATTTCCATTTGACAAAGACGAGAAATATGATTGTTATGTAGAACGTAATGGATATTTCACAAACCTAGAAGCCGCAAAGAAATTTGCCGAGGATATTCTAACTCGAAATATTAGAGAACTCATTGATCGAGCCGAAGAACTAAAACGCAATCTTATCTATTACGAAATACAAGGATGAAAAAGACTTTAAGAGTATATCACGAAAGCGGTTACTGGCATGGTAACGGTTATTATGAAAGGTATAATGCAAAGGGTATTACCTACCATGCCGAAAAGTTTGATTTCTTTGATATAGATGAAAATGATAATTGGATTAAAGAACTGATTCGTTGGAATCGCTACTATAAAACCCAAAACGGAAAAAAAGCGGTATTCGTTACTAAAGTTGTATTTTACGACCAACCAGGTAAACCTAGAACAATTCTCATACCTAAACATTGGGCTAAACTAATGTGCTTTGTTATAAACTTGTTACCGGAAAATATCAAAAGAAAAAGAAAGCTTTGGTTTGGACTATGAAACTATTTACTTCAAGAAAAAAGGTAACACGGCATCATATTACGATAAGAAAAGACAGGTATGGTAGATGTGACGATACTTGGTGTGAACAGAAACTTTACCGGCAACTCATGTTACATGGTAAAGTAGTGTTTCAATGGGAGATTGACCACGAAATCGTTCCAGTTTACGCGTGGACCGGATCGGCTTGTTTTGGAGATACTTGTGGATGGGTATCGAAATTTGCTCCATTTGATGAATATGGAGTATGCAAATAAACTATCTAGGAAATTTAATATAATCTTATTATGAAATACTCTACACTTTATAGTCGTACCTCAACAGGTGCTATTCAGACCTGGTATATAGAAACAGAAGGTGCAAAATACCGTACCGTTTACGGACAGCTTGGAGGTGCTATTCAAACCACAGAATGGTATAATACATACACTACCAATGAAGGTAGAGCTAATGCTCGTAATGCAGAAGAGCAAGCAGAGTTTGAAGCACAAGCAATCTTTAAACGCAAGCTTGAATCTGGCTATTGGCTAAATATCGATGATATCGATAAGGTTCATTTTGTAGAGCCTATGCTTGCTAAGAATTGGGCTGATAGAAAAGATAAGGTAATGTATCCAGTATGGGTAAATATGAAGTACGATGGTGCTCGTTCTGTACATGGCATTACTGGCCCGTTTTCGAGAAACGGCAAGCCTTGGAAGACTGCACAACATATCTCAAAAGCACTTCAGCCAGTGTTTGATAAGTATCCTGATATCATTTTCGATGGAGAGCTTTATTGTCATAAGCTCAATAATAACTTCGAAAAGATAATGAGTCTTATTAAGAAGACTAAGCCTACTGTAGCTGATATTGAAGAATCTGCTAATACTATTCAGTATCATATCTATGACATTATTGATACTGTACTTAATTATTCACAGCGTTTAGAAAAGCTTAATAGTATTCTATCTGAGTGTTTGCAGCCTGGTATAATTAATAATGTAATTTGTATTGCTCCTTCTTATCACTGTAATAATGAAGATGAAGTAAATCGCTATTATGAACAGTTTATGGAGCTTGGATATGAAGGGCAGATTATTCGCCTTAATAAGCCATATGAAAATAAACGCTCTTCTAATCTTCTAAAACGAAAAGATTTCGATGAGAAAGAGTATTATATTATTGATATTGAAGAAGGTGAAGGTAATAAAACAGGTATGTGTGGTCGATTTATCTTGCTAAAAGATATCGATGATATTAACTACGCTGTTAAGAATTACGGATACAACCATAGTGATATCGATAATAAGTTTAACTCAAATGTAAAAGGCTCTCATGAATATCTAAAGGAACTACTAGATAATAAACAAACATTTAAAGGTAAGTATGCTAAGGTAAAGTATTTTGGTATTGGTGCTGAAGGTGCGCCAAGATTTCCATACGTTATCGGTATTAGAGATGGAGTAGGAGTAGATTAATTTTATGAGAAACCCAAACCGCATACCAATTCTTATTGAGAAGTTTCAAAAGATCTGGACAGCTATGCCTGACTTGAGATTCGGTCAGCTATGTGTTATTATCTTTGGATCAGAGGATAAGATGTTCAATATGGAAGATGATGAATTTGAGAAGAGGCTTGATGCTTTTTTGACTAAAATATGCTTATAAAAGAATTTGAAAATGGTGTACTATATGCTTTAATATTAGATGGTACACAGATTAAAACATCTGATCATGCAATTGCGTATGATACTAATACATATCTACACGCTGGACTTATTATTGAGTTACATGATACTTTTTTTAGTGTAATGAAAAATAGGTATGGTACTGAAGATAAAAACATACCTATTTTTTTACTTGACGATTATTTAAACCATTATAGTAATAAGTTTCAACATAAGTCACCTATATTAGATAATTTTGCATCTACATCAATTGCGGATATATTATCCAATCCAGTACCTAAGTATAAATATGCAAATTTAGCAGATATTCTTAAACCACCATTTTAATATGAAAATAGGAGATATAGTAGTTTATACACAAAAAGCACCCCGTAGTGAGTTTCCTGAGAACGTACGTGATGGTGTTGTAGTAGATATTGCTCCAAATAATATCTATGTACGACCATATAATTGTAAGTGTAATGTTTGCTTTAACCCAAACGAGCTTAGAGTTATACTTCCAGGTAGATTGAGAGAGAGTAAGAAGGTACAACCTAGTAAGCCTAAAAAGTCTAAGATTGAGAATGAGTTTCAGACATATATGGACTGGAAAGTTGCTGGTAGGTATGTACGCAAAGGTGAAAGATATATGAAACGAAATGAAGATGGTGAGTGCCTTTTTCATCGATCACAAACCAATTGCTCAGTAACTGAACAACCCAGAACCTTTAAAAGAAATTGGAGTAGATCTATCGATGATGAGATGTATGAAGATAGTATAACAGAACCGACCCCGGTCCGAACTTATTACTCAGACTTTATGGGTGGTAGATCACGTGTTACAGAGTATTCTGACGGCACAACTAAGTCAGATTACTTAGGTATGGCAGGTGAAGATGATGTACCTTGTGGTATAAGTCTAGGAATGTAAATAATAATGTGAAGAGATTGCTCTTTAGTATATTGCTTTGTATATCATATACTACATACTCACAGGATATGATACCTGCTGACTGGTCAGATATCGTGTATTTTGATAATAATGGTAATGGTTGGGGGCCTGGAGGTAAACCTAGACCCCCTGTACCTGAACCTGATTCATATGGTATGATTATGTTAGGTATATCTCTAACATATGCTTTATTCTTAAGAAGAATACCTAGAAAGTAATCCTAGGAAATTCTATAATATAAGGGTGTATGAGATACATATTACTCTTCTTATTTTTAGGTCTTACCGGGGTAGCAATCTGGAAGATCTTTACTAGCGCGGCATTTGACCGTTTTCTTAGCAATCTTTCAAAGAAAACTGATGCTTCTACAATTCAAAGCGAATTTGATATTGCCAATAAACGTGCTAATAACTATAATAGCACGTTAGATAAAACACAGCAAAAGATCAATGCTGAAAAACATAGAGTATCAAATATTAAAAAGTAATCAAGGAAATTTTGTAAAATTTTAATTGTTAAATATAATAAATTATGGAACTAAAAAATATAATTAAACTCGCAAGCGTCGGTGCTGTCGTTATTGGTGGTATCCTTGTATTTAGTGGTGCTGTCGGTCATAATGACGACCAAGATTGGCAGGTGCTGCAATACCCTAATGGAACGGTTCGAATTATTGATAATCCTGGATGGTATGGTAAATGGTACGGCACTGTCTGGACATACCCTCGTAACTGGCAGTTTGAGTTTACGAGGGAGATCACGAATGAGTCTCCTACAGATGAGTCGACTCGTGTAACGTTTAATGACGGTGGTACCGCAGATGTTGATGCTATGATTTCATTTGCATCACCCCCTACAGTTGACAATAAGCGTGAATTCCATCGCCGTTTCGGTGGTAATCACGATGCTATTAAGAACTCAGTTTGGGGACATCTTTCAAACGTTCTTAAGGCCTCTGGACCTCTGATGAGTGCATCTGAGAATCAGGCTGCTCGTAAGTCTGAATTTAATAATGTTGCATATGAACAGATGAATGCAGGTTTGTATGAGATGCGACGTATTGAACGAACTCTAGATCAGATTGACGAAAAGGGTAACCCAATTAAAGTTCTTGCGACTGAAGTAGTAGTTGATAAGAATGGTAAACCTATCGTTTCACAAACCTCACCACTCAAACACCTCGGTATTCATGTAACCCAGTTTTCTATTACTGAGACTGAATACGATGAGCAGACTCGAAAGCAATTTGCACAAAAGAAGGAAGCATTTTTACAGGCAGAATCTGCAAAAGCGCAACGTGAAGGTGAGGTTCAGCAGCGTTTGATGATTATCGAGAAGGGTCTTCGTGAGAAGGCTGAGACCGAAGCTAAGTCAAATCGTGAAAAGGCTGAGGCTGTTATTCGTGCTGAGAAAGAAAAACAGGTTGCTGAAACTGAAGCTGCAAAGCTCCTATCAGTAGCAAAGCTTGATAAAGAAACTGCTGAGACTGCGGCCATGAAACAGCTTGAAGTGGCACGACTTGAACGTCAGGCTGCTGAAGAAACGGCTAAACAAGTTATTGAACTTGCGAAAGCTGAAAAGGAACGCATTGCGTTGGGTGGTGCTCTCACAGAAGAGAAGAAGGTACTAGCTGAGATTGCTGCACGACGTGACGTAGATGTTGCTGCGGCGCTTGCTAAAGTTGCAGTACCAAGTACAGTTATTACTGGTGGTGCTGGAGCTAATGGTAATGATGGAGCCAGCGTGAATGAGAACTTAATGAATCTGACCCTGCTAAAGAGTATGGGTATTATTAAATAAGTTTAAGGTAGTTAGAAAGAGACTTCAAGAGTGATCTTGAAGTCTCTTTCCCTGTCATATAATATGAAGACATATGAATAACGTTGTACAAATTACAGATCAAACATTTGCAGATACTATTAATTATAATAATATAGTAGTGATTGATTATTACGCTAACTGGTGTGGTCCTTGTAAAGCCTATAGCCCTATATTTGATAGGGTTGCTAAAGAGTTTATTGGAAGAGCAGTTTTTGGTAAAATCAATACAGATGAGTTTAGTTTCATGAGTGAACATAATATTCGTTCACTACCCACTACAGTCGTTCTAAAGAACAGACAGGTGGTAGAAAAGATTACAGGTATAATCACCGAAGAAGACCTACGCAATAATATAACAAAGCATGTATCTTGAAATATCGGGAAGACAATCAGGCAAGACAGAGCGCCTTATCGATTTTGCTATCGATAAGGCACGTAAAGGTGATACTGTTTTAATAAGTACGTTTAATATACGTAATGTAAGTACGATAAAAAATCACATACGCAGTAAAGTAGCTAATGAAAAAATTATTATAGATTGCGGTAATCGCATATATAAAGAAGTTGGATTAATTAGTCTAATAGATATCACTGATAAATGCATCGATACTGCTGTTTGTTTTAGAAAATATAAATGGAAGTGTTTTGATGAATTTGATTTTAACTCTTTTATTCGACCAGAATATATTGATAAAAACTGTTATTTCGTTACCTCTCCCAAGTATCTCCGTAAGGTAGAAGAAAGAAAACAAACAAATAATAGTGATTTACTTTACCAATTAGTTTTGAAGAAGAAATATCGATATAGGTGTTTTATAAAGGAGCAAGTGCTAAAGCTACCAAATTTAACTATTAATGAGCGTACAGGTATATGGATGCTAGATAAAAATAATAATCCTATTGAACCTAAAGAATATACTATAGTATGAACGATGCAGACTATCCGATTGCAATTATCACAATAAACGAGAAAAGTGATATATCTGTTGATATATCACCTATTCTTTTACCACCAGACTCTTTACCTCATATAGTATCACAAGTCTATAAAAAGTTTAGAGATGCATATATACAAAGCGGTCAGCTAAATCAAAAAGATTTAGAAAAGTTTGAAATGAATGTGATTCAAAGTATTTCAGAAGAGATAATAAAATGAAAATAGAACCTAGTCAATGCCCGACACTATCAGACTGTGATATTAGGGAGTTAGTAAGATCACTAGATCAGTTCGATTATGTCAATATATATCACGAACGCACTGAACATAGTGAATGGGAAGTAGAAATCCATAACGGTTCAGTATGCATTAGAAAATCTAGCGGGTGGTTGTTACGAGCACTATGGGCTGCTGTTCAAGAATCCCAGACTACATGGGAACAAGAATATATTGAACACAACAAAAAAATTAAAGCTGCACTTAGTAAGCTAACTGCAGAAGATAAAATAATTCTCGGACTAACCAAATGAAAAATCGCATCTACTTCGACATTGAAACTGCTCCATATCTAACTGAAAAGCTTGAAAAGCTTATGCCTGAATTTGAGGCTCCATCTAATTATAAAGATGCTTCTAAAATTCAAGCTGCTATAGAAGAAAAGAAGCAGAAATGGATTGATAATGCTGCACTTAACCCAATGTTAAGTCATGTTGCAGTTATTGGCTATGAACGTAATAAAGATCTTTACGTTAAAGAGAGTGATAATCGTGATGACTATCAAGTAATAAAAGACTTTGTAGATACTTGTAAACAAGGATACAATGGTGAGCTAACTATCGTTGGTTGGAATATTTTTGAGTTCGATCTACCTTATATTATTCGTCGTGCATGGAAGCATAAGCTAGATACCTCTCATATACAGCTCCGTAATAACCGTTACTGGCCAGAGTACTTTGTAGATCTCAGAGCAATCTGGGGTCTTGGACAATATCAGTGTGGTGGTAATCTTGGAGAAGTATCTGAATTCTTTGGTGGTACTGGTAAGACAGGTGATGGTGCAGAGTTTGCTAAACAGTATTATGGTACTGAAGAGCAGAAGCAAAAGGCTATCTCTTATGCACTAAATGATGTAGGTATTACCGCTTTTGTAGGTGAGCATATGATCGGTTGCGGTGTTGATATTAATCCAGCTAAACAATGAAAAAGAAATACGAATTTACTGGTAAAGAAAAAAACGGCCTGAAACAAATCCGGCGCATTTCCGATGACCTTGTCGGAGGTTGGATTCAGACTGAATCCAACCTCTCCCAAGAAGGAGATTGTTTCGTCTATGATAATGCCGAGGTCTCCGGTGATGCCGAGGTCTATGGTGATGCCAAGGTCTCTGGTAATGCCATGGTCTATGGTAATGCCGAGGTCTCTGGTAAAGCCTGGGTCTCCGGTGATGCCGAGGTCTATGGTGATGCCATGGTCTATGGTAATGCCAAGGTCTGTGGTAATGCCGAGGTCTATGGTAATGCCTTGGTCTGTGATAATGCCAGGGTCTCTGGTAATGCCATGGTCTATGGTAATGCCAAGGTCTGTGGTAATGCCGAGGTCTATGGTAAAGCCTGGGTCTCTGGTTATGCCGGGGTCTGT